CTGTGGTTCCTTGAGTACCTTGTGTTCCTTGAGATCCACCTAGTCCTTGAACACTTGTTCCTTGAGTACCTTGAGAACCTGTGGTTCCTTGTGTTCCTTGAGTACCTTGAGTACCTTGAGATCCTGTGGTTCCTTGAGTGCCTTGAGTACCTTGGGTTCCTTGAGATCCTGTGGTTCCTTGAGTACCTTGAGTACCTTGAGTACCTTGAGATCCTGTGGTTCCTTGAGTTCCCTGAGAACCAGTAGTTCCTTGAACACTTGTTCCTTGAGTACCTTGAGAACCTGTAATTCCTTGAGTACCTTGAGTACCTTGTGTTCCTTGAGATCCTATAGTTCCCTGAGTACCTTGTGTTCCTTGAGTACCTTGTGTTCCTTGTGTTCCTTGAGATCCTGTAGTTCCCTGAATACCTTGAATACCTTGAGAACCTGTAATTCCCTGAGGACCTCTAATTTCTCCAACATTATCCCAAGTAGATCCATCATAAACCCAAAGATGTCCAGTTTCATTATCAATTACTCCATTACCTGCAATAGCATCCGGAAAAGCATTATCAAGAGTTATTTGTGGATCATTTGGGGGATCTATATTTGCGTTAGGTACTGATCCAATAATTGTTACTGAGGTTCCATCCTTACCAGTAAAACCTTGAATTCCTTGAATTCCAGTAATTCCTTGAGATCCTGTGGTTCCTTGAGTGCCTTGAGTACCTTGGGTTCCTTGAGATCCTGTGGTTCCTTGAGTGCCTTGAGTACCTTGGGTTCCTTGAGATCCTGTGGTTCCTTGAGTACCTTGGGTTCCCGTTGATCCTTGTGTTCCACCCAATCCTTGAACTGAAGTACCTTGAGTACCTTGGGTTCCTTGAGATCCTGTGGTTCCTTGAGTACCTTGGGTTCCTGTAGTTCCTTGAGTACCTTGGGTTCCTTGAGTACCTTGTGTTCCCGTTGATCCTTGTGTTCCACCCAATCCTTGAACTGAAGTACCTTGAGTACCTTGGGTTCCTGTAGTTCCTTGAGTACCTTGGGTTCCTTGAGATCCTGTGGTTCCTTGAGTACCTTGGGTTCCTTGAGATCCTGTGGTTCCTTGAGTACCTTGGGTTCCTGTAGTTCCTTGAGTACCTTGGGTTCCTTGAGTACCTTGAGTACCTTGTGTTCCACCCAATCCTTGAACTGAAGTACCTTGAGTACCTTGGGTTCCTGTAGTTCCTTGAGTACCTTGTGTTCCTTGAGTACCTTGAGATCCTGTAGTTCCTTGTGATCCTTGAATACCTTGAGTACCTTGGGTTCCTGTAGTTCCTTGAGTTCCCGTTGATCCTTGAGTACCTTGGGTTCCTTGAGATCCTGTGGTTCCTTGAACCGAAATTCCTTGAGATCCAGAAGTACCTTGAGTGCCTTGAATTGAAGTACCTTGAGTACCTTGTGTTCCTTGAGTACCTTGAGATCCTGTAGTTCCTTGTGATCCTTGAATACCTTGAGTACCTTGGGTTCCTGTAGTTCCTTGAGTTCCTTGAGTTCCTTGAGTACCTTGAATGCCTTGAGGGGCGGTTATACCAACATCAATAACACTAGTCCACGAAACACCCAATCCAGTTGAAACTAAAATTGATCCAGCTGTTCCAACTTGATTATTAATGTCAACAAGATTACTTTGTAACTTAATATCTCCACCAACATCCAAAAAATACTGAGGTATTGTACTACCAATACCAACTTTATTATTTTCATAATCAATGGAGATCAAAGAGGATGCATCAATATCTCCATTATTATTGTAAAGTATATCTCCTTCATTTCCCGGAGCAAATATAGTGATTGTAGAAATACTTCCTGATGCAGTAGATACAACTGCATTTCCTCTAAAATCTATCTTAGTAACACTGTTTGCAGTTCCTACTAAAATACCTTCATCAAATATACTAATGCCCTCAATAAAATTTGCAGGAGGCTCTGGTATCCAATATCTATCATAAACTGTACCATTATCAATAGTTACTAAACGATAATAAGTCTGCGCAATCGCAACATTCTTTTCTCCGGGATAACCAAGATTTGGTTCTGCTTGATCCAATCCCAGGTAACGATGTCTGTCACTACTTAGACCCGAAAAAGATCTAACTTTTTTCCTACCGCTTAAATATTCTGCCATTCTTATACTGTACTATTTTCTAGAATACTACAAATAAATTCCATTTGAAGAGGCCCAACTAAACCTCCACTAACATATGTATGTGTAATGCCAGCACCTATTCCACCATATGTCGTGAAAACGGTTCCTCCTCCACCAACACTCTCAACAGTAAAAGATACTTGAGGCGAAGGATAAATTGTAGTTGTAATGCCAGAAACACCAGCACAAGTAAACTCAAGACCACTCATTGTGACTTGATTTCCCTCAGAAAAATTATGAGGTCCGTAAGTAGTAACAGTAGTCAACCCAGTAATGTGATCATATTTGCAATCATAAACAGAAACAATACCTGCTTGAGTTCCTTCTATAGCAATTGAGTCCGAAATTAATGCGGTTCGTTCTAATACTAATCTTCCATCAATAATAATTACCGCATCATCTGGTGGAATTTCAACATCTTTAATGATTCTATTATTTCTAGTATTGCCAGCAGTTCTTGGAGCAACACTTTTTCTACGATGTGTAAAGGTGACGGTAGGATAAGTTTCACCAATCCCCACATTGGATACTTGAGCATATAGGAGAATTGCAGAAACACCTACAGGAGTTGTATAAACTGTTTGTTCTCCTGGTGCAACTGGAACTGCAATTGTAAGAAATTTATTAAGTGGTGCAACTGCCATATTATCTTAACGCAAGTATTAATGGGGTAACTTCTGCTTGTATTGCTCTACTAAAATCTCGTCCTCGGATTGTAGAAGTTGTCTGATCAATTTGGATGCCTTCCCCAATATCAAAGTTTCCTTTTTGGTCGGTGCTGGTAAATGGAATTTGTGCGCCATCTCTAGCAACAACTTCATTTGCTTTAATAGGTACTGCACCCCTAAGAGGTGTTGATGTATTTATATCTGTACCTGTACCAATATATTCAAATGAATGAGAACTTGTAAGAATTCTACTAATTCTTCTTAACTCAATTTCATCATCTTCAAATAATTGGTATGGAATAAATTCATTAAAAGTAACAGTTGTAATTCCAGTAGGATTTGTTGGTTCAGTTGACTCGGATACTGTGTAATAAATTGGAGACATTACTGCGGTCGCAAGACCAGTGTTTCCTTCAACATCAACTACAATATTTTGTGTTGATAGATAATTTCTTCCAGTGCTTATAACATCAATTGAAGTGAGTTGTCCCGACTCATTTACATTTGCAGATGCCTGCGCCACAATACCTTGTGGTCCTTTTGGTTGGAATGTTCCATCTGCATCACGAATAATTACATTTGGTGGTGATGCCTGACTAAATCCAGAACCACCATTTGTGACGGTAATTGAACTTAGTTCTTGTAAAGGTGCAGTAATTACACCAGTTCCAACTGCATCTCCTGTATAATTGTCTAAATTAATTTTAAACCATAATGCCTGTCCATCATAAGGTTTTCTTGGATTATTATCAGAATCAAACACTGATGTTAAAGTTATTCTATCAAGTTCTGGTAATGTGTCGGAAAGAACTTTTCCTGTAAATTCTGTTCTACCAAGACCTACTGCAACAAGACCAAAATTACCAAAAGATGAGTTTGAGTTTGTAAGATCACAAGAACCACCAGTATCACAATAAATTCCAATATCACAATTAATTGTGAAGATAGAAACTAATTGTGCATATCCATTGTTAGTAATTGAAACACCAATACCTGCCTCATTATATTGTGTGAATGAATCACATACCATAGATTTGAGATCTGCGCCTGGAGCAAAACCAATTGCATGATCTCCATTAATTTTCATTCCAATGCTACCGGACATAAAGTTGGTGCAGTTTCTTACATATGGAGACCTCCATCTTCCTGATGGTCCTTCAGATGCAGGCCCTGGTGCAATATAACCGGACATTGCAGAATCACTTGGAGAAATTGGTGGAAATGCGACAGCACCACAACCATTATGCATTACTGAGACATTTGATCCTGCAAAATTTAAATTCTCAATTAAGCATCCTCTTCTTACATGAAATACATCTTTAGTTGGATTATTTGGAACAATTGTAACTAATCTCAAATCTTGACCCGAAACAGTTACATCAGTTCTCAGACCAATAGGATTATTTTCATAATATACACCAGAACGCACAAAAATTGTATCTCCATCCTGTGCAATTGCTGCAGCAGCACCTATAGTTCTTTTTGCATCTCCTTCAAGTAATCCAGTATTTGAATCATTTCCGTCCATTGTAACCCAAATAGCATTTTGGGTTTGAACTCCAGGTGGTCTCCAAGATACTCCGGTTCCAACAGAAGCAAGACGATAATCTGTCTTTCCTATTGCAGCACTACCATTACTATCAATTAAACTGGATTTTAATTCTACAGATTGCTGAAATAAAGATGATCCACCAACTGTTAGTGATCCATCTAAAGTGAAAGAATCTAATCCCGGATTATACTTAATTCCAGAATCAACTCTAATTGTTTCAGATTCAGTTGATGTAAAATTTTGTACAAAAGGTATATAATAATTAATGTTATTTGTAGTCTCTACCGTTTTTATAAAAGTAGAGATTCCAGACCTATCAGAGTAACTAGAAATTCCAGATCTATCAGAGTAACTAGAAATTCCAGACCTATCGGAATAACTGGAGATTCCTGAAACATCAGAGTAACTAGAGATTCCAGATCTATCAGAGTAACTAGAGATTCCAGATCTATCAGAGTAACTGGAAATTCCAGATCTTTCTGCATAGATTGCAGTTGAAATAGTACCGGTAGTGAAACCGGTAATGATCATATTATTATCAACAAGTGTAAATCCAGAAAGAGTGGATGTTCCATCAACTATTAAGGGACCATCTAATGTTAAAGAATTTAAACTAGGATTATACTTAATTCCAAAATCAACTCTAATTGTTTCAGATTCAGTTGAAGTTGAATTTTGTACGAATGGCACAAAATAATTAATGTTATCTGTAGTCTCTACGGTTTTTATGAAGGTAGAGATTCCAGATCTATCAGAGTAACTAGAGATTCCAGATCTGTCGGAATAACTAGAGATTCCAGATCTTTCTGCATAGATTGCAGTTGAAATAGTACCGGTAGTGAAACCGGTAATGATCATATTATTATCAACAAGTGTAAATCCGGAAAGAATAGTTTCTCCATCTACCCTTAGGTTATTTCCAATATTTAAATTCTCTTCAATACCAACACCACCATTAGTAATTACTAATGCTCCAGTATCTTTAGATGTTGAAGATGTTAAATTATTGAATGTTACAATTCCGTCAACATCTAAATTTGAATTTAACTCCGCATCATTATCTACAATTAATAATCCAGATAATTTAGTATCACCAAAAACATCCAAATCATATTGTGGAACGGTGTTTATACCAACTTTACTTACTCGGTAGATATCTTTATCAGTTGTTTCCGACCACCTATCGGAAACAATTATAGAAGCCACAGATGTTTCTGCAGTTCCAACAATAACATCTACCAAGTTATTTTGATCAATGCCATCATAAAAATCTAATCTAGAAACTGTTCCTGCATATACTCCTTCATTATATACATCAATTGCTTGTATTGGAGGAGCAACGGATGCCAAATTGCCCCACCTTACCCCAGAAGCATCTGATATTAAAATCTGTCCAGGAACACCTCTACTATTAAAATGATCATAAAGAAATCTATTTAAATAGAAATCTCGTCTGAGGTAAATATCATTTGTTGTTAACGATCCTGTGTATATGCCACATGCATCAATATAAATGTCGCCAGTATATGTTCCTATTCCACAAGGATCTATAATATCGTATTCAAATTCTGCAGGTTCAGTTGCTATGCCTGTTGGACCATATACTTCATTTGCAGTATCTGTGGTATCATTTAGATACCAAAAATTAGGATCAAACATCTTTTAATATATTTTGTATTTCCTGTTTTATAAAGTTTTCCATATAATTGTGCTCAAAGTTGAATGAGTATCCTTCATTACCATTTGGATAGTCAAGATAACTATCTCCTTCATACTCCACAATCAAATCATCATCCAATCTACGACCAATAATATAATATCCCGCATTAATGGGATTAGAATTATTATTTTTTACAATAATTTGATTTTTTTCTTTTATTACTTTCTCTATATATAACTCTTGCCAGGAACCAATCGGAGTAAAGTTTACTGTTATATCATCTAAATTTACTAATCCAACCCAGAATGATGGTAAAGTTATAATTCCATCTTCTAAAACTTTACCTCTACAATACACTGCAATCTCTGGACCCTCTATACAAACATGTCGCAATCTCCATCCCTTCTTATTAGGATGTTCCATATCAAATGGTAAGTTCTTTTTATTGGAAAGAACATGCGCTCCCCCATTGGAAACAACTTGACCAGTTGCTAGAACATTTCCATTTGAAATAATGTTTGCCAATGACCATAATGATCCCACCTTCATATTATAGTAATAATATGGAACACATTGAGGCGGAAGATCTAAATCTACATTTAATGGTCCATTATCATTATTATCATGTTTAGGTACAAAATCATATCGCGATGAAGGAATACCTCCAATAATAGGATCACTACAGTCCGTTTTTCCGATATCCCTTAATATGAATCTATCTGCCATGTTTAGTTACCTTTTAGAATCATAATGATAACCAACTACGGAATATTCATCATTATTTCCAGGATAATCTGCTGGAGAAGTTCCTTCATATTCAGGGATTAATTTTTCACCATCTATTCTTTCCGCAAAAATAGTATAAAAACAATCAATATCCTTATTATTTTCTTCTTGAAGATTTATTATCTCATCAGTCCAATTTAATACAATAATATTTTGAAACTGACCTATTGGAGTTATTGTTACTACAATACTTTCTTTATCCACAAAATTCTTCCAGTATTCTGGTAATATAATTTGATTAGAATTTGTTAATCTACCTTTAATATAAACATCATTAGAAGGTCCTTCTGGACAAGTATGTCTCAGTCTCCAACCTTCTTTTGTGGGATGTGGAATATCAAAATTCTTTTTTAATGATAGAATATGTTTGCCGCAACGAGATACAACTTCACCTTGAGCAATTACATCTCTTCCCACATTAACATCTTCCGCAGTATCCACCGTATCCATAAATGCAGAAGGTCCTCTTACGCCTAATGAATATGGATTATTAGTTCCTGTGCATAATGCCCCAGGAATTATAGGAGGCAGAGAATCAGTATTACTCAACGGACCAATCATTACAGTCGCCCAGATTCCAGGAAATTCAACATCATCTCCGGCAATTAAAGGGCCTTGAACGTATGCCGATCCTCTAATTGCGGCAGGACCCCTACCCAAAATTTCTGGTTTTACTGCATCGCACGCTACAAATAATCGTTGTATATTTTCTTCATCTGTGAATGATGACATTTAATTTCTCCTTAAAAATTAGATCCTGGTTTAACGGAACCAAGTGCTCTTTTATTAACTGGCAAACAAGGACTCTTGAGGGCACTAGCATTACTCAATTTCTGAAAACTTCCTGCGGTCATTTTCATAATATTTTTAGCACTTGTATTTATTTCCGATGAATAAAGACTCATTGCTTCACCAGCTTTAATATTAATATGTTTAGCGGAATCTAATTCAATTTTTTCATTTGCCTGGAGAGAAATAATTCCATTGCTGTTATCATTTCCGGAAGCAATCAATTGAATATTTTCTGCTTGAACTTTAAATGTACCTTTAGTTACAATTTCAATATTTCCTTTAGCAATTCCATCACCACCAGATGCGTTTAGATAAAATGCAACATCATTTTTCTGTATATTATCACCACAAGTAATTTGATATCTTCCTCTACATCTAGACCATATCCACCCAGGTCTTTTTCCAACTTGTTCAATAGTGATAAATTCAAGTCCACCTTGTCCCTGTAACATGATAGAAGATTTTGTTTGATCACTATGAATGTGTCCAAATCTTAAATTTCCATCTTTAGTTCGTATATCTTTTATTTCTTTATTTTGTGATTTTGACATTAGAATACTCTCCCAACACAATCTATGACAGTTATTAATTGAACATTTTCTGGCACACTTTCAATTTGACTTTCTATTGGTAAAGTTAAATCTATTCTAATAGGTTTTAAAATTACAGAAAATGTTGCATTAAACCCAGTATTGGAATTTGTTCTTATACTAGGTAAATCCAAAAATCCCGCGCCAGGTTTAATTATATTTACCCGATCAATTTGACCAGAATCATTTACTACTAATTCTGTTGAAGAACCATTATTTGGAGTTATTATTAACTTATCGCCCGGTCTATATCCGAATCCAGGATTCAAAACAACAATTTCATCAATAACCAAAATTACTGGATAAGTTGGGCCAATATTTTCTGGTGATGGTGGTGTGACTGGAACTAAAGGTAATGACACAACCTCGTCCCTATCTAATATTCTAGGAGGTCCATCTGGCGGAAAATAAGTATCTCCTTTTTTAACTTCAATGGGTCTATATGGTTGAACAACATATTTACCACCACATTTTGTCTGCACATATCCTTCATCAGGTTCTTTCCAGACTCTTTCATTACCACCCAAACTCCCATCAGGTGCAGACAAATATCCATCACCAGGAGCGACTATGGTTATATTTTTTATTTTCTTACTTCTTTTTAATTTCTTAACAATCTCTTTTTCAAATTTATTTCTAGGATCATCACACTGATTAAAAAAATCTTGGTTAGATGTTCCAGTGTCCCCAGGGCCTCCTGTCCCAGCACCACCAGCACCTCCAGCACCTCCAGCACCTCCGGCGCCTGTCCCAGCACCACCAGCACCACCAGCACCTCCAGCACCTCCAGCACCTCCAGCACCTCCAGCACCTCCGGCGCCATCAGCACCTCCGGCGCCTGTCCCAGCACCACCAGCACCACCAGCGCCTCCGGCGCCTGTCCCAGCACCACCAGCGCCTCCGGCGCCTGTCCCAGCACCACCAGCGCCTCCGGCGCCTGTCCCAGCACCTCCAGCGCCTGTCCCAGCACCTCCAGCGCCTCCGGCGCCTGTCCCAGCACCACCAGTACCTCCAGCACCACCAATTATACCAGAACCAGTTCTATCATTAGTTGTTAAATCAATTCCACTAGTATCTTGATCATCATCTATTAAGTTTACTAATAATTTACTACCATTACCTTTTCCGCATGGGTCTATAAGTTCTGCGGAAACATTATTTAAAAATCCAAATCCAGGATTCACAATATCAAATCCAATAACTGAAGATGATATTGGACTTATAATTGCATTCGCCGCAGCACCAAATCCGCCACCACCAAAAAATTGAACCAATGGAGGACCACAAAGTTGAGGATCTGTTGGACAACTTGGAGCAGTTGGAAGTAAATTGGTTGGTGATAATTGATTGACTTCATTAATAGAAAGTTCCTGTTCAATTCCATCGCCATTTTGAAAATAAAACCTTTTTGATGGATCTGACTGAGCAACTTGATTTGCCTGATCTACAGTTAATCCACCAACTTTTTTACCATCATTATCAATGAATGAAACCTTTATACCAGTCTGAGGAATAATTTTTGATAAAAATGGAAATGACATTATTATGCGGAGTTTTGTGTTAATGTAACTACACCAGACCTAATCGTATCTGGTGGTAAATTAAATGTATTACTAGATCCAGAATTTGATGTATTTGCTGATACTGGTGAAGATGATCCTTGTCCCGTACCCGTTGGTGAATTTAATTGTGGATTTGATGGTATTGGTTTTGGATCACCACCGGGAAGTGCTGAACCATCTTGAGATATCTCTGTATATTTAACACATTCTTGTTCATCATCACAAGTAAAGAATTTTATAATTCCTGAGATAAATTCTAAAGCATTAAACAAACTAAAACCTGCAATGTTTCCACTTAAGATTCCGGCGATTGAAGAAATAAGTGCATTTATTGGGGCAAGTGCTTTTTCTAATATTGATGCGATTGGCCCTAAAATACTATTTAAAAGTTCACCAACTAAATTTTCCGCAGCACAAAGAGGAACATTAATAACATTATCTAGTAATTTAGAAAGAATGTTTGCTAAAAGAGTTTTAAGACCCGCGATTAACTTATTAAATAAACAATTAATAAGACTTATTCCATTTTCCAATTGTTGATCCAATTTAACAGCTTCGCCTGGAAATAAAAATGGTGCAACTGTTTTGATTTTATCTTGAACTTGTTTTAAAATATAACCACGAATTCCATTGATAGTATCTTTTGCAAATCTAGAAATTTCTTCAATCGCACCAAAAACTTGTTCTTGAACTTTTGCAGTGAATTCTGTAATTTTTGCAGAGAATGCAGATACTTGATTAAATTTCTTTTTAAGATCTTCTATCGTATTAATAAGATTTTTTAGGATTCTCTGTATTCCTTTTGTGCGAGAATTATTCTTCTTACAAACATCCAATAGAGGAATTTTCTTCCTCATATCAATGTCCTGTAAATTAGTTGCTTCGGTTCTTACATGTTGCGCTTCTGTTATTTGTAATGGTGTCTGTCCAATAATTCTATCATCAGGAACTAAAGCAGCTCTCAGTGGATCACCATCAGTATAAGTATTGTTAAACTGTTGATACCCTTGATTACAATTTCCAACCGAACCTGCATCTGATCCAGGTTTTCTAGATGCTTTGACTGTTGCGATTAATACTTGCCTTTCAACTTCGGATGCAGAAAGACCTGCTGCCCTTGCCTTTTGTCTTGCCTCAGTTGCTGCTTTAAAAACTTCCGATGATGGTGTTTTAGATGGATCTAATAGTTTTATAAGTTGCGCAATACTTAATTGATCCACATTTGGTGGAACCGGAACATTTGCTAAACTACCGGGACCAGTTCTTGGTGTTGGTGGTGTTGTTGTTGAAACAGATCCTCCAGATGAAGTTGTTGCGGGTTGATTTGGTGCAGATTCCCCTCTTACTCTTGGAACATTGTTATTGGAGTTTCCAATAACTCCCATAATATAACCCTCTTGACCTGCCATTCCATCCATAAAGAATCCAAATACAACGGATCCCGATTCAATTGATGGTGTTTCTGTTGCACCACCATGACCAGAACCAGCAGTTACAGGCATTACGACCTGACAATATGCCATGTCTTTTGGTGGAAGTTTATCTAATTCTCCAGTATGCCAATTAAACACGCGAACCTTATAACGATGTCCCCATCCCTTAATTCCGGTAACATTCGTAAAAGTTTCACCTTGAATATTATCCGACCAAGTTTCTTTTTGCTCCACTCTACCCAACCACCAAGGTGGATTCATGAAAAATTGAGGATTAAACAAAGAACCTGCAGTTACATCAGACATATTAATTAGTTATCGTATATACGGCATTCTAATGCGTCAGGATGAGAATCGCAATATAATTCTAATGTTGTTGGATCATGATCATCATCAGGATGATTAATTTGATATTTTTCAAGAGAATCCAATTCATCTTCCAAATGTCTTCTTCTTTGACTATTTGTGTTTGGATTATTTAACTCATCAATATCATCATTGATGTGTTGTTGCAAAGATTTATCCATCTTAACTGCGGACATTTTTTATTATTTATTACATTTTCATTGATCTTCTTCCGTAAGCTTCACGAATTAATTCTAAAGAAGTATAACATTGTTGTTGTGGATCTATTCTATGACATAAACTTGAAATTAAATATACTCCACTAATTCTTGGATCTTGAGTTGGATTTGGTTTTGTAGATTGTTCTGGGAAATCACAATATATTAATTGTCCAGCTTCCAAACTAAAATCTCCCGCAATTGTAATTTGAACCTTAACAGTAAATGCTTGATTGTATCTAGATGAAGAGGCTGAAAGATAATCTTTTTTAATGGTGTCCAGTTCTCTTGATTGTTCAACTGGCAACAAATTACCGATAGATTCTGTCCCCGTAAAAAATCTTGATGGATTTGAAATAAAATCAAGATTCATATTTTTACCAAATTCAGTCGCAAGAGAATTTGTGAATCCTACTTGTTGTGCAATATCTAATGGATTGCAATTATATACACTTTCTAATGTATTGAATAAATTCACCGAGGAATTATATGTTCCCATCTGAAGTTGATCTCTAAGATCCGCATCATCAATAACTTCAGAACTTAGTATTTTTCCAGTGTATCCTGGAGGTGGATCCGAAACAGTATTATTTTGAATATATTTCTTAATGTATTCTTGGCCAAATAAACCATCTATGGATTTAAATTTATAACCACTTTTTGTTTCAAAGAAAAAATAACCAGCGAGTAATCCAGCAGCAGTTGTATTTTCTTTAATTGATTGGGACGCTAACCACATTATAAAGTAAAAGGGTTTTTTAATAGTAGCAATAAAAGATCTACTATTTTTAGTTGGTTCAATGTCTATTGTTTTATTGGTTCTTAATCCTTCAGTATCAGTTTTAATAATTTTAGTTACAGAATCTGAAATTTTTCCATCATATCTTTTCTTTAATCTTACACTTTCATTCTTTAAAAACTCTTTAGATACTAATTCTATGATTTCAAATTCTCTAAGTTTATCGCTACCTTTACTTCTACCACTGATATACATTGCGGTATCATCAGTCTTAAAAGATATTTTTTGTTCTAAAGCATCTTCAAGTTCAATATAAACTTTTTCTCCTCTACTTATTTTTATCTTATTGGATGCGGTTATTCTACCACCAGTACCGTCATTTCCATCTGAAGCATAACCAGTGTCAGTAAATGCTATTGTCATTCTTACGGTTTCGGATAATATATTTTCATAATAATATAATTCAGATATTCCACCATTAAAAGCTACTGGTTCACCTCCAGTGTTCGGAAATACCTTAAAAATAGGTACATTACTTTTTGTTAGGATTTCTATTCTCATCCTATAACCTCTAAGTTTTCGAATGTATTATTATTTACTATTTTGGAAATTACTAAACTTCCACCACCTCTTCCAATAGGAATTGGAACAACTTCGGGATCAGTAGGAACTCTCATAATTACAACTTCTTGTTGTACATCATAATCCATATATCCAGAAATGGATTTTAGTTTTTCAATTATTCCTGGTGCTCTAGCAATTAATTGTGATTTGTTTTCAATATCAATTATTTCTTTTGCCAGGTCAAATCCAAAAAGATCTACGGAGTCTTTATCTATTACTTTAAATAATTCTCCTTTATGCAATTTCAAAATAAATCCATCTCTAGGAACAATACCAAAGTTCTCTCCATGAAATGCATAATAATCTGGAGCACCCGAATTTAATTTCATTAATTGTTGTGGCGCAAGAGTACCATCTGGTTTATATCTACCATGTCCAACAAATGCATTCGTTCCAACAACATCAGCAGATACACCATAACCATCAGTTGCACTATATTTCATATTTCTAAGTGCAAGAGGAAAAGCAACTTTATTTCCTTTACCAGTACCTCCTATTTGTAAATCTAATTCTGTTTTTCTATGTGCTGCTTGTCCTCTTGAAATATATGCTCTTATTTTTTCATCACTAGAATTTACGGGAATAGTTTCTCCAGATCTTCCGACGTAAATTGACTTTTTCCCCAAAAAATGTTTAATCACTCTGAATCCAGCTGTCGCAACTCCAGATCCATCTCCAGGTTTATTTGTTCCTATATGAAAATGAGTACCTTTTGACCTCCCAGAGTTTCCTTGAATAAATCTACCATCTCCGCCTCGGGTCATGCCAGAAAAATCTGCAGATGTTGGAATTTGGTATCCTTTTTTAGTTCTAAATCTTTGTAAACTTGCAAGATATTGTGCATGTATTTTTGGACCTTTATCATTTTGAATGTATTCTGCAGGTCGTTCCCATTTTCTCATCCACCAATCCGCAGCTTGCTGAGAAGAAGAAAACTTTGTATTTAAGTATTGTTGACTTGGTTCACCTTTTTCCGTTAATGCATAATCAATTTGTCCTTTCCAATTAGATGCATAATTTGGAACTGCTCTTAAAAAATTACCTTTTCTTGGTTCATTTGAATATTGGAAAAGACCCACTCCTGGCCCTCCTTGTTCAGATACTCCTGGTCTAAATCCACTCTCTCTATGAATATTAGCCATAATACCTAAAGCATGAATATCACTCATTCCTTTGGATATTAAATAATTGTATATGTCTCCTTGTAATCCTTCTGGGGAAAATTGACCCGCAATACCACCAGCACCATCATCACCCTCATTACCTCTATTAATATTTTCTTCAATCATCTCCTCCCTACCAGTTGGTCGTAATGCCAACTCTTGGGATAACTTGCGAATAGTTGCATTAACATCTCTGGAAACAGATTCTTCTACTGATCTTGCTATTACTTTCGTATAATCTTCTCCTTGAAAGAATTGTCTCGCATCCACTTCTCCGCCCCCAGAAAATGCAAGCAATGAAGAATCAAAAATTCTTCTCATCCAAGAATTTAATCCCTTACCAACATTCAAATAATCTATTTTATCTGGTGACTGACCTAAAATAGATTTGAATATAATTGTAGAGATAGTACCAAATATATCTGTTGATTTGCTCCAAATATCATTATAAGTCTTCAGTAAAAACTCTTGGGGATTAGGTGTTTTTCCAGTCGTAGTTGGAGATTTTTTCTTTACTTGGGATTCATCTTGCGATTGACTTTGCCTTACTCTTGCCGCTCCCCCAAACCACCCAAAAGGATCCCACCAAGGTCTTTGTGTTTGTTTCTTTTTAGTATCTGGGAATACCTTTTGAACTTTTTCTTCGCCGCCAATACTTGCCCCAGGTCTTATTTTTCTGGGCATTATTGAAATAGTTCTAGATGGTTTTTTCTTCTTTATGGTTCTTCTAGGGCGTGAAGTTTTTCCAGATATTTTTGGTTGACCTCCTCCAGCAGCTCTTACGGGTTTTTGTTTTTTTTGCTTTTTGGGAGGTTTATTGCCAAAAAACATATCATAAAGAACACCACCGGCTTCAGAACCTGCCCAAGACCCCAGAAATGCGCCAATAGGCCCACCAATAGCAGTACCTATTGCACCCACAAGAACAGCACCAATTCCTTTAAAGGCTGCTTTACCTATAGGTTCCCCCAGTGCCCAAGACAAACCAAATTCAATTAGTCCACCAATAATCGGTATTTTATTGACTAAAGGTTTTACGAACTTGAGAATTTGCTTTGCTCCACTTTTTCCCGCCGCACCAACAAAAGCATTTCTTGCAACTCTTGATATAAATCCTCTTCCACCACTTCTAGGTAAATTAGTTAAATTTTTACTTCCAAATCTAGTTTTAAATTGATCTACACCATATCTTCTAGCATATCTCTGTTGAGCATTTTTTCCAACTCTATTACCCTTCAAATCATAACCACGTTTTCCTGGGGAAGATCTACCAGTGTCAAGATCACCACTCAAAGAAGATAATGCTGCAACAACTGCAAGATCAAAAACTAAATTTAAATTATCCGTAAAAGTATCAAATAATTTTAAAACACCATCACCGCCTATATTACCAAGAAATGTGCGAGTGCTTTTGTATATTTTATTCCCCCAGTCAACAAAGGTAATAAAACCATCTAATAATTTGCCGCCCCAATTTATAAAAAATTCTCCAGCAGAAATTATAACTGGAACAATTTTCAAAAGTTTTGGTAGAAAATCTATTAATCTAACGAATATGAATCCCAAAAATGTTTGCGTTATATAGTTTTTTATCCAATCAAATATTCCTAATTTTGGTGTTGATGGTAATTTTAATTTATTATCCTGTTTTGGTTTTTTCTTTTCTAGTTCTTTTTCCCTCTTTTCAAACTCAGATTTCTCTAAATTCAATCTAGAAATCTTTGCCTGTTTTTTTCTTAAAGATAAATTCTTGTTTAATAGTTTATCAATTTTTACTACTTTTGTATATGACTTTTCGCAACAATTTTCTTTAGATTCCGGTTGTTTTTTATCTTCACCGACAAAAGGAACTAGAGCATTAGTTGGTTCAACTTTATTGGCATTTTTTGGTTTAATACTATTGTATGGCAGTTTATTTTGATTAGGAACAATCGCCAAATTACTCTTGGTGTTCTTTATAAGTGGAGAATTTGATAGAGGTATTAAACTTGCCATTTTTTATTTTCTAACTCCTAATGTTGATTGCGCAACGGATGTTCCTTTAGGATGCAATGGACTGAATGATGGTGGTTTTGATTTTGATGGAACGTTGACGGAAGATTTTCTATTTTGACCCGAGACTTTACCCAAATCTATAATTTTTGGTTTTGATGTGGATCTAGTTAAAGGAGTTACTGGTGATCTCATCTTTGGTCCACTGGAAAATCTTACGGGTGATGATGAGTTTGTTGGAGATAATTTATTAGTATCATAACCTTTTTTTGATGCATTGGAATTTCCATCCAACATTGACTGGATTACATTTGCATAATCAATAGCACCTTTTTCTGTTGCTTTTTTGGTAAAAATATATCTAGATTCTCCTGGTTGAGCAAAATATGAAAAATACTGTCTATCAGATCCTCCCAATTTTTTTCCATCTGGACTATAATCAGAACCAGAATTTTCTTTAATCATTCCTCCACCTTGATACTTTTTAGAAGATTCTTCATTTGGTGTTATCATTCCTCCACCTTGATACTTTTTAGAAGATTCTTCATTTGGTGTTATCATTCCTCCCATCATGTTTCTAATATCATTATTCTCTGAAATATTATTTGCAATAGGTGTAACCTTACCGCCATGTTGAAACTTAAAGAAATTTGGATTGAAATTTATACCAAAAAAAGAATTGTTATTTTTTGGTGGGGAGTTTGTTTCTTTTGGTTTTTGAGGTGCAATAGACCTTGATAAATCTTTTGGTCCACTTAAAATCAATTTTCGTTCTAAGGCTATTCTAGATGGAGAAGGGCCGCCCCTTTGAACATGGGTGGCGGCACTAACCATATCACCTTTAGTAAGAGCGGATGTTAGATTTCTATATGCACCTATAGGACCATATGGAGCATTATACCCAACTAATGTAACTCCGGCTCTTTGATTATCACTCATTTTATTCCAAGTAGGAATCTTTTTACTATAAACTTTACCCAAGTTCATAATATTGGTATTAAGAATATTGTCTGCCTTGGACTTTGTAATTGTATCTCCAGGTTTAACTGGTTTAGTACCATTCAATATACTATCATAATATGTTGATCCCCACCCTATTGTTGGTTGCCCCACACTGTCAATATATGAATGAATATTTGTTTGTGGTGATATTGTATTCCATGCTTTTCCGGATATAACACTTTTTCCTCCAGGTTTAATATAATCATTTTGCCCTTTAGATAATGAAGATAGTGCTTCATCATGCTTCAAATGCTTAGATACTGTTTGAACAAATCCACCACCTGCGGCATAAGTTATACCGTTTGCAATTTGTGGAACATTAGTTCCTCCACCAGCAGCATTCATAGATTCTAATGTTTCAACACCATATTTTTTAACTGCTCCAGCAGACATAACAAATTCTCCATCACTAAGCATCGCTGGTACTTTATCATCTTTAGGTCCACCAGGACCTTTTACCATACCACTAGATGGTGCATTATTCATACTTCCAAATAAATCATTTAAACCACCATTAGAAAATTTTAATAATGCTACATTTCCTCCCCCAGAGTATTTTTGAGTTGGAGGAGTTCTTTCTTGCTGTGATTCATTTTTTCCAGTGACATCTCCGAGGAATTTAGCAGTACCAATAGTAACAGCAGCTGTTGTTGCAAGTTGTAAACCTGCACCTATAAGTTTGCCTTTTGTTCCCAAAAAATTTCCAACTTTTGCAGCAGCACCCCGTTTACCAATAAAGGAAAGTAAACGAGGCAAAACTGCTTTAGTTAATTTTAAAGATCCCGCAATAAGTATTTTGGATAATGAACCAATAGCTCTACCAAATCCAGTTCCAAATCTTAGATATAATGCAGCAAGTATAGGCCATTTATCAGATAAAAACTCAATAATAGTTTTTATTTTACTTTGATTATCAGGATCCGCAATCCATTCCAGCAATTTAATGAATACTTTACCAAGAATTATATTAGTAATATAATTCAATATCATATCCCAAATAGATTGAAATGGTTTAGTTATTGCTGATAATGCCTTTCCAATCCCCTTGAATGAATTGGATTCCATTTGATTTTCTCTATCTTGTCTGCTTCTTTTCTCTCTTGTTCTTCTTTCCTTTTCTGATCTATTTGTTTCAAAATTATTAATTTCAGTAAGAGTGCTTATAATAGAATCTAGTTTTTCCCCGATCCTTTCACAGCATGTTTTTTGGGGTGTTCTAATTACTCTGGTCTTTTTAGTTACATCTTTTACATCTACCTCTTCAATTTTAGGTTCATAACGAAGTCTTTCTGTGGATAATTTTGAAACCGGAGATTTTATTATCGCAGAAGTTTTTGGTTCGGAGACATTAGAAGTTCCCGGAGGATTTTTATCACCAGAAACTTTAGTTTTTGTTTCTTTTAAATTAAATGTTTTTGTTTCTTTATCTTTTATTCTCCATACTCTTTTAAGTTCTCCTTCAAGAAGTTGTTGAGTTTCAAAAGGAAGTTTTGTATTTACTAATCTATATGAAGCAAGTGTAGTTTTAATTGCATCAAAATATGTCTTTGCATTAATTTTAGTTCCTGCTTTTAACTTCAGAAAAACAAGAATACCCTCATCTACTTGGTGATCTATTGTAACATTTTCAACTTTTTGTCCAGGTTCATCTTTCCGCGATGAAACTTCTGCATTTATGCGAGGTAACGTATTTGTTCTATTTACTCTAGCACTTTTTATTTTTATCTCAATAATTCCAGTTTTATTTTTTACCCTATTAAGTTCTTTTTGTAATAAATCTACTTGCTCTTGACTTAAATTACTATCGCCCAACTGATTTTCAATAAGAATCTCCGCGATTCTAGATCTATAATCTTCATAATCAATATTAGTTAACTGAGCATCATCAAATTGAAGCAAATCAAAAATTGCTCTTTCAATAGTGTGAGTAATAACTTTTGATCTACCATCCATGAGATTGTTGTTGCTTTTGTTTTAATTCTTCTTCTTCAATGTGTTGTTTCAACAATTCAACATATATATCTCTTTCCCAAGGCATCATATTTTCTATTTCTGTCAATGAGTATTTATGGTACTGCATCAAAGAAAAATTCAAACGAAAATAACTCTCAAGATCTATATAAATTAAGGCTAGGCGAAAAAACTTGATAACCCTTCAAGAGTAACTTCACTTTCAACTTTTGTCTTAGGGTTAGTTACTTTAACTGTATGGGAAAGTTTTGGCATAGTTTCAAAATACTTCTCAATTTGTTTAAATTGAGAAGTATTCATTTGATCTAAAAATTCCATGAGTTCTTTTTTGGTCACATCAGCAGCAACCCATACTTCATCCTCATTATAAATCTTGTCTATACAAGACGCAATAAGTTCAAATGATTGATCAATAGCATTATTATTAGATATATCAAAATTGTTTTTGATGAATTGGTCCAATGATGGATACTTCATTTCCATCATCAAACTATCATCTAACTTAATTTTATTAGTATGATCCTTATTTGTTTGTACTTTAATATCTTCTACGTTGATCTTAACTTCAACAGTAGTTTCTTCATCATCTGGGCAGAATATGTTTACATCTATTTCTTCACCAACAGATTTTGCTCGGATATTTAAGAAAATATATTCTATATCAAATGTTGGTAAAGTTTCAACTTTGATATTCTTGGCTTCTACACAATTTTTAATAACAGTTTTTATTGCTGTAGTAATTTGTTTAGTATCCTCAGACTCCAACGCAATAACCAGTAATTTTTCTTCTTTAACTAAAAATGGTCGGTACTTTATTGTTTCGCCAGTAGAAGGTAATTCCAATTCATAAGTTGGCGTAGCAATTTTTGGTAAAGGCATAATCCTTAAAACAATTCAGGTGTTTTTATTTATATGCATATTATTAATTAATCTACCCAAAATTTATTCCAGTTAAAGTACTCTGTTGAAAATTTTGTGCAACATTTGTCGCATTAAAATTAGCATTGGTAAATGTTCCTGGCGAATAATTTCCAAGATTTATATTTTGAGAATATATGGTGTTTAGATTAGCTTGCTGAATTGGATTAGATTCAAATGGATTGGTTGGAACTTCTGATGACAATGATTCAACCGGAGCATAAGAACCAGAATAAGAATTATTAGAAACTACATATCTATCATAAGAAAAAGACACAGTGACTTTTAATAATTGTGATGTTTCATAAGATACTGGTATTGAAGATATTGATATTGGAAAAGAATTGAAAAAACTATAAACTATTTTTTCCGACTTACCATTTTTTGGACTGGTTTCTGGTGCTTTTCCCGGTTTTCCAATATTTCTTTCAAATTTGGTTATATAAATTGTAGTTTTATATGTTTCGGGATAAGCAATTCTATATGAATTATTGAGGTTGGGTGCATCTTCTATCTGTTCACCAATAATAAATCTCATCCAAGCTTCAAATAATCTTATTTGAGTATATTTCTGATCCACGTAAAAACTAAAATCGGATTGATTATCATATAATCTCCGATATGCATGTCGTTGTGTTACACCAGTAAAATCGTTATTTAATTCATGTGTAGTTAAAGAAGATCCTGGTAAAACCGCATCTGAGCAAGAAATAATTAGATTTTTAGTAATCTCAGATTTATTCCCCAACTTATTGAAATTAAGAATTCTTTCCACTCCAGATGGATACGGAAAATAACATTCATAATGAGATGTTAATGCTGGTTGCATTAAAAATCTTTTAATATCACTTACTGATCTTACTTCTGGATTGGGTGATATAGACATCTATAAATACATAGACTATTATTATGTATTTATGGGTAAAGACGGTAAATATGTTCAAGGAAGATTCAATCCACAACACCCAGAAAAATATAAAGGTGATGTAAACAATATAATTTACAGAAGTTCTTGGGAACTTGAATTCATGAGATATTGTGATAGAAGAGAAAATATCCTTGAATGGGGTTCTGAAGAATTTTTTATTCCTTATCTGGATCCTACAACTAATAAAGTTCGTAGATACTTTCCGGACTTTATTGTTAAGATAAGGGAAAATACTGGAATCGTGAAAACTTATGTGGTTGAAGTGAAACCGAAAAAACAAACAAAACCACCTGTTCCGGGAAAAAAGAAAACAAAAACTTTAATTAATGAAAGTATAACATACGAAAAAAACCTTGCAAAATGGAAGGCGGCAAAGGAATGGTGTGATGATAGAAAACTAAATTTTAAGATAATTACTGAAGATGACTTGGGTATAAAATATCGTGATAAATAAAGAATAAAGAAGTTCTTATTTCTAAATTAATGACAGATGTATTTTCCCCTAGCGCCAATGATATTGCAGTCTATACGACAGATAAATTTGGACTGTTAAAGGATGGTACGGGAAATTCATATAGAACTGTCGTAAAAGCAAATATAAATGGTAGTATAGATGTCTATTCTAAAGGAACCGGACTTTTTGGTGCTGATGAATTATTATTTCAATATAGTCCCGTATCAAATAAACCCGATTTTAGTAAGGGAAAATTTAGAGAAGGTCCGCAAACTGCCTTAAATTCTTTTTTCAATTCTCCAAATTCTAATGGTCAGCAATTTTTAAAAGATGCAAAAACCAAATGGTATCAGGAAGTAAATCCAAATGCTGCCAAAAGACTGGCAACTTTACCGGGATACCGATCTATTGCAAGTACAACACAACCAAGAAACAAACCAAATGTAGACCCAAATGCCGCAGAAGCAATTGAACAAGCAACAGGAACCGAACAAACCCCCATTGAAGGTGAAGATACATCTCAAGACATACAACAATCATATAATGAAAATTTTAACAATTTAAATAATGTGACAATAGAAGGTGGAAAAATACGAGGCGTAAAAGAATATCCAAGTAACAATAATCTTCGTTATCCTATAGATTTAAATTTAAAAATTCAGGATTGTATTCAATTCACAATGGTTGAATATAGACCAAGAAAATTAAGCGCCAATGCAATTTCCGAAGGAAAAATATTAACAGAAAGATCAGTTGCAAGTGCAAAAGAAATAGGAAGTACAGTAACTTTACCAATTCAACCATCTATAACAGATTCAAATATAGTGAATTGGGGATCCGAAACAATGAATGCATTTCAGGGAATCGCTGCTGCAGCAGCCATGAGCACTATTTTGGGTGATGGGGGAACCGTAGCAGAACAACTATCTGCAGCCAAAAGTTTAATAACAAATGAAAAAGAAAACTTAAAAAATGCAATAGCTGCTTATTTTGCCGGAGAAGCTGCCAGCACCAAAGGATTATTAACAAGAACAACTGGTGGAATAATTAACCCAAATATGGAACTACTTTTTAATGGTCCAGAATTGAGAACTTTTAGTTTCAATTTCACTATGTCCGCAAGAAATTCTACTGAATCTAAAACAATAAAAAATATTATAAGATTCTTTAAACAAGGAATGTCGGTAAAAAGAGCATCCTCAGATTTATTTTTAAAAACTCCCCATACATTTGCTATAAAATATATTATGGGAGGTAACAAAGAACATCCTTGGATCAATAAAATAAAAGAGTGTGCTCTTGTAAATTGCACAGTAAATTACACGCCATCGGGATCATATGCAACATATAATGATGGTGCAATGACTTCCTATGAGTTATCATTAAGTTTTAATGAACTTGAACCAATTTATGATGATGATTATCAAAATGCATCAAAATCTTTTGAATCAGAAATAGGTTACTAAAATGGCATCATACTTCAGACAACTTCCAAACTTTGAATATGTCTCCAGAAATGATGGGGAACAATACTTATCAGATTATGTTCCGGTAAAAAATCTCTTCAAAAGAGGTAAAATAAGAGAATACATTTTTGCAAATTTACAATTTTTTGAGAAGTATCAAATCATTGGTGATGAGAGACCTGATAATGTTGCATATAAAGTTTATGATGATGAATCATTAGATTGGGTGATTCTTCTTTCTAATAATATTTTAAATATTCAGTCTGAATGGCCAATGTCTCAACGAACATTTGATCAAGTCATGTTGGAAAAATATGATGATTATGAGACTCTTTATAGTAGTATTCATCATTATGAGTCTTTAGAAGTAATAAATTCATCTGGTCTTGTTATCTTCCCATCGGGCGTAGAAGTGAATGAAGATTTTTTCGTTGAATACAATGATGATGGAACAATCGTATACGCAAGAGATATCACAGTACCAGTTACAAACTATGAATATGAAGTTAGACTAGAAGAAAAGAAAAGAAATATTTACATACTTAAACCACAATATCTTAATATTATTTTTAATGATATGGAAGATATTATGCAGTACAAAAAAGGGTCTCAACAATACATTAGCGAGACCCTTAAGAGAGGAGATAATATTAGACTTTATACTTAACTTTCTGCAAGTTTTTTGAAGTAGGAAAGAGTATCTTCAGAGTCATCTTCATCTTCAGTTGGAACATTTACAGTCTTACTATTACGGTAAGATTGTTCCAGTTCTTCCATCAAATTATCAGTGGTACTGCTTTGAGTGACATAAGAATCATATTCTTCTTCTTGGTCTGCAGTAGATGACTTAGGAGCGACTTTACCAGTTCCGAGAACAAAGTTTAGACGCTTTTCCAGATCCTCATAAGTCTTGAATTGGTCGGGAGCAACAATTGAAGCAAGAGAATACTCTTTCTTCCAGATTGCTTCCATCGCATCATCATCTTCTAGAAGTGGTTCTGAAGAATCAAACTCAGACTTATCATAATTCCAGTAACCTTCAACTTTACGGATCTTGAGGCGGAAATTCGCACCTTTCCAAAAGTCAAATGGATTGATTGGTTCTTCGTCTTCAAACTCCGGTTGCATGGAATTCAGAATCTTATCAAAGATCTTTTTACCATACTTGAAGAGAAATACTTTCCCCTCATTCTCTTGGTTTGCGGGGTCCTTGATTACATAAATGTTTGAGTAATAGGACAGTTTGCGCTTCCTTTGACGTGCAATTTCTTTGTCGCGATCATTTCCAGAGTTCCACAGTTCGGAATTGGATGCACATACTGGGCATTTTTGTCCGAGTGTAGTTAGGCAGTTGTCAATTAACCAACCACCATTTCCTTGGAAAGCGTGATTATACATTTTTACCCAAGGAAGGTCTTCACCATCAGGTGCTGGTAAGAAGCGAATAATAGCAGAACCTACATCACCTTTACCCATTGTGGGTTTCCAGAGACGATCATCGGCGCCGCCTTGAGCACCAGTATTCATTTTTTCTACTTCTTTCACCAACTTTTCGGTGAGAGAACCAAGAGAGGATTGTTTTTTTAAGGATTGAAATGACATGTTTAATTAGATTAGATAGATTTGGCCTTTGTGATTTAGCTTAAGGGATCATCCAGCCCAGTATTAAGTTTATCCTACATCTTCAGGGTTGTCAAGTTGTCTTTTCATCAGGTCAATTAATTTGGACATGCTGTTGAAAACTACATTCATATCAACATCAGGATTCATTCCCATCATTTGAGCAGATTCAATGATTTTTTGTTTCATTTGAATTGCCTCAGGATCATCAGATAAACTTAATCTAGTATAAAGAACTTGTTGTTTATTTAATAATTTTTCTAAAGTATCTATATGTGATCTTTTTTGCTCATTATCCATGAAGGCAAAATTAAAAACATTTTTATAAACTTCTTCTTGAAGAATAGATATTTGTTCCATTTCAGAACGAACAATATCGGAAGTAAAAAAACTCATAGCACACACTCCTTTAAAAGCGTTTTAAATTTATTATTATCTATTTGAAGAAATGGAGTGTATTTTTCAATCTTCATTGAAACGGATTCCCAAACAGGATCTTTTAATTTATCATCAAAATTATTTTTGTATTTGAGAATATTGTTTAATACTATCATAGTTTCTAATGATAGTTTATTTTGTAAAAATTGCTTCAAGATTTTGGGATGTTTATTACCTTCTATCTCAAACATTTCATCAAAATTATCGGGATTTAAAATACTAACTTCATTTTTAAAGATGTAAGTGAGAGATTGCGTTTTGCGAATCCATTGTTTATATGTTTGATCTCCCTCTTTTATTATTTCACCAATCCAGAGTGATTGAGGATCATCACAAGAAACAAAATTAGAAACAAAAAAGTTTACAATTTCTTCATCACTTTTCTGCCTAGACATTTTTTCAAAATAAAATCTATCGTTACGCTTATAAAAAGATTTTAAATTTGCTCTAACTTTTCCTTTATATGTGAAATAATTGTAATTATGTAAAGTAAAATGATTTTTGATGCTCAAAAAAGTTGTATAGACTTGAAAGGGATTCACATTTAAAATACTAATTTTGCTTTAGTTGTTTTCTTTAAGAAGTTTAGTTGAATTGCCTCACATTTAATCTTTTCTTTAAGAGGTTTTGAAATTAACTTAGGTACAGATTCCAAATCAATTTTATTAATCTCACAAAATGCAATGATTGCATCAATATAAGTTATACTTTCTTTTAGAACAAGGGTCTCAATCTCTTGAGCAAACCTTGCTGGACAATAAAATTTTTCTTCCAGTACTTTTTCTAGTTCTTGGTTTAAGTCGGAATTCATCAATTGAATGAGAGTGAGTGGCACAGTTATTGATCCATCATACTTAAGACATCATACATTAGTTCGGAACAAAAGTCAAGACAGCAGTTTGAGTTTATCGTCAACAAACTTTTTAATATATTTTACGACAAGTTTCATATACTTGTCCAAATCCCGTTCTTCGTAAACTACACAATCACCATTTTCGCAAGTCATTATAATAACTAGTTTTTTAATTTGAATACCAGTCATTTCATAAAATGCCATACCATAAAACATAGTTTGTACGAAGTATGACTCAATCCATTCTACGGGTTTTGGTTCTTTGGATGTTTTATAATCTATGACTGCAAGTTCTCCATCAAATTCGGCAATGGTGTCAACTGATCCAGCGACACCTAAGTGCATACTGAAAAGAGAACCTTCAATAGTATGAATATTATTTATTCGGTGCAAAGAAGGTTTAATAATAGTAAAGAGATGCTGAGAAATTGGTTGAACTTCAGGCAAATCTTTATTGAACAAATAATTTTCAATAAGGGTATGAGTACCAGTACCCCTACTTGTTGCTTTTTTAGTTATTTTATTTGCTTCTTCTTCACCAACTCTTTGACGCCATTTTGCAAATTTTTCTTTGTTATAATGACTTATAACTGAGGTAATAGAAACTAATTTTTTATTTTCCTCATTGACAGTATAATAACGAACACCATCTATAGTTTCCCTATTTAAAGTGGGGAGATCCAAATCAACATGAACAAACATAGTTTATATTTCAATATTTAAAGTGTGCTTTGCAATTAGATATTCTTTAACCAATCCAGACCTACATACATCCTCAATACCAAATTCAATAAACTCAAACGATGGCATAATCTGGAGAATCTTGATAAAGTCATGAATTCCATTTCTTTCATTTTGGCGAACTAAATCACTTTGAGAGGCGTCGCCACAGAACATAATTTTGCAATTTTCACCTACGCGAGTAATAATAGAATCATTCTCATGACCATTCATATTCTGAAATTCATCAACAATTAGAATACAATTATCAAATGTAGTTCCCCTTAAAAAAGAAGAAGACCAAAAACTTATAGTTCCTTGTGTTTTAAGATTTCCATAAAGCATTTCAAAGTCTTCATCTGATGGAAGTTGAAACATATATTTTACCATATTCTTATATGGTATTTCAAATAATGCACTCTTGTCTTCATGTCCACCCGGAAGAAAACCTATTTCTCTAGTTTGCACTAAAGAACGAATAATATAAATTTTTTCATAGGGTGATCTTTCATCAAGAACATCTTTTAATGCATTATAGAGAACAATAAAAGTTTTACCAGTTCCAGCAGCACCATAGGCAACTATATGTTTACCATCAGAATAGGAATCAAAAAGTTTTGATTGGTTATCTGTCAATGGTTCAATATTTAAAAGTAATTCCGAATTAATTGGTTTTCTGCGCTTAATTTGCTTCGCAGTCATACCAGTTCCGATTTGAACTTCTTGCGAATTTCTTCTTTTTCTTGCCATAGGTATTTAAATAGTTTTTACGCGAGATCCTGGGGCTTTTGATGCTTTATGAAGTACATCATTCCATCCAGGATTTTTTTTAATAAGTTTATCTCTCCACTCGCCAACTTCACCAGAAGCGGGGCAAGTGGATGGATCACTCCAATCTCTTGCCCAATCGGGATTATCTTGTTTCCATTGATCCCATTCATTTATACTCATAGTTACTTCTTTTTGTTCGCCAGTAACTTTATTGATAATTGGATAAGTCGCCAATTTAAACCTCCATTCTGTATTGGTATATTTATTCTAATGTTATAGAGGGTGCATCATCACATTCTACGCAATTAATACATTCATCCATGTCGGGATTTTCTTTTAAGAATGATTGCAGTTCTTCTTCAGTTAAGAGAATTTTAAAAATATGACCAGTAGAATGGTCTTTAATGCACCAACTTTTCATTGAACTTATGGAGATAACTTAGCTCTATGTAGGCGTTTTTCTTCATAGTAATCCCAAACATTAGGTGCCCAACGCTTAAGATGTGGTGCAATTTGTTCTGTCAATGCTTGAATTTCCAATTGAGCGTCTAACTTTGCCCTCAAGTCAATAAAGTGTAGAGCAGAACGAAGATTGAAAGATACTACAAAGTTCTGACGAATTGCTTGCGGAAGATAATCTCTAATGTGCTCTTCACAAGCACCATTTTCATAATATTCAGTATACTCCTCACACTCACTTAGAATTCTTCCAAATTTACGCTGACGATCTTCTTCGGACCATTCATACTTTTTACCATGACGGTTTGTATACAACCCTGGAGGACGAACGTAGAAAACATCTTCTATTGGAAGTTCTCTCTTAGCAACCTTAACAACTCTCTTCCCAGTATATCTTTGGGATTGAACATCAAATGTAATACCGATTCTGTGCGTCCTTGCTTGTGCCATAACACTATGAACATACCCAGACACCGACAAAGTAATTGCTGGGTGTTCTAGGGGTCCCCAGTGCCCTCTGTCGTTGCTTAGGAGACGCTCTACGATCCACTTACCACACTTAGATGGTTCTGGAATTGTTTGATCGTGAATAGGAATCTCAGAGTAATCGCATTTTGCTGCTTGATAAACTACCTGCTCTGGAATTGAATAACATTGTAGCAATACGACTTGAAGATTCTTATCAAGTTCAATGAGATCTTTTGCTCTAATTGGTTTCATTCATTAATCTCCCAAGTATTTTTTTCAACTTTACGAAGTTTTTTAAGTTCTTTGTACATTTCCTTTATCTGCTGATATGCTTCTTCTGGAGAAATTTTATCAGCAAGTTCAAGACCAGCAATGAGCGCACACTTATCACCAAATCTAGCGAGTGATCTTTCGTATGGCGTTATGTCTTCATACATCTTCTTCTCCCTCCACATAATACTCATCAACGTCATCTTCTATGTATGGAGCAATTTCTTCATACTCCAGTTCTAATGGTTCATTTAATTCTTTTTTTAATCCTTGAACCAACAGTTCCATATTACGAACCATTAGTCTAATTCTTTCTTGATCCATAAATCCTCAAATACTCCACCCATGATACAGGAAAGGGAGAAAGGTGTCAACCCCTTCTCCCGATTTAATCAAGCAACTTGAGGTTGCTTTGCCATATTAAGTTGTGCAAGATGAAGAAGTTTTTCTTTTTTGTCCTTCTTCTTGAGGTAGGTTACGACATACTTATTCATTTTACTACCTCATTATTGCAAGGTCTGTAAGATACTCCACGATATACATTTTTTGGATGTGCTGGGGAATGCGTTTGATTATACCAAGAAATGTATTGTTTCTTGGAATCTTCAGTGTCGTATTGACACCCCCTGTAAGTAACTTTTGACATTAGGATTTCCTCCAGAATGAGATTTTTAAGTCCCGTTCCTTCGGGCGGCGTTTCCGTTCGTTACCATAATAACGAATGAACGAGTGCGTTCCTCGTCGTCCTACTTGCGTCCGCCTGAGCGGATGAACGTTGGTCTACGATAGACCATCATAGGTATTTAGTCAAGCCCCTTTACAAACTCTTTACCTTTGGATGTATGTCAATTTATACTCTATAGGATCAAGTTGAAGGATGATTATATCACATCCAATTTTAGGATTAGCAGATCCGCAAGTATAAACATCAAACGATGCTTTACCCTCTTCAGGCCAACTATGAACACTTATATGACTTTCAGATAATAAACAAAGTGCCGTAACTCCTTGAGGATCAAATTTATGCGATACAGTTTTAAGTATCGTAGCGCCCGATGCAACCGCAGCGTTCTCTATTAAATCAACAAGAAAAATCTCGTCGTTCAAAAGAACCGACGAGCATCCGTAAAGGTTTAGTAAAAAATGCTTTCCCATTTAATCAAATTGGATCTTCATAATATTCTTCTAAAAGTTCCGACACAACTTTTTCCGTTCCGTCAATTTTTTTGACCTGATACAAAGAAGACTTCATGTACTTCTTAATTTTTTTGTAGTCCTTAAGAATTTGATCTATTCCATCCTTTGCAACGACTACTTTTACTTTACCAAATCCTTCACTCATTTTCTTTTCTTTCCTTCAGATTGCTTTTTCATTCCCCATACTTTTGGGTTTACCCTACCATATCCCCAAGAAATTTCTTGAATGGATTCTTTTCCAAATTTATCATAATAAAGATCAAAAACTTTAATTTTAGATCCTCTACAAAGATCCATAAAAATTTCACCATCAACTTTATATGAAACCACATAAGCATCTGAAGGAAGAGTAGGATCTTTAATTTGTTGCAGAGTTGCTCTTTCAATTAATAATTCGCACCCATATTGAGATGGGATCTCTTTTTTTTCTTCGGGTGTCCATTGTGCCATTTTATTCTCCGCAACTGCTGTCATGAACGCCCTCCCCATCTAATATCAGGGTAGGCTTCTTTAACGTTATCCCAGGATATTTTATATTTGTCGGTAAGTTTCTTATCTTTAACCAAACAAACTAACTCTGCCTCAAGAGGATGTAGTCCCTGAAGCATATTAATAAAAATAGTTTCTTTTCTAATCTGAGAAAGAGTTTTATTTCCACCATATACAAAGAGATGGAAATTTTTATATTCGTTGCGTAAGGAAGTATGTTGTTTGTTCATTAACTCATCTGTTCCCGCATACGCACCATTATTTAAATTAGTATTTTTAGTTTTACTGTCAATCAAATCAGTAAGATTTCCCCCGACTGATGATTGATCATTAGGATCAGCATAAGGAACCGGTCCTGGAGGAAGAATGCTAACAACACTCTGATCAAAATTCCAGATAAGAAGAGAAACCAGAGCATCGTTACGATACTCTTTAAGTACTTCTACTTTGTTAGCGTTTGTTCTTTGTTTAGAAGCGAGTTCCAAAATCTCATACTGGAAAGGATTCGCTTGAAGTTTTGTAATGGGTTTTTCGGTTTTTGCTACAGGCATAATCTTTAATACAATTCAGGTATAGTATAGTTTAATTTTTAATATTTATCAATCCTCTTCATCATCATCTTCATCATCAAAAAATCCTTCTTCAAATCTAACTGCTAAGACTTCATCAGGAATAACATTTCCGTTACTATCAAAAAACTCCGGATGAACATTTTTAATACCATAAATTCTTTCAACTTGGTATTGTTTAAATATCCATCCTCCAATAAGTCCAATAAACAGGAACATTACACAAAAGAGAGTTGTGAATGTTAATATAATTGATAGTTCCATGGCGTTCTCCCGAGAGTTACTTTTTTTCCATATTAAAAGAAAATTCAATTTGAAAATGCATCTCTCGGCGGAAGAGAGATAACATCTTTCCAAAACAAAAATGAAATGTTTTTGGTTTTGATGCCGGTTCCCTCCTACTATTGTGTCTTAGCATTAACTCAAATCCTCTATTGATATGAGGATCAAAACTATTTAGTTTGCTTTTTTCGTCTTCCTTTTCGTTTATCATTATTATATTTTTGAGCATCTACTAAAATGCTATAAAGATAATTTCTTATTTTTCTTGCTTCTGGTTTTGACAAGTGACCATAAGCTTCGCGAAGTTGTTTGTGCAAATTATCAGCACCACCCTCAAGATATGTATCTAAGTCTAATACAACTCCATTAAGATTATTAGCAGTTTTACTGCCAATAAATTCTTCTATTTCTCTCTTTAAAACACCTTTAATTTTTAAGTATTCATAAAAATTTAATACGAACTTTCCGTGGAAAGCGTAATCAATTGCTTTTTCAACATCATAATAAACTTCGTGAAAAGTTGTTTCCATTAGATAATTTTGTTCTCCTGAAGATACTTAACAGTGTCGGTGCATCCACCAAGATTATCCATATCATTCAGGACAACCTGAGGAAAAGTAGACCCTAGACCGAATTGATCATAAAATTGATCTCTAGTAAAGTCTTCGTCTAATTTATAAATTTTATGTTCCAAATTAGTAAGTTGTAGCACTTGCTGAATTTTGGAACAAAAAGGACATCCATCCTTAGAATAAACTGTGAATTTCATAATAGTAATAATTTTATACTTGTTTTCTTGGGTAATAAACTTTGTAATCCGTCTCCACCAGTTGTTTCTGCCATTCAATGATATCAGATAATCTCTCGGTTGTAAAGAAGGATTGTTTCATGTACCAGTCATACCATTTTTCGTGACCTTTAGATCTATTGCAAGAATTACATGCACATAACACGTTTGTAATTTTATCGCTTCCACCTTTTGATCTTGGCGTAATGTGATCAAGTGTTATGTTTTCATCAGACCCGCAATAGGCACATTTGTGATTCCATTTTTCTTTTATTGAATGTCTCCATTTTTTCCTTGCCTCAGAACTTGTTGTTGCCTCTAAATTATACAAGAGTTCTTTTGAAGTGGAGTATAGTGGCATTAGTAAAATTCATACCTGAAATATTTAGATTTTCACCGGTTCCTGCTTTCCCTCTGGTAGACTTTCTTTATATGGGTTTAGTTGCTCTATTTTACCAGGAGGTAATCCTTGTTGACCTGGAAGTTGTCTATAAGTTGTTGTCGTTACTGTGATTACTTGATCATTAATAAATTTTTGTTTCTTATAAATCCTATTAGGTTTAAGTAGGATCATCATTATAGCATCTCTTTCGTCACCACAATGAGCAACTACTTTTCCTGTAGTGTTTTCAATAACCACCCAATAATCATTCATTTTGTTTTTTGTCCTTTTGATCATTATACCTCATTTTAGGGGGTCTGTAAAGTTGAGGCCAGGTATCACGAATAATTTCTGCAAGTTTGTATGGTGTTTCAGTTGTTATCATTTGTTTTTATTTTATGTATGAATACTTTAAGTCCCCGTTTTTCTGCTTTTGAAATCATATCCTTAGTTCCAGTAGATTTTCCATCCCATACGGCAACTAAAGCATCAGCATATTCTGCCATTTGCGAATTGCGAATGTGACCGGCACCTCTTCCATACTTTTCCCATTCTGCGGGAAATCTTTTAATTGGAACATCAAATTCTTCTGCAAGCATTTCTCCATAAGAATCTGCACCTCTTGCGCAACCTGAAATCACTTCAGTAATCTCGGTAGTAAAAGGACAGAGTTCCAGTGCATCTATAACATCTTTAATTGATGCAGTTCTTGAACCTGCAATGATGGTTTTCATTATATTTTCTATATATTATGTTCTAAATGGAGGTAGAATGGACTTTTTATTGAAAATTAAAATTGGATGGATTTTTGTATTTGCATCATTTAAATTATGGTGCAAGCATATGATGAATAAATCTGGTTCCAATTTTTGGATAGATGGATTTTATAACTTTGATAATGGTCCAGAAGAACTGGAATTGACTTGGAGCAATTATGAAATTGCAATGAAACATCAAAAGAAACCCAGAGGTAGAGGAAAACCAAAGTATCCTAATAGTATCACAGGATTTCTAAAATGGCAACATGAGCATTTATGTTCACTATGATATGAAATTTATTTTATAAATAATCATGAGAAGAGAAATCTTCTCATTAGAGACAAGATGTATTACTAAAAGATTCCATTTTTGGTTCTTTCATTAATGCTTCACTCTAATTGGGTAATATAATCCAATTCTAAAGAGAAGTAATCCCAGACGACTCATCTACAGTCGCCTGTGGAACTGAATCGTCTGGCATTATGTCAGGGAAGGATTGGATTATATCCCTCTCCAATTAACCTTTCTTTCCCTTAAGGAGAAACAAAATGGCAGATCCCGTATATATGCCCGATCCTTGGGCAGCACTTGCCGCACAACACTCAGACATTCGTAGAGAAGGTTCTGTAGAACGTGGCGAGATTCGTTTTGATGTTGCTACTCGCACTGCTGACAACCGTTATGCTAATGCTATCGGTCAAGCAGATATTCGTAGAGAGCAAGCATTAGGTTTTGGTGATGTAAAGTATTCTATTGCAGAACACTCAGAATCAACCAATCGTGACATTCTAACTACAGGTCATAATAATCAAGTTAAAATTGATGAAGCTGCTGATAAAATTCAGCAAAGAGCTACTGATTTTTATCTTGCCGGTCAAGCAAGAGATTTTGATGCTTCCCGCGATCTTGCTGCTCTCAAAGCAAGTCAAGATATGGCTGCTCAAAAACTCAGCACAGAGATTCTTCTTTCTACTGAAAGAACTGCTACTGCTGCTGCTCTTGAGTCCGCTAAGGTTGCTGCTGCTGTAGCACTTGGTCAATCACAACTCAGCAAAGAAATTGCTGAGAGCAAGTATGATATCAGCAAGCAAATTGCTTATGAAAATGAAAAGACCCGTGATCTTGTTAATGCACTTAAGAATGACGAACTTAATCGTCTTCTTATTGAGCGTAACACCGATCTAACTCATTGCCGTCACGACTATTGGGGTGCCCGTGATGGACTCTTCAATAGTCAGTTCGCTGCACTATCTTCCCAAGTTAATTCTCAGTTAAACTCACTCAACAGTCAGATTGCTGAGACCCGTCAGGGTATGGTTAACTTTGGAACCATGGCTGGTGTTGGTCAATCCTCAACCAGCAACGCAGTTCGCTGATTTAGTTCAGTAGTTATCGGGGGAAGGTTGCCCACTTCCTTCCCCTTTTTTTAAAGGAGAATAACTATGGACTCAGCAGAAAGAAAACTCATTGATCTTTATAATCTTCTTGCACAATATCAAAGAAGTAATGATCCGAATCTAATTGAAAACATTCAATCTTTACGATCACAGATTACCGAACTATTGAATACCCGTGTTGGAGGAAATGACAACATCAACATCGTTATAGATGGAGATGATTGCCCTGATGAGTGCCCTCCAGGACCTCCAGGACCCCCCGGAGAACAAGGTCCACCGGGACCACAGGGACCTCCAGGACCCCCTGGAGAACCAGGAGTGTGTACCTGCAAATGCAAAAGCATCCTGGTTTCAGACGATTATTCTGCTACTTGTGATGACTATTACATCGGTGTCAATAGCAACGAACCTGTTACTATTTCATTACCTGAAAACTGTACCGATTGTTGTGAAATTATTGTAAAAGCAGAAATGGGTCCACCATTGGGTAATCGTAAAGTTACTGTAACTACTTCTGATGGATCATTGATTGATGGTGCTGATGATTACATTATCACAGTACCTTATGGAACAGTTTATGTGATCTGTAGAGGTGGCGATTGGTATATTATCTCAGCAAAATTATAACAATGAAATTTAATATTCAACCATCTCTTCCTGACGATAGAGATTACATCTATAAAAATGATAGCACAGAAGTTCTTAGAGAATCTGTGGATCTTCGTGAATGGGATACAATTGTGGAATCACAAAATTCATTAGGTAGTTGTTCTGCAAATGCAATTACAAATGCTTATGAACTTTGTGTGAATCGCATGTATCCAGAATACTTCACTCATCTAAGTAGATTATTTCTTTATTACAATGCTCGTGTTGAATACGGAATCATTGAAGAAGATGAAGGAATGTTTTTGAAAGATGGTCTGAAATCATTATCAAAGTTTGGTATTTGCACCGAAGAGTTATGGCCCTATAATCCAGAAAACTTTACAGTACAACCAACTGAAGAATGTTATGAAGATGCAAAGAAAAGAAAAATTTCAAAGTATCAAAAACTCATTAGCATTTACTACATGACTCAAGTGTTGAATTACAACAAACCAGTTGTATTTGGAATGCAAATTTACGATAGCTTCATGGATCTAAATGAGCGTATTTCAACTGTAACATTTCCTTCACGAAAGGAAAAAAGTCTTGGTGGTCATGCAATGTGTATGGTAGGATATGACTTAGGTAAGAAACTGTTTTTAGCAAAGAACAGTTTTGGTACTGATTGGGGCGATAAGGGATACTGTTGGATTCCTTTTGATTATGTAAGACAGGAAGGATACGACATTTGGACTTTTGATATACCCAATCAAACCGGAGAAAACAATGTACTATCCTAGACCCTACTATCCTTATTACAGGAGATATTATGACTATTATGACTACTATCGTTATGGGTGCAATCCTTATTATCACAGATATTGCCCTTATTACTCATATTATCCATACTATTATTAAATAGGAGAATTTAAAATGTATTATAGATATCAACCATATCCTTATTATAACAGATATTATAATCTAAATCCATATTATTATGGAAGATATTATAATCCTTATTACAACTATCAAAGAAATATAATTGATAGTCAGATTTCTGATGTGAATCAGAGTATTAATAATTTTGGTTCAATGACGGATGTGATTCAAGATGCAAACGTCTATCAACTTATGACACCTGAACCTGAAAATGTTGGAATCTGTACTGAACCACCCGCATAATTAAGGGGAGTGATTTTTAGATCACTCCCTCTTTTTTTTATCATTTCATAAATTCTTCAATTGTGTCTGGTTTATTCTTATTAAGACAATCCTTATGATAAATCTTTTCAAGATTATCACTTTCTTGTTTGTTCAACATCACCCAGTTTTCTCTAATATCTAAATATGCTTCCCAGATTGGAATTCCATCAGATTCCATTCTTCTGAATAATCTCCCCTGATAGGGAGCAAAATATTCTCCCATAAAATCTCTGGATACTGTTAACTTTGGATTCTTAAGTTGTTCTAGAGTTTTTTGAAGTTCTGCAATCTGTTTTTCAATTTCTTCGATTGTTTGTGCCATTTTCTAAAAGTAATAAACGGTTTTCAATGTTATCTATTCGTGTATTTGTCTCCTTGATTTGTGTTTCAAGTTTTGCAATATTTACAACATTCGTTGCACAGAATGAAGTAACGAGACCAAACCATATCCACAATAAGATTTGAAGTGTTTTACAAATTTCTTTTTGTCTTGGTGTCATGTCCAATCTATCATCGTAGTGAATAGATTTACACTTTCTTCATTTTCCTCATTATCAAAGAGTTCTAGTAATTCCTGAAAGTAATCTTCTATTGCATCATAACCCAAAGAACAACCAAGATCCCATGCCTTATTGAAGATTTTATTTGACTTAGGATGACCAGTCATATTGTATTTTTCAATCAGGTCTTTACGGAATTCTTCTTGTAATCTTAGAGTTTCTTCTTGATGAAGTTTCAAATGAGAGTTATATGAGACCTCATCAAGAACTTGTTCTTCCACACAGTTTTTAGGTGGTTGGAAGTCATCGTCTTTTGGACCAACTTTCATTCCAACCATCAATCCTTTTCGGTAATAGTAAATCGTCATATAATCGTCTTTTTTCGGAATGGATACCGATGTTGTCTGATAATATGAAAGGGGTTTCATGTTATTAATGTAAAGGACACTAGGACTGGGTTACTTGGAACCTCACTGTCCTGCATACAGTATAACAGGGTACAGAAGAAATGACAAGGGTCGTTATAACAGGGTTTCAACAAAAATGCAATAACTGAATAAAGGTCAATAAGGAAACAAAGACATTATGAAGAGGAAAAACCCAAATCCCAAAAAGACTGCATACATTAAAATAATTCCTTCCATCTTACTCTAAGTTTTTGAGTATTTATGAGGAGGTCTTATGTCAATAAGATTTCCAAAAATCTCCCCAAGATTGACCTGGAGGTTTAGTGTAGGTTTTTCCGTATGCTTCCTCTCTTAGTTCTTCTCTGGCAGTGTAATAACTTTCTCCAGTGAGTTTCATACGATTTCTAATTTCTCTTTCCGTGGGTTCAGTCATTTTGTTTTTGAGATTTTATGAGTATCTTAGAAGATTTGGGGTTTTATATCAGTCCTCTCCCACTTTCATTTTTTCCATTGAGCAATTCACTTGACCGTCACTCACAGATGCTCTGGAGATATAAAAAATAATTCCTTTACCATCTTCAAGTCCATCAAGTTGTTCTTGAATTCCTTTCATTGATGCATACTTAGAAGTTGTTGAAAAGTTCTCTGGATAACTCGCAAAGGCATCTTCCAGTGTTTTGATTTGTTCGGGTGTAAGTTGTGTCATAATCGTTTTGTTAATTAGGAGTATTATATCAGTTTTTGGTGGAAAGTCAAGAGGGGCATTATTGGTCGTAAAGATTTTCTAATCTTTCTTTGGTGAGGTCAACATATAAAAGTTCGTCACCTTCTTTTGGTGCCTCTGGGTGTTGAGGTTTTCTTGGAGTTCTCATTTCCTCATTGATGGATTGGATGTTTCCCCACATCATCGCAAAGGCACCTCCAGCGATGACTGCGAAGAATGTGAAGTATAGGAGAGGGAGTAGGATGTTCATGGGGTTTTATGTGTGGGTGAGTGTTTTTGTAGGTATTTAATCATTTATGGTCTCGTCCATCCATAACAAGATTTTCTTACGCCTCGCAAAACGGCATCAAGACCACATTTGATATTATGTTCTTTTGAAAATTCTGTTATATTATTGAAAGTATAGATTATTCCTTCTGGACTTTTAATTTTATAAATTTTCTTTTCTAAAATTGTTTCCGGTAAAGTCCATCCTTTATGTTGTTTATGTCTTTTGCCCAATACCTGAGAAATACACCCATCATCTAAATTATACTTACTACAAAATGTTACAATATTTTCAAAGATAATTATTTCACCATTTGGATTTTTTAGTTTATGTATTTTTTTATTCCTTTCTAATGCCTTCCTTTTAATGTTTTCAATAGTTTCTGAGTTATGTTTTTTCCCATACATAGGATTTCCTTCACCAGAAAATCTTTCACTTTTATTTTCTAAAAATCCAGGAGAGAATATACCAAGACCAAGTTCTTTCATCTTATTTCCATTTCTTTTTCCATTTTTACTTCTTTCTTCAAAAGATAGACCACAAATTCCACTTTTATTATCTCTATTTTTAGCACCACCTATTTTTCCAGCAGCACTTCTTTCTTCAAATCCAAATCCACATACTCCAAGTCCAAGTTCTTTATTTTTTTGACCTGCTTTCTTACTATTTTCTTGTTTTTGTTCTGGAGTTAATGAAAATATTCCAAGTCCATTTTCTTTTGCATAATTTCCATTTTTTACTCGTTGTTCTTTTGTGAGAGAGCAAACTCCTCTTTTTAATTCTGCATTCTGGTTTCCAATTACCTTTCCGTGTCTTCTTCTTGCTTTTCTAACACTTTCGCTAGGAATATATCCACTTACACCATCACCGCCATTAGTAAGATTACGAAGAATACCAGTTCCATTATCTTTTCTACCAAACACAGCAATCATATAAATTTCGTGCTTAAATGCTTCTTGTTCGGTTAAGTTTTGTTTGAGAAAGATTATTCTTGATTTGTCTTTGGGTGGAGAGACACTTTCTTTTTTACCTTTTATAAAACATCGGTCATCTTTTCCTTTACCAATATAATAAGGTGTTCTGTCTTCTCTCAAATAAGCATAGGTGTAAAAATCATTCATCGGTTTTAGGTTTTCTATACTTCCAATTTTGCTTTCCAGTATTTACTTCTTTTGTTCTTTCTATAATTTTATCTCTACAAATACCTTCACCATAATTTGGATTATTTTCTCCCGACCAAGCACCTCTTTCTATTGCTTTTTGCGAGATTTTATCCCTAACTTCCTTATCGTCCATAGGATTTCCATAATCGTTTCTATGCCTTATTTTAACTTCCATTTCGTCTAATGATTTTCTAATCCAAACCATTCCACATCCCAAGATTGATTTTATTTCTTTGAGAGTTTTACCTTCAGTATAAAGTTCAGCAATTTTTTCTGGCGGGCAATTTTTTCTCAACTCCTTTATTTTATTTTCATTCACTACTTGTAAATGATTTTTCTTTTTCATTATTTTACTATGATTTGGTCTTTTCTTCCCTCTACGAAGTTCTCCCATTCTTTTTCTTTGTTCTTCTGTATAAACATACCCAGAAGGACCATCTCCACCATCTGTTAGATTATAAAGAATACCAGTTTCCAAATCCTTTCTACCAAAGACAGAAATCATATAAATTTCGTGCTTAAATGCTTCTTCTTCAGTTAGATTTTTCTTTAATATTAAAATCCTATTCCTTGATGGAACATAAGCACTATGCCTTTTTCTATCATATGCTCGTTTTCCTTTTCCCTTACCAATATAGTAAGGAGTTCCATCTTCACGCAAATAAGCATAAGTATAAAATACATTTTCCATTACTTCCAATCCAAAGTTAGTTCTATACTTATTTATAAAAAAAGGAACTCCGAAGAGTTCCCTTATTATACCATTATTTGGTTTTTATATCAACCAATAGAAGGAGCAGTTAGAGCAACCGAAGTTGTTTCCGCTGCCGCCAAATCTAAAGGAAAGTTGTGTGCATTCTTAAACTTTCCTTAACTATCTGATATTGCTATCAGGATTGGACTATATCATCACCATTTCTGGTGTCGGACGCTTATTCCTGTTATTAAGGGAACTATATCCCTCAGGTAGTCTCTGAACCTTTCTTAGATGTATCTAAGACTTGGATGCTGATTGCCCACTTGGGGTTTCCAGCAATTCATCCGATTTAAAGAGCGCAAAGCACAACTTGACGCTCGTGCATAACCTCCATTCCCAGTCCTGCTCTTGTTAAAATGTCCGCCCAAGTAGGAACTACTCGGTTCTGACTATCCAGAATACTCTGGTTGAAATTTAGTCCGTTGAGGTTAAAAGCCATCGTAGAAACCCCGAGAGCAGTGAACCAAATACCAACTACAGGCCAAGCGGCGAGGAAGAAGTGTAGTGAACGGGAGTTATTGAAGGACGCATATTGGAAAATAAGACGACCGAAATAACCGTGTGCAGCCACGATGTTATAAGTTTCTTCCTCTTGACCGAACTTGTAACCATAGTTCTGAGATTCAGTCTCAGTGGTTTCACGAACCAGTGAAGAAGTCACAAGTGAACCATGCATAGCACTGAACAGTGACCCACCAAACACACCTGCAACACCGAGCATATGGAACGGATGCATAAGAATGTTATGTTCTGCCTGGAACACAAGCATGTAGTTGAAAGTGCCAGAGATACCTAGAGGCATTCCATCACTGAAAGAACCTTGACCGAAAGGATAAACAAGGAATACGGCAGTGGCAGCAGCAACAGGAGCACTGTAAGCAACCATAATCCAAGGACGCATACCTAGACGATAAGAAAGTTCCCATTCACGACCCATATAGCAGAAGACACCAATCAGGAAGTGAAATACAACAAGTTGGTAAGGACCACCATTATAAAGCCATTCATCAAGACTCATTGCTTCCCAGATAGGATAAAAATGAAGTCCGATTGCATTAGAAGAAGGAACAACAGCACCAGAGATAATGTTGTTTCCATACATGAGTGAACCAGAAACAGGTTCACGAATGCCATCAATATCTACAGGAGGTGCAGCAATGAAGGCAATAACAAAGCAGATGGTCGCAGCAAGAAGGCAAGGAATCATAAGAACTCCGAACCACCCGACATACAACCTATTGTTGGTTGAAGTCACCCACTCGCAGAAGTCCTGCCAGGGATTAGAAATTGAACGTGTAGCAATTGTAGCAGTCATAAGAATTAAAAAGAAAATAAGATGAATCCAGGGAAGATTCTGTGCGTTATTTTCCTTCTCTACCCTCAAGAGAAGGTAAGATGAGAGACGTATTTTACTTGCAAAGTCCCGGTAAGCAAGGCAACAATGTCAGGGTTTCCTGACCTGTTGATGTATTTATAGTAGCACAGGATACAAGGGGTGTCAAGTGGTGTGGACGGTTGATCAAGTGTCCATTGACTAAATACTTAAAAACCTCAGATTTATGCCAAGAGAATGGAATAATCCCCACAGAGAACCTTGGAATGCTCCAATTCATCAGATTTTAAAGGCAATTGATAATCACAATCAAGAGTACTTTAAAACTGGCAATTCTTGGCATCTGGAAAAAGCAGATATGTTAAGAAACTATCTGAAAGAATTAAAGTTTTGGATACATAAGAAGGAGAATAGAAAATGAAAGAAGTAGTTTGGTCTGTAAATATCTTACTTGGAGTTGGAATGATTGGGGTTTCTTATCTCATTTTTAAAATCCTACAATTAGCACACCAGGAAGAAAATGTATCAGTACAAAATAAAGAAGATCAACAAGGTCATTGATGGAGATACCATTGATATAGACATTGATTTGGGATTTAGCATTACAATCACTCATAGAATTCGTCTAAAAGATATTGATGCACCAGAAACCAGAACTCTAAATCTTGATGAAAAGAAGAAAGGATTTATTGCAAAAGAGTGGTTAGAAAAAGAACTCTCCCGTGAAGGAGAGTGGATTATTGAAACCCATAAAGAGGATAAGTATGGTAGATATCTTGGAACTCTTTATTTAATTGGAGACCCAGTTACTGTGAATGAAAGAATGTTAAATGAAGGTATCGCAAAACCATACTTGGGATGAAAAGAATAATTCTTTTAACTCTTATTATTATTCGTCTTATCACAAACGAAGGAGTTTTCATCAGTGTCCGAAGACCCATCCCAAAAAGACAACCACCAGAAATCTTCAGATTCATCCGAAGACCATCCAAAAAAGGTAAAAAAAAGTCCCAACCTTTTAAGTAAACTTATTGTTCTAATTGTGATTACTACAATTGGATATGTTGGGATTACTTTTTTAAATTGTAACTTTTTAATTCCCGGTAGTATGGAACGTGCAGATGCATTAGGGGGACTAAAAAATCCCCCTCCTTTGGATTGCGAAGAATCTCAAAGAAGGGGGTATGATGCTTTGTTTATGTTACTGACTACCGTTTTGGGATTAAAAGCAAAGATGGAAGACTAATAATTAATGATTTGGGTCAATAAAAATACCTTTATGTTGTACCGGATCCAATGGTTTAGATCCTTTCGCTTTTTGTTTTGGAGATCTATTTCTAACAATTCCCGCCTGAACTCCTTTTTCATTTGGTTCACTCATACCTTGAGTCCTACTATTCAATGAAGCACGACGAGATCCAACAGGTTGAGATACTAAAGTAGTTCCAGGTCTTGCTGCTGTAGATACACTTTTTTTAATAGATTGCATTGCTTTTGCTGTAGAAACCGGATTTTTCGTATCTCCAGTTTTTGTAGAATTTTGAATAAAGGTATTTGGTTTGTCTCCAGGAGTATATTGTACTTTGATTGGATGTTTTTTATGTGTAAAAGTATGTGTATTAGATCGTTCATCATGCTTATAGTCAATATCAGGATCCCTTGGATTATTAATAGGACTAGCGAATCTATGCACAGATTGACTAACTTTACTAGTGTCAGTACCCGCATTTTTTGCTGCACTTAAAGGACTTTCTTTACCCCCTCTTAATCTTTTTGCTGCCGGAGGAATCCAAGCATCTGCCATAAACTGCTTAAATGTCTTCATTTGCAACTATCTCCAGACCATAAGGCACCTTCTGCTTTGCGTCTTCTAAGAAGTCCTGCTTCTACATTTGTTCCTGGATTCCTATAAAGTTCAAGTGCTGCTGGAACTTCGTCCCACTTCTTCTCTCTAAGGACTCTGGTAATAGTATTAAATCCAGAAGAACCATAAAAATTAGCACCAAGATTATAGGCAAAACTGAGAAGTGCCCCCTGTTGTTTTTCATTCATTTCACTCCAATAAGGAATTTTTTCAAGAGGTGGTAAATATTCCTTTTCTAATTGATAGATTAAAAGGTCGTCTGCTTCTTTTTGAGTAATTGTATTACCAATCATGAAACGAGAACCATCCATTCTACGAGTGCTTCCCCATCCGATTGTAATTGGAAGTCCACCAGTAAGGGGATCATAATATGCTTTGAGGTGACATCCCTCAAATTCCTTGATTAAAGCAACTCCAGGATGTGGGAGTTTTCTTTGTATTTTATTTTCATTTCTAAATCTTCTCTTAAACTCTTCAACAACTTCTGGTGAAGTATGTTCTTGAAGATATTCAAAAGCATCAATTTGATAAGGTTCTCCAATGAAGAACTTTGCGGCATTTGTGAATTTAAAATCTGACATAATCATCCTTCTTGAAATACGGAAACATAAACAGTCCCGGTTTTTGTGAGTGGTAGAAGTTTATCTCTTAAATCTTGATTATACATTCTCACACACCCATGTGTGGAGAATAAAGGTTGTTTAGGTGCCCATGCTCCAGGCCATCCAGCAGCACTCCCTCCTCCATGAATCATAATGCCTGCACGACCAAATTTTGATTCTTGATTTTCCAATTCAACCAAATCAAAACTATACCATCCATATGCCATCAGAGTTCTATCGTAACCAGGATTTGCTCCAACTCTTTCATAATCTCTGTAAATCTGTCCGATTCTATACAATCCAGGAGGAGTATCAGTTCTTACTGCACGAAACTCAAAGTCACTACCTTGCCCTCTTGCAAGTGCTGGAACTTCCCATAGAAGTTTTCCATCAAAACTAAATGCCTTTGCAGTTTCTACAATATCATTTACAATGATATGAGAATCTCCTTGTTTAAATCCAAATTCTTGTGGTCTACGTTTTGGTCCTATCATGGTTAATACCTAAACTCTTCTAACTTATCTAATATTTCATTAAGTTGCTTTTGCGCAAACAACTTACATTCATCACTACGGGATTCGTGCTGTAGTCTGTTTTTTTGTTGTAGAATTAAAATCTTGAAATGATCTTTCGTAATTTGCCCCCTTGACATAAGCACAAAAAATCCCCAACACCTTATTTAGGTATTAGGGATATTATATTAGTCAATTCAAACGGATGCAGTTTCCCGAACAGTTGACTTCACATATTCTAGAACATTTTCTGGGGAGGATACTTCATAAGGATCAGTATCTGCATTATCCCTAAATCCAGGTTCAACAAAGATTTGTTCAATAATCCTGTTGTTTACCACAGCAGCATATCGCCAAGAACGCTCACCAAAACCAAGATTGGCCTTGGTAACGAGTTGACCCATAGCACGAGTGAAGTAAGCATTGCCATCTGGAATAAGTTTTACATTTTTGATGTTTTGGTCTTGTGCCCAAGCATTCATCACAAATGCATCATTGACGGAAATACAATAGATTTCATCAATACCCAATTCCTTAAATTCTTCAAACTTTTCTTCAAATCCAGGAAGTTGATATGCTGAGCAAGTTGGAGTAAATGCACCAGGAAGAGAGAAGATAACAACTCTCTTACTATCAAAAAGATCGTAAGCTTTACGTTTTACAAATTCGCCAGACTCCCGGAAAATAAACTCAACATTCGGAATCTGATTAGGTGTGTTTGTCATAGTTTACCTCACCACACTCCCGGAATTATCTGCCCACTAACGAAATATGCGCCGACTGCGGCAACGAATCCAAGCATCGCCAGTCTTCCGTTCCAACGTTCGGCAAATTCAGTAAAAATTTTGTTCATTTGAGTACTCCTCAATAAGTTTTAGATAGTTGATTAACAGAGTGTGCAAGAAGCACAAAAAATGCAATACTAGTAACAGTAAAAATAACTTCAGTCATCAGAAGATCCCGAAGAAGAAGTTGCCAGTGAGAGTATAAGAAATAAACCCAGCAATAATACCGACCATTGCCCAGCGCCCATTGACTCTCTCCTTGACTTGATTAGGGGTTAGCATTCCATAATTTTCATAATACATTACGGGTTCTTTTGCGAAGAGATTTTGCTGACCCCTTTCATTTGTCGTAACCGTCATTGTTAATTTTTGTAACTACTCCAGTAGTATATAGGAAGAAAAAGAAAAAGTCAAGGGGGGAACCCACCCCTTGACCAGTTTTGTCAGGGATTACTGACGAGCATCAAGTTCAGAACTTGAATCCAAGACCAGCAGTAAGAACTGGGGAATAAGTGCCGTCAGTAGCACCATAGGCATTAGCAGCAGTGGTGGTTGGGAACTTCAGGTCAGCAAAACCAACGAGAGAGTTGGTCAGACGACCTTCAAGACCAAGAGCAAATACGACTTGACCACGATCACCAACAGCAGACTGGAAGTTAGCATCAGTGTTGTTAACAAAAGGAATTTGATAACCAACACCGGTATAGATGTTAGCACGACTTACGCCACTGGACGCCTTAGAAATACTCCAATCATAAGAGAGGAGAGCACCACCACCAGCACCAATTTCACCTGCAGGAGTGCCAACAAAGTTGACATATGGACGAACGGAGATGGCGTTCTGATTGTTGAAGGTTTTTACAGCATAACGACCCTGAACCGTGCCACCAGCAATAGTACGTTCTGCATCGTAACCATTACCATCAACACCTTGTTGGTTCAGAAGAACACCGGCACCGAGGTAATTACCAACTCCTTGTGCCTTTTGAGCAGCAGCAAGTTCAAGAGCACTTACCCGTGAATTAGTTGCAGCAATCTCACGGGAGAATTCTGCACGGAGAGCAGCAGCAGTACGAGCATCTGCTTCAGTATAGAATTGAGTGATATTATCAAGGCAAGCATTAGTCAATGCGGCAAGTTCAGAACGAGTTGCAGGTTGACCAGGACGGAAAGTACCATCGGGATAACCAGCAACGCAACCATAACGACTAATCAGGTTTGAGATTGCCTGATAAGACCATTCGGTTGGTTGAACGTCACGCAGTTGTGAAACACTGGTAACTTGTGCCATTGCAGGAGCAGCGGTAGTAGCAACAACAGCGGCAGCAATAAAAGAACGAATCATCATAGAGTTTTGTTTTTTAATAAACGACATTTTGTTAAGAATTACAACTGAATTCTTAACACCTATTTAGTGTACACCAGAAGCGTCCGGTTGTCAAGCTTTCTTTGCGGATGGTTCGGTAATCCGTCCAAGATAGGGGTCATAATTGGTTATTTGCTCAATCGTTATTTCAGAACCTTGCTTCTGCCAAAAATCTAATATTGCATTATGACTATTGCGATGAAACACGTCAATATGTTCCGGATGAATAGAAGACCCAAGTTCTATTTTATAAAGAAGAACTGGAGTCGCATAAGTAACGCCAGAATTGTAAATTAGGTCATCTGCAACTGGTCTTGGTCTAACACCATTATCCAATTTATACTTATCATCGCGAATATGATTTTTGATCAATTTTGAAGCATGATGACGAGTAATAACATAACAAGCAGTAGAAAAGTCATTTACGAATCTAGTATGAATAGGAACTACAATATCACCCGTGCAAATAATTGCCAATTGAATTACATCCCAAGCATAAGGAGCGCGAGCAATAAAATCTTGCCAAGTAAAACTCCAATACTTCACTAACTCCAAATTACAATCATCTTCCATGATAATTGCATAAGGAGTATCAGATGTCTCATACCAATGTTTAATCGCTTTTAGATGAGATGTGACACAACCAATTTCTCCAGAAGTCATAGAATCTGGATATTTACCTTTTATGATTTCACTCAAATCATCTTCTCGCCCATCATAAGCAGATATACGGGTATAATTTTCAATTTCCCAATACTTAAATTGATCTTCCATATACTGTTTTCTTTCTGGTTGTTCATCCAGATTGAGATAATATACGGGACCAAAGTTTTTAAGTTTATATGCTGATTTATTTTTATCCATTATATTTTTTTAGATAATCTTGTTTTGAGTAATATTTTTGCAATTGTAATTTGTCCATAGATTGAATTTGTTTCCAAATATCATTATTGTTTACCATGTGTGGATTAGTGATCCAAGAATTATGTCCCCTAGAATGCTCCAAATGATAAATGGTATCTTCAATTCTCTCAATATTATACCCCAAAGTCGTAAATCTGTAAAATCTCTCCTTATCCTCTGGGGCATATGCTACAAAGTTTTCATTTTCCATACCACCTTCAATATAGACTTTACGGTTAAAAAACTGCACCCACCCAAAGTCGGAAAGATATTTGTTAGAGTTTTTTTCAAGATAATCATAATCAAGTGTTTCTAAAAACTTAGAAACAATCTCATCACTAGGAGGAACCTGCCTTTGCCATGTACCTTGTCCGTATGGATAAACTACATCACATTCATCTCTTAAAATAGATTCATATGCAAGTTTATAAGAATGCAGAGGAAGAATTACATCACAATCATAATTTACTACAACTTTAGTATCGGATTCCATAATCATTTCATTCAAAATTCTTTGACGATGAAAAGTAGAATCTAAACTTTTTTCAAAAATATGATTAATATTAATATCAACTTCAAGTATGGATTTTAGTATAGGAAGTGCTTCCTTCTTAAATATAGATTCAGAATCAACTTCTTTAATAATAATATTTGCATCAAAGTTTTCCAATAAAAATGCTGTAGTTGCAATTACATTACGAAGACGATCAGATGATTCAATACGAATTGGAATAATAAATGTTGCTTCAGTTAAATCTATTTTCATTTGGATAATTTCTAGTATCTTTATTTTTTTCTAAAACATAATCTAATTCTTCTTGATTTACCATCCAAGAACCTTCCGGATGATCAATTACTTTATTGTAAATCACACTGGAAGAACTAATTCTATTTGAGTGTTCTCTATTTGATATTAAATAATCATCAATAATAAATGGCATTCCATTTTCATATCTCATCCTATGATAAAAATCTGTGTCCATTAATAATTGAAGTTTTTCATCAAACCCAACAAACTTATCAGTCAAAAAAGAAACACATGACGGACTACCAAGAAGATTTCTACCTTCTAACATCATATCAGTCCATCTCGGAATCATGGGTCTAAAGTGTTGATTTCCATTCTGAGTATGCGCAAATCCATTAAAACACCAATTACAAGATTTATCATAAAATGCCAATTTTATTTTGGATAATGCAAATTTATCAATAAAGAGATCATCTTGGAAGATTAGTTTAGTAATTTTCCCACTACACATTTCAACCGCAGAATTTGTATTTGCTGGACCATTACCAAGATTTTCTTCATTCTTAAAGTACTTTATCTCAAAGTAATTTGCATATTGCCCACATACTTCAAGAATAGAATCGTCCTTAGATTGATCGGAAATACAAACTTCAAAATTCTTGAAGTCTTGAATTCGGATTGTTTCAAATAACTCAGAAAGATAACGATCACCAATACCTTTCATCTCATAAGTTGGAATTGCAATAGAAATCTCAGGCATCAAATTTTAGTCCAACGATCGGGAATAATATCTTCAGTATTATGACTTGCAGTATATCCACTATCCCCAAACCAGCGAGATGGTGCAATTACATTATCAGATCCAGATAACCATGCACCCCACCAAGAGAATGAAGAATTTGCAATAATATGATGAGAACACATAGACATTAAACACATATCAATTAAATTCCAACCAGACTCAGAAACCATAAATCTATCAGATTCAAATAACTCTTGCTGATTACACCATTCAATATCGTCAGAGAAAATAAGAACTGGAAGATTAGAATTAAATTTACTCAATGCTTCTTCATAATATTCAAGAGAGCATGGAGGATGATCTATGGATTTTTGCACATAATCAGTCCTTCTAACATGCAAAGATATTACTTCATCAAAGGTAAATACTTCCTTGCAAGGATTTATAATTTCAGGTTTGAAAGTAAAGTCTTCACGAATACTATCTACAATGTGTGAAAAATACTTTTCCGTCTGAAAATACCCAAACAAATTCACATTATCTGGACAGTTATTGACATACTCTTGAGAGTAATTATATTGCTTTTCTTGATAGTAATTACCTGACAAAAATTTTTTATTTTTTAAATTTGGGAGAGTAAATGCCTCAAACAACTGATGGTCTTCCCATTCATTTTTAAATTCCGATTCGGGAATACAAAACTCATATTCATTAGTTGCCGCAATTCCCCTAAGTGCTGCATACTGGAACATTTGGTTTCCAAGTCGCCCATGACGACCTATATGATTAAATCCGATCATAATTTTGTATTTTTTGGTAAGTGATAATGAAATCCAAAAGGTACTATTCCTTCAGTTTCTTTAATTGGTTTTTCGTGAGCAAACTTAGCCGCAACTTCAATTGGAGCAAATTTACAACCACATCTTTCGTATATATGTCTATTATGGACGCATATATTTCCATCTTCAGCAAAATTGTTTGCATTCATGTGTTTATAGAAGTTTCCCTGGTTAACATTCCATTCAACATGTTCATGTTTAGGGACATCTAATAGTTTTTTACTTCTTAGACTAAATCCTCCATTACCAACTCTTTGGTGATTCCCAAATGGATCAACATATGCGTTTTGAGTATATTCCCAAGGAGCACCAATATAATCATATTCTAACCAAGTATCATCCCATTTATTTGGATTAATGATAAATCCATCTGCTTGAATCAATAAGCAATGAGAAGTATCTACATGATTTGTTAAATTGTAAATGCAATAATAACTATAATCATTTATGTTATTAATTTTATAACACTCAGAGTATTCAATGAAATTGGGAAGATCTTTTGGGGGTTCGTGAGTAACTAATTTCACTGAACCAAAATTAATTCCTTCAACACTTTTTTGGAATGCAAAATATGTTTGTGGAAAATTTATTGAAGAAATGCAAATAAGAGTTACATCAGGAAGATTAATCATCTTTTTCAATTGATTGATTGATTATTTTATCGTAAAAATTTTGGATATCTAAATTATCAAGATTTATATCTTGCATTTCATCATAAAGATATTGATTAGATTTCAGGAGTTCTTCTGTTACGTCTGAATATTGATCAACAAAAAGGACAGGATAATCTCTAAAAAGATATTCAAGATATTTATTCTTCTTCATAACAGGAACTCTTCTCATATAAAGACACTCCCAGTTACGATGGCAATCTATTGCATTCCCGATGGGACAAATCATAAATTTAGATTGTTGTAAAGAGGTTAGATATTCTTCATAATTAACTGACCCAAATTCAACTTTTGCCCAGGATTTATCTAAAAATAATTCATTTATACCAGACCTTTCGGTAAAATTGGTATGAATACTGTGGTTAACATAAAGAAGGTTTTCAGTATAACCTTTTTGATTAACCATAAATGACAATAGTATTTCATGTCTATTGTCATTATTACTCATCTTTCGTTGAAGACCATAAGGAATTGGATTAACTTTTCCACCAAAACTTATTGCATTTACAGCATTCACACTTAAAACATTATCTGGTATTTTGTCAAAAATAACATCATCAATTGGAGTATCTTCTAAATTTGTAAAAATAATAAATTTTTTATCTGGAAAGTTTGAGCATAATTCTAAAAGATCATTCTCTTCTAATAAGGAATTTACATAAGATCTATCCTGAGGTTTTAAATTTTTAATTTCTCTCCTATAAAGTCTTATATTATCAATAAAAAGAGTCATGTACTCTTTAGATTCAAATAAAACTTTTTCAACAAATTCTAAATTTAATAAATTTGCAGGTTTCATAAAGTGATTTGGAATGCTTCCAAAACTTCCAGATTGGTCTCCAAAAGAGTAGTCGCAGAGATTTGAAAGACTTACGCCATCAAGTAATTTCATTTTATTTCTTAATTCCCCAAAAATATAAATCTTCACAAGGATTAATATAAGTTCTCATGTTTTTTATAAATTCAGTTGGATTATCGTAATCTACTGTACTATGAAACTCATACTCAGAAAATATTTCATCAAATGATTCCTCAAAGGACTCTCTAAAATCTTGTTCATCAAGATTCCTATAATACTCCCAACCAATATTTACAGTTAGAGGAGAAGAACCTTTATCAGATCTAGTGGTCCCGTGTTCTGCCCTTCCTGTCGTAGCGCAAGTAAAAAATATCAGTCCATCAGTTTTACACATTCTCACCATATTTGCAAACGTTTCTGCCCAATATGGGTTGTGCTCAAAACATTCTCCAGAAGCACAAACATCAAATGTTTCATCTGGAGCATCATACTCTTGCCCTTGAATTACTAAATCAACTCCTTTACCTTCACCAACATCTATTCCCAAATATTCGCAATTAGAAAAAAAAGATCTCATACTTCCATTAATATCTAAACTCCCAACTTCTAGAACTTTTGTATTTTCAAAATACTTTGGAAATTTATTTTTAACGTATGATATGAAATCTTGTTGTGTACTATGAGACATTTTATTTCGTGAGTTTTAGAATATATAGACCATTTTTCCACCGATTCAATAAATCTTGATATTTTTGCTTACCGGACATATCAAATGCTTCAGATTTAGTATAACCAATTGATTCTGACAATTTAAGAAGAGGATCTACCCAGGATGGATCTATAATATCTTCAATAATCATGACTCCTTTGGGTTTAATTTTAGAATAATATAAGTCCATCACTTTTTGAAAAGATTCATATGTATGAATCCCATCATCAATTACTATATCAAAATAAGAGTCTTCAAACAAATCTAAAGCCTCTTGAGTGTACATATCAATTTTATAGCATGTTGTACCATCAATAGGATTAAAATTTTCAATGTCTCCACCATAAACATTAGAATCTGGGTGAAAATATTCTTTCCATATTTTGATAGATCCTCCACCCCTAATACCTATTTCTAAAATGTTAATAGGAGAATTTAAATATGGTTTAAAATGTTCTTCATAAAAATGATCATAATAACCTAACTGATATTTGTCAGTACAATGCCCACCTTTGAGATATCTTTCCGATAGTGTAATAGTTGTTGTCTTTTTCTTTCTAGGCATTTTTAATTTGCTCCATAATCCATTTATAAGTTTTAGAAATTCCTTCTTCTAGGGGTTGTGAATAATCCCATCTAAGTTTTCCGCGTATCAAATCATTGTTTGAATTGCGACCACGAACTCCAGTAGGTGCATCCAACTTATACATTTTCTGCACATCTTTACCAGAAACTCTTGCAGTAATATCCACAAGTTCATTAATTGTGACCATTTCTTCGGACCCAATATTGACAGGTCCAATAAAATCAGAATCCATCAGACGACGGGTTGCTTCAATACACTCATCAATATAAAGGAACGAACGGGTTTGCTTTCCGTCACCCCAGACCTCAATAGCACCGCCTGTATCGGGTAGGTGAGCAACCTTGCGACAGATAGCAGCGGGAGACTTCTCTCTGCCCCCTTCCCAGGTGCCCTCTGGTCCAAAAATATTATGATAGCGGGCAACTCTTATTGGAATAAAATAATTGCGATGATATGCAAAATAAAGTCTTTCACTAAAGAGTTTTTCCCAACCATACTCAGAATCGGGATTTGCTGGGTATGCAGAATCTTCTCTACAATCTGGATTATCAGGATCTAATTGATTATACTCAGGATACATGCAGGCAGAACTAGAATAGAAAATTTTAGTTCTATTTGTTTGTTTAAAATCATTAAACTTACGAACAGACTCTAACACATTCAGATTAATAGTTACTGAGTTATGCATAATATCCGCATCGTTCTCTCCAGTGAAGACAAATCCAGCACCACCCATATCAGCAGCAAACTGATAAATTTCATCAAAAGGTTCAAGATACCGTGATGGAACAAAATGGTAGAAGTTGCCTCTTTTACCTTTAAATTGAATTACACGATCAACAAAATTAGCGTCACGAAGATCGCCATGAATAAATTCATTTGCTTCAGAGCGTGAAAATTCTGGGGATTTAAGATCCACACCACGAACCCAGTACCCTTCTGAACGAAGTCGTTTTACCATATGACTTCCAATAAACCCACCAGCACCAAGAACAAGTGCTGTTTTATTATAATCTCTCATATACTTCTTAAATGTACCATTTATATATTATACTAAAAAAGAGGAGTTTATGCAACCCCTCTTTTTTCGAGATTTTTTGACTGGAAACCAGAAACCAGGCGGCAATATCTTCACCCGCACCAGTCGGCATATTTAAAGTCCATCCGACGAGGACAAATCAGGGTTTGAACTTGACTCCACCAGTTCTGTTATAGACCATCCGTGTCTTTACGATGCGATTTCTAAAGGTTGAAGATCTTGAAAAACATGATCCATTAAAATATCATAATCATCAAGAACATCACCAGAGAATACTACACCTTCATTTTCATAGTATCTGCGAACTTTTTTATAAAGTTTTGGATTTTTTACATCAAGATAAAAATCACCGTTGGCAGCGCCACGAAGAGTTTGGATTTCTTTTTTGAATTTTTCTGAGAGTGTCATTGTTTATCGTGTTGACTTAATCAGTATAAGGCAAATTTAGATCTGTGTCAAGTGGACAGTTCAACAACCGTCCTCATGATGAGTATGGATGCGAATAAGATCATCAATCTCTTCACACCCATACTCATTACATGGAACCAAAACACAGTTTCCATAATCACCCTTAATCACAAAAGATTCTCCATTTTCAACTCGTTCCAATAATTCATCAAAATATAATTGAAATTCTTCGGTTGTAAAGCTTTCCATTTTTTGTTGAGACATTAATACCATTTTAATAATTTAGTAGATTTTTCTATTTAACGATAAGAATTAATAAATTCTTCATATTTAATTTTAATTTCAGAGTCAACTTCAGGTAAATTTCCTAAGGAGGGCATCCATCCTTCATTAATTATTTTGTCAGCAAATTTATAAGCATAAGTGGATATCAAAATTTTTGATCTACTTAGAGAACTTAGTATAAATGCTCTCTGCTTAATTTGATCATTATTCATCTAATCTCAAAATCTAATTTGCGAACCTTACGTTGTCTTCTATGTTCTTGCCACATAATATCTTCATTAGACAAGACATTTCGCTTTTTAGTTTCTTTGGGCGAATTTAGCATAACAATAAGAGATAAATCAATTGCTGTTATATTAGTATTGTCTCTTATAGTTGCCATATTTGGACATCCACAAGAGACTGTTTTAGATGCTCGCCCTTCAAGTTCTTTATTGCATGACTTACATCTTATTCTTATGTTTTCCATTTTACCATAATGATATATTTCCTTTATTTATCATTATATTAAAAGCCGAAGCCGGGATTCGAACCCGGTCCTTTTCTTTGGCAGAGAATTGTTAGAGTAATTGCTGTCTGTATCTTTTACAAGATAACCGCTTTTTTAATGCTACCATTACACCACTTCGGCGGGTCAAGATGAGTTTTTGGAATCGAACCAAGAGATCCTAAGATTGCTGCCTCATCTTTAAGAGGGGAGGGTAAGAATTGAACTTACGACGGACTGTTTTAGTATTTTGCTGTTAACATCAATTAACTCGATGTATTTATTAGACGGTTGCTCTACCAATTGAGCTACCTCCCCGGAGACTAGATAGTTTTTTATGGTCGTTTTGGAATAAACGGTAAATTGCTGAACTATCTATAAGCGGAGAAGATAAGAGTCGAACTTATTAGGTGCGATGCTGACTTATCTAAATCTAGATAATCTCCGGTCCCCCAGAGAACTTCCCCATAAAACAGACAGAGAACTGTCTGACGCCGAGACTAGGATTCGAACCTAGAACACCTCCTTAACATGGATTAATAGAATTGCTGTCTGTATCTTTTTCAAGATAACCGATTTTTTAAGCGTTTTATCCAATTAAACTATCTCGGCAAAACTAGATGGTTTTTGTTTTCTTTAACCTAAGAAGAGAATTGCTGAACCATCTATGAAATTATTTTAACAGAGGGGGAAGATTTTGTCAACCCCCTTGTGTCACTCAACTAAGTGGCAGAGGATGAAAGACGTGACCGACTTCATCATAACGCTCAGCATACACTGCATCGTTCATCACGTCAACTGGAGTCAGAGTTCCACCAGTCAGAACTGACTTGAGAATGGAAGGACTGCAACCAGACACTAGAGCAGTACCAGTGTCATGTGAAGTGATAGGAACGTTAGCATAAGAGTTCACGTTCCAGAATACCAGTTGAGGCATTTCATAACCTGCCTTGCGGTAGAGTTTTTGAATTTGCTCAAAGTTGGTACGCTTGTTGGAAGAACATGCTTGATCAAACTGCATGTCAGAGACAATGATCAGTTTTTGTGGCATATCTTCTGCAGGGACATCATGAGTCATTGCTGCATCCAGAATAGTCTTAAATACTGCCATGAGGTCAGTATTCATACTCCATTCAGCACGAGAAAGGTGTTCAATACGCTTTCCGATAGTAGAACCCGCAATTGTTTGCAATTTAGGATTTCCAGAGAAAGTGATGAACTTATCTTTCCAGACAGGAGAAGTGTTCCGTTCTGCAATATACATTGCAAGAGAGATGGAAACTGCCATAGGCATACCATACATGGAACCAGAAACGTCAGCAACAACTAGACCGTTGAACTCTTGACCTTCCATATAGTTAGGCAGTGCCTCCCACTGGAGATCAATAGTCTTGTCATGACGAGCACCCCTGTAGAGATACTCATTGACAATATCATAAGGATACAGAGTTGCAGCGTTGATCTTTGCTTCACCCTTAGAAACAGCATTCAGATACTCTTGGTAACGAGTTCCGTCTTGCTTTGCAAATGCCTTGCGGTACATGAAAGCAGCACGGGAAGGAACCTTGGAATAGTCAATTGCTGACCACTCCTTAGAGCACATTGCAGTCTCAATAATCTTGATGTAATTACGCAGATTCGCAAGAGTCTTACGATACTCACGCTCACTCAGACCAAGATATTCTGCAATCTTGCGACCAAGACGCTTGCTATCCTTGCTGGAAGCATTGATAGAAGGCAGCCACTTCGCAAGCAGAGAAATGTTACCACCAGAAGAGGCAAGAACATTGTCTGCATTGAGTTGCTTCTGAATTACATCAAGAACAGTGTTCCAAGCGGAAGTGTTCTCAAGAACAAGAAGGTCATCCCAACGACCGTAAACAGGAACGAATTCAACCAGCTTTGCACCGATTTCAGCATCTTCCTCTACGAGATACTTGAAGAGATTACGAAAGACATCACGCTCTCCCTGACCACCACGAACATCCCGTGCCCAGAAGAGAATACGGGTCGCAGTTTCAGGATCTTCCTTGAAGGCAAATGCGAACAGTTTTTGTGCCTGGTTCAGATCGTTCCGACATGCGGCGATCTTACCGAACAGATCCAGACACTTGTTGAGAGTAGAAGAATATGCTTTTGCTCCGTTCTCAGTAACAGTGTTATTCAGTTCAGTTTCTAGTGCAGTAATAAAAGTCATGATTTTTCTCCAAGTTGATTTTGGTTGTTTTGAAGAACAATTTGTTGATTGCTGAATCAACTTTGTTCTAGATGAGTTTTTTGCTGGTTAGATTAAACGTCTAGTGCAAGAATTGCTGACTCATCTAATACACCTTACGGTGTAATGGGAGATACTGGAATCGAACCAGTGGCTTCGCACTTGTAAGGAGCGCACTCTACCGCTGAGTTAATCTCCCGATGTGGGTGGTGATCTCTCAACCACCCCTTTAATATACCAGGAAGTCGCTCATTCGTCAACCCCCTTGTGCCGGTTGCTAAACTGTCTCAACCGATTACATAATCCTTCCATTCAGAAACCTTACTCTTCTGAAGATCCAAATACACCTTATTGAAGGGCGCTTCTGGTGATTTCTTCAAAGTCATATTAGTTTCAGAAAGAAGTTTACTTCCTTTTTTCGTATTACATTTGGTGCAACAGGCAACGAGATTATCCCATGTGTCCTGTCCACCTCTTGAACGAGGAATCACATGGTCAATCGTAAGATCTTTCTTGGATCCACAGTATTGACATTCATGGTCATCCCTCTTATAGATGAGTGCTCTTGTTGGATAAGCATCTCTTCCACGAGTAAAAGGAATTCTCACATAATTGACCAAACGAATTACACGCTTGGTAATGAGTTTTGCTTTCTCCTTAAAAAGAAGAACGATTGCTCTTTTCCAATTAGTGAAATGTAATGGTTCATAAGAACTGTTTAGAACCAAGACTGTACTATTTGGTTCTACGGATTCCATTGCTTTCTATTGCACCTCGTAATATTTAGAATGTGGCACCCTGAGAGGGATTTGAACCCCCGTCTTCTTCGTTCGTAGCGAAGCACTCTTCCACTGAGTTACCAGGGCATATGCTGGTGGAGGGATTCGAACCCACACTGTACAGATTTTGAGTCTGTTGCCTCCTACCTGTTGCGCTACACCAGCAATAAAGACTATACATTATGTATAATCAAAATTTAATTTTTAGTCCCATGTTTTTCATTTTAACAAGAACCTCAGCATTTCCCATAGCATCATCCACTGGATTGTGAGTGTGCTTGGTATCTCTAAGGTGCTTCCACTTTGCAAAAGAATCTTTTTGCATTCCACAATAAAGATCTGCAAGTCTACGAGAACTGAACCCAAAAGGATTAGATCCATAGAAAGCATGAAAGTAGTAGTTAATGAACTGCCAATCAAATCCATTGTTATCTGAGATAAAGATTGGACGACCAACACTATTTTCTTTGATCCAGACCGCAAAATCTTCCATTTCGTGTCTTGGATTTGCAAAACTCATAGTTTCTTCTCTAGTAAATCCAGAAACAGCAAGTGCTTCCGGAATCCACTTATCACTAATAGGCTTTAGTGTTACATAAAAAGTTGCTGTGTTTTTAAGATCCTCTTGGACCAATACAGCACCAAATGAAATCATTGAATATAGTCCGGGACAGGGACCATCTGATTCTACATCAACCACAAAATAAGACATAATAACCTCAATGAATTTCATGTCCGCAGAGGGATTCGAACCCACACTGTACAGATTTTAAGTCTGTTGCCTCCTACCTATTGCGCTATGCGGACACATGGGCGTGAGAGGATTCGAACCTCCACTGTATAGATCCTAAGTCTATTGCCTCCTACCGTTGCGCTACACGCCCTTGACGACCCCTTAAGAGTACCATAGGTGCTCCCAGAAGTCAATGTCCGCGAGAGGATTTGAACCTCCACTGTCCACCCCCTCAAGGTGGTGCCTCCTACCAATTGCGCTACACGGACAAAATGCTCATAAGAGCAATTCCAGAACTAGGATTCGAACCTAGATTATACACCTTCAAAGGGTGGTGTCCTGCCAGTTAGACGACTCTGGAATGAGAGTCTCAGGTCGGAATTGAACCGACGATTAGGAGTTTTGCAGACTCCCGCCTTACCATTTGGCTACTGAGACATAATGGGTCTGGTGGGACTTGAACCCACAACTTCCAGGTTAAAAGCCCGTTACTCTATCCAATTGAGTTACAGACCCATAAGCCCCTAGACAGAATTGAACTGTCGTCTCCGCTTTACAAGAGCGGTGCATCACCACAATGCTTTAGAGGCGGGGTGTACGATCGGATTTGAACCGACATAAACCAGATCCACAATCTGGCGCATTAACCTTTATGCTACGCACACATGGCAGTAGGTGGAATTGAACCACCGACGAAATGGGTATGAATCATCCGTTCTACCACTGAACTATACTGCCTAAAGGAGAGTAGAGGATTCGAACCTCTGGGACTTTGACATCCAAGACCTTTCCAAGATCTCACCATAAACCACTCGGACAACTCTCCAAGGCGGAAGATGTTGGGATCGAACCAACGGGGGCGTTGACCCCACGGTTTAGCAAACCGCTGCATTAACCACTCTGCCAATCTTCCAAATAGGAATACACAGAGTTGAACTGTGATCTATCGGTTATCAACCGATTGCTCTCCCATTGAGCTATATTCCTATAAGGCAGGGACTCCCGGAATTGAACCGAGACCTCATGTTCTTCAGACATACGTGCCGACCAACCTACACCAAGTCCCCATTTAAATGGCCTCTTTTGAGGCAACTGGGATAGCAGGACTCGAACCTGCAACGAAGCGGTTAACAGCCGCACGATCTGCCAATTGATCTATATCCCATTAAAATCCTCAATAAAGAGGAATAGTCCCAGCGGGGTTTGAACCCGCGTTTCAACCTTGAAAGGGTCGCGTCCTGACCAATTAGACGATGGGACCATATGGGTAACTGAGAGTCTCAAACATCTTCTGTCTTGCTCAGTCTTTACTTGATGCTCAACCCAACGGAGAGAACAGGAATCGAACCTGCGAGGCTGTTACCCCCAACTGTTTTCAAGACAGCTTCCTCGGCCAACCGGACCCTCTCCAAGCAGTTTCTACTATTTTTAGCGGACATTGAGAAACTGAAAAACATAACGTCCTACCACCCATAGGGGATTTGAACCCCTGATACCTCTTAGACAGAGAGGCGTGCTAGACCACTACACTAATGAGCGTTGGAGCGGAATATCGGATTTGAACCGATGACATCAACCTTGGCAAGGTTGCGTTCTACCACTGAACTAATTCCGCAATAGTTGTCGCGCATTGGCCACGACAGGTGCTTTTAACTCTAGCACGCCAGAGTTCTCATAAAGAGAATGGAATCTAGGGGAATCGAACCCCTAACCTCTTGCTTGCAAAGCAAATGCTCTACCAATTGAGCTAAGACCCCTTGGGAGCGGGAGACAGAATCGAACTGTCAACCTGGAGCTTATGAGACTCCTGTGCAACCACTACACTTTCCCGCAACACGCAGTAGAGGATTCGAACCCCTGAAAATTGGTTTTGGAGACCAACGCATTCACCACTCTGCCAACTGCGTATTGGCGGCCATTTTGTTAAAGCGGTATAGCCGAACCGCATCAATGCAAGGAGTTTGGACTTCCTTGGATCGGAATGACAGGATTCGAACCTGCGACAACTGGTTCCCAAAACCAGGGCTCTACCAAGCTGAGCTACATTCCGTAGAGTTGGGCACCACCCAACAGAGGACTTTCCCTTTGTCATCAGATATTTTACATGATTCTGCAAACATGTCTATCGTGTTATCGTAGTAGATAGAACTACGTCCTTCTTTTTGGTTCAAGGTCAGGATCAACCTCGTTTTCCTAAGGTAGCAAACTCCTTCGGAAATGGGAGAGAAGGGAATCGAACCCCCGATGGTTCCTATGTACGTGTTTTACAGACACGGACTACACATATTGCCGACAGTAGCCACTCTCCCTAGAGTTTATACTGCAAATAATTTTCACCAAGATTAATTGAATTTTTGTTATCTTTTATGATTTCTTTTGGAATAAGATACTTATCACCATTAGAAGTCAGTACGAATAACTGATCATAAAAGATTTCAGTGTTGAGTTTATTGACAAAATTAGATTTACTATTTCCGCCAGTAATTCTCAACCCTACTACATATTTCCCACTAGATGATTTTGAGTTGGTTGTCTTAACTTGAATTTTTTGTAATCCAAGTTCAGGAAAATCAACTATCAAATCATAATCTTGACTATCTGTTAAAGGAATTGAAACAGTATATCCAAGATAACAAAAGTGAGAAATACATAAACCTAATCCAACATCACCTTGTTTTTTGGTGTTTTTGCAGTTTTCAAACATCTCTTATAACGGAGTATTACTCTGTTATTTATAAGAGTTATGTTTAGACTAGATGATTGTTTTTTCTACCCAAAAGAAAAGTAAAAATTGCTGAATCATCTAAAAGAATTCGGTGTTTTACTTCGTCATTAAAGACAGGATTATAAGTCCAGCAAAAGATACTAAAACTAATAAGGATGCCTCCTTACTCCTCCAGATTACTCTGTTATGAGGAATACCTTATCCTATCACTAGGAAACACCAATGGGTCTGGTGGGATTTGAACCCACAACTTTTCGGGTAAGAGCCGACTACTCTGTCCAATTGAGTTACAGACCCAATAAATGGTTAAATTTTCAAGGTTCAAGCGATCTCTCAACCGCTTTTTAAAAGTACCACAAGAAACCGTTGGGGTCAAGTGGTGTGTGCCAGTTTCAAGATTGGAACTGGATGGGGTCTCATTCCCCCGCTGATAATGACACTAGCAACAAAAAAGGGGAGGAAACTTTTGGTTTCTCTCCCCTTCTTGCTTTATGGTTGTACTTTTTATACTTCCATAATCGCAGAAGGGGACTCACACGCAATAAGATCCCAATCGGACATATTGCCGTTTGAATATGTAAATTGGGGTTTTGGTGATAAATGAGTCATTTTCTTTGATAAGTGTGTTACTATTTATAAGACTTTTGTTTTTCAAAAGTCAAGAGCGGATGATCGGACTTGAACCGACGACATCTAACTTGGAAGGATAGCGTTCTACCGCTGAACTACATCCGCAATTGTTATTTTATTTATAAGACTTTTTTGGAAAAAAGTCAAGCACCTCAGGTAGGATTCGAACCTACGGCTAACCGCTTAGAAGGCGGATACTCTAGTCCACTGAGTTACTGAGGCAAAAGACAACTTAATGTTGTCAATAGGAACGCTGGGGATTGAACCCAGAACCTCCCACTTATTCGGTATAGAGGGTACTGCCCCCCCATTAACAATCTTTTGATACCGTAAGGTGGGTGCTCTAACCACTTGAGCTACGTTCCCAATCAGACAATCGTATGGTATTTATACCAGATTGTCAATGGGAGCAGGGGGACTTGAACCCCCACGGGCACTGCCCAACGGATTTTAAGTCCGGTGCGTCTACCGATTCCGCCACGCTCCCGATGGGACAATCATAAGGCACGAACCTCAGATTGTCAAGGGGTGGAGTGGAGAGCGGGTGGCGCTCCCTCAACCACCCCTACAAGATACCAGACAGATGGGGTGCCTGTCAACCCCCCTTTACCTCTTTCCTGGTGTTCTTCTCTTCTGTGATCTCGGCGCGGCGAGACTTGACTAGTTTAGTAATTTCTTGCAATGCCTTGCGTGCGCGGGTGCCTGCAGCATTATTACCATTAGTAAACTTTTCGTCTTCAACTTTCCAAGACTCAAAGGCGTCAAGAAGTTCTTGTGATGTAGACATAATAATCTCCAATAATTAAAAATTTATTTATACATGTTATTTGCAGTCTTCTACCCAAGGAGCACACATTCTTATTGGTCCTCCTAATGATTTACACTCTTCAGTATAACATGTGTCATTATTTATAGGTTCTTCAATGTACTTTGGTTCATATTTTTTATTAGCTTCTTTAATAATTCTATCATACTCGGGAGTCACTTTTTCTATTGCTCTATCAATATCTCTATTGATTCTTCTCTCAAGTTTTTTGGGATCTTTGATAATAAAATCATTAATAGGTGTACTAGGATTTACTTCTCTTTGAACTTCATCAAAGAAATCCCAAATAAGTTCTTCTTTAATTCCAGTACAATTAGATAAAAATGCAATTATAGAGGTAAGAACAACTCCTATAATTGCATAAGTTTTAATATCTGGTTTTTTATTTCCAAAATTAAATTTAAATTTCATTCAATATTATTTTTTCTTTAAGAGTGCTTTACGATATTGTAAATCGGTTCTAGTGCCGGAATCCATACGACCTTGATTAGGTTGATGCTCCCCTGGTTTAGCAGGACTTCCAACTCCTTTATAAGAACGATGCGAATAAGCAGCACCACTATGTTTAGAATCACCAGAAATCATCTTTCCGCCTTGAGAACGAGAATTCATATAATCAGTTTCTGATTGCCCATGCCTACCTCTCCATAATTCTTGAAGAATACTATCTCTCCAACCCTCACTCATATTTACCATCATTTGCTCTGCTGCTTCTGAGGTTTCAGCATATCCTTCATCAAGAAGATGGGAGAGGATTATATCGTAGAGGTCGTAACTTTCGCGGTTTGTGTTTTTCTTAACACCTCTTTTATCTGCATGGATTTTTTTCCTTACTGGTTCACCTTGGGTGTCCCAATCAGCAGGATGTAAAATATTTTCAAAATCGCGGGATTGTCTGCGCCCTACTCTTTGTCTTTCAGTTGCATTTCTGTATTTCTCAAGTTTATTTGCCTCACCAAGTTCCTGATCTTGATAAACCTGCGAATAAGCTTCTACTAAATCTACTGCTTCCATTTTAACAATACTTTTCTTTTATTTATAAAAAAAGGGACCCTAAGGTCCCCGCTAAAATATCAAATCACCCGATAACAAACTCTTGCAACTCCATTACTCGGAGAAGCAATGGATGCAAATGCACCATAAGACAAATCTAAATCACGACTAGCAATAAATGGACCCCTATCAGTCACACGAACAACCACAGACCTACCATTGGATTGGTTTGTAACACGAAGGCGAGTTCCAAAAGGAAGCCAACGATGTGCTACAGAATTACCATAAGCATTGAATACATTTCCACTGGCAGTTAATTGTCCGTGAAATCCATCACCAACTCCATAATGAGAAGCAGTGGTACATCCACTTGCTGCCTTAGACTCAATAGGCAAAAGAACAGAAGAAAGAATAGCAAGAATTGAAAGTGTTTTAAACATAATTGAACTTCCTCACATCAAGAATCAATGGTCGTATACTCAAACTTATTGAGATACTGCATAGCATAAGTTTCTCTTGGTCCCTTGTGACCCCAACGAATCCACTTAAACGCAAGACGCATATAATCGTTGATAGTACCTCCAGGACGACTCATGCGGTCTCTAATCATCTTCCAGTCAGGTTCATAAAACATATATTGAACCTGAGTCTCTAAAGTTGATGTATTACCACCATACCTTTTAGCAAAATGACCTAGACCATTGTATCTTGTTGAATCGGTCCATTGTAAGATTCCATAACCACCACGATGACACCTATGATATGGAACTCTTGCACCTCCCTCACAAATATTGGGAACAAAGGTAGATTCTTGTTTAAGATTACCCATAATTGTAGCAATTGCTACTTTATCACGAATACCTTCATCTTGAAGTGCATTTAAAACATAATGTTCATTTTCATTACACCCGTTACAAGTTATCCGTCTTTCTTTTGGTGTTTCCGGAGCAACCTCTTTGGTCGCTGTCTCCTGAATTGTGCTAGTTTGATTTAAAGTAGCATAACTCGGTGTTGGCAGTGTTGCCGCTGATGTTGCAACCGCACCAAGAAGAGATACGGTCACAGTTGTAAGGTTTTTTAGCATTTAGTTTAATAGAACTCTACATCCGTTTAGAAGAAGGGGTACACCTCTTTTTAGGAGGCATCTTCCACGGCTCTAATTTTCAAATCAAGGACTCATAATAAAAAACCCTGCTCATAACAGGGAATTTACATGATAAGTGATTATTTAGGTTTTGTCAAGAGAGTCACCTTCCAATCTGTCCACCTGAACGAGAAACACCAGTACCTCTACCACCAGGAACTGTTCCGTATCTTCCAGACACTCTGGTATCAGAAGGTTCTGCTGAACCAAGATCTTGACCAGTTTTTATGTTAGTCACTCGTCTTCTTTTGTTACCAGAAACTGTTCCAACAGAACTTGGCGAATCTGGTCCTATTCTACCTCTAACGCCAGTTTGAGCATATTGACTTCTATGAACTCTGCCAGAATCTTGCGCCCTTTGTGCTGCAGTTCTGGCAGGTTTACTCGCTTCGTGTCTTTGATCCTTATCGTTTATCGCCTTTGTTATTTGGGTGATTTTTCTTACAGATTTAGACATTGTTTGAGGATTTCTATCCCTTCGCAACTGAGCAACTTTTTGAGACGCTTTAGGTCTACCTTTTCCCCACCAGTCTATTGTTTCTTGCTCTGATTTTCTTGCTTCTAAAATAAACTCTCTAAAAGTTTTCATATTACACTTTTAGAAATATTTATCATTTAGACACTGCCTACAGTCTCATTTTCAGACCATTCATCATCATCTTTTTCAATAGAAAAGTAGTCAATTTCTTCAACACCTTCTGGAATGTTAATCCATTCCTCAAACTCCGCTTGAAGTGCCTTAGCATTACGATGCCTATCTGCTTCATGGAGAAGTTCAATTTTCTTGATTGCCCAACCACGCACTTGATTGAGGCATTCATTTTCAATGTTGATGTCCAAGTTAGTTTCTTCCTCTTGTTTAATGGGAGTGGGTTCCTGAGGAACCTCCGACACCTTGGACTCTACCACATCCTGATCCCTTGTCAAGTGGTTGAGGAAGTTCTTAATCTTTCTGAAAAATTTCATTCCGTTTTTAATCTATATATGAACCTACATAGTCATATTAGCAATTCTTATCTAATGACCTGGAAATATAACAATCAAGAGTTTACAGAAGTCCCAAAAGACATGGAAGGTTTTGTTTACCTTATTACAAATCTCACCAATGATAAAAAATACATTGGAAAGAAACACTTTTGGACAAGACAAAAAGATCGTAAAACAGGTCGCAGAAAAAAGAAAGAAAGTGATTGGAAAAAATATTTTGGTTCTTGTGATGAATTAATTGAAGACGTAAAAAATCTCGGAGAAGATAAATTTCTCCGAGAAATTTTATATCTATGTCCTCACAAGAAATCTATGAGTTTTTATGAGACTATGGAACAATTCAAAAGAGATGTAATTCTTAGAGAAGACTACTACAATACAAATGTTGAAGGTAAGTTCTTTAGTAGTGAAGTAGAGAATATTTATGAGATTGTTCTTAAAAGCTCTAAAGCTTTATAAACCATCTTCAAAACCGACAAACCGATCCTAGCAATAAAAAAGGGTCTTGTCAAGACCCCTTAGAGATGTTATGATTGAAAAATAATCATCTGCCAGATGCTCTCCTTCTGCGAGCACGATAATCAGTAGGAACCTCCATATAACCAGATTTACCTTTACCGCGCCTAGAATGATCAATGGAATTTTCATAATCACCATCTGCCTGCTTATGTTCTATATTTTTTTCAGCATTTAATCTATTAATACTTTTTTTATTTGCTTTAATTCTTTCACGGTCTCTTCTATCATTATTATTTTCACTTTCACCAGATCTTCTTAATTGCGAACCACGTCTAACCTGTGCTTGAATTGAATCTTTCCATTTTGGTTTATTATACTTTGTTTTCCCATCTTTATCAGTAACTGAGCGAATATCATCTCCAGTAATTCTATTAGCAATAGATCTTTGAGATCCTCTAACTGATTCATCAAGAATTTCTTCTCTCCACTCTTCACTCATATTTGCCATAATTACAGTTGCTGCTTCCTCGGTATCAGCATATCCTTCATCAATAAGATGCTCAAGGATTATATCATAAAGATCTACAGTATCTTCGGAAATATATGATTCTACAAGTTCATAGGTCTCATTGACATCAAGATTTTCAATTAAATCATAAGCTTCACTTTCAGTACTAACATATCCTTCCGCAATTAGATCATCAATTAAGAGATCTAGGAGTTCAAAACTTTCCTTAGCAGTAAGTCTTGCTTCTCTTTTTCTTGCTTCTCGTCTAGACTTTTTATCTTTAAAGGTTCCTGCTGGTTGACCTTGTTGGGGTTCTGTAGGACCTTCTCCAGCTGCTGCATTTTCAAGTTTTTTAGCAGCGAGTGATCTTCTATTTGCGGTTACAGTTCTTCCTGGGGGAAGTGCGGGTCTTTCTTTAGCAGGTTGACCAACTCTTGGATTTTCTGGAGTTCCTTCTTTTGCTTTTGGTTTTGCTGCAGGAGTTTCTTTCGGTTCTACTTTAGCGGCAAGATTACGAAGACCACCAGCTGCTGCTTTTCTGCCAGACTTAATAAATCCTTTGATTTTTTCCTTTGCGGAAGCAAGTTTACCCTTAACCTTCTCAGCACCCCTTTGCACCTTTCTACCTGCCTCAGCGGCGCCTCCAGCGGCGGCAGAGACTGCTCCACCAGCAAGAGTCTTTGCTCTACTTCCTGCTTCTTTTGCTCTATCGGAAATATTTTTAGCAGCGCGAGTAGTTGCAACTTGAAGTCTCTTTACTGCGTGCTTTCTACCAACTCTTTCACGCTCAGCAGACTTCATTCTAGTGGCAGTTGCTGCTGCAGATTTCTTTTCTCTTGCCCTTTTATTTGCCAAACGATTCATTCTTGACATTTCACTTTCTTCAGAAAGAATCTCATAGTCAAATACTTCTAGGCATTCATTGAGTGTTACTTCTCTTTCTGAGAGAATTTCTTCCATAATTTGAGTTAATTCATTATCAGAAAGATCATCAATAAATTCAAAATTTTCTTCTACTGTCAGAATATCTTCCCTAAGATCTTCATCATAAACAGCAGTATATGCTTCGTATAGATTAAAAGCGTTCATTTTTTAATTCTTAGTTTACTTTTAGTTATTTATAAAAAAGGGGAGTTATAAACTCCCCAAGTAACTCAAAGTTTAAATCCAGCAAATGTATCATTTTTCATATCTTGTTTAATTCCACCAATCAAATACGTCTCCTGCTCCGTTTCCTGGGGTGCCACTTGAAGTCCTTTTGAATTAATCCAATGAGAAGTCCAAGGTAAGGGGTTATTATTAGCAGGAATATCATAAAGAGGTCTGAGACCAATCGCCCGCATACGACGATTAGCAATCCATTCAACATATTGCTGAAGAAGTTTATCATTAAGACCAATCATACTACCATCCTTGAAAAGATAGTCTGCCCATCTCTTTTCTTCATTTACAGCAAGATCAAACATTCTATAAACCCACTCTTCTTCCTCCTTAGCAATTTGTTGCATTTCTGGATCATCGCCTTCTCGCCATTTGTTAAGAATATTCTGAGTAATTGCTAGGTGTTGGTTTTCGTCTCTGGCGATAAGGGAAATGATCTTGGCGGATCCTTCCATAAGTTTAAGTTCACCAAAGGCGAAACTGCAAGCAAAACTAACGTAGAAGCGAATACCTTCAAGAATATTAACGTTTGCAATTGCTCTGTAGAGTTTTCGTTTGACATCGTTGAGATTTTCCTTTGCGTAATTGACTCCCTCAAGATTATGCTTCCATGTTTCGGAAGTACCATACTGTTGGGCAGAATTAATAAAATCATTATACGCTTCAGTTACACTCTTGGAACGAACCATAATATGCTCGTCCTTAATAATAGTATCAAACACATCAGAGGGATTTGAATAAACATTCTTGATAATATAAGTGTATGAACGACTATGAATCATCTCCATAAATCCCCATACTTCCATACATGCCTCAAGTTCGGGTAGAGAACAGTAAGGAATGAATGCCATTCCCGGTCCTCTACCCTGAATTGAATCCAGCATAATTTGATACTTCAAATTAGAAGTGTAAATATGCTTCTGTTCTGGGCGAAGTATTTGATAATCTCCACGATCCTTCTGTAAAGAAACCTCTTCTGGTCTCCAAAAGTATCCAAGTTGTTGAGTAGTAAGTTTCTCAAAAATTGGATACTTATAGGAATCATATCTCTGAACCCCCAATGGTTTCCCAAAAAACATTGGTTGCTTTTTAGTGTCCACTTCCTCAGTATTAAAAACCGTCATTCCTTTAACTTCTGTGGAATGATCTGTGGAAGATACCTTAAATTCCATGCTTGTTTCTTTCTGCGTAGTTTTATTTAACATAATTCAAATAGTGCAACTTTCACAACTTTCTTCATCAGAATTTGAAATATCATCTAAGAGAGATTCAAGTTTTGCTTTAGCGTCATGAACCACTTCACCATTAAAATTTTCCAAATGGATTTTTCCAGCATGAAGATCAACTACTTCATCGGATTTAATGTCATATGTGTTTTGATAATATGCAGTTTTCCAACCATACTTATAGAGTGTAAGAAGGTCTTGTGCCAATACACTCACAGGAACCTCATTGTTTGGATAGTTCTCTGGATTATAACTGGTATTACCAGAAATTGCTTGGTCAAAGAACTTCTGCATTACCGCAACAACATTAATATAACCACGATTACTCTTCATTTCCCAAAGAAGAGTATAATGATTCTTTAGAGACTGATACTGAGGAACAATCTGCTTAAGAGGTCCTTTCTTTGATTTTTTAATGGACAAGAAGTCTCTAGGTGGTTCAATTCCATTTGTTGCATTTGACACAACGGAACTGCTCTCCGAAGGCATTTGTGCGGACAATGTTGAGTGCCTAAGACCGTATTGTAGGATAGATGCCCTAAGAGATTCCCAATCATGTTGTAGTGGTATTGATGAAATTTCGTCTACTTCTTTTTTATAAGTGTCAATTGGAAGAATTCCTTCAGCATACTTAGTACGACCAAAGTATTCACAATGACCCTTTTCTTTTGCAAGTTGATTAGATGCCTTTAATAGGTAATACTGAAAACTTTCAGAAAGACCATGAACCGCATCCCATGCCTCTTGAGAATCGTAATTATATCCAAGTTTTGCAAGGTAATGTGCAAGACCAATATAACCAATTCCAAGAGCACGACGACGTTTGGTGAAATTCTCCGCTGCCTTGACTGGATAATTTTGATAATCAATCAGTTCATCTAGAGAACGAACCGCAAGATCACAAAGTTCTTCTAGTTCTTCATCAGATTTAACTTTACCAACGTTGATTGCAGATAGAATGCAGGTTGCAATTTCTGCCTCATTGTCATCATCAATGTGCTGAAGTGGTGTAGTGGGAAGTGTGATTTCCTGGCAAAGATTTGACATTGTAATCTGATCCTTAAAGGAACTATGAGAATTACAATGGTCAATATTCATAATGTAGATACGACCCGTCTCAGCACGTTCTTTGAGGAGACTAAGAATAAGTTCCTGCGCTTTAACAGTTTTTTTCTTAACGGTTGGATCTTTTTCATATGAAACGTAGAGATCATCAAACCTGTCTGTTCCGAAAGAATCATATAATCCAGGTACATCGTGCGGGGAGAAAAGCGTAATTTCACTGTCTTGAATAAACCTTTCATAAAATATCTTACTTAATTGAATTGAATAATCAAGTTTACGAACACGATTATCTTCAGTACCTTTGTTATTTTTGAGAACTAGAATGTCTTCTATTTCTTGGTGCCAGATTGGAAAGTGGACAGTCGCTGATCCACCTCTGATGCCGTTTTGAGTGCAAGATCGGACAGTTGCTTCAAACTTTTTGAGGAAAGGGATAACGCCTGTGTGAATAACTTCTCCACCTCTGATTTTACTGTTAATGCCACGGACTCGACCTGCTCCGATACCAATTCCTGCTCTTTGAGCAACATACCTAAAGATTGCAGAATCACCAGACTCAATACTAGGGAGGGTGTCATCAATATCAACAAGAACGCAACTTGCAAATTGACGAAGTGGGGTTCTAACTCCCCCCATGATTGGTGTAGGAATGTTGATTTTGTGTTTTGAGAGTGCATCGTAATATCTCTTTACATATGACATTCGTGTTTCTTTTGGATACCTTGAGAACTTTGTCAAGGCAATCATCATATACATGAACTGAGGGGATTCAAAAACATAACCAGTTGTTCTGTCCTGAACAAGATACTTATCTACTACTTGCCTAAGACCAGCATAAGTAAAAAGAAAATCTCTATCATGATCTATAAAAGAATCTGCCTTTTCAATTTCTTCTATAGAATATTGAGTGTAAATATCACTATCATAAACTTCAGCGGAAACGCAATCAATAATATGCTGTTCCAGCGTAGGAAGTTCCTTCATTCTCCCATATAGTTGTTTACGAATAGCAAACAGTAGTAGTCTTGCAGCAACAAATTGATAATTAGGGTGATCTAAATCAATAAGATCACTTGCACTGCGAATTAAAATTTCTTGAATTTCTTTAGTTGTAATTCCATCATAAAATTGAATACCTGATGTCATCTCAACTTGACTCGCAGAGACCCCTGCAAGACCCTTACACGCCTCTCCAACCATCAAGTGCATCTTGTCTAGGTCTAACGACTCTATACGTCCATCACGCTTTTTTACTTTCGTTCCGTTGCTCATATTTTTTCCAATTAGTAAATTTGAGTTTTGCTTCCAACCCGAAATAGGTATTGGATTCTACCACATCCTGAACATTAAGTCCAGCAATGTACATTTGATTAATATCCTTCTTGTCAATTGAAGAAGGCCAAATCACAACCTTTTCCCCACGATCAATACACTTTTCAATTCTAGAAATAATCTCTAGATTTCTGGGTTCATTATCATAAATCCAAACCCTATCTCCAATATTAAGTTCTTCCACATTACCATCTGCTCCACAAAGAGCAATGCAGTTAGAAATAAACTCCGAATCAAATGGTCCCTCGGTAATGTAAACTGTCTTGTCTTTTTGTATATTATCAAGACCATAGATCTTCGGCGCATCTTCATCTAACATGATGGTGATGTATTTAACTAATGGATTTGTTTTTAATGATCTTCCCTGAAACCCGATAAGTTCTTTATTGTAGAAAAGTGGTATTATTATCCTAGGTTCATCATATTTAACATTCTCAAAAGTTTGTTTAATTGAGTTAACCCATAGTTTAAATTTTTCAGTATAATAGAATTTATCTGAGTTTAATTTTCTACCTTCCAAATACTCTTTGGCAATTAGATTTTCTGATGCTTTTGGTAAATCTAATTTTTTACTAAATTTTGGTTTATCAAAGTTAAACTTGGGTTCTTCTACAACAAAATTTTTCCCAGTAAAACCAGACTTAAATTTCTCCAAACAAAACTGCTTATGTAGAATTGGATCTATCTTTTTGAGAAAATTATTAAAAGACAAGTTTGCGCCACAATTGTGACACTTATAGTTCGTGTTACTTTTTATGGAATAAAAGTATCCCCTTGCCTTAGATTTATTCTTCTTAGAGTCCCCACAAATGGGACATCTACAATTATAAAGTCCGGGTTTAACTTTTTTAAATTTTTCTAGACGTGTTGACAATAGATTGATAAACTTATCATCAATCAAATTCATGATCAGGGTTTCGGATTCTCCTGGATTATAACAGGAGTCGGGTCGGGTGTCAAGATGTCGCCAAATATATTATTTGGATTGTTGATTATTACGGTTAAAGCAATAATAATTCCCATACCAATCCACATCTTCTTTTCTATTTCTTGAATTCTAAGCAAAACTGCGTTATGATCGCTGTCCATTTTATCACGGAGTTTGTCAATCTTTGCAAATAATACTTCGTCCGCATTTTCTTGCTTTTGGATTTTTTGCTCATGTACCGCGAGTATTTTTCCTACGCTAATATTTACCTCGCTTAACTTTTCTATTGCATTATCTATTTTGACAACAACATCTTTCAAGTCAACAAGTCTTTGCTCCAAAATAGCGACCTTTACAGATTCTTCTGACATATCCCATGCCCTTAGGTAAGTTTTTATCCTATAACTCACCTAAGCATTTAAACAGTCTAATATATTTATTTATTTATAACTCACATCATACCCAAAGATTTCACCCAATCTTTGTATCTTTTGTTTACACTTCTTCCATCTAATTTACCATTCTTTTTTTTGAAAAATGGAAGAGGATTAGATGTACCTGCATTAGGTCCACGAGAATCTGCATAAGCACTAAATCCTGCAGATCCATTAGGTGTTCCGGTATTCATAGATGGTCCACCTTCTTCTCTAAGATTCCTAAAATGTCTTACTATTATATCAGTTTTATCCATTTTTGTCATAGATTTTTTGAAGTTGTTCCAAACAAGTTATATCAACAAGTATATCGTGAATATAAGTCTTAGGGAACTCTGGAAGGCGATTCAGAAATAATATAATAGTTTTTACCTGAGACCACATCTCTTTTTCAATTTTGAAAAATAACATAGGAGTTGTGGCCTCACCAAATATATTATAAAGAACAATAAAATGATTTATCAGTAAGTGGGTTTTTAAGATTCCCGTTTTTTTATATTTTTTCAGTAACCTCTTAATATATTTAAAATGATTTAAATCTTTTTGAAAATCATCTTTGGTTACTGCTTGAGGATTCTCGTAATTTTTTATTGCAAATAATAAAAAATTATCCTCATTCAATTCATTAAAAATCATATATTAATTATCATGCGTAGGTAATTGTTGCTGCGGCAGAAACAACTGAAACATCTCCAGAAACAATTTCAACAGTATATTCTCTTCCATCGTTTTTATCACTATCGTTTGCAACTGTAAGAATTGCAGTTTGAGTTCCAGAATAATCTCCAGCATCAGAAAGTGCATTGGCATCCTCATACCACTGATAAGAAACTGGTGCATAGGAAGGAACTACAGTTACATCAACAGCAAATACTGCATCTTCATCTGTTGCAATTCCAACCACATCTTCAGGGTCTGTCGTAATGGTGATGACTGCATCAGCAAAAACTACATCATCAGAAGCATCGCCAGAAGAAATGTAAGAAGCAACGGTTCCGCTAGAAATTTCTGACATTGCAACAAGAGTTTCTGATTTAACTCTCAAATTGCCGTGCATATCAATATAAGTGTGGATTCCAACCCAACCAGCATGAATACCACCATACTGTGTGGCAATTCCGGATGCTCCTGGGGACAAAAGACCAATTTCATACTTATCCACACCATAAACATCATGCTTAGGAATTGTGGTTGTTATTCCAACAACATTAGAAGAATAATTTGAATCTTCTAATGTGTAAATTGGTTTTTCTGATATTGTATATGCGACACCAGAAATTACTGCACCAGTTAAGTATTGTGTGGTAGCAATAGCAATTAAACGGTCTGAAGTAATTCCAGAAATTACAGCAGACCCAAAAGTTCCACCAACTCCTATTGTTATTACATCGCCAGTAGAAATACCCGATGCAGTGAATGAAGTTGCAGATCCAATTATTTCTTTAGTTTCATAATTTACTTCTACAGTTCCTGTAGAATAAAGACTATCTGCGATTCCCCAAAGTGCCATTCTTGTTACCTTTAACTAATTGTTTCGTAGAAGTATTTATAAAAAAGGAGAAGTATGTTACTTCTCCTTTTCATTATTATTTTTTGTTGCCGCCACCAAAAAATGGTGTATAAATTGGTAAAGTGTATTTTCTTTTATATTTGGATTTCTTCCAATATATTCAGATAATGCATATAGCACTGCAAAGAATATAGTTAGTCCACTATTTAATAGTAGACAACTATACCAAGTAATCACTTCTCAGGGCAATTGGTGAGTAGTTTAGTTCTTACCATTTGTACTGCAACATTATCAATGTCATTATCAGTGCTTGCAGCATACTTTTCAAGAAGATGAATTACAAATCTTTTGACTTCACAACTTTGCCAGAACATACCGACAAGACTTTCACCTAATTTTACCAGCACATTAAAGTTCATTGGTCTTCCTCCTATGGAAGTGGGTGTAATTATTTAGTATTTCAATCACCTGACCTATAACCACGAATTCCACCTAAACCATCTCTTGAATATACATCATTTTCATATTCTCTTGATGGAGTTGGTTTTGCTTTTTTTCGTGCAAGTCGCTGCATCGGAGTTGTTTGTTTTGGTTGTCCAGGTGGTTCATATCTACCAGGAACTCCTCTTCTTCTTCTATGTTGCGCGACAGTTCCGCCACTTCTAGTCATCATCCCTTCAGGATTTTGTGCATCTTTAACTATTCGCATGGCTCTCCATGCAGGATCTTTTGTATTAGGTCTTGGTTGACCTTTTCTTGATCTTGCCCTTTCATCAATCATTTCACCTTCCATTTCGTAAGATTGATTTTGATTCTCTGAGGTTTCTGGTGGTTCAATTTTCTTCAATGCCTGCTGATTTGCCTTTGCAACTTTTCCCTGCACTTGTGATAATTCTTTTTGGGTTTTTATTTGTTGTGGGGTTGTTGGATTCAAATCTTCTCTCAATCTAGATTGTTGCAATAACTTTTGAAGTAAACTTATAGTAGCGGCAGATTGTTGTCCTCTTGTTGTTCTAGGCGATTTCTGGCCAGAACTTCCTTTGGGATTAACAATTGCTTCATCTACTTTTTTGGGAATACCTTCATGCTTTGTTTTAGCAAAGTCACGAATTTTCTTTTCACTCATACTATCTACGATCTTAAGAACTTCAGCACTTGCTTCGGATCTTGGGGTTTCACCTCTTTTTACTGAAAGAGCAAGACCAAAAAGTTTTTGTTGCTGTTCACTTTCTGCCTTTTCGCAAATCATATTAAATTCTTCTTGAAGTTCACCAAATGTCCAATCGGAAAGGTCATATCCTTCATCAATCAAATAGGTAATCCACTCTCTAAAATGTGCAGTTCCTTGCTTTTTAAAAGCACCAGAAGCAGCACTTAGACCCCTACGGATTGCTTCTCCTGCATTTCCTCCAGATTTGCGGGTCTTCATCGCTTCTTTATGCCCTTCCCATGCAGATAAAACACCCCTAGCAATGGTATCTTTAATAGATCTTTTTTTATCTGGTTGAGATGAAGGTGCTTGAGTTTCTTTTGCCCGTTCAATATTTCTTTCCCTCTGCGAATCTTGTAATCTTGTCAATACTTTTTGTCTTTCTGTTGGTTCGGGTTCTTGTTGTGTAGATTTTCTTGCAGATCTCCTTTTTTCATCTGCTGTTTTTTTTGTCGTAGCAGCACCACCTTTTAAATTAGATGCTCTTTTTCTAGATATTGGTTTTCCAGTAATTCTTTCTCTTGTTCTTGCAGGAAAAACAGTTTCTCCTGGTTTTAATTTTCGTTCAATTAATAAACTATCTTCAGCAATATCAAATACCCATTCAACAAACTTTTCCTTTCCAAGTTCTTCAATAACAATTTCTACGCCATTCTCATTTAACCCAAAGTTGTAGAAAAACTCAGTGGCAAGTTCAATAGCATTATCAAAATAAGACTCATCAAGTTCAACAGACTCAACAACATAACCACCAAGAACAGAAATTTTTTCAGTAACTTCTGGTTTTAAATTTATAGTTTTATCTGCATAATTATCAACTTTTTTTTCTTTTATTTGTTTTTCATTTCGGGATGCTCTTTCATCAGCAACACCCAGAACTTCTTTAAGATCCTGACGCCAATCTGAAAATCCTTCACTCACTCCATATGTTTTTTTATTTTTAATGGCGTTGCTTCTAACATTTCTGCGATTTGAAAGATACTTATCAGTTTTGGTATTAGATTTTCCATCATTATTAATATCACCGTCTTCTTGTCCAACTGGATCCAACTTACCTGCTCTAGATTTATCGTAATCATTTTTGGAACGATTACTACTAATTTCAACCGAACGAACTGTTGGTTTTGACCTTAATCTAGAAATTTCATCATATGGAACATTTCTTTTATCTACAGTGCCATTTTGATAATTAATGGTCACATAAACCATTCTTGTTTCACTTTCTTCAGAAACTGCAACAGATCCACCAACTTTAATTCCTAGTTTTTCCTTTGCAGTCTTAATAACGTCTGCGCCATAATTTGTTTTTGAAGATCTCATTTGAAATGCCTTTTCTAGTGGAATATTATTTCTTTTCATCAGATGACGAACATCATAGATAAATTGGCGAACTTTTTTTTCAAAAGTATCCACATCACCATCGTTATCCAAATCCGATGAAACTGGTTTAGATTTTTTGGGGGTAGATGCCCCAGGCTTCCCCAATTGTGGTTTAAAAACTTCTTCAAGATATGCGCTATGTAAATCAGTAGCAATATGAGAAAGCATCTTCTTATTTTCGGTTAACTTTATACTTATTTATGAATTTCCTTATATTAAAATCTTTTATTTTTTTAGTTCCAGTCATATCCATAGTATACTGACGATAAGAATCTGTTCCAGTCTCTCGTTGATCTGCAGGAACTCCAGACTTATCAGTCCACTCAATGACATCTTTAATCCAAGGTTTAAACATCACACTATCTTCAGTGACGCAAATTAAATAATTTGTACCTCTACGAATTATCTTTCCAACCAATCCATTATTCAAATTTTCTACCAAATCACCCTCATTAAATATTTCACCATTAATATACTTTTCTCTAAGATTTTTTTCGTATTCTTCCGAAACTTGATGAGAAGCAGGAACTAAAGGTGACGGTTTAGATCTATCTTGATCCGGATCTCGCTTTCCTGCTCTTTGATTTTTATTTGAAAATTTTATTCTAATTCCATTTGATTCAGTTTCAGATTCTCCCTCATACTCTCCAGTTTTTGGATTGTACCAACCACCATGACCATCAGGAACTAATCCCAATCTCATGGCAGTAAGTTTTGCAAAATTTGGTTTATTTGCTTCTTTAATAAATTGGGAGAATTTTTTCATATATTTTTGATTATAATTATATTTATTGATACGAAAAAGAGGAGCGTTTGCTCCTCTTTATTTACTATTTAGACATCATTTTCTTCACGAACTTCTGATCGGTAAACATCAAATGCCCCTTCTGGGTATCTTGCGCTAAGTTTTTCATAATTCATCTGCAAAATTTCATTGAAATTAGTATCCAATGCCATACATGCTTGAGCAATATACCAACAAATATCTCCAAGTTCTCTTTTCATATGGAAGATATTTTCTTGATTATAAGGTTTTCCCTGCAAGAAGATTTTTTTCACAACCTCAGTGAATTCTCCCGCTTCTGCAGTTAATCCCAAAGCAGCAGTCATAAGACGACATGTATCTGCTTCCTGGGTTTCCAAATCAGTCAACCTAGTAACCAATGCTCCAAAATCGCTACTAGCGGGCGATGTAGTCTGACGAACAAATTCAATATACTTATCAGAATCAATGTGCTTTTCCATATTAGAATGTAAATCCTCCAAATTTGTTTTTAAATGATTGCTTTTGTTGTTCTTCATCATCATACTCGGATTCCTTTCCATTGTCAAGGATATCCTTTTGAGCACTCTGCTCAACATCATATAATCTCATTTTTGCTCTATCAATTCCAACAACAAATCGTTTATGAAGTGTTGGGTCAGAGTATCTATTCTTCAACTGTTTAACCATAATCTGTCCCATTTCCTCTAATTCTTCAGTAGATATTAAAGCAAACATGAGATCAGCAGTTGCTGGCAAACCAAAAGATTCTGAAGTGTCTGTCAATTCTGGATCAGAAGAACCATATCCAGATCTTGTGGTTTGGGTAGCACTAAGGATTGGGACATTAGATTCAACAGCAAGTCCACGAAGTTCTTCGGCAATTGCTTTAATATATGAATATGAATTTATGTTACTATTACCCTTATATCTGGATGAAGAACATATGTTCAAATAGTCAATAAAAATAATATCCGGTTTAAATGATTTCTTAAGTGCTAATTCATTTAAGAGTGCCTTAAAATGTCCAGCATGAGCAGATGCAGTTGGATATTCTTTAATGATCAATGTGCCGTGAGATTTCTTTGCTAGATTTAATACTTTATTTTCAAAAATAGTTTTAGGTAAATTGACAATATCAGTGATGTTTACATTGAATAAATTAGCGTCTATTCTTTCTGCAATTTTCTCTTCTGCCATTTCTAGAGTAATGTATAACACATTTTTACTTTGTATTAATGCTGAAGCGGCAAAATGACACAACGCTAAACTTTTACCAACACCAGTTCCTGCAAGAATTATATTCAAAGTTTTATTAGGAAGACCACCCTTCGTAATTCTATTAAAATACTCCAAATCAAATTCTATCTTATCTTCAGTTTTATGATAAAGTTCGTATCTTTTCTCATAATCCAAAAGATAATCATGTCCAATGTGATTATCAAAAGACACTGCCAAAGCATCTTGTAAAATTGATGGAATTGCATCCCGGTTAGTCCCTCCAGCAAGTTGAAGGGACTCCATCAGTGCCAAAAAAATAGCACGATCGCGACACCACTTTTCGGTAGTGTCAATTAACCATTTCTGCTCAACTACAATTTCATCAAGGTTCTTCACCAAACCCATGATTTTTTTATAACCTTGTTCAGTTAAATCGGTTCTTTTTTGTATTTCAATAGAAAGAACCTCTTTTGTAGGAACATTATTATAAGTTAAAACAAACTTAGAAATTTCTTCAAATACAATTTTTTGTTCTTGGTCTTCAAAATATTCTGGGGTAATAAAAGGAAGTACCTTTCTTAAATAATCTTCATTGTTAATTAGACTCCTGAGAACTAAAAATTCAATCTTCTCCATCAAGTTCCTCTTCTGTATCTACTTCTAGTTTTAACTTAGAATTTCCATAACTAAATTTATGCTTAGCAATCTCGTCTAGTTTATCCATAAGATCCTTAGTAAAATACTTTTCCGGATCAGATAAAATAGTTTTTTCTGCAACTTTCTTCCCATTTATTTCATATCTACCGGCAGATCTTTTCCACATTCCACCATACTCTCCAAGTTGAAGAAGACCGTAATAACGATCTAATCCTCTTTGATCATAGTACAGTTTGATTTCTACCTCTTGGTTCTCTTTACTCAAACGAGATTTATAAGTTCTTGCTCTGATTAAATTACCAACTACATCGGTTCCATCCTTTTCCTTACTCTTAGAAAGGTATATGATTGTAGAAGCAGCATATCGCAAACCTGAACCACCAGACATTTCTTTAGAAGAATACAAACTCATAGAGTCATATACATGATTGGTAACAATCATTGGAATATTTGCTTGTCCCAACTTAAGGGTAAGCATTCGGAATGCTCCCTTAATCAGTTGAGGTTTTGTCATGTCCCTTGTATCCTTCTCTGCTAGTGTATCAGTAATCTCCTTATTTGTTGATAACATTCCCAGACTGTCTAAAACAAATATACATGGTTTTCTTTCATCTTCCGGTTTTTTCTGATAGATATCAACTGCCTTAAGTGTCTTTGCTCTAAATTCTTCAACAGTGACAACATTGATTACGACAACTCTAGAAGTATCTAATCCTCTACTTTCTAACAATGCTTTAGTTATTGCAGATTCAGTATCAAAATATAAACAATAACCATCTGGATTATTTTCCAAAAAATTCTTAACCATCGCTAAAGCAAAAAAGGTTTTACCTGTTGCTTGCTCACCTGCAATCGCAGTGATTTTATTTCCAGAAACACCACTGTAAATACTACCAGACACTAAAGCATTGAAGATATAAGATCCAGTATCCACATATGTTTCATCTTCAACAATATTTGAAGCAAGTTGTGCGTATTCTCCACCAATTTCTTTTACAAGGTCTTTTAAAAAATCCATTTAATTTCTATCCTTATTTTTAAGTTTATATCTATAAGACCATAATCTACCATAAAGTTCAGAATTTTTATATTTAACTAACTCTATAATTAAATCTAGGTCTTTTTTGGTTATAGGCAATTCCATTATAAGTCTAAGTGAAAAAGGAATCAAGAGTTGCTTTCCTTTCGGAATTCCACCCAATAGATCTCAAAATAGTATTCAACGGTTCAAGAAATCCCTTTTCAAACTGCGTATCATAATCCACATAAGGAATTAGGTCAAGTTCTTTTGGAAACTCCTGAATAAAAGAAATCACATTCTCATAGATTGGGTTTGGTTTTTTCAAATAGCAAAATTTTACCTTTTCGCCATTTTGAATCAATGAATACTTTTTATCCAACTCTTTCTTTTTAATATAATAGTTAAAAAGAAGAGCACCACGAACTGCTATGGGAGTACTTTTTTCGTAGATTGATTGGACACAACTGTATTTTGTCAGATCATTCACAGATCGGGGGAAAGAAATGTCTTCTGGTGTTAGAGTTTTAAATTCTGAACGACAGTTTTCCACAAATGAAATTATATCATCTTCAGTTCCGCTCATAAGGATTTTAAAGGAATCTTTTAGCATTTTGCGACATGGTGCCGGTGTTGAAGATTTGATTGCTTCAATTCCTTTAATTTTAAGTTTCGGTTCAGAATACCGCACACCTTCACTATCCCATACGCTCAAAATGTAACGCTTTTTTGCAGTCCAAATGCCACGCTCAGCAATACACTCCCTCTTCATTACCATTTTTTGCTCATAGGCATTTACATAGTCGGCCAGTTTTTGGTAAGAACTTTCAATATACTTTTCAAATTCCACCTGACAGACCTTATCAAGGAACGAAACAACGCTTTCAGTAATTTTCTCTCTTCCAGCGAATACCTTTTCAACCAAAGGACCCATATTGATATAGAGAGAGTCAGTATCAGAAGCAATAACATAGTCTACTCCATCAGTTTTCAACGTCTTGTTTAAATAAGTGTTCATCTTATTCATAATCCACTGAATGGATACTTGCCCAGAAAGAGTAATGGCCTCAGCATTTTCTAATTTATAGTATCTAAAGTATTGATTTCCGATAGCACCATAAGCAGAGTTAAGTTGAATTTTTCTTGCCATCTGAATATTATTACATCTGGCAATCTCTTTTATGAGATCTTTCTTCTTTGTTTTTTCATACTCCTGTTCGGCAGCAAGCATTTTTTTCTTGAATATGGAACGTTCACTATAAATTTTTTCCATCAACTCTGGAAGAAAACCACGAACATCTTTCCTGAACATCGCCCCATTTGCACATATGGCATAATTATTATATTTCTCAAAATCAAGTTCTTGATTAAGAATTCTATCAACATTTACTGTAGGATGTTTTTCATCCATAAGTGTTTCTGGAGAAATATTATATTGCATGATGAGGTGGGGATAAAGTGAGTTCAAGTCAAAACTCACAACCCATTCATAAACACCAGGAATCGGTTCTTTTACATATGCTCCAGCATACTTTTCATTCTTTTCTGTTCTGTCTCTTTGTGGAATGACAACATTTCTTTTCTTTAAGTAGTTGTATATAATATTGTCCCACATGCGAACTTGAGAAAAAACATCCTCATAGTTTGTTTTTGCATCATATGCCATAGTAATGGCAAGTTCAATAAGTTTTAACTTATCTTCTAGACGGTCTACAAGTTCTACGTCAACAATGTTATATTCTACAAATTTTTGCCATCCTTTAGTATAAAAATCCTTGAAGGTATCAAACTCCGAGTGGTCAAGTTTCTTTTGCCCCAACTCTTGTGAGGCAATGTAATCAAGTCGGTAAGACTCTTGTGGTGGAGTTCCAGGAGACCACTTATACAGTTTTAAATAATCAAGTTGGGTAATTCCGCCTATATCTATGCAAATTTGATTCCGATTATTTATCCAAACTTCATTTTGCGTAATGAGACCCCAAGGCGAAAATCTTTTCATTCTCTTTTCACCAAGAACACGCAACAAACGCCCACAAATATAAGGAACGTCAAAAAATTCAATGTTCCATCCAGTCAAAACTTCTGGAGGATTAAACTCCCAATAATTTATGAAGCGATTAAGCAAATCATATTCAGAAGCACATTCAATGTATTTTACATTTTTTTGTTTGTTCGTAAAGGGTTTGGTTCCCCAAGTAGTTATTTGTTTGCTTGAATAGTCCTGAATTGTAATTAGCAGTATTTCTTCATCGCAGGATTTTGTATCCGGAAAACCATTTTCAGATGTAGTCTCAATATCAAGGGTTACTAATTTAATCTTTGTGATATCAAACTTAATTTCATCTTCCGGATACTTGTCGGAAATATACTGATAGACATATCTTTCATTTCCATATACATTAAAGTTTTCAATTCCATCATACTTTTTATATAATTCTCTACATTCTCGCACAGATCCTGGTTTAATTGCTTCTACATATTCACCATCTAAGGTTTTATATTTTGTAGGAATATTTGATTTCAGAAAAAGAGTAGGTGAATACTCTTCTTTGAACATAACATGCTCACCATTATCATAACCTCTAACCAGGAAATTATTCCCGATCATTTGGACATTTGTGTAAAATTTCATTTGGTAATATTTTGATACTTTCCGAGAATGATTTCTTTAGGGTTAGTGACAGTAAAAAATTTATCAGAATGTACTAAGAAAGTATCTTGGGATGAATAGTCAGATAACCATGGAGAAAGAGTACTGTCCGAATTTATTATGAAGGGTTTTATTAGTTTCCAATCAGGATCTCCGAGAACAGCATCAACTTCCTCAACTTCACTAATAATTGCGGTTCCATTATCAAATATAAGAATCTTAATTTTTTCCATTTTGCTCATCTCCAGATACACGGTTTTCGTAAAGTTCTTTTAATCTATCAACTGGTTCCACTATGGTAACAATCCACTCAGGATGTATTTCCACAGTTCTATCTTTAGATAGAATAGGCCAGTTATTCAAAGTTATGCTATGAGTAAAATCACCACCATTTAAAGCATAAGATCCTGCTAATTTGACCTCACAAGGATCCTCAAAAATATAATACATTAATGATTCTTGATAATATGCTTCTTTGATATTGGAGATTAAATTTTCCCCAGATTTTAGAATTGCAAGTTTTACAGTCATATCAGTCGTACACCAATACACATTATACCACAAAAAAATGGGGGAGTCAACCTGGATTTTGCCAGGAACTCCCCCATGCGGCGATGATAGTTAATACTATTTATTTAAAAATAATCTTTTCTTTTATGATGCTCAGGAACAATTTTTCTAATATTAATAATTAGAAGTCCATCTTCAAATGTTGCATCTTTTACTTCTGTATCATCTGCCATAGTCCATGACCTCTTAAAAGATCTCTGCGCTAATCCCTTATGGACATAATCGGTATCAGTTTCCTTATCTTCTTTTTGCCCCTCCACAAAAAGTTTCCCATCTTGGGTATACACATAAACTTCTTTTTTCTTAAATCCAGCAAGAGCAATTTCAAGTCTAGATTCTACATTACTAACTTGCACAAGATTATATGGAGGATAATTTGTTGTAGTTTCGTGTAACGTCAATAAGCGATGAAAATATTCATCCATTCCAATACTGTATCTACCAATTCTATCCATTATTGCAGAAAGATCTGCTGTAGTATATCGGGAAAGATTATTCATAATAGTTCTCCTTTTTAAGCGAGTTTGTTTTTGACCCTTTCGGCGCCAATTAACAATGGGTAGATTTTAGTCTCACCCATCACTATTATATATTAGATTTCAATAAAAAGGGGAGTGTAGAACTCCCCACTTTTCATTCGGTTTCCTGAACCTTTACTTTTTTCCCGATATTATATTTTTGCTCAAGTTCCCACTCTCCTTTCTCCCGATAAGAAATTACCTTGATCTGGTTAAGTGGTGCAATGTCTAATATTTTATCAGTATCAACTACTGCGATTAGACCCCAATCGGAAAGCAAACGTATAATTCTATTTCTTCGTTGAATATCGTTTACCGTAAGATTTGCGTGCTTACCATCAAGAGCAAAAAGTTCCTTAAAACTTACAATATAATATCTACCTTGCTTATGTAAAATGTGGCAAGATTGATACAGTTTCTTTTCTTTTCTTGATGCAACCCCAATCCTTGTCAAAGTCTCACGAACTTTCAAGAAATCATCAGGTTCATTAAGAATGACCTCCACCATCATGTTTGGAGACCAGTTTACTTGTGGTTCAATTGTTTGATTCGTCATTTTGTTCCGCCTGTGTCAAGTCGTTTTTTTATAAAGTCAATCTGTTCTTTATTTAGAATTTTTAAAGCTTGTAATGCTTTTTCATTATTATAACCATAATATTTTTTTATGTATTCTAAATCCGTGACCTTATCTTTTCGGATCCAAGGAGAAAATCTTTTCCTTTTCCTTAAAGTATTTAGATAAAACGCATATTGCATATCTTTATCTATATGACTATTCATGTTCATTTCATTAGCAAATAATATTGCATCAATATGACCAGATAGACATTTATTTATAATATAAGGTGGATAATCCTTGATGGAAGTTGGATCTTCGTTCATCAAGTTCTTTTTAGTATTATTAATAGAATTCAACCAATCCTTTAATTCATGTGTCATCTAATAATCTCCAATTCACTGCCGGGTTCCCATATCTCTAAGGTAGTTCTCAATCTGTTTTCTTCAATTAGTTTTTCATACCTTTTAGATGATTTTTTCTTCCACCAAGTAATAACATCATTGACATCATGCTTAAACTCAGAAATATAATACCTTTTCTTTTCTGTTAATTTTTTAGCATTTTCAATTGCAGTATTGAATTGATTCAACTTGGTCTCATCCTTTAATGAATTTCGGATAATAGAAATCATCTTTTGCTGGATTTTCAATTTTTTGGAAGACTTGTCTGCAGGAACCAATCGTTCCCCATTATTTCTCTCATTGAACCACCAAAAGAAATCTCTAAATTCATCATCATGGAATAATGGAAGAAAATTACTTTCAGTGTCCCCAATATGTTTGAGATATGGTTTAAGACCATCATACATGGAAACGCCCTTAGTTGTTCCGTACAATGAAGTAGTCTCAAAATATTTTAAATCTGTACCATACTTTGTATCAAATTGATTTTTGAGTTCTTTAGAGCACGCTAAAAGCGCAAGAAGTTTACCCCCAAGATAATTATATCCAAATGGTTGAACAGGTACAATATTAAACGCCATCACGAATTCATTATTAATAGTTTCCAGAGGAAGAACTTTATTAAAGTATTCGTTTCTTGGTTTTGAGTTAATAGTCGGAGACCCAAATCTAACTACCCCAAGAACCTTTTTAGTGTTAGTTTCTTCAACTATCCATTTATGGGTTCTACCTGGAATTGCTTCTTCTACGGCATTTGAAGCAGTTAAATTTAAAGTTTCCGAATACAACCACTGATTAAATTTAGATGTAGGTTTGGAACTTGTATCAACAACATGAATACAAATATCCATATCATTTGGATGCATTTGAAATGCATCAAACATTTCAGTTTCCGCACCAAACAAACATCCAGATCTAGAAGTTATTCTGTCTTTCTTCACAAAACGAAGATAATCATCAATACGATTAAATTGAGAATAGTAATTTATAAACTTATCTGCCGCATAAATGGCATCTTGTTCGGTTAAAATCAGTGTCATTTAAATTCACACCCTAACGAAATTCGCATTCACACATTAACTCAGTAAGACATGCCAAAAGATTGATCTCTTGGTCCGCAACAAATGCACACTGATATTGATACTTTGCAATAATAAGAACCGCAGCAGGAATTGACAATGGAACTAAGTGCTCATAAAATGCGTCATATATTCTTCTCATTATCCTGGATGTATCATTATCCAAGTTGGAAACTACCCATTTACGAACTTCCGGAAAGTTCTTAGATTTCATATTTTTGATCAACTCCGTTACAGAAATATCAGAGAAAGATGCGAGAATACCCGCATCAATTTTTCCACTTGTAGAATATCTCTGACATTCATTGAGAATACGTCTAAAATCTGGGAAATATTTTGTGATCAGTTCAGCGAGAATTTTGTCTTCATATTGAATGTTTTCTAAATCTAAGATTGTTTGCAGTCTTTTAAAGAATGCTCCCGCAAGTTGCGTCTTTTGCTTTCCTTTAATTGAGAAATCAATTACTGCGCAGCGAGAATGAAGGGGTTCAATAATTTTGTTTTTATAGTTGCATGTGAAGATAAATCTACAGTTATTGTAGAACGCTTCAATGTTTGCTCGCAAAAGAAGTTGAACATCATTGCCAGTATTATCTGCTTCATCAATAATAATAACTTTGTGCTTGGAAGATTCAACTAAAGATACAGTAGAAGCAAAATTCTTTGCTTGATTTCTCACCGTGTCCAAAAATCGTCCTTCATCAGATCCATTAATAACATATGAATCAACACCCAGTTCATTGCAAAGCGCCTTTGCAATTGTGGTCTTACCAATTCCAGGAGGTCCAGAAAGCAGAAGATTTGGAATCTCTCCTTTCTCCACAAACTCCTTAAATGTTTTTTTGATGTCATCAGGAAGAATACAATCCTCAATTACTTGGGGACGATATTTTTCAAATAAAAGAAATTCACTTGTCATAATTAAAATTAGTATGCTTCAATGTTTGGTTGAATGATCGCTTTGTTATATGGATCATTAGGATTTTTTATATTAATATATCTTCTTATTGATGATGACATAATCTTAGCATCAACTCTTTCGGGTTGTTTAGTAACTGCCACTCCATCAACAAACCATACAGTGTACTCTTCGCAACTATCATTGAAATACTTCAGAATTTGCCAGTGAGTGGTAGTAAATAGAATATCTTGCTCTAACTCATCAGCAGAAGCATAATTTAGAAAAACAGAATATAGATATGAATCTAACTTTTTTGATGGATTAAAAAGATAATTTTCCATTATATATTTTTGTCACTAAGTATAAAGAGAATCAAATTCAACCCTAAATTGGGATGCTTTATAGATCCTTTAAGTTTCCAAAGTATTAAAGCTTGAGTAAAACTTAGTCTCATCCAAATTTGCTGTCAGGTTCAAGAGCAACCCAGTAAGAAACTGGCATGTCAGTGTTTTTAAAATGACAAAGCAGTTTTCTAGAAATCACAACTTCATAGTTTCCTGGAAGAATTTTAATATTTTCAATTTTGAAATTAAATACAAACTCTTCATCAGTTTCCCCAACAATAATTGAGAAATCGTTTGAGGTATCATTCTTTTTATCGCGGACAAGCAATTTAATCACTCCCGCTTCACCAACAACAGAAAGATCTGGCAACTGATAAATTGCAGAAGCCTTGATCAACTTTTCAAGTTGCTTAGTATCCACCAAAAAGCAAACATCACTACTAGGAAGAGTAATTTCTTTATCTGGTGGTGTTACTATGACACTAGGTTGTGCAAAGAAATACTTAGAGCGACTTCTTCCCTCTCGGATAACAACATAACTATCATTCTCAAAATCCAGTTCAGCATCCTTATGTAACAATAGTCCATTGAGAAACTGGTTGAGATCATAAATACCAAAATCTCTTGGGATCTCTTCTTCAATGGTTGCTTCAGCAAGAATTGTTTTTGAGACACTAATAGTTTTTAAAGTATTTCCTTGCTTAAAAAATAAAGACTGATTAATATTAGAAAAGTTTTTAATAATAGCAAAGGTGGTTTCAGAAAATTTCATATTTTATAAATCAGCGAGAGAATTCAGTTAGACCGTTATTTTGGCGAGAATAATGCTTATCAAAGTGCATGAGAAGCATCGCATAGTGGATGACTTTCAAAAGATCACGCTTGTTTCTTCCATCCTTCTCACCATACCGACTTCCATATTTCAGTATATTTGCTTGACAGAAATCTTGGGCAAGTCCTTTTGCCGCCATTAGATCAATTGTTTGAATATCTTTATAATCATCGTCAGTTCCACAATAATGACTATTATAAGTAGAGGTCACATAATCTTCAATATCCTTGATGATTTTATCTTCATTATATTTCCAAAGGTGGTTTGTATTTTCAGACATAAACGTAAATCAAACATTAAAAATGGAGAGGATGTAATTCCTCCCCAACAGTATACCATCATTTCTGAGGTGTGTCAAATACCAGGACTACTTTTTAGGCATGACAAAATTTGGGTCAATTTTATCGTACAGTTCCAGAAAAGCTTGTTTGGTTTCATCATCAAATCGGTTTATGCAAACCCGAATTGCCTTACCTTTATCTCCAAAGATGGCATAAGCTCTGATTATATGAACAAGGCGACGAGTAGAAATGATCTCATCAATTCCACCATCATAAAATGTTTTTCGTATTACATCTGCCCAATCTACAAGTTTTTCGCAAAAATCATCATCAGTCATTCCTAAGGTATAACAAATAGACTCAAGAATTTTTCTTTCCGATGATTGTGGGGGATAAGACTGCTCAAACGTAACAGGAAAACGCTCAAGAAATGCTTCATTCAAAACATTAGTTCCAATAAAACGCCCATCTTCGGAACCTTTACCCTTAGTATTAGCAGTGGCAATTATATTAAATCCTTCTGCTGGAGAAATGTACTTTCCGATTTTCTTCAGAAAGATTCCAGTACCTTCAAGGATAGATTGAAGACACAAGATCTTATTTGATGCCAAATCAACTTCATCCAAAAGAAGAATAGCACCACGTTCTAATGCTTCAACTACTGGACCATTATGCCATGCCGTTTCTCCATTTACAAGACGAAATCCTCCAATAAGATCGTCTTCATCAGTTTCAATCGTAATATTGACACGAATAAGTTCCCTCTTTAATTGAGCACATGCTTGTTCCACACTATATGTTTTTCCATTTCCTGAAAGACCAGTAATAAAAACAGGATAAAACAAACCAGATTTAATAATACCTTTAATGTCATTAAAGTTTCCAAATTTGACAAAGTTATCATCAACTTCTGGAATAAGGTTTTGTGCATAATCAGGAATAACTGATATGGAATTAAAAGACTTTTCAATCTCATGAATATATTCTGTGGGTAACTCAAAATTCCACTTACCTTGGCAAATTTTATATTCTTCTATTGTTTGAGTTACAGATTCATAGTCGTATGAATTAATTGCACAAAATGCTCTAATGTCTCCAGTTGTTACTTCTGTCCCATAAAGAGACTTTAACGAATTTACAAGTTCTTCTTTTGTCACAATAATTTGGTCGTACATAATTTTTTGAACTCCTTTAGATCATATAGTATAAATGGTTAGATGTCAAGTGATTAAGCAATTTGCTTAATAAATTCATTTAAAATTTTCTTGTTGTTTCGTTTAGTCTTAAGACTATTCATAAATGCACTTTTAATTTCTCTTTTTGTTGCATCACTAGAAACATTGAATTCCGGGGATTCTGAAAGATTACTAGATCCTATCCCAAAATAAACATGATATGCAGAATTGAATAGACAAAAAGATTTTTCTTTCTTCCAAGACGACATCGCTTGGGTGTATTCATTTCCATTTTTGTCACAATATTTTCTAATAAAAGATCCAGAGTGTAATGAATCCAATACTCTAATTCCAATAAAACTAGTATCGGAAAATTTATCAACTAAATTTTTTAATATAGTATCAGTTTGGTAATTAGTATCTTTTGGGAATAGATATGTTTTTCCAATTTTGCGATCCCTCAAAAAAACTGAGTGTACTGAATCAATTCTACTAGTCCCAATATATGGCTCGGTTTCCCATTTTCTATTAAATTGCCTATGATAAAACAATTGACTAGAATCGCCATCAGTCAAAACTACACATTGCACTTTTTGAATTTTATTCTGCTTTTTAAAGATTGGAATAATCTCATGTAAACAAATTAATGCTTCATTTAAGGGAGTGCTGGATAATGCCAACTCTGGAGGTGCTAATTCTGTATTAATGCACATACAAACTCTGTAAATATTTTTCATTTGAATTTCTAGATTTAATGAATTTACCTTACTAGTAAATAAATTCATCAAAGAAAATCTAGGATCAATGCAAAAAATACCAGGAATTTTTGTATAGCAATTTGGTCTAATTTTATATGATGTATTATTTGCTATTGGATAATGCTCAGTGAATGCATAGACTTCAAAAGGAATAGAAACTTTTTTACAGAACCAAATGAGGTTGTATAACTGTTTTATAGTATCTAATAGAACCTTACCCATAGATCCAGACCAATCTAAAATAAAAATCAACCCATGATTTTTACCCTCAGTGACATTAGTAATTTTTTTAAAAATATCATCATTGAATTTATACATATGAATTTTAGAACAATCTAAAACCCCAGTGGGAGACACTAAAGATCTTGAGTAAGAATCTGCTGCTTTGCGACACTCAAATTCTTTAACCAGATAATTAACTTCTTTTTGGGCAGAAGTTTTAAAATCTCTATATCTAGAATCTATCCTATTAATGTAAGTTTTATGATTATCTGAAAGATTATTCCAAAAATTTGAACATGTGTTATGTATGGTAATATTATCAATTATTACATTTTTTAAATCAATTTTTGGAACTTCAACATAAACAGTTTCTTGCTTTTGGATTTCACTAAGAAGTTTTTTTATAGATTCTTCAAAAGATTCCATAGTTTCAACTTTTGGATCATTACCTGAAGAACCATTTTCTTTTGACTCTTCATGATCTTGTGAATCTTGAGAATTGTCCTCATCAAACGCACCAGTTAAACTATCCGATTTAGTGGTATTTTCGGAATTTGTTTCTTGTTTAGAGGACTTTTCTTTAGATTCTTTTTTACAATACTCATACAGAACTTTTGAAGCGTATAATACTTCATCAAACGTTTCGGCAGAAGCAATAAGATCTACAATATCTTTTTCTTCGCAAGAAAAATTTAGCCTTATAAAATTTCCTATTTTAAAATGAAGATTTACCCTGTCTGCAAGATTCATATCATTGATTTCTTTATTTTCAAGAGAAAAGAAATCTTCATCATAAAGTTCTTTGTATCCAATAAAGAAAGACTTTGATATTCCTGGATATCTACGCTTGATTAATTTTTCAATCCTGACATCTTCAACCACATTTACAAAATCTTTTGGGATGTCAGTTATTTCCATCCAGTCTTTAGTTGGAGTTTCTAAGGCATGTCCAACTTCATGTCCAACGAGAAGATCATAAACATTACTACTCGCTTTCTCCCACATAGGGAGAGTTAACACTCTAGTATTGACATTGAAAGAAGCAGTTTGTACAGTTTTATGTTCTACAAGAAGATCCTCTGTCGCCAAAAGACGAGCAAGAATTCCTTTGATTTCGTAGTTTACCGACATCAAATATTTCCGATAACGACATTAAGAGCATACAACAAAACCCTTCTTTTGGGAAGGGTTAAGTAGACGGTTTTTCAATTGTCTCCTCCTCGCCTTTGCTTGACGCAAAGCCTGAGGTTTAAGTTTTCGTTTTTGCTCTTTTTTGGAGTGGTGGTATCGGTTTGGGACTTGCATGGGACCAAAAGAAACTATTTATAGTATATGGGAAAAATTGCTTCTCTTGTCCACCTGTATGACACTTTCAAATTTGTCCTCAAGTCCAGTTTTATGTGATATTACAAAAATATTTGCATCTGTAATTACATATCTGATAATCTTAAGAAATTCATCAGTACCAGAACTATCCAAAGAACTATCAAACACCTCATCAAAAATGATCAAATTGCAAGAAACCGAATTTTTCAATTTAGCAACTTCTCTCCAAGCAAAAAGTAATGATAAATTAATTCTAGACTTTTCACCTTCACTGAAAGAACTGTAAGAAAAATCTTCATGGATTGGAGATTGAACACTTTCATTAAATTCATCATCTAAAGTGAAGTTAATATAAAAATCCATCATTTGAAGATATCTATTAATCTGTTGATTTATCAATGGCAGATATTTTTTGATAATCTTAGTTTTCACTCCACCATCCTTAAGTAATAAATACGAAAAATCATAGTAAGAAATTAATTCTTTTCTACTAGATAATTCCTCAAAGGTTTCATTTAAACTACTCTCAAATTGTTTCAATTTCTCATGTTCAGTATTTCTATTTTCAAGTTGTTTGGCAATAGTTTGAATTTCCTTTTCCAGATCTCGGATTTGTCTCTGATGTCCAGAAACTCTTGTATTATTTTTAGAAATTTCATGGTTTAAATTAGTGATCTCTTTTGAGATTCGGAGAAAATGACTTTCTTTAATTTCTTCGTCTTTAATTGCATTTTCAAGTTCTTTGTAACCGGTTTTTAACTCTTTTGCTTTTATTTCTACTTCACTAATTTTATTTAAACGAAATTCTTCATCAATTTCTTGTGTGCAAGTTGGGCAAATTACATTATTTGAAAAGAACTTATGATCATGAGTTATTGTAGATATTTTTTGAGATATTTTACCTTTAAGATTTCCAAGTTTTCTAAGTTTTTCTTTAGATTCAGAAACTTCTTCTAAATCTTCAGTTAAAGAAAAAATATCTTCTTCAATTTCAGAACTCTTTAAAATATAGGCGTCACATTCTTTAGTGAGTTTATCAATTACATTTCTTTTATTATCTATATTTTCTTTACCTCTACTTTCAAGTTCTTCAATAAAGTCTTTTTGCATTTGGACTTTATCCTTTAAAGATTCTTTTTTTAAATTTAAAGTTTTAATATCATCTTTTATAGTTCTAATCTTTTCTTTAATGATTGCATTCATAGTGGAAAAGACCTTAATATCTAAGAGATCTTCAATCACTTCTCTCCTGTGTGTGGGGGAGAGTTGCATAAATGGAACAAAATTACTGCTTCCAATTATAACAATTTGAGTAAAAGACTTAAAATTCATTTTAAGTACAGTTTGTTCAAACCATTTTTGTTGGTCTACGGAAGAAGATGTTTGATCAAGTAAAGTATTATTAAAATAAATTTCAAAAATATTTGGTTTTATTCCACGACGAACTTTATAATTATTGGTTCCAATTTTGAATTCAACTTCAACTAAACAATCTTTCTCATTAATAGAATTAACCAATTGAGGTTTATTTATTCCTCTAAATGATTTACCAAATAAACCAAATGTTAGTGCATCAAGAAAAGTACTTTTGCCGTAACCATTACCACCAATTATTAAGGTAGTTTTAGATTTCTGAAAATCAATCTCAGTGAATTGATTCCCGTATGAGAGGAAATTTTTAAATTTTATTCTTTCAAAAATTATCATATCAAATAAACTCTACGTTCTCCGAATAAGGTGGAATAACAATATCTTCCGATGAAAAAATTTTATATTCATACCCATGAAGATTACACGCTTTTATTGCAATCTCTTTTTCCACTTCCATAACACTCATTTTAGGATAATCATCTTCTTCTAATAACAATGCAAAACGTACTGCATCATCCTTTTCCTCAAAAATATAAAGAATATGGTTGCCAAGTTCATCAACGCCAGCATAAGCGCCTTGGTCTTCTTTCCCATCTACAGTAATTAAATACATTACACCATTTCCAAAGACTCTCTATAAACTTCTTCCAGCATATTAATTATAATAGTTTTATCCAAGTCACATTCACTTTCTGAAACATATCTCTGTAAGATTGAAAGAGTATCTTCAGATTCAAGTGCTTCAAATTCTTCAGATTCAGTTATTTGGTGATTCTCAACTATTTTTAATTCAGCAACATTTGCAGTATACAGGTTATCAATAAATTTTTCAAATTTCTTTTGATCTGTCTTTTTACGGACAATCACCCGAACTATTTTATTTTCATATTCGCGAACATCAAAAGTTTGGTATGGAGTATCTTCATAGTAGATATTATAAAACATTCTATATGGATTATCCACATAAATGTGTTCTGTGGTTTCAGTATCAAAGATAATAAAACCACGATCATCATTTACATCATTCCAATAAATTTCATAAGGATTTCCAATATAATATACCTTACCATTGTCTGACCTAGTGTGATAGTGTCCAGAAAAAACCTTGGTAAAATTATCAAATATACCAGAATCCAATCCGCTATCCATAATATGCCCACGATAAGGCGCAAACCCATTTAGTTCTAAGTGTCCCATAGCAATTTTACATGAAGTCTTTTTAATTTTGGTAAAAGACTTTTCACTGTTTTCTACATTTATCCAAGGCAACAAAAGTACATTTAAATTGCCAAGTTTTACTTCTGTAGGTTCTGAATATGTTTTTATATTTGAATAATCTTTAAGAAGAAGGTCTGGGGAATTTATTTTATTTGAATTTCGGAAAAAAATGTCATGATTACCAACAATCATGTGGACATTATATTTGGAGAGAGGTTCTAAAACCACTCTCCTTGTCCAATCTAGTCCCCAGAAATCTATACTTTTACGACTATCAAAGGCGTCTCCCATGTGAATAACAGTATCAATCCCATGCTGTTCCAGTGTTGGGAAAAATACGTTTTTATAGAAGAGTTCAAAGTAATCGTGAAAAAGTCTTGAAGATTTTCTCGCTGTAAAATGTGTATCAGTGAGAATGGCGACAAGCATTTCAATACCTCATTTTAATATGAACGGATTCCTTGATACTATTATACTCCGAATAATTGGATCCGTCAACACTTGAGTCGTCAGCAAAGACTTCCGAAAACCCAGTTCTTTCCAATATTTTGTTTTTAATTTCCAATTGACGCTTTTCTCTCTGTATTCTACGGAGAAAGGCATAGTGAATGATCTGCGTAAAATATGCAAAGGGATTCTGAGACTTTTCTGGGTTGAAATTGTGGAGGTATTGGATGCAGTTTTCAATGCCATCAGAAATCATATCATCCTTAAACATATAATTTACAAAATTAGGTTTAAAGGACAAATGGGTGGCAATTTTAAGAATGCATTCGCCAATGTAATTAGGTATTGGGGGTTTTGGATTCCCATTTTCTTCCGCAACAGCAACCCTTCTCCTATACTCAATAAGAGCCTCTAAAAATTGTTTATTATTGACATAATGTTCAGATCTTTTTCTTTTTTTCATTACTGCGGTTGAAATCATAAGAATGCTTAATTCAATATGTAGTTATTATAGCATTTTTAATGGATAATGGCAACTTGACAGACCATTAAAAAGTGTGTAGAATAGGCTTGTCCGGTTTGAAGGTGATGGCTCTAGCTATTATTATAAAGCTTTTCTAGGAGTATTTTAGCATCTGTAACACTACTAATGTATCCCATCTTTCTAGATAAATTGCTTTTAGTGTTACCCATGTTAGGGTTTTCTGCTTTTTCTATAAATTGTTGGTGTAGTAAAATCATTTCAATATCTTTTGATTCTGACATAGTAAGTACATCCTTTAAATTTAAAATAAACAAATCATCAGTAGTAGTCTTTAACCAAGGTTCAATCTTATAACCATCTTTACCTAATTTGGATTTATAAGATTTAATTACTACTGGATTATTAATAAGAAGAACATTATTGCCATTTTCTTCTGATGGAACTACTCTGGCAAATATTTCTTCACCTGTCTTTAGTTTTATTGTGGCATAAAAATCATCTTCCATAGTTATTTTAGTTGAATTGGTATAATTTCGTAATTAAAGTCTTCTTCAGAATATATTTTAACTCGTTCTATAAAATGATTTAAAGTATAATTCTTTCTTGAATTATATGTAGTATCATCGGAAATGTCATATAAGGTTGCTTTTTCTTTATTACTACTTTTTCTCAATACTCTACCGATAGATTGTAAGTTTCTGATTCTAGATTTGCTTGGTGAAGCAAATATTACATTATGTAGGTTTTTGATAGAAATACCAGTACTAAAAACACCATAAGAAGCAACAATAATTGCATTATTTTCTCTTTCGGTTATTTCTCTAACTAATTCTCTTTCTGAAACGTTTACTCCACCATGAACAAAAAAGACCTTACGGTTTGAATCACTATCACTATTTATGAGTTGGTACAATGGGAGTCCATGAGTTTCTACTCTAGAAAAAAGAATCAAAGTATTACCTTTTAAATCTAAAGCAAGTTTTTTAATAAAGTTGTTTCTTTTTTCATTAGTAATAATAAACTGAATTTCATCTTCATACTTATCAAATTTTTGTGGTTTATGCTTAAGTACTATACAATGAATATCTAATTTAGATGCTCTACCTTTCTCAATAAGTTCCTTAGTTCCCACTGCTTTGTATGGAGGACCAAATAGACCCGAAATGACCCATTCATGAGTCTTAGAGTCCTTTCCTCCATTAGATAGGGTTCCTGTGAATCCAAATCTATACTTCGCATTATGAGACTTTTTCATGATGTCTATTAAAGACTTTGATTTGCATCCATGACATTCATCAACGATTACACAATCATAATCTTCAAAAAATACTTTATTCATATTATAGATGCTTTGCCATGTGGACAAAGTTACTAATTTATCGGCAATTTTGTCTTGTCCTGAATAAACCATATGGCAGTAATTTTCCGGATCCCAACCATACTCTTGCCAATCTTTATACATTTGATGTATCAGTCCAGTTGTAGGGAAAACAACCAAGCACTTCAATTTCTTAGAAACATAGTATCTTATTAAAGAGTAAATCATAAAAGATTTACCAGAAGAGGTCGCAGATATGACTGTTTTTCTATTGTACCTTAAACATTCATATACTGTATTAATCTGGTATTCGTAAGGATCAAGATTAGAAATATACTTCATATATCCCTTAACACCTTCTTCTGTAATCTCTTCATTGACTTCAAATGGGAGACCATAATACTTATTATCACGGAACTCATATGTATATCCGTAATTTTTTATTTTGGCAATTACTTTATCCAGAAGTCCAGCATAAATTTCTCCTGTTGCAGTGCTTAGGAGTCTTATTTCTCCATCCCATCCTTTCTTTCTATACTGTGGCATAAACTTTGCCGACTCCACACTAAATGTAAAGTGTGGGGCAAGTTCATATAAAATATGAGGTTCACATTCTAGTTTAATGTAAACCTCATTTTTCTTATGTATTATTACGTCACTCATAGAATCATTAAATTTCTATGATTATTTATGGGTTATCCCAAACCACTAGCAAAACGCATATATTCAATGCTATTTTTTATTTGAAAAGACCTATTGTGTATCATTTTTAAAATATCTTGAAGATATGTAAGCATTATGTCATAATATTCAACCTTCAAGGATGCTTGCGATAAATTTTCATCAGCATCCATATATTTTTGTAGCGCATCTTTATCCCTTATTTTTTTGGGAAAAGGATTTTGAATATAAACATCAGGATCTGCTTTACCAGTATAGTATTCGTATTTCTGATGTCTGATATTTCTTTTTTGTTGTTCTGCTTTCTTTTTTAAGAGCATTATATTATTATAAATGTCATAGTATTTGGCATGTAAAATTGGGATATTTAAAGATTCTGTATGTAGATTGTCTGGATCTATTTTAGAATCTTGTTCCCACATCTCTTGTATTTTATCTAAATCAATCATAGTTTATTTTGTAGGATTTAATGGTTTCCCCGTCTTGTCCACTATATTATACATCAAATACTTGAATGTGACATCTGCGGTTAAATACTCATTGTCCCTGTTTGTGGCGTCAAACTGGAGAGCACTCAACTGGTAGGGAAACATGGACTTAAATACTACATTAAAATTGAAGTTTTGACTACTGTTGAGTACCAATAGAGTCCCATCTGAATATAGATTCATATCTGATCTGAAAGGTTGTTCAAAGATTTCATTAGTCTTTTGCCAATCGTATATTTCTTGAAGACTTTCCGGAAATCCAAGACCCCTCATCCAATTCTGTATTTCCATATAGTTCTCTAGATTTTCATCAACCAAGAATTTTAATGTAAAATCCTCAAATTCCATTTTGTCACCAGGAACAGGGACATCATTTAAATAGTTTGGTTGATTTGCAACTCCCAAAGTAATTCCAGGAATGTTCGCCACATTAGAAAAAAATGCAACCTTTGGCGCTCTATTTAAGGTAAACCTAAAACCAATTGAGGTTAAAAAGTTCCTATTTTCTATTTGATTTTTTGGCATTTTTTTAGTTATTTATTTCCATTAAAAAAGGAGTCCCGAAGGACTCCCTGTAACTTATATGAAATGGTTCACATAAGGTTGCGAACTTGTACTCTTCTATAGTATACGTTGCTATTAGGATTAATAGCACCCATACCTTGTGTACGACCTTCCGCAAATGGGTTAGCAACAAGACCGTAACGAGTCTTGAATCCAATTTTTGGTTGGAAGCTGTTCTCACCAACGGCACGAACCATTTGGAGAGGAACATAAGGACAATAGAAGAGTCCAGCGTCATAAGGAGAAGAACCCTTATAACCAACAACGTAATACTGGTTAGAACTTACGTTTGCAGCATATGGGTCAATATAGACACGGAACTTACCGAGAAGAACACCAGCAAAGGTGTTACCAGTGTCATCAACGTTGAGATTTGCATTAAGAGCAGGAGTGTAATCAAGTACACCAGCCATGCTTAGAGCAGAAGCAACGTCAGCAGAGCACATGATAACATTACCCTTTCCTCTACGTGTTTGCTGCGCAATAGCGTTAGCGTCACGCTCAATTTGGAAAAGGAGACCTTTGAACTTCTCAACAGACCAACGACCGTTGGAGTCAACATCAAGGTCAAATGCACCAGCAGTTGCTACGTTTGCCTGAGCACCAGGACGTGCAACCTTGTAAATGGTACGGATAACTTCACGGTTAATTTCAGCAAGAATTTCGCTAGACAAAATGTTAGCGAGTTCTGCTTCAGCATTAAGACCATGAATTGCCTTAAGGTCTTGAGCAAGTTCAAGACTGTACTCAGCTTTCAAAGCACGGGACTTTGCTTCAACGAGAACTTTCTCAATAGAGAAGTTCATTTCGTTGAACTGAGAGTTACCGTAACCGAGACCTTCTGCGTCAGCAGTGCTCATACCCTGACCAGTGGTATAGGCAAGTTGACCATCTGGGTTCAAGAGACCAGGGTTATCGTTGAAGTTACCTGGGCTGTTGTTTACACCAGCATTTGTAGTACCGAATCCTACAGTAGATCCAGAACCAACTCTTGCACCATCTACAGATGTGTACTGACCTTGATCTAAATCAAACTGACTATTCTGTGCGGAATATGCGGTATCTACTTCGTCGTATAGGTTTTCTGGACCTTGACCTTGGACTTTACCATAGCGTGAACGCATAGCAAAGATAAGACCAGTAGGACCATTCATTGGTTGAACGCCAGCGAGGTCATAAGCGACCAAGTTAGGCATTGAACGACGAATGAGACTAATGAGAACGGGGTCAAAACCTGCAACTGGGCCTTCAGATGCGGCATAACCACTAAATCCAGCAGAAGTGCCAGAAGCAGTGCTCATGGATGGGGTTTCTGTCAAGAACTCACCATGAGAGAATGAATTCTGTTCTCTTAAAAATCTTTCTTGGTTTTCGAGCAAGACAGCGGTTACAGCTCTTCTGTGCGAATCTTTGATAGGATCTAATCCATCAAAGTCAAGAAGCGGTGCCCACTTTTCTTGCAATCTTTCGGATTGAAACATTGCTTTTACCTCTTTGTAAAAATGAAATTGTTTTTGTTTGATTTAATATTAAATTCAGCGGTTTGCAACTGCTGAAAGAGTTCTGAGATAAGCGTTCATTGAATCTGAGTGGAACTCAGGTGAAACGTCTACACCTTCAGATAGTGTTTCAGATGTTGCTAATGGAGCAACTACTCTTGATGGGAAATATGATTCCCTCAAAGTCTCCAGTTTTTCACGATATTGTGCATCACTTTCAAACTCAACACTTTCAGCAAGTGAAGCGAGCTTTTCTTTCTGTGTGGTAGCTAGACCTTCAGAAATTTCATCAAAGATTCTGTCTGCAACAGATTCAGATAAACGCTTGTTTAAATGAATGTTCTTTTCAATTTGCTCGTTGAGTTTAGTCTCCATATCATCAAGTTTTTCTGCCATACTCTCAAGTACATCATATTTTTCTTCAGGTAATTCTACATAATGCTCTTCAAAAAGTTGCTTGAGACCACCAAGGAATGACTCAGTGAGTTCTTCCTTGAGTCCGTTTTGAACGGCAAGAACGTTTTCGTTCATCCATTCATCGGCAACATATTCTAGATATGCGTCTACACGCTCTTCTAGTTCTCCTGCGATTTCTTGAACTTGTTCTACAAGACGATTCTCGTATTCAACTTCAAGAGACTCGCGGATTTCATTAACTTTTGTGCGAAGTGCTGATTCAAAAATCAGTCTTGCTTTTTCTTGGAATTCTTCGGAGAGTTCCTCACCTTCAAGAAGGGCATTGACATCTTCATCAATGTCAAACTCTTCCTTCATATCATCATCTTCTTCTTCCTTTTTCTTTTTCTTAGAATCACCTTTTCCTTCTTCATCTCCTTCTTCATCATCTTCTTCATCATCTTCTTCTTCGGTAATCACATCTTCATCTTCATCTTCCATATCTTCTTCAATATAATCTTCATCTTCTAGTTCTTCTTCTTCCTTTACGGCATCAGACTTTTTAATTCCTTTCATAGGATCGGAACCTTTTGCGCCCTTATTTACAATATCCTTGACTTGCTTAAGGGGAGATCCTGCATCCTTTAGTTCTGCAGAACCATCGTCTGGTTTGTAATTTTGTGGTGTAGGTCCACCCAAATCTATCCAACTAGTAGATTGACCATCGGGAATACCCGTAGTCAATTTTTGCATAGGATCTGCTGCTTTAGCGTTTGCATTCACAGCAGTTCTGGATTGCTTAGTGCCTACTTCCATTTCCTGTAGATTTTTGCCACGAGACATTTGAAACTCTCCGTTTAACTTTTAATTAAGTAACTATATTTATTTATAATTTAACATTTTACAATGAGTTTAAAAACTCATCAAATAGTTCAAGTTTTTTCTCTTGATACTGTCTTGTTTCAACTAAACGATTTATTTTTGTTCTAGTTTTTTCTATTAACCAAGAATTTCTAGATGCATCATAAATCCATTCAACACCTTCCATAATTCCTTGAACAAAGGCATCAGGTGCAGAAGGATCTGCTACAATATCTGCAGCAGTAGCAAGCATGAAATCTTCACCAACTTCTTTATAACCTTTATTATTTTCTCTAAGAGAACCAATTCCACGCGAAGAAACACCAAGGGTAACGCCATCATTGAGAAGTGATTCTGCAATTTTTCCCATTGGGGTAGAAAGAATTTGCGCCTTTCCAATCCAATTATTTCCCTCACATGTAAGAGAAACAATTTTATGAGAAACTCTATCAAGATTTACTGTGGGACCTTCTGGGTGTCCAAGTTCTCCAAGAGCACGACCTTTTTGAATATAATTTTCATTATAACGTCTCACTTCCTTTTCCATAATTGAAAATGGATACATTCTTCCATTTCTATTCACACATTCCGATTGTAAAAAAGGTCCTGTAATATAAAGTCTTTGGGAATCACCCTTACCTTCTTTAATAACTTTAACCTGTTCTATTTCTTCTGTGATTAATTTCATTTTCTTAGTTGGTGAATCCTACTTTTGATACTTTTATTTCTGCCGATGTCCAAATAACATCTGTTGGAAGTTTTTCCAAAAATTCAACAGAATTTCCAGGCATTGAAAAGTAGTTACTAGTCGCTGCACCAACTGAAGATGCAATTGCTACCGTAACAATTCCTGAAGTAATATTATGAAGTCTTAAACAAGTTGCATTTGATATACTTGATGCCACTCCAGCACTAATTGGAGTAGATATTTCAGATTCAATTATTCTTGTTCTTTGCATTTTATGAGATTGTATTTTAACTATTTATTTAAATCATTCTCCTTCAGCATCTTCTGCGTTAAACAGAGAAGATGCTACATGTGGTCTTATTGCTTCAATTCTTTCTGCAGCTTTAGCAAACAAAACATCTTTAATCGTGTCGCTGATTTGAGCAGGTGACTCATCTGCCACAATCATATTCATAAGTTCTTCCATAAAAATTAATATGTTAACTATCTTTTATTTAGATTCTTTTTTATTTTGGAGGTTCTACTGCTTTATCATTAACTAATGGTTCTATTGGAACTTGCCCAGAAGCACCATTTATGTTGTCTCCTGTAGTAGGCATAGGTAGACCTGTAGCAGGATCAATAGGAGCATTGGGATCAGGAATTTTGCCCTCTTCAATTTCTTGTTGAATGAGAATATCTTCTTCCAAAATCTCTTCATCAGTTTGACGAAGTATTTTTCTTCTAATATAATTTTGTGAGTAATACTTACCGATATATGGTTCCGCAGTTGCTGCCATATTTAATCTTTCTGTCATTAACTCAGCTTCTTTTAGTTCTGAGAAATGATTATCATACAGGAAGTCATATTGAATATGTTCCCGCATTATCTTCCAATCTTCTGCAGTAATTATATTCTTAAGAATTAATTGTGTTTTTAACATGTCGTTAAACATGTTAGAGAATCTTTTTCGCAATCTACCAACAAACTTAGTAAATTTCAGTTCATCGCGTAGAATTTCAGAAGAACGCCCAAGATTAAATCCACCTTCTCCCCCAATTCTTGTTGGCGGAACATTTAGTGAACGATAAAGTTTTTCTTGGAAATATTTAATATCTGTAATCTCTCCGAGATTTTGACCTCCAGGAAGGGTGGTAATTTCTGTACCTCTACCACCTTCTCTTCTAGGCAACCAAAAGTCTTCAAGCATACTCATGAATTTTTTATCATCGCGTAGTTCTCCAGTTGATGCATCATAAACAAGTTTATTTCTATAGCGCATCATAACATCACGAAGATATTGCTCTGCTTTTGCTTTTGGTAGATTGCCAACATCAATGTAAAAAATTCTACGTTCTGGTGCTCTTGATAATCTATAGATAACCAAACTATCTTCAATCATTCGGAGTTGATTGAGTGATTTAATTGCTTTATGGAGATATGAGAGACAAGTACCTTTATTTCTATCTACTAGACCAGAAGTGCAATAAGTGATAGAATCTCTTGAGAACTTTACCCCACCATTTTGCGATGAAGAAGGTGTTCCAGGTTGACCCCCAAGCGATCCAACAGGATATGATGCTTTGGGAGTATACATAAAAAATTCTTCAATTTCTGGAAAATTATAATCTATTGGGTCATTTAAGTCATTTTTTATTGAACCCACACCTTCGTTCTTTTTCTTTTTCTGCTTTCTGATGAATCTCATCTTCATTGCATCAATATAACGAAGTTCTTGTATACCTTCTTGTGGATTTTTTATATCAATTAGTTTATGGTAATAGAGTCTACCATCAATATACCAATTTCTATAAATTTCATGACATTTTTTATCAAAATCTAATAATTCAAGAATATATTTAAATTCTTCTCTTATTTTTTCTTTAATGCCATCACTGGCGTTTAAATTTGATAATTCTATTTTTACCGGGGAATCATTAGTATCCGAAACAATTGCTTCATTTACAATATCTTCAATGGCACTATCAACTTCTGGATGAAGTGCCATTTCACGATATCTTTTTATCATTTCAAATTCGGTTCTATAGACACCTTCAATGTCTACATAAGAACCAAAAAATCCACTAGTCAAATAATGGTCAACCCCGTCCTCATTATTTTGAGGAACGGGGGACACTACTCCAGGTGATTGGAGATTTTTATCGTCAATTGAAAATCCAAATAATCTTGCCATTATTATAATAACTGTAATTGTTCAGTTATTTAGGCTGCTTTTGGACTTGTAGGATACCAGAACTGAACTTGGAATTCTACGGTGAATTCTTCAATAGTATCTGATGTTTCGTATGATAAATCAATCTGGGAAATATTTGTTGGGAAAATATCAACAAATTCATACTGGGCAAGTATGTTTGCATTTCCGCCAGTACCTTGACCACTCTCTTGAGCGACTACAGCACGACCAAGTTGTCTTACCGTAGCATTTGTCATATAAGATGCTGGTTCAGTAAGTCCACTATGGTCTGAATATTGACCAACATTTTGCATCCAAGCTTCAAATACTCTTCTGTACATGAAATCTTCATCATTGATAACTGTAATTGTCCAGGTATCAAATGTTCTGTCTCCAGCAACTTTTAAAATTCTACCTCTAAATGGTATATCAATTGGTGCTATATTTGATGCTGGTAAAGCAGCTGCTTTACATAAGAATGTGAATTTTTCAGCATCAAATCCAACACTGTCTCCTTGGACATTAAGATTAATTCCAGGTAGAGAAGGCATTGTTACCTCAAATAGATTGGGTCTGGCGCCTCCACCAGATAGTTTTGTTTTGAATTGTGATAAACCTTTAATGGTTGCCATTTTTAGATCCTCCTATTGTAATTAATTATAAAGATCAAACAGAACCTGCAACTTCTTCAAATGAAACACCAGTTCTGGTTGCAACAAATGTTAAAGTTACATAATTGATAGACTTAGCTGGTTTTAGGAAAATGTCTGCCCTAAATTCATTATTATCAATAATGTCTGGAGTATTATTGGAGGCATCGCAACGAACAAGAAATCCGTAAAGACCACGTTTTGCCTGAACATCGCGGAGATATGGTTCAACGACATTGATAAAGTTTGCTCTGGTAATTTCATCATTCAATTCAAAGAGTTGAGCCTGCGCAGTTCTCTCTAGTGATTGCTCAATAGTTAAGAATAAGCGACGAACATTAATACGATCAAAAGCGGAAGCGTAACCAAGAGCTGTTTTATCACCATAAAGTAAAATTCCAATTCCTGGTTGATTTACAATTGCATTAACTCTTTGTGGATACAATTGATCTCTTTGTGCCTTATTTGGATTGTATGCAAGTTTGATTGCATTATTAAGAATTCCTCTTTGTTGTCCAGCTGGTGAGAACCAAGGATAAGCAAAAATGGAAGTTCTTACCATCAATCCAGCAACGTCTGGGTTGCAAGGAATATAACGGAATTTATTGTTGAATCTGTCATAAGTGTACTTATAACCTGAATCAAAAACAGCGTATGATGATGATGGTAATGGTGCAAAGAATTCAATAATATTATCGGTCTGCGTGTCAGTATTGGTAATATCCACTACCGCTTCGCGGTGAGGAGAAATAACTGCCATGCAATCTTTTCTTGAATTTGCAATATCAATCAATGTTCTAGCCTTAGCTTGAGATTGATAGATATCACTTAGACCTGGACCCATGATTAAGTAATCTACTGCAATTTCATCTCTATTTGAGAAAAGATTATAAGAAGTGATTAGATCTCCAAGTGTAACATTCATTCCACCATTATCGGAGTAATCTTTACCACCAGTTAAATTATAAACTACATTTCCAAGGGCACTAAATGTTTTATCCTGTGCTGGTTCATTCCAGAGACCTTGTGGTGCAGTATAGGCAGTAAAAGAAGAACTAAAACCGACTGGAGCAGTATCTTCATTTGCATTTTGATCATCAGAAGGATTGTCGCCAACAAAAAGATACTTTGAATAAAGTGCAATATAATTTTTCCACCAGATTTTTTGTGGGGAATTTACCGCAGAAATTGCATCAGAAGCTTTTGATAGTCCAATATGCTTTTCTAAGATATTTCCTTGAATTCCTGTAACGGATCCAGTGTCATCAATTACAACTACGTGAATTTCATCACTTTTTGAGTTTCTTTCGCCTGCATACTGACTAGTGCCAGGTTTTGGTGCAATTGATCTCCAGAAAACTGAAGCATTACTTAATTCAATAGTTTGGTTATCATACCAATCAAGAACATTAGATGATCCTAATGTTGCACTAGTAGTTCCTACTCCTGCATTAGTAACAAATGTTACAACATCACTTGGTCTAAATGATCTCAGATCACTTCTCTGAGCATAAGTGATAGGAATTTCGGCATTAGAACCATCAACTAATGAAACTATTTTAACATCAACAGTACGATTAGATGTTGATACGCCAGTTACGATACCTTTTAAGTAACCAGTAAATGTTGTGGTAGTGCCAATTCCAGCCGAAGGTACACTAGTTAATGAAGTAGTAACACCATAACCAACTGCTATCTCTTCAATTACGGATGTTGCTATACCAGTAAAAGTTTGATCTGCTTTATCATCAATTACACAAACTTTTAAGTTATTTGCCCAGGATCCTGGATTTTTTGCTGCAAAAATATAATTTGCAACATCATCTGCATAGTTTGCCTCATAATCATCAAAGTTCTTGATTTTGAGACTTGGTTCACCTGCAGTTGATACGCCGGATGCATTTCTAATAGCGTTTGCATTCACTAAATTAGAACCACTGGTTCTTACGACCTTAAGAACACCACCATAAGAAAGAAAAGAAGATGCACTCATCCAGTATTCGTACTGTGCATCTGTGGAAATTGGTTTTCCAAAAACGTTAATTAACTCTTGCTCTGTAGTGATGTCAATTGGTTCATCAATAGGTCCAATTGCAAAAGGTCCTGCAATTGCCCCAATATTATCTAGTACATTATCAGCTCTTCCTACAGTTAAATCAACCTCACGGATAAGAACACCGGGAGATAATTGAGGAGTAGCCATTTAAAATTCTCCTAACTCAGTTTACCTAAAAAATATTTATTAAAACCTTACTTTTCATTCGGGAAACGCTGCGTGAACAGATCTACCAGTCAGGATATTCCCACATTTTAACACTTGGAGTATCTTTTCTACTTCCAATGATTCTTTTTTTAGTGCAATTTTTACATTCATAAGAAAAAGAAGAAGAAACCGGACCTCTATCTTTCCTTGTCCTATAAAATTCATCTATTAAATTTTTAGTCAATCCGCATTTCTTACATCTTCGTTCATATAAAAATAAATGATCAAGATTTAAATTATCATCTAGATTCATTACAAATAATTCCACATGTATGAAAACTCTGCTTGAGCATCGCCATATTCATCGGTATACCATCTATCACCATTATTATCAACAAAAGTATTTTCATCATTTATTCCATCAACAATAAATCCAAAAGGAGACATATCTTGCTCTACTTGATTTTTTTGTTCTTCATATATCTTTTTTCTTATATCTTGATCGGTTAATTCTTTAAAATAATCTTGAAGGATTAACCAAGCATATATTACTAAGCACATAACTAAATCATCATTTCTACCTTCTTCACACTCAAAAGAATTTCCTTTTTGTATAAATGTAGTTAATTCGTTTATGATTTCAAAATCTTCAAATATTAATTTAGTATCTTCAATTAGAGTTTTTAAATTTAAACATCCAACTTTTTTAGTAGTTTTGGACATTTTTACGCCAAGTTGAACTTTTTTTCCAGAAAAACCTTGTCCTAATATTTGTCCAGCACGACCCCTCATTGTGCTCATTAAAAGATTAGGATATTCTAAGTCGTAGTGTAGACCTGCAGCAACTTGATCTCCAATATCATTTACTTCACAAAGTATAAATGCTTTATTGTAAGAAGTTGCAACTTCTTTTATTATTTGAGGGAATAGAATAGGTCTTATTTGATTGTTTCTATACTTAGCAACTACCTTATGTGGGAACTGTGAGACATCTATTACCAAAAAGGCAGAATAGTCCTTCTCAACGCCTCTAGCAACGTCTACAGTGACCACATAGGTGTGATCTTCCTGTGGGTCTTCATATACATCTAAACCGGCACTAGAAGTCTTTGGATTGGTGAAAACTAAACGATTTAAAACGGGACCAGATATTAGTGTATCGGAAGATCCTAAAAATAGACATTCAAATTCCTGCCTCCATTGACTTTCGCTGGTGTTTGCAATGGTAGTTTTTTTGAAGTTTTCATCTCTACCCGGAACATCAGTCCAATGTACTTCAATGGGAACATATTCGTTTTTATTCTTTTGAGCATCATCCCATAACCGATAAAAATGATTCATACCGTAAGGAGTGCTGACCACGATAACCTTAGAAGATAATCCGGAAGTAATTACTGGATATACCGAACTAAAGAAGTTATCTGCAACTTGGTTTGGAACGAACGCAAATTCGTCTAAGAAAATAATATTATAAGTTCCTCCACGGATTGATGATGCAGAGGTTGACGCTGCAGTAATTTTTGATTTATTTTCCAGTTCCATAGAACCTTTATTCCATGAAACAACACCTTGCTGTAACCATTTTGGTAGGTTCTCATAACCTGTCTGTAGACGATCTAAAAGATCTCTGGCAGTAGATGCTTTGTTGGCAAGAATTGCTATATTTACATTATCATTAAAAATAGCATAATGTAATAAGTATGAAACTACTGTAGTACTCTTTCCAGACTGTCTTGGTAGTTTACATATACTAAAGCGGTTATTGTGGAATGTATCTACCATTTTTTCCTGGAAAGGATACATATCAAATCCAGTTAAACCATGGTCAAGTGTTACGATTTTAATATAATTTCTTGCAAAATATACCGGATCTTGGGCACACTTGACCCATTCAATAATTTGATCTTCGGTAAATTCCATTTTGGTATTCGCTTTTTTTAGAAGCGGATTACCAAGATAATACTCATCTGCCATAAATCACCACTTTACCTTTTTTACCATTTTACAAGATTAGACCAATAAGCTGCCGACATCTTTCCTTTTGCAATGTTTTTTGCATGTCTTGATTGAAATCTATGTCTACGACTTGCATATTGCTTAGATTCTCCCTTCTTTTTAGGGGATCCTTTTACGCCACGTTGACCAAATCTAATGATTGTTTCTTTTCCATCTTCACATGCTTTGACGACATGAGATTTTCCAGTTTGAGAATCTCCTACAGGTTGTGCTTTAGGTTTGTTGCAAGGCATTTCTGCCTTACTCACTTTTTTTCATCTAATATTTCAACCTCTTCACCCATAGTTTTTACATAGTTTTTGTTTGATCCAGGTTTTCCTCTATCACCACCTTGATTTGCATAAAGTAAGGGTTCTCCTGGTTTTAATTCGGAAATTCTATAAGTTACTACTTTAGATCCGGGATAAATTTTTTCAATCTCATAAGATATTTCTGCTCTTGACGGAACCTTTGCTTGTGGGAAAAATATTTGAATAGAGTAATATTTACCTCTCCAAGAAAGAGTTACGAAAAGATTATTTCCAGTTTTAGAAGGCATTCTTGTTGCTTCATTTACTTTAACACATTTATCTTTTCCATTCTCAGTTCCAGCATATCTATAATTTTTCCAACACGCCTTTCCATCAATACCCTGCTCTTTTCCTTTTTTGTTTTTAGATTCTGTCCAAACTGGATTTTCCTCTTCAATAGTTCCCGCTTTTATGATATCAATAAACTCTGCATAGAAATTACCATTAGCGTCTCTTACTGTAGTACTTTCTTTTTGAGTTTCCATTTTTTTCAATTTACTGTAGTAATCTGGAAGTTCATCAAGATGTTGAAGTGCTGTTATTTTTGCCTTTTGTTTATCTGATGTATGCTCAAGTTCAACTTTAGTTCCCATTTTAATTTGTTTTTCTATGTGCGCTAATGAAACACCATGTTTCCTGGCAATTTCTTCTACAGTCTTATATGGTTGAGTTGGTCCTTTTGGATCTTTTTCTTCTGAAACTGGACATTCATTCATACCATGTACAGGGCACTTTTTACCCTTTCCTGTGTGTGTACATGAACCATCAACTGCTTTACCTATACCAACCTCAGTAGGTTTAATTTTTTGTCCAGGAACTTTGAGACCAGTTGGAAGTGGTTTGCATACCTTATCAGTATTGCACCAATACATTCCCTTACCACACTTTTCTTCGCCTAGAATTTTTTCTACTAATGAGATTTCTTCTTTTCTAAAATTTGGTAATTGCGCACCAGTTCCACCTAATTTTTGTGCAACATTTTTAGCAGCATTACTTTCTCCAGCAGTTCCTGGACTATCTATTTTTTTAGTAATTTTATTTTGTTTTGATGCTTTTTTATGCTCAGAACCTATAGTAAAACTTGTTTCTTCATCAACTTTTTCGTCACTTTGAAGATATTCTGCTGCAGTATCAATATAATCTGCTGCCTTAGTGATTTTTGATTGAACCCAAGCAGGAAGTTGCTGTTTTCCTGATTTTATGGATCTTCTGAGGTTTTTAACAGCATTTTCTATAGAGTCCAACTCATTTCTTGCCATATATCCTTCATCATCTGTTTTCTTACCAGAAGAAATTTCTTTATGGTCTTCGTTTAGTTTTTTCATTTTTTCTTTAATCCAATCGTCTGGTGTTTTTTTATGCTTATTTTTAAAAGAATTGTGAAGTTCTTTAGCAGTTACCCCATAAGATTTCATTATTTTTCGCATTAACTTATCAATAGAATCGTAAGTAATTTTGTTTAACTTAACTAGACCAACCTCTAGTTCTTCTACTGCTTTGGATAACATTTTTATTTATTTTTCTGGAGTATTTAACTTATTTTTTAGTAGTTTTGAAAGTTCTGCAGTAGAACCAACAAACAGAGCATTGGTGACATTAGTTGGTCCAGATGAGCGACTACTACCTTCAATGTCTTTTAGTTTTTTCTGGAGATCTAAAAGTTTTTCTGTAGCATCTGCAACGTTTTTAATTAATTGACCAGCGACTTCATATGCTCTAGGTTGTTCAGATTCCTGAGCAAGTTCTAAAATCCCATTTATCGCTTCTTGCCCCTTTTCTATTATAGAATATAAATTACCTCTAGTGTATTCATAATCTTTTTCAATATCGCTGATATTGGAAGTATTGATTTTTATTTTTTCTTGAGAAACTTCAGCATTTGCGTCAATATTCTCATTAACAGTGCTTATATCTACAACTTCTTTTGTTATATTAAAAACATCATCTAAACTGTCAAAACTTTTAGTCATAAAAATTCTCCACTAAACCCAAAATCATCTCCAAATTCAATTAAATCATTATCTGCTTCAGTTATTAACTGTATTTCTGAACCAGAAACATGATCTGTTATTATGGTATTATAAGATCCCCTAACTACAGTAATATCATTCCCATCTATAGCAGAAACTAACATAGTCTCATCATTTATTGTGATGTATGATTTTTCTGTAATTGAAGATATATCATTAACTGTAAATTTAGTATCTCCAGGTTCAATATCATTATTTAAAATAGCAACTGTATTTTCCGAGTAACTTCTTGTTGCTACTGGGGTTTGGGAATAAGTCAAATCTCTAGTGAGTGAATTTGAATCCCCAGAAACAAATCCCAAAGAAACTTTTTTAATGATATCTTTTCCAACACCACCAGAAACTGGACCAAACAAATATGTTTTAGCAGTAAAGTTTAAAGTATAAATTAATGCTCTCCTTGTGGAAAAATCTCCTTCATAATCATCTTGCATAGTGATACTATCTAATACTATAGGAATATCACGCTTTTCCCCAATAGTCTCTACTAAATCAATAGTTAAATTATATGAAGGTTGAAAATATGGTAAAATTTGCTCCACAATTTGAAGCATATCATCATTTATTTTACAAAATATAGATAGTTCAAAACTCATATTATAAGGTACTGGCATATACACTTTTTTCACATCAGTCCTATCTGAAACGGAACTAGTGATAAATGTTTGAGTTGTTGTTAATTTTCTAGCAGCATCATAAGATAGTCCAGTAAACTCAAATGACATTCTTGGTAAAGTTATTTGAACTGGTTTATTCAAATTTGGTTGTTGTTCTAATCTTGCAAGAAATTTCTGTGTTGGACCATATGCCAAAGGAACTTTTATAGACGAAAATACATCATCATTATCATCTTTCTTTTTAATTATAATATTATTGAAAAGAGTTCCAAATCCAATAATAGTTTTACGAAATATTTCGTGATAAAAGTGTCCAAACATTTTCTATACCAGTTAAATTAAGGATTCCCAAAAGGATTTATTTCATCAAAATCCAAAATTTCATCTCCTAAATCTTGGATATCATCATTCTGCGCAAATCTATCTATAGTGCCAGATGTATTTATGGTTCTAATATTATAATTTGCTCCAGATGTTTCTCCTACTATGGTTTCTCCGGCAGAGAATTCTCCTGTAGCATTTGATACTTTTAAAATCTTAGTAACCACATCCCAGGACTTAACTCTTGCACTAATTCCACTTACAGATCCTACTACTTTTTCATTAAATTTATATGTTCCCATTCCAACAATAACATCTGGAGGAGATATTTGAATAACAGGTGGTTCTATATATCCCAATCCAGCATTTTCAATTACAATTCTAATTACTTGTCCAGAATTATTTATTATAGCATTTGCTGATGCCGCAAAAGATGATACACCAACAAATGAAACTTCTGGAGGTCTTAAATAACCAGATCCTCCATTTGTGACTGTTATTATTCCAAGTACACCGTCACCTATTGTTGCTACTGCAGTTGCTCCACTACCTCCACCTCCACGAATTACTACTTTAGGTGGTGTAGTATATCCAGATCCAGGATTTGTTATATCAATACTTTGAACTCTCAATAATTTACTATCTGGTTCACATAAATCAACTATTCCTCCAATCATAGTAGCAATACCAGTTGCTCTTGTTCCGGTGGGGGAAGTTGAAATTGCTACAGTAGGAGTAGATGTATAACTAGATCCTCTATCTGTTACTGTTATAGATCTTACACCACCATTAACAATGGTTGTTATAGCACTTGCTGTAGATCCTAATCCAACTAATTGAAGAGTTTGTGTTACTGAATATTGATCCCTATCAGTAACAGTATCACCAGTACCATCACCATCAGAACCTCCTCCAGAAGGATCATCAATAAAGTCTACGCCAGTATTAATAAGCTCATCTTCATACCTAAACAATTCACATCTTAATTCATAAACATAATTTTTTTGTAATTGATAAAAAGGTTTTTCATGTTCAACATATTTTATTTCAAAAATTTTATTGCCAAGAGGGAAATATATCAAATCTCCTTCTTTAGGTCTAGATGATAATTTTACGTCAGGTAAATTTTCAATTAACGCTTGTATGTAAGTCTCCCATCTTTCTTTGGAAATTATTAAATTTAGGTCATCTAATTCCTGTATTCCAAACTTTGAAAGTATAGTTCCTTGACCACCATAACCATCATAAGAATCTACATATGCTTCTATTGGATATGCAAAATTAAATTCGGATTGAACTACCTCTTCAATTACTTTATTCGTAGTTAAATACTGTCTTGGTAAGTAATATACTTCTACACCATAAATCTTAATAGATTCATTGATAAGATCTTGCAATAGACCTTGTTCACTTTTTGATCCGTTTAAAAAGAATGGGTTTAACATAATTATCCAATCATATCCAATGGTGGAAGTTCATACGTCAACGAGAATTTATCCATCAAAGAATCAATTTCTCTTTGTGCATCTTCTACTAGAGGTCTACCATCTATTTCAACGCCACCAGGAAGTTTCATTCCTCTAAATTTATTTGAAAGATTATAACCCCATTGCCTTTTTATTAGTGCAGTTGTATACGCTTTCAAAAAAGAATCATTCCAAACTCTAGAATAGTCACTTGGATCTAATAATCTAAGGCAATCAATAACTAAATATTGTCCAGGTTTTAAAGAAGACCAATCAATATCTAAGTATAGTCTATTTTGCCTCTTATTAAATCTTATTTGTTTTTGGGTTGTTAGTAAAAAGTCAATATCTTCCAAATAAGTCTTAACCATTGAATATGTCAATAATTCAGTAGATCCCCAATAATAAAGATCGTTTAAGAATAATTGATATTTAATACTAAACATTCCACTTGATATAGAATTGGACCCTTCAAAATGAAATATTTTGTTTACTCCAAAAACATGAGGAGGAATAGACAAGTAATTACTATTTTCATAAAAATTAAAAGTTGTTGCTTGTCCATCAATAACAGAAGTTGTTGAGGTGGAAGCAATCCCAACACCACTAATTCCTGTTGCCCTTCCCCTATCAATATCGTCTTGTGTTATTTGATATTTTAAATATGTTTGATATGAACCATCAAAATGTCTTTGATGAAAAAATTGAAGGGCATCATCTACTAAGTCATCAATTTGTTCTTCAGCAACATTAATTTCCAAAACAGGATATCCAAGTTTTCTCAAACAATAATCTACTAATTCTTGTTTACTTGATGGTTGTGACATTATAGTTTTGAAATAACTTCTTGTTGTTTTAAATACAATTTAATATAAGATTTTGCAAAATCTCTTAAAATATTAATATCGTCTATATTATCTATCTCTCTAGATATTTTCTCATATTCAAACATTTTAGACATATTTTCTAGTGTTATGGCATCAGGATCCATTGGTCAAATTCCGCAATAAGGTTTTTATTTCATTAATATCATCTTTTAGAGAATATATTTGATTCTCTAAATTTTTAATTTTTTCCACACTATTAATTTTATTTTTATATATTTCAACATATTCATTATAACCATCAATATCAGTATTAATAATTGCATTATTATCAATATCACGAACCAAATGATCTTTTTCTTTTACTTTTATATGATTCATTTTAATTTACCTATACTTTGGGTTTGATTGTTGCAATTGCTCTCAATTGACTTATAATTGGTGGCGTTGCTTGATTTGAACTAGACATCACAAGTTTAATTGCAAACCCATCAAAATCTGGTAAATCGTCAATTGAATATTCATACTCACGGAATGATCTATCTGAAGATTGTTGAACAAAAGAGTCGGAAGAACCATCATTTTTTGATAAATCAACTACTCGTTTAATTCCTTGACCGTCAATACTATAATTTGAATATCCTGGGAATAATTCAAAATATTGAATAGAATTTTCAGCATCACTTCTGAATAATTGGTACAATACTCTCATATCATTAAACTCATTTCTACTTGCAGTTAAAATAACTTTTAGTGAATTTGCAGGTATTTTAAGTCTTATAGGTTTAGATATGTAAATTGCACTATGTTTGTCATTAATCAAACTTCTTACACTGTCATCATCAGCATAGTTAGAATTTTCACCAATTCCTAATGGATTATTAATTAAATTTGAAGTTAAAATCGCAGATGTTCTTATAGTATCAATAACCGGAGATACTCTAGAATCACTAGAATTCATTAAAAATTCCATAGTAAATGATTTACTTCCTGGAGTTTCGTTTAGGAAATTAGTTTCATTTATTTCCGAACAGATTATATTTGGATTTGCGAAATATGTAGTCTGATCAATTGGAATATCCACAAAACCTTGATCAATGAATGATTTTTCATTGCCTCCAATACTAGTTCCACTGGTCGTTCTTACTCTTGTTGATATATTTGTTTTTGATGGTATAATGTGGGCAATATTTGGTGTTAAGGCTTCATATTGAATGTTATTTGATAAGAGAGCGCCAGATCTTCCAGTTTGTTCGGTTGATTGGAAATAAAGATCATTTGATCTATTAGTTCCAGTACCTTCAGAGTCACTCATGTTCACTTTAATATGATATGAATTTAAATCAATTGCATGTATACTCTTATCAACATTTGTAAAATTATGAACTTTATTTATTCTTCTTAAGGAAATGCCATTAAATTCATACTTATACACTGGAACATTGGAATCATATGATTGACTTTGCGTGCCATCAATTCCTCTTTCTGTGGCGAAAATTGTATTTTCCCCAGTAAGAGAAGTATATTTGATTATTTCATTTCCAATTATTACATATCCTGGATTAGATGTGTTAACTTCTTTTCCTTCAAAAGTTTCAAATCCCGAATTAGACAATACTGGAATAGTTAATGTTGAAGAATCAATTTGAGTAGATAACTTTGTATTAACTTCAGAAAGTGATGGTCTAACATCACTAATTGAAACATAATTTTCGGAAGAATGCATACAATGGTTCATATGATATATTTTCATATGCAAACCATCATAATATTGATCTTCAATTATGTCATTAATAGTTACTCCAATACCTGTTGGAACTTCGGTTCCAGAAGAGTTTATATAATTTATTGTAGTCATTCCAGAAACGAATGTACCCTGTATATTGTCAATTATAAAAGAATTATTGACCGAAATAGAATCTACTGTAAGTTTTCCACCAAATCCAACATTTAACCCAAAATTATTTTCCGGAATGATTAAAGAGTCTCCAACAGAATATCCGAATCCTCCATTAGTTATTGTTGCACTTGAAATAGAACCATTATTGACAGTAATATTTGCGACAGCACCTTGACCAGAACCTGTTTCAGTATCTAAAATTACATTGGTGAAGGTAAATTGTCCGGAAGTTGGAGTATATCCAACACCCACTTGTGAGACTGTCACACCCAATCCAGATTGAGTAATACTACCTCCAATTGCTACAAGTGTACCTGTTGCCAAGTTCTGTTTTAGTGTTATTCCAGGTTTTACTGTTGCTTGATTAAATCCTGTAGATCCTAATCCAACTATGATCTTTTTAGATAATGTTGTAAACTGATTTTCTCCAGTAACAGTTATTTTTTGATTTTTTAAACTCAATGTAGGATTGAAAAATCTAACCAAACCTTCATTTACAAAATCTGCTCTATACAACCTATATTTAAGATCTTCTAATTGTGAAGGAGTCCAAGTAGATCCATTTTGGGATTTGAATAGACTTCCTAAAGTAGGTTGTGCAGATAATTTAATACCAGTTTGTATATCATCCTTACCAAGTTCCGCAACAAATACTCTATATTGAGGACTATTAGAAAGTAAAACTACAGCAAATTCCGATGTTTGTTGACTTGCAATGGGCGATTGTCTTACTTCTAATTGTTGAGGACCTGGCAAATAAACTGGTGATGGGAAAGTAAACCTAGTAGCAACTGATCCATTTGAAGATACTTCTATTTTGTCTGGAGTATAGGTTACTTCAGAGAATGGGATAACTACATTACTAGGAACTCCTCCACTCATGGTCCTTATTTGTAAAGTAACTGGAATGGAATCATCTTTAGTTTCAAAGAAAACATCTACGGCAGTTAAGAATATACCAGTATCTTCTCTAACATAAAATGATTGTGCTAGAGGATCAACATTTTCCCAAACTCTGGTTTGGAAAGTTGGATTTGTTTGTTGCCTTCTTTGTGTGATTGTTGTTAAATTAGTTGTTGTATTTGTTATTGTAGTTACATTAATATTTCTTGCAGGAATTATAGTAACATTTCTAGTTGTTATGATATTACTTTCTGTTACATTTGAGACTGCAGAAGAAGAAAATTCTGCTTCTGCGGAACTTTCATTTACAGATTCATTAGAAATTTGCTGCAATGATTGAGTATCAATAACAGTAAATGTGTTTTCTCCATTAATCCATTGTGGATTACCTGGAACATTTGGATCTGGAATGAACAAAGATCCTATTAATCTTCCTTGATTATCAGATACTAATCTAATATTTGAAATTCTTGCTATTGCTCCAGATTTTTTACCAATCAGCCTCATTCCAGCAGAAATTGATCCAAAATAATTTGTTTCTGATGGCATCTGTAATGATCTAGTATCTACATTTAATACTGTAGATGACTCACTATAATCCTCTGGAAACGGACTTTGATTATAGGGATTTAATGCAAATATATCCAACTTTTGTGTGTTATTCTGATCTAGAATTTGACCAGTGGTAAAATCTAGTACAGGGATAGGATTTGTTATAAATGGAGGATTAGATCCGTCAAAAGGACCAGTTCTGTGATTTGGTTTACATAATCTAAATCTTATTTTATTAGTTACAAAATGTGGATCACTTTCAACAGTTTCTCCAATTTCAAATTTACCAGAAATCATTTCAATTTCTAGTAATTTTGGTATTATGTATTTACTAACATCTATACCTTCAAAGAAAGAATAGAATCTAGTAACTGGTCTCAAACCTTTTACATCAAATTCAATATTTCTACTTCTTAAAAATCTTACTGGTTCTGTATAGTTAGATATAGATTCGGAAGTAGTTGTTGTAGTTAAAATTTCTGGAGGAATAATTATTGTTCTAGTATTACTAGTGGATTCTGTACTTGTAGTATTAACGCGATTTTCAATAATAGATCCATTATTGCCAGGAACAAATCTAATAGATAATGATCTAGCAGTTGATCTACCAATCTCAGTTAAGAAATTATTTGCAGCATCAGTGGGCAATAGTCTTCTTATTAGTTCTCTGTCAGCATCTGTTACACGATCTCTAATCACTGCTAAATTAATAATATCAGAACCCACTAAATTTTGAACATTATTTGAAAAAATTCTTGAATTTAGATCTGGTCTAAAATCTATATCAATTCCACCAATTCTTCTAATTCCAGTAAGTATGTTTCTAGCATTTGTAATCCAATCAAAAGGAGGTATTCCAGTTTGTGGTAATGGCGGATTAGTCCACACTTCTCTGTTGACTACAACATTTTGAACCCTTGTTATATTTTCATCGGGCAAAGGTTCTTGATTATTGACAACTTCATTAAAACTTGTAGTATTGATTGTTCTTTCTTCAACCCAACTATCAATTGGAGGATTTAATTCAATAAGACCTGACCAATATTTTACTAAAAATGGAGTAACACTTTCAGTTTTAGATGCATATGGTTGCTCAAAATATTGAATATTATTATAATTTAATGTAATTAAATCGCCAGTTTTTCTTATTCCAGGAGAACCTAAATCAGATACATAACTTTGATCCTTATTTGGTTCATAAGTTGTCCCAATACCTTCAATGACCTCAGAACCTAACTGTAAATCAATTGAAGTAGTATAATGTAGAGGTCTTAGAGTATTTGTGCTAGTGTCAATGCAAGTTCTAAAACTCGGATTCTGTAAATCATGATATTCATGGGAATTAAAATTATCTACAAAAAATCCAGATTTAAATCTATCTAGACCTGTTTCTACATCACGAATAGTGAAATTTTCCGTCTTACTTTCCAACATAGAAAGTGTGGTAAATTTTTCAACCCTTTCAATTCTATCTTCCAATAAAGATATATCTTGCATTCTATATCTCTTATGGACAGACATATCCACATTTATATTTTTGGCATTATAAACATAAGGTGGAATGTAGATAGTTGCAATATCAAATGCATTTGATTTCAATGGTGGTGGAACTGGATTTTCTGAAGGAATTCCCTCAGAAACCTCAAAAGTTCCATCTGAATTGAGATACACTCTATCAATTCTACCCAAATAGTAAGAATATGATATTACGATATTCTCATCTGGACAAAGAGGATACTTAGAATATTGACCAGAGTTATCAAAATTTCTTGAATCAAATTCAAAAGGTGACTTGGTTGATAAAACATAAGGGGCAACGCGAGGTCTTATGTCAATATAATCAGTAAGTCTTGAATTTTGATAATATGAAATATCATGTTTAAATAAATTTTCTGCATAACTATTTGCAGTTACAAATTCTCCAGTATCTAAAGAATCTATGGTATAATTTTGAAATACTATTTTTAGTTTTTTCTTAGGTTCTTCAACATTTTTCTTTCTTACAATTCTACTATAATCGTAGATAGTATCTCTTTGTCCATCATCAAGTAGATAATTTTGAGTTATATTTTTACTACCATTGAAGAGTTGGGAAACTGTTGATCTAGTATTAGATTCTTTACCAACTATAGTTTCATTTTCTGCAAATTGGAAAGTATTTAAATAAACATACTCTAAAGAATCTGAATCTATTTTACTTACGACAATTGCAACTGATCCAGTTGTTTCTCCAATAATTTGCTCTCCAATTATAAAATTTTGATTATTTACCAATGGATTGGTAAATGATGTCAATTTAACCCTTGGAAGAAATGGATCTTCTATTCCATTTGATTCATAAATTCCGATAACGCGGATAACATCACAAACATTTAATGAAATTTCGTCATCTTGAACCCTCGTTCCATAAGGAATTCTGTATGAAAGACCATCATTTAAAGTAGTAGTTCCGATACCCGAAGAATTATATTTTGACCCATCAACGATTAAAGTAGAAACTTTGTTTAACTTTTTAATTTTAGAAGTAGGTTTTAAGTTTATTATAGTGGTTATAATATCCGCAGTTCCACTGGATTTGGTCAATCCTCTAAACGTTAATATTTTTCCGGTGGTATCCAAATCATATTTGTCTCTTCTTATGGGTTCAATAGAACCATCAGAGTAAGTTATAACAAATCTATCTTCGTCAAATGAATCAAAAAATATATCTTTTTCTATAGAATCTATAGTTACACTTATTGTACTATTAGAATTTACTGAAACATCTTTGTATATTCTTCTTTGCTTTAACTCACCATCATCAAAATTTATAGAAGAAATATTAGATTGATTTAATCTAGTTAATAATGAAGAATTTTCAGAACTCAAAATAGAGGATATTTTTAATACATTTGTCACTTCAAATGTTCCCGTAGTCAAAGTTCCATTACAAACTCCAGAAACTGAAATGATACTAGATACTGTAAAGTTTGTTCCGCCAGCACCAACATTAGTTACTACATTATAAATTGGATCTCCACTAAAACTTGTGCCTGTGTATGAAATTATATCACCAATTTTTATAGTATTTGTGAATGTATTCTCTAAACCAGCAGAAACTACACCATTATTAAATCTAAATGTTGTGCCCGGTTTTGCAATATAAGATTTTTTATCTAATACTGTGTCACAATTAAATATTTTTCCATCAATATTTGAGTATATAGATTTAATATCATTTATTGAATAATCAGTAACTTCATTTATTAATCTACTATCTTCTATACTATCTATGATAATAGGTTCATTTTCTAAGAAATTTCCAGAAACATTATATAAAGTTAGAATTTTACTACCAATAGAAAGATTTTCCGTCAAGTAACCAGATGCATTACTTCGTTTACCTTTAATATGAGTAGATTTTGAGAGGATAGAACTAAATCCGGCAGTTAAACCAATTTTAGTGTAAGTTTGAATATCAAATAAACGCAAACTTAATCTACTGGTGTTATCAACATAATCACTTTCTGGAACAAAATCATATACTCTTGCTACTCCTATTTCATCGCCTGCTGCTACAGATTTATTTAAACCAAGTCTAGAATTGTTAAGACTTACTGTTGCATCCGTCCCTAACCCTATTGCAGCGGATCCGTAGATATTATTAACTACGACTAGAGATCCCGCATTGTATGGGATTACTTGATTCTGTAAGGTTTTTGTTGTTCTAGGTTTCTTGACATCAAGTAATCTTGCTGATATAGTTTCTACATCATACCCATTAACATACGCCTTTCCAGGTCCAATCTGATATACCATCATATCTTCTGATGGTATATTTCCATTTATTGTTTGCTGACCTTCAAAGTAAATACCATTACTTAGCACCCTATCGTTTAAACTGTCTCTAACAAATAATGTGAATGGTTTTACAAAATAATTTCCAGACTCATCAAAAGTTCTTTTTGCTAATTCGTCCCTAATTAAGTTATATTGAACATTTGTATTAAAAAATTCTGGTATACCGTTGCTTACTCTTAATAGTTCTACAAAATTAGATGTTTCAAGGTCATTTAGATCTCTTTTATCTAAGACCAATTCCATTGAAAATCTATCTGCACCAGGGGCGGCATAATTATTAAACCCTTGAGCATTATCCGATAGAGATTCATCTTGATTTTGATTTACAATACTTTCTATTACATTAAAACCAACTTTATATGATGGGTTTAATGAGTATTGATCAAGTAATATAAACTGTGGCGATACTCTTGCAAAAATTCCGCGAACAAAATAAATTCCAGAAGCAATGGATACTCCAGATGCTCTAGAAGTTCTAATAACATTAGCAACTCCTTGACCAGCAGGTATAGAGAAAGACAACTCACCATATGAGAGACTAGACTCTAATACTAATGTTTCACCATCCTGAAATATTTTGTTTTCAAAATTACTTCCACCACTTTCCAAATATTTAACATAAAGTGTATAGTTATTTCTTTCGGAATTTATATTGCTTAAAACATAAAAAATTTCAGCAGAAACGCCACTTAAGGAACCCCTTACCTTTTTCCCAACAAGATCCTTAAAATATACTGATATTGGAATATTTCCAAATTGACTTTCAACTTCAACAGCATTGATAGGATTTTCATACCTGATTTGTCCAGGTATTACCATGGAACCTTCTTTGAAGATATGACTTCCAAAATTTTCAATCTGATTTTGTAAAATAGATTGTAAATTGGTTAACTCTCTTGCCTGTATTGGATACCCAGGTTTAAATAATACCTTATAGTAATCCTTAATTGGGTCAAAATCATCATAATAAGGAAAAACATTTAAGTTAGTTTCTTGTGGCATAACCTTTAGAATTGCAAAATGATTTTAATATCTTCTTTTTGATTTTTAGATCTTGTTATGGAAGGTCTATTATCTACATATATTATATTACCAGAATATTTTTTAACTTCCGGATTAGAAATTCCGTACTGAAATTCTTGACCCAAATAATATACTTTATTATTTATTTGGGTTGTAATACCGGGGGACGAAGGAGTTCCAAATTCATTATCTATTTCCAAATTGAAATTTTCACCTTGAATTATTAAACTTCCTCCTGCACCGGGAAAAGATGTAAAACTAATTTTTTTAAATCCGTAATCTGGACTATCATTTTTAGTTTCATCATAGTTAAACCCATAAGATGATCTATCCTGCCAATACTTCAATATTCCGGTATTTCTATCATACGAAATGACTTTTCCTACAGCAGTCATTCCTGCCCCTACAGTCTGGGATATTTGACTATCTTGAGGGAAAACCGCATCTTCAATATTTCCTTTTAATTTTATTGCGGACAAAGAACTAACTTTATCATCAGTTAATAAATCTGTGGAATTATATTTTTTTGGACTTTCCACAATACCAAATCTTGAAATTTGATTTCCTACAATAAAATCTGGATTTTCGTTATCATTTTCAATTCTAGAATATAATAAGACATTAAAAGATCCAAGTTCACGATAAACGTCATGACCATGCCCACCTTTGGGTGGAATAATAACATCAAAAATAGGAGACGAAAAGTTTGGTGTATTTGTATCTATTGATGAATTTTTTAAATTTATTGTTCCATATGTATAACCTTCACCACCATTAGAAACTGTCACTGATTCTACTTGCGATTCATTATTAATTACAATAGTAGCAGTTGCTCCAGTACCATCACCATCAATTGGAACATTAGTGTACACCGTATCCCCAGGACCCAAATTAGATCCTCTGTCAACGATTGTTACAATTTTTAATTGTCCACTTGTTTTCGCATTTAATTTTATGGGTGAACTGGAAGTATCTTCTCCCCAATTTTTCGGGACAGGAATAAAATTAATACTATCAAATTTAATTATATCACTAGGAGGTATCGTGAATAAGTATTTCCATACATAACCATCACCACTATCACCCGCAGATCTTGGTTCTAAATCTGAAAATGTTGGTTCATCTAAAGATGGTCTTCCTTCCGGATTTTCCGGATCTGTTCCGTTATGTAAACATATATAAACCTTGTACTCACTATTAATTACATAAAAATTTGAATTATATAAATTTGTAGACTGTGAAGGTAAAGATAATTTTGTTCTACTGATATCATGACGATACATGTCATAAGTTATACCAGATTCCCACGTTATTTTTCTTACAACCAAACTAACATCACTAGGTTTTATTTTTTTCAATGCGATCATTGAATCCCAATAATCATTCTCTTGATCAAAATTGTCTTTTGGTGATGGTGGAGTTGCATCCCAATTTTCATCATAATCGGTAGCATTTGGAAGACCGATAAAAGTATAATATGATCTATCAGTAGATATTAAATTTGAAACAAAATTTTTCGCATTTAATATCCTTAATTGGTCAGTTATAATTGCAGACATTTTACGGTTTTTTATATATTTATGTAGTTGAATACCCGATATATTTTAATCTATTAAATCTTTGGATCACTGGAGAAGTAGATATTCCATTATATCCATAAGATATGAATTCATTTTCGGTTTTTTCAGTTGAAGAAGAAATTCTTCCCCAACTATATTCGCCATAAAAATCACTGAATCCTAATCCGGTCAAATTATTATATGAAGATACTCCAACAATTACTTTGGCAACATATGTTATTCCAATGCCCGGAACTGATGTTTGTGCGATGGAAACTGAAGCAACTTGATAAGTATTATCTATAAAACTATTTCCTATAGATAATACATTTCCCGATAAATCTAAAGATTTTAAACCATTACCGAGATTGGAATTTTTAACTATAAAATAATAACCAGTTTGAATACCACTAATTCCCGTTGTTGCTATCCCCACTTTTACTATATCAGTATCTCTCAAAACCGAATCTTGAGGAATGAATAAATCAAACACAATACCTGTTAATGCGGCACCAACTGATATTGTTGAAATTCCAGTAATAACACCAAAATCTCCTTCATATGAAATATTATCTAAAATTTCGTATTTTGGAGATGGAGACTCAAAAAGAATTTCTGGTGGTTGCATTTGATCATAACCAAACCCTCCCGTTGATATTGAAACCGAAGATACAGATCCATTTGTAATAAAAGACTGTGCTTGTGCTCTACCGGTAGTTCCCAACCCAATTGGATTGCTTATAGAAATTGATGGATCAGTGCTATACCCTATACCACCATCATTAATAATAATAGATGAAATAGTTCCTGAAGATGAAACAATTGCTGTTGCTGCGGCAGAAGTCACAGAGTCTTGAGATATTATAATAATTTTATTTTGTGGTTTTTCATTTACCCCGTTATGGAAATATTCTTTTTCACTATCAAAGAAAGTCTTAACACTTTCCACAAAAATGATGTCAGTACCTAATCCGACATTTTGAATTATATTTGTTGTTGGATATATGTAAGGTTCATAATATACCCTATCTTTTCCGACATAATTTCCATTAATAATCTTATCTTCAGTTTGTTTGCACCATAAAACTGGTCTAAAACGAGTAGACTCTCTATCTATTCCTTGATCATTATAGAAGTTGGTTTTAGTAGTATCTACGTTAGTTATAGATTCTATAATTCTAGTTTTTTCTTGATATAATGGATCATCACTATTAATTGTTAGTTCATCCCCAATTTTAACAGTTTCTAAAATATCAAAATTAAATGTATCTACATTACTAGTTCCGGTGTAAAAAATTATTGAACACTTATCTTCTGGTTTTGGAGATTCTGTAAATTCAATTATACTGCCCCCATTAAAAACATAACCTTCGCCAGGAACTTGTAAAATATCGTTCACAAATACTAATAGTGTTGATTGTATATCAATATTAGATCCTTTTTTAGATACTATAGATACTAGATTTCCATCAATTGATATTGGAAATCTTTTTCTAGTGCCATCAAATAAATCTTCAAAAGAATCTAAAATTTGTAGACCCCCGACAGTCCAAGCAGAGAAACTATCACTAAAAATGGAATCAACAAAAATTTTAAATTCCACAAAATTTGAAGTGGTTGGTATTCCAGTTTGCCCACCAATATCTATAGTTAAAACATCACCCTTTTTATATCCATATCCAAGGTTCTTGAATTCAAAATCTACAACATTAGATGATTGTCCTACAATTATATTTACTGTGGCCTCTGTGCCAATACCAATGGATCCAGAATCATTACTATAAACTAAAGGTATATCTGTATATGAATATGGAGGATCAAAAACAACATCTGGTGGATTAGTGGATGTATAACCAGAACCAGGATTAGTTATAGTTACGCTAACAACTTCTCCGTTAATTATAGAAGCAATTCCAACTACTTCAGATTCATAATCTGAAGAATCGGTTTTTAATACTGAAACATTCACTGATGTTTGTATTCCTGGTCTATATCCAGATCCAGTATTGTTTATTAGGATAGATTGTATAGTTCCACTTGAAGATACAACAGGTTTACCTCCAGCAGAAACTAATGGTTGATATCCAAATCCCTCAGAAGATCCAACAGATAATATAATTCCACCCTTAGGCAAACTAATTATTCTTGAATCATATGTAGTTGATTCTGGACTATTAACTTTTATGGTAGTTATGCCAGCATTTTCGGTTAAAACGTAAGATAATTCTGGATATTGAACGGCACTGTTAACTAAGACTATAGCATTATCTGTTGATATTCCGGTAATATTTGAACTATCATACTTTAATTCAAAAGTAGATTTTATGGTATTGAATTCACTAGAAATATCATCTATAATTTTATTATTAATATAAGTATCATCATTAGAATTAGAAATACCAGACCTCAAAAATACTCTACCATTGAATCTGGAACTTATTTCTAGTCCAAAATAATCTATTTCATCAAATCTGGCATTGGGGTTTGAAACGGGAACTTTACCAAATGGTGCCTCTGAAAAATAAATTTTATTATCAACTATATTATAGTTTCCCTTTACTTTGAATACAGTGGAATTTTTTGGGTGAGAAGAAATTCCTGTTCCCAATAGAGATCTATCTACAAGTAAAACATTTTTAATTGGCGAATCTACGGCTCGGATTAACATTATTTCATTATTTACTTTAATTAAATCGCCACCAAATAAATCTTCAGAATCATCAACACTAAGATATAAATTTATCCTACTCATAGAAGTTGTTAATCCAGCAGTTGTTGATGTAGAAACAATAGGAGATTGTATTACATTATCAATTGCAATCAAAGATTTTTCATTTCTCTTTTTGGAAATGAATTTATGTTCAGTACCAATTCCCAAATTTGTAAAATTCAAAACATCTGGAATGCTTTGTAAAGATTGTGACGCAGAAGCAGAAACTCTAACTTTAATATCACTATCCTTTACAATATATAATGTTGTTGGTAATTTATCAGTTACACCTATTCCAGATATAAATGTTGGCGTAATCTCTATCGCATTTTCGGAGGAAGTATCTGAATTGTTGTATCTATATTCTATTTCTTCGCCAGTAGTGAAGAAATGGTACGACAATAATACAGAACTGTCATTAATATTAACGACTTCAGAACTAGATGCATTAAATACCTTCTCAAATATTGTACTTCCTTTATATGTTAGGTTAAATTCTTTTCTAATATCTAAACTAGTTCCAAAATATTCTCCATATCCAGAACTTAAAGTATAATTATTTAAATCTAAAATATTAGGATTATTATACGCATCATCAAATCTACCAAGAGACATTTGGAAGTATGTAACTTTTACGTCAATATTTGGATTTGGAGTAAAAAGTAAATTATATGAATCTGTACCATAAGTATTATCCGCACTATAAACGCCAATATTTGTATCCGTATTTAATATACCATACTCTGTCACTAAAAGTTCACCACTAATTTCATCTTTTAATGTTATAATTTCGGAAATACTATATTCATTATTGGTAAGATCATGAACCAAAGATATGATATATGATGTCTCACAATTATTTGGCATACTTACTGCCACTGAGGGAAAAGGTAAAGAATTTGCTGCAATAAAAATAGATCCAGATGCTATTGTTCCTTCTCTGAAGTCTAGGTAGGATACAGTATTTGGGGAATCATTTCCTATAGAAATTGCTGATGTGTTAACAACAAAAGATACTCCAGAACCTACATTTGTTTTTATATCTAATATTAATTCATTATTAGAAATATATGCATTGTAAGTTGCGATACCAACCCCAGAATTTTCTAATAACGAAGAAGTATTAAATTGTCCATATTCCAAAACAGAAACATCAACATCATTGTGTAATAGAGTTAGTTCATGAACTTCATAATAGGCATCATTGGGTATAGTATCATCATAACTTCTAATATGTACTAATACCTTAGATCCTTTATATGAAGTTGGTATTCCAACAATCTTAGTGGTAACACCATCCGTTACATTTGTTTGTGTAGTTATTAATGTAGGATCATTTCCGAATGAAGTTTGTCCAATACCAGTGATAGTATTATATAAATCAAAACTTATATAACTTACATCATATGATCCAAAATCAAACTTTTTGGGGAAAAATAACAAATTACCAAATGATCCAGACCTTCTAAACTCAAAATATCCAAGATCAGAGATATTTCCTACTACACCATATTGACTCAAATAACCAAATTCATTATTTTGAATTAATGAAACCATTGATGATTGTTTAAAATCTACAAATACCTTATCTCTAATAAAAATAAAATACTTTTTGTATATATTTTCCAAATCAAAAGAATCAACAACACTGTAAATATCTGATCTTGGATTACTATTGAAAGTGTCCGATAGATCATCTATTACTAGAACTCTATTTCCAATAGATTCAATATAATCTTGAATAAATTTGCTATTAAAAATTATTTGATCAGTTACTGATTCATTATTAATGGTAATATTATTTTCTTTAACCAAATCAAAATCATGATAACAATTTAAATCTACAATTTGGTTAATATGAGAAATGCCCACAAAATCACTTTGGTTTTGTTCAGTTGAAATGCCAGTATAATCTGATTTTGAGTCTATAACTAAACTACCAAATTTTTTAAATCCTGATGTGTGATTTAAATTACTTACATATGGATTCCATGTCTCATAATCAATATTTGATTTTAAGTCATAAGAAAAATATTGATAATAATTACTATCATGTATTCTTTGTGTAGTATTGTTCAAGAATCCAGTTTCCCTTTCCCATCCCTCTTCACCCATAAAATTGGAATTTATATTATATACTGAATTAAATGTTGTAACTGATTTAATTTGCGCAACTGAGTTAGACGATGTTCCCTTTAAAATATCACCGGGGTTAAACTTATCTTTACTGGATATTTTCAATATATTATTGAAAAGATCTATACTCTGTATTTTCCCCTTTGAAGATCCACTTTCAATAGATTCATTAATATAAAATTCTTTTTTCTTTGTATTTACTCTAAATGATGGTAAATATTTTTCTGGAATTATTTTACCCGAGGAATTAAATGAATCAAATTGTCCAGGATTATCATTACCACTCAAATATTTTGAAATATTATATGTCACAGATCCGCCAGATCCACCAATATTTTTATCAACAGAAGTTATTTCAAATAATTGATAATCATAATCAGAAGAATTATATCCTTTACCATCACTACTTATACCAACACTAATATTTTCTATAAAAACTTTATCGCCAATATCAAATGGGAAATCCTGCTCTCTACTAAATCCAGGATTTAATATTACAGTTACATTTTTTGTAATGTTATTATAAGAAATGTTTCTTATATCAATACCATTACTATTATTTACTGGTATTATTTTTGGTATATAATCACTAATGCCTAGTGTATTTTTTATGATAGTTACTTTTCTATTTCTAATATCATAATCTAATTCAAGATCTTCTATAATTTTATTCGTATATCCATCAATCAGGATTAATTTTGGAGGTATAGTATAATTTTTACCAGGCAATAAAACTTCCACATTATCTACTAATGAAATATTTTCAACTTCAAAAAGAAGTGGTTGTATTGAAGTTGGGCGAATTGTAAAATCAGAAGAATAATCAAATGAAACATCTAATTTTTTAGTTTTTAAAATAGAACCTATAGACTTACTATTTAATTTTAAAACCGCACCATATCCATTATCGGAAGATATTGATTTTACAAATGGTACGGATTTATAATTAGATCCACCGGAAAATATTTTTATATCAGATATTTCGCCTGAACAATTTTTAGAATTTGTTGTATAGTAAAGTGATGAATTATTGGTATTATACTCCGATTTTTCTGGATTTCCAATTAAGTTAAAATTAAACGATGTTGTAGATATTCCAACTATAGTGTGATTCCCATTCAATAGACTTTCATTGAATGAAATTTTGTTTGCTTCAATAACATCAGTATCGGAAATAATCTCTATATTTTCTTTATCATTGATCTTTAAATTAATTGGTGTTAGATTATAAAAAAGATCACCATCAATATTTTCCGTAGAGTCAATAACTAATCTTGCATCAGTATCAATGCCAACTTTACCAAATCTTCTAACATTAAAGATTGTATTTTTTTCAGAGGTTTCAAATTCATTGGAAAAATTAGAATCAGTATATAATGTAAATTTAAATGCTGAATAGTCAAATGAATTATTTTTAAAGGATAAAGAAGAATCTGATAGATCAAATATAACTTGATTATTTTTAGTTATGTTTATTTTTGGATTTATCGGAGATATTGTTCCTGAAGATGAAGACTCTATATTAATGAATGATGGAAAATTTTTAGTTGAATCGTATAATGTAGATGAGAGACCAATATCATCACTACTTACATTAATTACATAATAAATTTCATTGTTCACCAATCCTAGTGATGGTGAAGATGATGTATAAATTATCTTTTGCCCACTTCTTAGTCCATGATTTGGCAATCTTATGGTATTATCATCAACATTTACAGCAGACGATAAGAAATTTATAGGATTAATCAATAATCTTCTATTATTTTTATTATATCTTACTTTAAATGTTTCAATGGTCTTTGATTGAATTTTTAAATTTATTTCATCATTTAACAATAAGTTATGACTACCATCTGTAGTAGATGTGACTATAGTTTTAGAAACCCTACCTTTGAATATATTTTTATAATTAGTTTTAAAACTATGATTTATACCAGAACCGGAAGAAAGGAAATATAGTGTATTATTATTATCAGTAGAAATTCCAATAAGATTTGAACTTATTCTTGAAACATATACCTTAGAATCATTTGGTAGAGAAAATCCATTTATTCCATCTAATGAGACTAATATTGAAGATCCATTGTTAGTTGAATAAGTTAATTCATCGCCAGTTTCTAAATTATGCTCCGGCAAATACAATGATTTTGTTGGTATTGAAATAAAAGTTATACCAACACCAGGATTAGAGAAGTATATAGTGCTTGTTATCCCTACTCCAGAAGTAGTTCCAATTCCAATAGTTTCATTTGGATCAAAATATATTTCTTTATTGACATCTAAAATGCTTTCTGTAGACAACCCAGATGAATTCAATCTAATTTCAAATTTTCTAGTCTTTTCTGTAAGTATAGATCCAGAAACCGCAGAATTAACTCCAACACTATTATCAAATTCCCGAAGAACTTTAATTCTAGAAGAATTTTTATCAATTGCTAATATTTTTACCTTTTCTTGATCAATCTGATATACATCATTTTCTCTTACATTTGGATAGTTGAGATTACCAGATACATTCAAATAAGTTATAATTCCAGTAGTTAGTGTTGATCCAATACCGGTAGTTAATACCAAATTATTTTGAGTTAATTTTACTAATCCTCTTGCATTAAAGTCATATTTTGAATTAATTGTGACTATATCATTATTAAATAAGTTGTGTGGGGAAGTTGAAAATGATATAAGTTTTGAATTATTGAATAATATTTCAACATCATCAATAATTTCAGTGGCAGATTCTACCTTTAATAATTTTATACCCTTTATTGAGGAAACTGAAGCATTAAACCCAAATCCACTAGTATTTGTATCATCTACTATTAGTTTATCTCCAACTTTATAGTCGTAACCGCCAGTAATAATACCAACAGAATCTATCTTTCCGCTATTAATTTGCTCAACAATAGAAATTTGTCTTCTATTTTTATCTGAATTTTGTATAAAATTATAATATGTATTTTTATTCAATAATGAATATGGTTTTGTATTTCTTAACCATTTTTCTTTATTTAAATCAAATTTATTTAAATTTGAATTTATTGAAATATTAAATTTAATAGGATTAGATTTATATGTATTACCAATCAAATATGGAAATGCTGGTTTTTTATATTTGTTGAATAGTGATCCTTCTCTGGTCTCAACAAAAGTATTAAAAGTTGAAAAATACGCATAAGTTCCATTTGGAAATTCGGGAGTTATGCAATATCTTCCATTATGCTTATCTAAATCACCAGTATTTAAGAATTCGTAATCTTCTATAAAAATTCCCAATGGATATAAATCTAAATTCGGTCTATTATCTTTAATCACAAGTTCATATCCAGGTATCATCTGTTTTACAGAACCACCAGTTATAGAGGAATATCCATATGGACCATAAATTGGATTTCCATCATATGCCCATCCGATTATAGGGGAATGTGATACAGAATCTGATTCTTTTCCATCAATTAGTTCTAGGTCTTGTGAATATATTGTGGATCCATTTATTGTTCTTGTTCCAAATACGGATGATCTAAGTTTTCTTGGTGCATATAGATGTGTATATTCTAAACTAGAATTTTTACCTTTACCCTCATAAATTACTCCATCATCTGATGTAATAGTATTATTTCTGAATATTCTTTCTACTATATTAATTCTCCAACTTTGAATTGAAGCTTCAAATTTTGCTCCAATTCCTGGGGGAATTACATCAATTTTTGTTTGGTTATTGTATCCAGCTCCTGAAGATATAATCTTTACTTCAAATAAAACACCAAATTTCACTACTGGAGTCAGGATACAACCGGATCCACTTCCAGTTATTTCCAATTTAGGTGTTGAATAATAATTTTTTCCTGGATTTTTTATAATTACATCTACAATTTTTCCGTCAGAAATTATAGGTTCAACTTGAGCATCAGTTCCAGTTAAAAGTTTAATCTCTGGTTGTTTGGTGTAATTTAAAATCTCATTAGATCCGTAAGAGTTTCCCCCATCTTCAATAAAAACAGATTCAATTTTTCCACTAAAAATTGGTTGAATTTTAGCCTGATATGTTTGAACTGTTGAATAAGTTCCAACTTTTCCAGAAATAGTAACTTCAATTTTTGGATAGTTAAAGATATGTTTTCCTGCTCCTTGAGAGCTTAATTTTACATATTGTCTAGTTTCATAATAGAATGAAGTTGAAATTCCTAGAGTACTGATACCAATTTGAGATAATTTAAATTCATTATCATTAATTTTAGTGACATAGTAACTTGTAGAACTAGTTAATCCAATTGGAGATCCTTGAGTTGAATTATATGTAATTATTTCGCCACTTGAATATCCATGATTATTAATTAGTATAGTATCGCTGTATGTATTGATTCCAGTTGGATAACAAATTCTTTTTTTGTTTTGATAATTTTTTCCACCATTAACAACTCGTATAGATCCAAGTTTTCTTTTTAAATTTTCTGATGTTAATCTATGATATTTTCCACCAACATTAGATAGTGGTAATGTGTTTATTCCAGATACAGAATCTTCAAATGATTTGTGTAATTTTATATTTAAATTATCAATAACACTAATATAATATATTGAATTAGTAGTTAAACCACTTACTGGAATATTATTCAAAGGTAAATATTTTACTACTTCTCCTGTCCTAAAATTATGATAAGTAGAAAATCCAATGGTATCTGTTATGACATTAACATTTGAAATGTCAAAATTAACCGAATAATTATAATTTACTAGTTCGGCAACTGCAGATGCTCCAGTTCCGTTTCCTCCGGCGATTTGTATTTTAGGAACTTCCAAATAATCAAATCCGGGATCAACAATATCAATACGATCCAATGATCCATTAACTGCACAATATGCTTGAGCGCCAAATCCAATTGGATCACTAATGATTAAATCTGGTGGATTAATAACATCATAACCACTACCTTCGGATGAAGGAATTATTGATTTTATTTCACCATAAAATATTTGATCGTTAGATTTATAATTTAATAGTTCAACTCCATTTACTAAAATGCCAATAGTTCCAGGCAAAGTAGTTGAATCGGATTTATCAAAATCTGGAGTTATTTTTCTCAGAATATTTTGAGGTTCTAATAGTTTAGTTTCTAAATTTGGAAAATTAAATTTAGTAAATTCTAATTTATTATTTACTACATCTCCACTTAGTCTCAAGAAGTTTATATTTGTGTAGATATTGTTTCTACTTCTTGATAACTTAATAGTTGTACTATTTACTCGCTTAACAAAATAAATTCCCTTTTCTATATTTAATTTATTTGAACCTTCACCCGGTTTATAAATTACGGAATCGCCAGTATAAAAATTATGAGGTCCTATATTAAGTTCTTCAGTATTATTATATGAACCAGAAAATACAATAGAATTATCATTTATAGTTAAAGGTTCATAAAGATAATTTGGTAAAGACTGTGAATTTACATATATTTCATTGTTAGCATCTGAATATACATTTTGCACATTGGAAGAATATTGATTCAAACTTTTATAGTTTGATGAGTCTACCTTTGATATATTTTTATTTAATATGTATTTTAATGATGGATCTAATAAATCTTTTATTCTTACTGCTACTGTTTTTTCGTTTATAAAAGAAATAACCAATCCATCAGATTTTTGACCCAATGATGAAGATAATGTAATTGGATCGCCTATTTTTAATATATGTTTATCAAATAAAATAACTTCATAATCTTTTTGATTTTCATTATTATCAAGTATTGATACTGAAGATACATCATAAGATACTGGAATATTAAAGAACCAGTTTTCTGATCTAACATCATCTAATTCTATACCTAAGGTTTTAACCTCAATTTCATCCCCAATTTTATTGTAATAAGAATTATCAATTAAATCTAAATCAGAAATTACACCTACAATTCGTACTGAAATTGTTTCCCCATCAACTATTGAGTATACAAAAGTATTCAATTTTACATCTGTTAGTAGTGGTATAGATTGTGTTATACCTTCACATTCTAAAAATTGAGTAGATGTTTTTGATTTATATGTGATAATATCACTTGTTTGATTTTCATATTCAACTACTAGTTCACCAGATTCTGGGAATCCAATTGTGGAATCTACATCAATATAACTACTGCCTATTTGGGATTCAAAAGTAACTTTTGTTTTAGGGTGAATACTAAAATTACCAAAAATTAAATCATAACTATTTTCCTTTGTATTATCTAAACTGATAATATAATAATCTTTACTATCCTTTTGTACTTTTTCTACTTTAGATACAATACCTTTTGCAGGATTAATACCTGCAAACTGATCTTGATATAGTGTCCTATTTGCTAATTTTCTTGGATCACCATTGACAGATTCTACTATTATATTCCTAAAGACCCTATACTGTGCGTCTGATGGAATTATCAAATAATCTCTAGGTTTAATAATTTCCACATCAGAACCAAATAATGCTCTGAATAATAATTCAAAAGAACAATCTGTTCCTTTTGATGTATAAAACTCCCTAATATTCTTAACAAAAGTAGATTCATTTAAATCCCCAAAAAACTCTATGTTTTGAAATCCAGGAGCGATTTGGTATTTTATTTTTCTAAAAAACTCTTTTAGGAAAAGTATACTTAGATTTTTAACAATGGAACCAAATATGTGATCATTAGATTCGGATTCGCTGAAAGTAAGTTTATCTATTGCATTGATAGATGTATATGAAGTTACACCACTAAATCCCCTTTTGCATCCAATAAATCTACTTCCGACAATTTCACATACATATTCAGATTCAAAAGTTTCATCAGAGATAAATGGAATATCAGATAGTATCAATGATAAACCACTTCCAATGGAATCTATTTTTATGATTTTAATTATGTTATTGTCTTCATCTTTTATTCTCAACAAACAACCCGCATAGTCGGAAAGAGATCCAATAACATCAATCGGATATACAATATTTGAATTAGTTGGTATAATGATGTTTATATTTTCTACTTTTTGAAATTCTAATATTTTCTCATAAAAAATTACTTCAGAGTCAATCTGCAACAATCCATTTCTCTTAGGGAATCCTTGAATAGATTCAACATATATTTCATCATCAAAAAAAGTAATATCCGTAACTAGATTTGTGCTATCTATCAGATTTGTAATATTATCAATTTGCACATATTTGTCTATATTTTGTAGAAGATCAAGTGTTTGTCCTTGATTTTCAATAGACTTATAATATTCTTTCAAAAATTCCAATACTAACGGAAATTCTTCTCTTACATATTCTGGAACTAGATTTTCTAGAATTAGATTGAATTTTACTCTGTTATTAATCATTTTACTTTCTTATAAAATTTCCGTTAGAATAACTTGATGTTGTTTTATAAATCGTTCCGGATATATCGGAACCGGAAGAAATTGGATCAGATATCATATTAATAATACTATTATTGATATCTAGTTGTAAATATAAATCTTGTAGTCCAATTATATCATTTGATTTTGGTATTGCAGATATTTCTATAATAGGATTGTTAAACTTTTCTTTTCCTGCTCTTATGATATTTACTGGATATATAATCACCTCTCCCTTCTCATAATCAATTTTTCCTGCATTCGGATTGACAATATATGGCAAAGAATTTTCAATATTTATTTTGAAAAATATAATTCTTCCAGTTTTTTTATTTGAATCTGGTATGTCTGATAAGTATAAATCTTCTAAAATACCAGAAACCCCAAAAGATGAAGATTTTATATTATAACCACTTTCATTTTTAATGTGGAAACCATTACCAAAACAAATTTCATACTCCGCAAATTGATTTAACAAAACTTTCAAATCTCTTCTCATATTAATTTTAGTTATATTTGATGTTATTGCCTTATTTGTTTCATCAATTATTTTTAAAAATTTACTATATTTAAATCTAGCACCATATTTATTCAATTCTGTAGAATCTGAATATCTAATTAAATTGTTTAAGATTTGAGTTTTTAAGTCTGAAGGTGATTGTGAAAAACTAGTATTATAATAAACAGAGGAGTCAAACTCAATATAAAGATACTTTAAGTCTAATATTTCAGTAACAATTCCAGCAACACTGTATTTTCTTAATAAATTTTTAAGATTGTCTTTAATTGTTTCCGGAAGAACCTCTCCTTCAAAAGGTTTAATTGTAATAAAGACTTTTCCATATCTTGGAGGATCCAATTCTTCACCACCAAAAACAGAAACAGATTCTGCTTCTGGGTACAGCATAGTAACAATATTTTCATAATCGGAAGAGGTTACGGCTCTTTTTTGTGAAGAATATAACCTAGGCGCATATTTTCTAATTGAATCTATTGATTCAATTTCTTTTCCACCTTGAGATGGAGAAATGGTACTAATTAAAGATACTCCTGATGCAATTACCCGAGCATTATTATCTACTAGTCTTCCTATAAAGGAAAATGATTCAATACCATTAGAACTTTCACCGTTTGATACAATATAGGTAACTTCTACTACATTTGAATTATCAAGTTTTTTTCCAAATATTCCATCACCAAATATAATTTCATATCTTTGATCTTCTATTTCTTGTAGAAAAAATACTCTACTTTTATCATTAACTACACATAAGTCTTCACATAAGTTAAATTTATTAATAATACTACTTTCTTGGGAATTTCTAATATTAACTGACAGAGTTGAAGTATCAATATTTGCATTATTTAATATAAATTTTTGTTCTGAATTATTTACATCCACAATGAAAGATTGATTTACATAGGAACCTTCGTAAATCGTGATATTATCAAACAAGGCTATTCCATTTACTACTGGAACAGTGATATCTTCAATAATTGAAAATGTATAATTCTGACCATTAGATGCAACAGAACTTACACACACCAATCCTTTTTGAAGAGTAACCGTTAATGGCGCAGTTTCTGCTGTTGATATGCTTGTAGTATCTACGAAAAAAGATATATTTGCTCTTGAGGAGGTTCGGGATCTTGGTGTATACCCAATATGCTTTGCTAATGAAACAACATTCTCACGCAAAGTGGCACTATCAATAAAAACTTCATTGCTAATCATATTAGCATTATATGAAGAGATATAGGTATTATATGCTAATAGATCTATAATTGTAGAAAGATTTGATCCTTCAAAATCATAATCGGTAAAATTTGAATTTGATCTCAAATACTCGCGGATTGATGATTTAATTTGATCAAAATCTAAGTTTGTGAAATTAACTAATGCCATTATCGGGTTGGCTGAAGTGCAAAGGATAACTGTTGCGGTAATACATCAATACCAACAATCAAATACTGTATTGTCACATTAAATTCGCCGTTATCATAATCTGGTGATACGATAACATCAATTAGATTGACTCTTGGTTCATAATTTTTAATAGTATTTTCAATCTCATCTTTGATTATAGATGCTGAAATTTCATCAAGATTTTCAAAAAGTGATCTTGAAACTCTAGAACCTAAATTTTGATTGAAAAATTTTTCTCCAGGTTGGGTAAGTACAAGATTTCTCACTGATCTTGCGATTGCAGATTCATTCCTGAGCGCCACAAGATCATAATTCAGAGGATTAACCTGAAATGACATACTTATATCTTTGAACCCTTTACTTACCCTCTCTAGAGGCATAAAACTGAATAATAATTTATATTATTTATTCAGTTTTTTTGGAATTCATAAAGAGGTTCCGTGCCGTATTCCCAATCATCATAATCATCATCATTGCGGATTTTTTCGTGAATCTCATTTTGAATCAAAAAATCATGCTTTTTGGGTGTAATGTCATCGTTTGAGATTTCACGAAGCATTTTTTGCTTATTAACTTTTGATTCCCAACCATATTCACTTGACAAATATTGTGTACCCCACTGACTTCTCATAAAGTTTTCATCTTTATCTACTTTTTTAGTCATTTTTTGTTCTCCTGATTTTTTATAAATCAGAACTTTTTACGGGGTTACTATCCCGGTTAATAATATCATAATCCTCCTCAAGAATTTCTTTCAAATACTCATCATCCCACAGATCATAATACGAGGTTTTAGCTAGTTTTTTTCTAAATTCTCTGAGTTCTTTTCTGGATTGCCCTAAAATTAAATTATATTTGCCATTATTTGTTTTAACGCCATTAATATAAGTATCATAAGATCCACAATCTTTAAAAAATTTCCAATCAGGGTTTTGGAGATTATGATAGTTTACCCAATATTGGACTTCCTCTAAGTTGAAATGATCTTCAATAATAAAAATGATGACCTCATAATTATCTATTGGAATTATGTTTTCTGCATTACATTCAATAATTTTGTAGTTTGATCGAGAAGAAAAAGGACATATAGAAAACCCCTTCAATTCTTCTCGTGTTTTTGAAACTTCATGAATCCAATTTAAGATATAAGATTCCTTTTCTACAAAAGACATAAAAAAAAGAGTGCTTAATTATATTTAAGCACTCTATGAAATTATTTACCTTGACCTCGGTATTTTTTTCTTGCCTTGTTCTTTGAAGTCGCGGCATACTTTGTATTCTTCCCAAGACCCTGACGGGTAGACTTGGGATGTGCTTCAATTTGTTCTCCGTTGAGATTAGGTCGCTTTGCCATAGTTTAATACTCCAAATAATTAAATAACTCTTGTTTTTTCGTGACCGACTCTTACGCGAGGGTCACACCAGATTTCAAAACCTGCGTCTTTTGCGTCAAGGCAGAATGAAACATCTTCCCCACACATGTCCTGAACGGCGCCTGATTCAAAAACTTGCATCTTAGGAGCAAACCAAGGATACTCAAGATTTTCAAAAACACCTTTCTTAATAAGGACCCAACCAAATCCAGTATAATCAACTGTAAATGGTTTACGACGCTTGCTGATGGTCTCAACAGTTTCGTGATTCATGACACCACCGTTACGACGAAAATCTTCTTCGTCTAACCAATGGGCAACAGAGGTTGTGACACCATCTTCTGTAGCATACCATCCGGCAACAATTGATTTTTCTTCGCCTTCTTCTGGTAGTGACATATCACATAACTGCCAAAACTTTTCTGTGTTGAAGACAATATCACTATCAATCCAAAGTTGATAATCATATTCCAGTCTTCCATCCCAAGGAACTTGTTTTGGTCCCCTTAGAACATTTGCTCCGAGACACTTGCATCTTGCAAAGTTTACCATTGAGGAATAATCCTGGGATATTTGAATGCTCATTCCGTTTTGTACTAGATCAAAACAGAGTTGAACAAATGCCTTTAAGAAAATGAAAGAACATCCTCGTCCAGGTAGACAGAAGACAATAGATTTGCCTTTCATTCTTTCTTTAATTTTTTCGTAGTCCCACTCCTGTTTTGGTGCAGTTGTGGGAGGTTTCGCTTTTACTGTAAATCCACGAGCCATTTTCAATCCTCTAATAAATGTTTAAAAGTTTTATTATTTACAACATAAGAAATTGTAGAGCGATGCACATTATACATTTCCGCAAGTTTAATAGTTGTATAATTATCCGATTTATATAGTTGTCTAATTCTGATTACATCAGTATTTTTTAATCTTGATGCCCCATTATTTTCGCCTTTTTGATTACCAGTATAACATCTTCCTTTATTGACTTTATCTTTGACATTATCAAGATTAGTTCCAGAAAACAAATGTGAAGGATTAACACACTTTGGATTATCACATCTATGAAGACAGTGGAGATTTCCCAAAGGTTCTGCATAATGAATTTCATAAGAAATTCTATGCGCCTTTAAAGTTTTTTTGTTTCTGCAAATGTACCCATAACCATGAGCATCAATTTTTCCTTGCCATTCCCAACATTCATTATCATCAAGTATATCTGGAAGATACTTGGAAAATTTTTCCAATAAATTCATCAAATTTTTTTAACAAACCTCAAACTGATTATAACAGTCTATATAGGGACTTGTCAATGGGATGAGTTCAGCGCGATTTCCCGGTCTATGGTCACTTCCTCATAAGAGAGATCTGGACAGTCTGACAACAATTCTCCAAGGCGATTTAAGGCAATCCAAGTAGTATTGAACTCTTCCTCCTTCAGAGAATGATAAATGCAACTGTCTTTCACGTAGATGTGATAAAGTTTTTCAATCATTTGATTTACTTCGTCAGTGCATTATATATCATTACTAATAAGATTCCGAGAGGGATTCCAATGATCCTAAACATTTGCTTAGGATAGCGTATTAACCAACCGGCAAATACTACTTTCCAAAAATTCCAATATGGCGGATTTTTTCTGGGAGAATTTTTTTTATACATCGGATTTTACTTGGGGGGAATTTTTATACCTCGGAGGATTTTTTGTTTCTTGTGAGTCTTATAGAACTAGCGTGGGTCAGAGTTGTTATAGATTAGGGTAGTTGAACGTTTTTCAATCGCTAGGCGCGACCCATAAGGCGCCCTTATCCATCGGCATACTGTCGATAAGCACGGTTAATAGGTGTCATTTAGCACGTACACATAAAGTATAGAGAAAGGGGGAGAGACTGTCCCTCCCCCGGTATACCTCACCATCCGAACTTGTCGGCACAGATAGGACCAATCCCCCGCTCAATGCTCTCCGGATTCGTTAGTTCCCGCCCACAGCATGAGCACTCCCCGGATACCTTACCGTAGCGAATCGCTGCGGTGAGGGGATCGGACGCTGCCGCCATGATGATCGCTTTGACATCATCGGGCAGGCGCGAATCCAGCGCCTTTCGGGTAACTTTACCCAGGTACTTGGGTTGGATTCCGTAGTTCCCTTCCTCAGTCTCAGTCTGAGATGTAACCCACAGCGCAGACATGTCGCGGTTGGGTTTCACATTAACCCCGGCGAATCGCAGGGTCAAACGCTTAGCACCCTTGCTACGTGCTGCCTCGAAAGCATTAAACAGTGCCTCAAACATGGAGAGGTCAGCATCATTCACCTTAGCAACATTCTGCTGCTTTTTAACATTATCCACGGCAAGTTTATGTGCCCAGGCATACTGAGATGCGCTCAGACGATTAAACTTAGCGGCAAGATCTTGTGCAAATTGTGAACGCTGACCGCGAAGGGATTGCAGCACCTCAGCATCACTCAGATCAGAGGTAAAGTTAATCAAACCGTCGCGGCGGGTTGTTACACTAAACTGCTGCACTTTACGATCCTCACACTGCGCCAGATCGTGCTCAAGATTAGCTGCCGCCTGAGGATTAGTACCGTGCAGACCGCGCAGCACCCGCTCCAGCAGGGCGTCAGTTTCGTTATGGCGGGCGGTGGTGGCGGTAGTCATAACCCTGGAACCGGTGGGGGATTCGGCGCTCCCCCGTTGCGCTTGATGACATCCTAGACGATCGCGGGGCACCCCGGAGGGTGCCCGTTACAATCGTTCACACTTCCTCAGGGATCGCCTGCAGGCGCCCATCCTGGCGAGCGCGGGCGATCATCCGCCCCAGCGACTCGCCTCGCAGGTCAGTGTACCCGAGAACGTCAAACAGATCCGCCGTAAAGGCGGGGTCGGCGTCGAACCCGTAGGCGCGGGTCGGGTTGCGGTGGAAGATCACCTCAACGAACCCAGGGGCGCCCGTGAGCACGCTGCCGGGTTCGACGTGCAGGTTGCGGATCGCGCTGCTCTCCGCCTCGCTGAAGGTGCGATAGAAGGCGCCGGAGAGAACGGTGGCGGTAGTCATAACCCTGGAACCGGTGGGGCATTCGTGCGCTGCCCCGTTGCGCTTGATAGAAGTGTACAGGATCGGGGGGACCATCGGACGCCCGTAGGGTGAGGGTTAGGTGAAAGTTTCCTGAAAGTTCTAGGTGAAGATTTAACCATTAAAGGCAGGCAGGGGAAGTGGCGACCTTTTGCGTCATCGGGGCGACCCTGCCCCTCTCCCTGTTGTCCTCTCAGTCTACAGGATGGGGGGACCGTTGCCGATCCCCGATGGACACCTCACCGATTGGCACGGCGGCGGCGCAGTTCGTCGCCGTAGGTACACGCCTCGTCGCTGTAGCGTCCCTCAGCGATCGGGTTCCACCCGCGCATAGCCGCCTCCGCCTGGCGGGCGTCACGGGCGCTGTAGAGCAGCTCTTCGTCGCTCATCGTCTTCGCTCGCGCCTCCCAGCGGGTAAAGTCGGCGGCGGTGGCGTGGTTGGCGATCATGGTTCGCTTGCGGTTGACTCTGGAATTGTAGCATGGCGGAGGGCACCCCGGAGGGTGCCCCGTAACCTTTGTTCACAATGCCTCGGAATCCGGCAGGATGCCCCAGACGATTTCAAACCCGCCGATGTCGGAATCGCTCAGGCGGTTGACGCCCAGGTAGGCGCTGCCGATGCTCACGGCGAGCACCTCATCCCGCAGGCGGGCGCGGGTGTTGATCGAAACGTAGAAAGCGCGGCGCAGGATGCTGGGCGTGCGGATGATCATGGCGGTGCGTTGATTGCTTGTGGATCGTAGCATGGCGGGGGACCCGCTGTGGGTCCCCTAGAGGATCTCAGGCGGTCATCTGATCATACCGGATCCACTGACCGTTGACGTAGCACTCTACAACCGGGAGATACCCCAGAACAGGAGCGAGGGCGGTTGCTGCCGCCGCTGCCATCGTCGGGGTCTCAAACTTCGCCTCCATTGAGAACCCGTGCTGCAGGCGGGCGTAGAAGCGGGGGGTGATGTTGAGTGCCATAGCGGAGTGTCGCGTGTTGACCCCTATAGAATCCCACGGATCGGTGCCCGCGTCAACCCCCGAACGATCAGCAACGCTTATCAGTCACAATGAGTCACAATGCCACGGTGGCGCCCATGATGCGCTAGACTATGGACACAACGGAAGAAGAGCGGGGGCGCCGCGATGATACAAAACAAGTAACCTACCCTGCCTGCAAATAATGGTTCATAAAGTATAAAAAAAGGAGGCATTTCTGCCTCCGGTTGATTATACTCAGGGGGTGGGATCGTAACCGTCCACCGCTTCATTGACAGCGGCGCTAGGTGTCATCCCTTTGTTGTAGGAATCAACCAGACAATCAAGGCACCAACCATCATCGGGGCATCCCATGATGTGCTCGATGTAACTATCGCCCATGATGTAGTCGTATGCTTCGTTCCACCAGGCGGGGAAGTTGGCATCATCAAAGCAGGTCTCAGTGGTGATCTGGGTCATCGGGGTTCTCCCTTTGGTTGACTTGTCCATTGTAGGGCATGGGGAGGCATCCTGTCGCCTCCCCTTGTGCAGGTTCACAAACCGTCACAGCATGGAAACTAGGCGCATGAGACTGGATACCTGCACCGGAGTCTGCCATGGCATAATTTCATCCAGCATGTTGCCGCTTGGGCGTATAATTGCCACCTCAAAAGTATCCTGCCCGATTGTACCCTTAAGACCGGAACCTTCGGGTCCAGAAACTACAGAAACTCCCCAACCATTGTCAAAGGTACGCTGAGCGATTGTAGCACCTTTGAGACTATGATCGCGGAAGGTGAGAGTGGAGAACATGGTGCGGTTCGGGTGGTGAACTGAAAGAATTGTAGGGCATGGGAGGGGGGATCGGTGTCCCCCCTTGTGACAGTTTCAGCGTTGGAACTGTGCCATGCTGCTGGGGGCGATGTGGGCGGGCGATCCGCAGGAGCGATAAAATCCTACCATACGCTGCGCCTCCTGAACAGTGGGGAACCACTGGGAGCGCCACTGGCAGTCCCCGTAGGGGACTTGATAGCGAACCTCAATCCTCATCGGTGTCTGCATGGGTTGGTTGCGACTGGATACAGTGTAGGGCATGAGAGGGCAGGATCGCTGCCCCCAGTGGACACCTAGGCGACTGTCACAAGGTCACGCCAGGCGCCATAAGTTTCTGACACATTCTCCAGAAACTTAATCACTGCAGGATAAACCTCACAGCGCACCCAAGTATAAGAAACTGAAAGAAAGTTCCAAACTTTCTTGATAATCTGAAGGGTAGCATCTTTGCCACCATTCTGATACCATTCTTGTGTTTTCTTGAAGATGACATAAACAATGGCGGCGATTGTGAGGCACACGGTTTCTACCGTGTCCATGTAGTTGTTGAAATGTTTCTGATAGTTAATGCTCTTAAGATGAGCGATCAGAGCATCAGCGGGGGGGAAGGCGGGGGAGTTCATGATCTTAGGCGACGGGGGGGAATGTAGAGCGGTGCCCGTCGTTGAAACTACCATAACCGACAGGGAGGCATCCTGCCAAGGGGTCTTGTGCCACCGCTCAGACTGTCCACCTGATGCCACGCTGGGGTCTGATGGGGTGCTATGATTGTCTCACAAGCGAAGAAGAGCGGGGGCGCCGCGATGATACAAAACAAGACACTTACCCTGCTCGTAAATAATAGGATCTTAAGTATAAAAAAATGGAGGCATTTCTGCCCCCATAAGTTATAATCAGCGAAGAATCATTCCTGATACAAAATCCTCCACAATTCCATCATGTTTGATCTTCCATTGAAAGTCTTTCTGATAGACTTTCTTATCACCGCAACCATTCTCAGAAAGAATAGCATTCAGGCGGGACTTTGTGGTGGTTGTCTGATGTCCGCCATCATAAAGTTTCAGGAAACCTTCTCCAATCTCAGCGATCAGGTTTCCATAAAGAAACACTCGTGAGATCTCATTTCCTGCTTCATACTCTACACGAGTGTTTGCAGATTTCCAATCGTAACGATTGGAAATCGCTTTGTTCATTTTGCGTTCGATGACTCGCATGGGGTGAATCCCTCAGGAACAGATCTAAGATAGCAGGGGGAGGGGGGGTTTCGCAACCCCCCGGTGTGTCAGTTGTCGGATTGGTCGGATTGGTCGGATTGGTCGGATTGGTCAGACCGGACCAGGATAGCAGCGACCAGGCGGTCCCGCTTGCGGATCGCGGTGGGAACCATTTCCCACTTGTGACGCTTGCCATTGGCGCTACGGGTGGCGCTCAGGATGCCTGCATCCTCCATGTCCACCATCAGGGCATGGATGGTGCCCTTGTGACGCTTCGGGTCCAGTCCCAGATCCCGCACCAGTTCGGAGCAGGTCTTAGAACCGGTCTGAATCAGGTGGGAGCGGATGCTGGTGCGGATGATGCTGGAAAGCATGGGGTGTTCGTGTGAACTGAAAGAATCATAGGGCATGGGATGCCACCAGGCAACCACTCCTGACCAGTTCCCAAACTGGCACACCAGACCCCACACCTGACCCCATCCATGCCTTATACTATGGGGACAATGAAACGAACGGGGGCGCCGTGATGATACAAAACAAGACACTTACCCTGCACGCAAATAATAACAACAAAAGTATAAAAAAAGGGAGAGGATTTGCCTCTCCCAATTATTCATGATTCCTCTTCGTCGTTTATCATAACTTGGAAGAGTTCGGCAAGTTCATCATCGCTCATGTCGCTGATAATGATGTATCCTTGCTCTTCAATTTGCTGTTTCAGATCAAAGATCATGAGAGGTTCGGTGGTGAACTGCAGATAGTGTAGCAGACGATCAGCGGCAGTCGCGGGATGCTTCACAGATCGTAACAGCAACCCGGTCGGCATGTGCCTTGGCAACCTGAAGGGCAGACAAACCCAGACCGCTGCCAATGTAGAGCAGGGAACCGATCAGGAGGATGTTAGGGAGGCGTCGCATGGTTCAGTGGTGAACTGAGAGGATTCTAGGGCATGGGGACCGTTCCCGGTCCCCTTTGGTGGTCACTTTGCAAACAGTCTCCGAAACGCTCCAGCAATCTCCCAAGACTTTAGAATCTGAGGTTGACCATGAATCAAAACCATTTCCTGATGATTGTAAAGAACCCAGGAGATTTGATCCTTTGGATCTTTATCTTTGTCTTCCAACTTACAGCAAGTTGCGTAAGTTCTTACCAGTTGTGTGAGAGACATTGTGGTTCAGGTGGTGAACTGAGATAATCTTATACGGTGTGGGATCTTATGTCAAGGGTTTTCTGATAAGGATCTCTTATGATAGGAAAGGGGGCATAAGATTGCCCCCTATTCCTTATCTCAGTCCGCCCAACGGATGCCCTTGATCTCAAGATACTCCACCAAACGTGTAGCGTATTCGCCACAGTGAGGGCAACGGATTTCATGCCGAACGATAGCACGATCCTTGGACTTATCTGCAGGATTATTATAGTTCTTCATTTTGAGGCGATAGATTGCGGCAAGAGTGCGCAACAGTTCTTCGATCTTAAGATCCTTTCCGCGATACTTGAAGTAAACGGGGATGAAGTGGCGGAAGTCATTCATCCGGCGGCACTTGTCAAGTTGAGAAACAATCCAACGCGACTCATCAATGTCGCCCAGGATCTCATTCAGGCAAACCTCAAACGCTGCGTTCGTTGTTTCAATCACAGCAACATTTTGTCCGATTTCTTTCATGCGCTCATCATAACGCTGTTGCTGAACAGAAGAAACCTGATCATCAAAAGAAACCTTACGCTGCTCCATGTGTTGCTGCATGAGCACCATAAGGGCACGCATCTGATCGTCGTTGAAACCGTCAAAGTTGAGAGCAGTGGCGGCAGGCATGGTAGACTCTGGGATTGGGTTTGCTGGCGGTCGGGGTGTTTCCCTCCCGCCGATGCACATAGTATGCCACGGGGGAACCCACCCCAGCAACCAGGATTGTGCCACTGCCCAAACCGTCCTCAGGTGGCACAGCAGACCCCCATCATGCCCTATACTATGGGGACAACGGAATGAGGAGCAGGGTCGCTCTGATGACATAAAAGGTCGCCACTTACCCTTCTTTATTATAATTATTACAAAAGAATAAAAAAGAACCCCGAAGGGTTCTTTATAAGAATCAGACTTCATCGGTTGGGTCTAAGATCTCTACCCATGCGTTAGGATAGCGTTCTGCCCAATAATCATACCGATCATCAGCATCATCATAGGTGCCGAAAGTTTCCAGAATCTTGAAGTTTTCGTTCTCAAACTTGGCGATCTTAAAGAGTTTTGCCATGGGAGTTCTGTGGTGAACTGAGAGAATTGTAGGGCATGGGGGTGATCCTGTCACCCCCTAGTGTGCCAGTGGTCAGACCGTCACAGTTTTCTTACTGTAACCTCCGAACTGTTTGTTAGAACGACGGGCACGGATTGCGGCGCCCCATTCTGAACCTTTCGGTTGCGTGCCATGCACAAGCAAAGCGAACGGTTTATCACCGAAGCAGTGTGAATCATCGTGGTCAACTTCCAGACCCAGACGTTCAGCGTCCGCATCATTCATGCAGACTTTGCTATAACGTGGGAAGTAACCTTCGTCGATCAGGTAATCAAACCGACCACCATACGATGCGGTCATGTAGAAGTTACTGGGCAACTTGAAGTTAAGAAACAACCGCAGACTCTTAGAGTAGCAGTAGAACTTAAGATCAGGATTGCGATGGGCAACCTCAATCCATGCGTCAAGATACGCACCAGAGAAGAAGTCTCCAGACTCATGAATGCGCACCAATTCTGTTTTCTTAGTGCGATGATGTTGGATGCTGTCGTGGATAAGATCCGCAGCACTGACAGAGTAACCTGGGACAGTTCCGTTCTGCAGAGCATCAACAATCAACTCCAGATTGCGGGCGCGATTGTTGAAGACAGCATCATACTGCACCTCAGAAGATGCAGCGAAACACCGAAACTCAGTGTGTTCGCCATCAACAATCCTACGCTTTCCGTCGTCACCAACGACAGCAAAAGACTTGCAAAACATTGCACCGGGGCATGTCTTACCTGCAGGCAGGTTGAAGATCAGCGTGTGAGTGCCAAGTTTGGCGTTGCCTTTGGAGAAGTTCAGCATCGGAGGAATCCCGTTGACTTGATCAGTATAAGGGGTGAGAGGGCACCCTTGCGAGTGCCCTTGTGCCAGTGGTCAGACCGTCCAGTTCAGCACTTGACCACGGTAGGCAATCCGACGCACACGGTTAGCGTCAAAGGAACGCCATGCACCGATTCCGTCACGTTTCGCAACATCAAAGTCGCGAACACGGAAGATGTCAGGATTATTGCTAGGGCGACCAGTGCCCACAATCTCCTGGCGATCTTTAGGATTAAAACGAATCTTCCGAAGCGTACCATCACGCTTCACAAACTCTACAGAAACAATGGTAGAACCTAGAGTAGAAAAGAGTTCGCGGATCTGTTCGGAGCGAGTCATGAGAGTTCAGTGGTGAACGATGTAAATGTAACAGGGCACCTGACCGGAATCAAGTGCCCTTGTGCCACCTGTCAAAGTGTCAGACTGTCGCTTCCTTCAGTTCACCGGAACGGCGAGCATTAAAGACAAGCGAACCAACGCTAGCACCCTGCGCAAGAGTGTCGTTAAGTTTAGTTACGAAACTGCCAGAAGTGCTGACATAGGTGTAACTTTTGTCGGGATTGGTCTGATAGGCAAGTTCTACCCGATCAGACTGACTGGTAGCACTAATGCTAGCAATCGCCTCAGATTCTTCAGTTGTAAATGTGCGGTTAATAACAATCATATTCATACTCAAAAGTCAATGTAATCAGTTTCAGTAGTTGTACCTGCAGCGACAAGTTCGCCGCCTTCAGTTTCCTCATTCATATCTTCCGCGATGCTATCAAGCACAGAGAGAATGTCGTTACCAGTGTTACACTGGTTAAGCATGATCTCAGCAATGGTGAAGTTCATAATAAAAACAAAGGGTTTTCTGATGTGTGCAGTTTATAGTCTTACTCAGGACTATCAAATCTTACAGCACATCAGGATCTTATGTCAAGTCTGATGTGCCAGTTTCTTATGTGTCACACCTTAAGATCCATGATCTCAAGAAACTGCATTCTGATAGGTTCACCATTGACAGTGAAGAAAACAGAACATCTGTCAATCTCAATGTCACCATCAACAACACTAAGATCAACATAATGCCCACCATCATTATCAGAAATGTAAGGATTACCTTCAGTTTCATACCCAACATAGTAAAGGGTATCATTGACCACTACAGCATAAGAATCCCCAAGAAGATCATGGAACTTCTGAACAGAATCAGGATACTTCAGATTCGGTGGTCACAGTCTCATCAGTGGACGGTTTCACAGGTGGCACACGGAGATTATAAGGACTGTTAAAAAACCTCCTAAAAGAAGTGACCAGAATAATACCCGTTGAAAGAACACCAATAAACCCAAGGATGGTAACAGCATTACCAGTGAAATCAAGAGTGTCAGGCATCATCAGAATTCGTAAGAGGAATCAAGGGGAAGACCAGCGGCAAGATCATCATAATAATCTTCCACTTCAAACTTAGTTTCTTCATCATCCCAATCATAAGGAATGACTTCTTCAATCTGCTGTTCAGCAACAAATGGGTCCATGTCGGTGATTTGCGGACGAATCAAATATACCCCATCAGAACCCAACCACACAATACCCCTTGTGCCACTGAACAATCTGACCACTGATCACCCCATCAGACATCAGATCCCTTATGATATACACATAATCTGATGAGGTCTGGGGTAGGACTTATGATGTAAACAGTCGTAACTTACCCTGCTTAATAATAATCATAAGAATATAAAAAAAGAGTTGGGTATAATAACCCAACTCATTCATATCAGGCAATCTGAACACATGCACCTTTTCTTAGTTGAGTGTATGTATTATACGGGTTCTTACCATCATATCCAGAATTGTAATGATGAATGCCATAATAATAACGGCGTGCATTGGTTTCAGTCATACCAAACTGCTCTCCCATTTCCCGGAAGGATGCTTTAGGATGTTCTTTCCTGTAATGATTCAGGACACTACACCACATCAAGGCATTTTCAGTGCAGCGAATGCTTTTCTCCGGGTGAAGTTTAATGGTTTTCATGAGGTTCTGATGTGAACAGTAATAAGATAACAGAGATCAGGATGCTTGTGGAGTCTTATGTGCCAGTTTGGAAACTGGTACAAGACCATAATCACGAATCATAACATCCCTCACTATTTCCCTATCGTAAGAATCACCACAGAAGTCAACATTCTCAGTCTTAAGATATTTTGCTGTTGCTTCCATGATCTGATCCATTGTTGCACCCATATCATAGATGCCACTCTTACCATAGAAACTGAACACATAAGAATAGAAGAGATTCATTCTCTTAGTCTCTTCTGATTCCTTATGCTCATTCAGTTTCCTTTTGATGGAAATGGCAAGCTGTTCATTCTTACCATTGAACATAATACCCAGATTCTTATTGTCAAAGAGATCAATAAGACCAATCATCAGTTCAGACTCTTCAATGGAAAACATAAGATTCCTTAAGTAATGGAGAAACGAATCCCTTCAAAGCGGACAAACCAATTCTACTGGGATTCTTATGAGGTGTCAAGTGATTGTTACGGAATGTTAACAAACCATTTAATACCTCCGGTTGGTGTCTTTGGTTGTCTTAGACAGTATAAGGGTCTTCTAGGCGCTCCTGGGTGCCTCTCAGGACGCTTCTGAAACTGACCCACAGACATAAAAAAAACTCTGATTCCCGTAAGAACCAGAGTCTTATGATATGTTCACTGATCACCAACGATCAGGATTACTCAAATCTTCCACATAAGACTTGACCTTCTCAGCAGGTTCCAGTTGAAGAACCTTATTCCAGTCAATCTGATGAGGATTCATGTCACCAAATACTTCCAATTCCAATGTGATTCTGTACTTTGTCTTTTGTGATTGTGCGTAGATAGATGCCATGAGACTCGGACTCCTTGTGAAACTGAAACCTCAGTGTACCTGATTTCTTATGTAGGGTCAAGTGGTCAGTTTCTGAAGTGTCTCTGAGGTTTTATGTCAGGGTTTCTGGATTTTTATGTGGGCGCCTTGCAAAAAATTAGCGAGTGTGCTATAATGCGTCATTTAAGAACACAAGGATTCTGACCATAAGAAATAAGATCTAAACATTATAACATAATAATCGGATATAACACTAACATAATATCATAAACAAATAAAACAATTATATTATTTTACTATTTTCATATATTATTAAATCTTACACAAAAAAGACGACATATTATAAATACTCACTATAGTACACGTCATAGTATAATGAAAACAGGAACGATTTACTGTATTACAAACATTTCCAATGGTAAACAGTACATTGGTCAAACCAAACATGAATTGAACAAAAGATGGAAAGAGCACTTATATGAATCTAAGAAGTATAATACCAGACCTCTTTACAGAGCATTAAACAAATACGGTACTGATTCTTTCAAGATAAGAATACTAGAAGAATGTCCTATAGAAAAATTAAATGAAAGAGAAACTTATTGGGTTAATAAGTTAGATACTTACCACAACGGATATAATGCTACTTCAGGTGGAGATCATTTTGAACATGCAGAAGAAAATAAGATAAAAATATCCAATGGAATGTCTAATGTGGAGAGAACTGATGAATGGACCAATAATGTATCTAAAGCATTGAAGAACAAAATTAAAAATGGAGAACTATGGGGCATTCTTACTGGAAAATATAGCAATACGGATAAATTAAAACGTAAAGTGAAAGCGATTAAATTAGAAACCGGAGAAGAGTTTATATTTGATAGTATGCGAGAAGGTGCAAGAGAACTTACTGGAAATGTGGCAAATAGTGGAAATATATGCAGATCAATAAAGGAAGGATTTACTGTATATGGATATAAGTGGGAAAAACTGGATCAGACTCCAACAAAAAGACCAGTAATAGGTGTCCATAAACGAACAGAAGAAATTGTTAGATATGATAGCATGAGATCCGCTGCTTACGATTTAACTGGCGAATCAAGAAAAGCGGGTGGTGGTTTACGGAAAAGTGTGTTAAATCCAGGAAAGAATAGTTGGATGGGTTATTATTGGTATTATGAAGAAGAATACAATCCAGAAGTTCAATAAGAAGACAATCTTATTCTATTGGATGTGTCTATACCTCTTGCTTTTTGATAATGCGAAAGAGAACCAGCATTTGTAATAAATCCAGTTACAGTACATTGCCATTTTATTGAGGATGCTTTTCTTGCTACCTCACTTCGTTGTTCAGGAGTTCTACTGGCATTTGCTTTTCTTGCTACCTCACTTCGTTGTTCTGGTGTGCTTGTAGAAAGATATACTTCTCTTGCTTTTCTTGCTACCTCACTTCTTTGTTCAGGAGTTTTATTTGCTTGTCTTTTTCTTGCTGCCTCACTTCGTTGTTCAGGAGTTCTACTGGCATTTGCTTTTCTTGTAATTTCACTTCTTTGTTCAGGAGTTCCCCAATTAGAAATACCATCACCACCATCAGTCATATTATGAAGAATACCAGTTCCCAAATCTTTTCTACCAAACACAGCAATCATATAGATTTCGTGCTTGAATGCTTCTTCTTCAGTTAAGTTTTGCTTGAGGAAGATGATTCGTGACTTATCTTTGGGTGGTTTTACTCTTTTACATGTAGAATAAATCCTATTTCTTTTACCTTTACCAATATAATAAGGCGTTTGATCTTCTCTCAAATAAGCATAAGTGTAATAGTTCATATCATATTGAAACAGGATAAGATACTTTAGTCCAAGGAAGAGTTTTTAGTTCTTCATCGGTAAACTGTTGTGCATTACCATAGATTTCCTCTTTCAAAAGACAGGTTCAACACAACCATTTACAGCACTGGCATACCGATATGCCCCAGCATAATCCTTGAAGGATTTGGTTTCCACTTCTCCACTATATTCATTGACACTGAAGACCAGATAATACTTGGCGGTTTTCATGGGTGGTGCCTTGACTACTTGTGTAGAATATCAGAGTCTGGGGTGCTGGTGGGGATCAGTGTGCCACTTTTGGTTGTGTCTACGTGATTTTATTTTCTACAATCCAGGAAATAATGTGACTTTGCTTCTCCAGGTGGAATAAATCTCACCACATCACATCCTTTGTATGTGTCTACAACAGAAAACCTTGGAGGTTCCGATACTGCTTTGAGATATCCTGCTTGAAATCCCGCAAAAATTATACCACCCACAATAACGCAAATGGAACTACAAACAATAAGTAATGCCTTTTCGTCGTCTTTCATTTGTAGTCCTCAATATAAGTTTCATAATTAAAATCTCTTTTATTACCAAAGAGTTTTTTAAGTTCTTTATAGATAAAAGAAACTGTTTGTTCATCAAATCCAGCAGTTTTCTTTCTATCTAAAAACTCATAGAGTTCTTGTGCTTGAAACTCTGTAAGAGTAAGTTTAATTGTGCGTTCATATTCAATCATTTGTTTTCTCCAAAGTTTTGAACCATCCATTGCATAGTTTCATCAGGAACAATAGGTGTTGTAAATTGTTCTTCTGTTTCTTTAAATCTAAAGGGGTATCGTTTCTTTATACCATCACTTCCATACTTGATTGCACATTCAAGTTGTAGAATGTAGGTATAAACAGGTTCTGGGACTTCATAATAAGTTAGTTGATTTTTATTAAAGACAGAAACAAAACACTTTGGTCCATCTTTTGTGAAATGTGATTGGTCAGTCATTTCAATAAACATCCAACTTTAAACATTCTTCAATTTCAGTCTCAACATATTCCATATCATAAGAATACTTATGATGAAATCGTGCCCAGATTTCCCATTTATCATTTCCCAAGTTGTTGATAGAAATAACGTCACAATCATCAATACCTTCAATCGCATTTGCAACTGCGTAAGTATTCACAAAACCACTTGTAGTTCTACGAAAAACTTCAGTCATTTTTCTTTCATGCAAGGGTATTCAAATTCCACTCCAATACTTTCTAAAAGAGTTCGTGAAAGGTGGATTTCTCCATAGTCGGCACCATCCTCAAAGACATCATCGTTAAACACTGGGTTATATTCTGGGTTTTCATCATAGCAGTGTTTTTGTTCTGCAATTCTTTTGAGACCCTTAATAAGATATTCAAGTTTTTCAGTGTCAGTCATTCACTCGTCTCCATATATTGATTAAACCTTTGAGTATCAACACCCTCTTTCAGTTCATAATAAATGCTTTCAATATCATCATCCCAAAACTCACACTCACAATTACTCACAAGAAATTGAAGAAGTTTACATGCTTGAATATCAGTGAGAGTGAGTTTGTAAGTGGTCTGTTTTTCTAACATTGGAGTTTCTCCTTTGAGTTTAGGATGAATTCTAATCAGTTCTTTTACTTTCTCAAGATATGGTTTGTATATTTCTTCTTTATACTGTTGATAAGCATCTTCTGTTTCATATGCAACATAAGTTTCTGGATTACCGTACACTACTTTCATATAAGTAGTTTTTCCACAAGCAGTACATACCATAGCAGAAAATCCAGGTTTAACTGCATCATAGTTGTACTTATGGTTTGTTTTGCAGTGAGGACAGAACCACTTTAGAGTATAGGTCTTATTCATTAGATTTGTTCAAGTTCGGTAATAATAGAAAGCATCAAAGCACGAGTTTGTTGTCTTTGCTCCCAACGAATATCCAGTTTGTCTTGCTCAAACTGCCTCCTCATATAAGCTGAATGCTCATATCCCCATTTTTCTTCCTTTTTTCCAAAGTTATACAATTTACGAGGGGGACAATCAAACTGTGCCTTCGGTGCTTCTGCTTCTTCAGGGACTACACTATCAATAGCAGCACGAAGAACGGCAGCAAGAGCAGCATACTTATCAGTAGTTTGCTCATAAGCATCTACAACTGCTTGTGTTTCAGGAGTAAGTTCAGTCATCAGTGTACCGATTTCAATAGGGTTCATAATGTTGCTGCAATAATTGCTGGTAGAATGTTTGAAGTATCGTCTTGAGGTTTGACTATTGGTTCTTGTGATTTTTTCTCTTTATGTTCTTTGAGTGCTTTGAGAAAGATTTGTTCTTCTTCGTGAAGGTCGTCAGGCATTTGAGTTCTTAAAGAGTTTGTAAATCGCATCTGCAAGAGCAATTGCAGTTTCCTCATTCATACAGATATGTTGAACTCGTTTATCACCTGTATCTTTACCATATTCCCAATAAGAAACAGTGAACCCAGAACATCCAACATCAAGGTGAGTGTCCTCGGCAGTGTACCAATAGTCTTCGTATTGTTGAATGCGAACTTGATTGGTGATTTCAATAGTCATTGGGGTTCCTCATTTCATATTTTTAATGATAGTAGACAGATTATTAACTACATCTCTTACATCCTGACCATGCCTAATATTTCCACTTTCAAATAGAAGTTGGGAAATATGCCGAAGTTGGGAAAGTTGTTCTTGAATTTTTTCTTTTTCAGTGAGTTTCATTGCAGTTCATCCCACTGCTTAAAAACACTGGGTTTCTCAAACCAGTCTTTAGGATTACAATCAGTGCCCATAGCAAAATCAATTTCAAGTGTTTGGTTTGATTTATTTACTCGGGGAACACCATATTGATGTTCTGCACCTTTGCAGGGAGTATAGTTTTCATGGACCCATTCCCAGAAATCTGCAATGTCAATTTCAATAGTTCCTTCAGCAGTAAAAGACATAGGTGTTTCTCAAGTACAATGATAGTATAACACCTCCCAGGTGCTCCGGGAGGTGTGAGTGTGACGGTTTCTCAAGTGTCGGTAGAGAAAGGTTCAATCTCATCATCATCCATTGGTTCTACATAATCCAAAATCACATTTTCAGGTCTTTTAAAGTCAAAAGATTTGATAATAGCATCAGGGACTACATCCAACAACCAATCGCCAAATGCATCTTCACAAGAAATGTCTTGTTCTTCACGACCTTTGGGATTATAAAGAACAATAAATTGAACTTTGTATCCACGAAGTCCTTTTTGGGAATTATCGTATTCCTCAATTTGTCTTTTCAAATTTTGAACTTCCTCATAAGAAAGTTTTGAAACGTCAATCATAAGGTTTTTGCGTTGATGGTACTATCATAACACCTCCCGGAGCACCTGGGAGGTGTGAGTGTGACGGTTAGTCATCTGTCCAGGGGGAAGGTCGTTGCATCAACCTTGCAAGATTTTCATTATATTTTGGAGTTTCATTTAGTCGTTCCACAAGTGCATCAAAGTCCTCAACCGAAAGAACAATTTTCTCCACCTCAAAGTTTTTACCCCAAAACCACTCCTGGTTCATTTTATACCATCCCTCATTGAGAGTATAAAAAAACTGATAATGAGAAAACCAAGTGTATGGGGAACTCATCAGTCCTTTCCACCAGTATATGGAGTTTAGGAGGTTATTCATTTTTGATTTTTGTATTCTTTGTATGCTTCATTTAGTTCGTCAATGCATCTTTCACTCACTACTTGATAGAGTTTTCCACTCTCAAGAATATACCAATTATTCCAAAACAAAGCATATTGTTGTTTATCATAATTTACCAGTTCTATATCATATACTCCACCACCATATGACTTATCTCGGGTCATTTTAGGTTTGTGAAGGTCCTCATATTTCTCCAAAACATTTGTTTGGTTTGATGAAAGAGTACCTCTAAAATTCTTTAGAGATTTATAGAATTCCTCACAAAGTTCTTTGTAGTTAATTTCTTCAGTCATTGATTTGTTTGGGTTGTTGAGGGTATTATAGGACAAAGGACACCTGAAATCAAGTGTCCGTGTTCCAGTTCGTCAAGTGTCCTCCAATCAGATGCCTTGCGCTCAATTTCTTCAATGTTCATAGCAATGAACTTCTCGCGTTCGTCACGAATCCATTCATTCATTTCACTCAAAAGGTCATTGAGTTTGTTGTCAATTTCCTCGGAAGTCATGTAGTAATCTTCAGGGGGCATAGGAGTTCCTTGACGACTTGAATAGAATAACCGGGACAGTGGTGATTATGGGAGGTTGATGTGCCAGTTAGGGAAGTGCCATATGCGTTGAATAAGTGTTCAAAAGATACTTAACATAATCATCAGGTGCATCACCTAGATCCTTTCCATCTGGAACAACCTCAACATAATCGCCAAACTTAGCAAGTTTTAGTCCTGCCGGATCATTGTCACAAACTGCAACAATTGGACGAGTCAGCATTTGTAACCAGTTTTTATAATCCTTCGGTGGATTATTTGTCATTGCTGCAATTGCAGACTCGCCAATGTATGTCATTCTGGCGGCGTCAAAAATTCCTTCAGTCAAATAAATCACTCCATCTGATTGATAAAGACTTTCAACGCCCCAGACTACAACTGTTGGTGTATGTTTATTCCGGTAGGTATAATACTTACCTTCCAACTTGGAATTAAAAATTTGTTTATTTCCAGTTGGATTGTATTGTTGATAACCCACCAGTTGACCAGACAAATTCCAACAATAGAATGTTGCAATGTTGAGTTCTTCATCCAGAAATGGTTTATGAAGTTTTATGTCAAGGTGTCGCTCCTTCAAGTGTTGTTCAATTGCCATAATGAATCACTTCTTTAGAGTTGGCATCAGACGCAGACCATCACGGAAGATGGCATCTTGAACTCTAATGTTGATATTATTCAACATTTGTAGAGTCCATCGAGTATCTGCAAGAAACATTTTTTCAAGTTCCTCACGAATACGCTCAACAGAGACTTTCATCAACATATCTGCTGCAAAGTCACTATTGATTGCTTCCCAAGTATCTGCATCAATATCAAAGTTTTTGGTAACAGCAAACCGAAGTGCTCGCATGACTCTCAAACCATCTTCTTCGATTCGGTCAATAGGATTGCCCACAAACCGAAGAATAGCGTCCTGAATATCAGCAAACCCATTGAAAGGATCAATCAGTTTCCCATCCAGAATTGCCATAGCATTGACAGTGAAATCCCGACGTTGAAGATCATCCATCAGAGTACCAGGAAGTACAAAATCAGGATGCCGACCATCACTACTCGGACCATCTTTCCGAGCAAGTACAAAATCAGCAACATTGGTACGTTGCTTCAGAGGATGACCGTCAGGAACTTGTGCCCGAACAGTGAAGAACTCAGGAGTTTCCAGGAATACTTTGAACCCCTTTAGTTTCAGATGAATGCAAAGAGTAGTAAATGCAGCATTTGCATCTACAAAAACACTGGTATCTTCGGGAATCGCAACAAAATCTACATCTTTGGATTCCAGACCAAGAAACTTGTCTCGGACTGCACCACCGACTTCTGCGAATTGAAACATGAGTTGCCTCGTTGATCTGTGATTATTGTAAGGGATCAGGTGCCAGGTGAAGAGGAAGAGTGTGCCAGTTTCTCAACCGTCATTCTTCAACAACCACTTGTTAGAGATTGCCTTAAAAGTAAAGTCACTATCCAGAGACTTGAATACAATACCTTCACGTTGACTTGCATTGAGTGATGGTCCTTCTGAATACTTTAGAAGATCGTCCATTGTTTTTATATTAAGTTTATCAAGAGAAGTTAGAACTGTAATGATAGGAACATGCAGACCCCTGAAGGTCCCCCTGTGACAGTTTAGAAAGTGTCAATCAAAAGTCTTGACGACTTCTTGTTGAACAGGAGAATTTCCTTTGATTCTATTTTGAATCCACTCTTCAACTTCTTTAACATCTGCGTCTGAAGCATTCCAGGTATCTACAAAAGGATCATAGTTACAATCAATCCAGATACCAAGCACATTCATTTGGGCATAATACCATTCCCTACGACTTCCGTTAGGTGCTTGATCACGACGAACGATACGATACTTCATAGGTTCAATTTGTTTACTAACCTATCATAGAGCATTTGGGGAGACATGTAAAGTGGGGGTTGTGACAGTTTTGAAGGTGTCCTTATGCTATTCTTTCTCTTTTGGAAGTATCTATACCTTTTGCTCTCTGATACATTGTAAGTGCTCCTGCATTTGTAATGTAACCAGTTTCTAGACATTTCCATTTTTGGGAATTTGTTTTAATGGATCCGAGTTTACCTGCTTTTGATCCATATTTTTTGCCATTTTCTATTCTTTGTTCTTTAGTGAGACCGCATATTCCAATTTTTCTATCTTTACACATTTGTCCTACTTTTTCCCCCACCATTTTTCCTCCAATTTTACCACCTATTTTACCACCTTTTCTACCATTTTCACTTAATTGTTCTTTGGTCAAAGAATGAACTCCTATTTTAAGTTCTGCTGCCCTTTTTCCATGCTTCAATCCACTTCTTCTACAAACATCCAAAGAAAATTTTCCACCACATCTTTGGTTTAAGCACAAAGGATCATTTAGAAATGGTCTAATTAACCGTTCCTCAACTTCCCTACATTCAATATACCCTTTATCACTATACTCAAAAAATTGAAGTATCTGTTTCTTTGGAGTATAGAATTTCCAACACCACTTATGAGTTGTGGGAGATCCCCAATATTCTTGATTATAATACTTTTCTTTCTTACTACCATAATAGTAATAAGGAACCTCTTCAAAGGTAATCTTGTATGTATAAATGCGTGGTTGCATAACTCTGCTCTTTAGTTGACGGCATTATTATTTATAAATGAAAAGGTGCCCACAAGGAGCACCCAATCGTTTTACCTGTAGAGATTGCCGTCAACTTCAGGCATGACTATTTATAGTGATTATTTATCAGTGGGGAAAAACTGAAGAGGAGTACCGTTCACGATTAGGATTTTCTGAATACTTCCATTATTGAAAGCCGCCTTCAAAATCTCATTTCTCTGGTACTCAAGAGATTGTGCCGATACAGTAGATGCAAGTGCTTTATTTTCCTCTGCCTTGAGTTGAGCAGTCTGAGTTTTAACTTGCTGTTCTTTATTTGCACTCTGAGCAGCAACCACACGATTTACGGCAGCAACCAAGTCTTCGGGTAGGTCTGCTTTCACAACAACCACAGATTCAATTTGAATTTTACCTGCAAGATTGTTCTTTTCTAAAGACAGATTCAGGTTATTCTTGATTGTGTCTTGGATCTTATCAAGACTGGAATTTACTTCCAGTGCAGGATATTCATCGACTGATTGATTCACCGCAGAAGTAATCAAACGCTTAATGAAACTAGACATTAGTTCAATTTGACCATTTTGACTGACTCCATGGTTACTCATGTCGTAACCAGTATAAAAGTCATAGAGACTCGTGGGTGACAGACTATAAGTAACAACAACATCCATATCTTTCATAATGGTGTTGTCTTTGGTTTTAGGGGTCAGGTCATTTGATTGAACTGTAATTTTACGAGTGTTGAAGACCTTAATTGAACCAAATCCATCATATCGGATTCCTGGCTGAATAATCTCATTCTTTACCTGGCCATCGAATCCGATGTATAATCCATTCTCCCCAGTATTGACCGTAGTAAATTGACCAGCAGTGAGAATAAGGGCAAGGGCAGCAGCACCAACACCCAGAGCAATTTTAGGACCAGCAGACATAGTTAATAATTAAATAAAGGACAAAAATTAATCAGAAGTTAAACCTGCGTAGATAAACGCAATGGCAACGAAAAGAAGAAAGACGAGAGGCAGCATCTTCAGGAAGAAGAGTACGGGAAGTCCTCTCAGAAGGAGGATAAAGAGTAGGAGTGCGATTCCTACTCCTACTCCGATGATGCGGACGATCATATCATTCAATTATAGGTACAAAGTTGTGTCCAGCGACCATACTGAATTCCTTCAGACCATTTACCACCTTGAGAGATACATGATTCTTTGGATGGAAGAAGAGATTCCCCTTTAATTGCCAGTCCTAGAAGACTAAATGCAATACCAGCAAGAGCAAGTGCAATCATCAACTCTACGAGTGTAAATCCTTTGGATTTCATTTGTTCAGTTCGCTGATGAAGTAAATTCCCAGGAGAACCGCGAGAATGGCAAGAATAATCAGAGCACTAATCCAAATGGGAGATAGAACCCAGATCCAAGGCCAATTGATATAACCAGTCAGTTTCAGACCAATAAACAGAATGGTGAGAAGACCAGTAAATCCAATACCACTAGAAGATGAAGAATTGTTAGACATTCGTTTCTTTGTTGATTACTTCGTAAGTTTAACCGATAAAGGGGCACCTGTAAAGTACCCCTGTGACAGTTCAGTTACTGGCGCGGTTGCTCAGGGCAAGTTCAACACGCTCGTCAATCTTGGAGAGGATGTAGTTCTCAAGATGACTGTCAATATCGTTCTTGATCTCGTCCATGACTTCACGCTTGATGGTAGGAATTTGGTAACGCTTGTGATAATTCAGGATGCGTGTGTAAAAACCACGATCGGAAAGAAATTCTTTTACCATGCGCTCAACTTCAGATGCGCCAAGCATTTCAATTTGACGCGAACGAACTTCTTCATGCAGATAACTGATTGCAGTGAGAAGATTGTCAAGTTGAACCAGTTGCTCATTGACGTTCACTTGGGCAACTTCGTTAGCAACAGGAGTCTCAGTAGCGGTCATTTGGGTGGTTTCTTTGATGGTGGAAGTAACAGTGCTCATGATCAGGAAACGGAGGTGGTAAGAGTACGAAGGTTGAAGAACATGCCGCTTTGCTGCGGATTGATCATTTCATCCAGGACGTTCTGGATGACCGACAGAGTGATTGCTGCCGCCATGAAGTTGGCAGAGATCAGTTGAGGGCGGGAGGGCGCCTGAGTGGCGCATGACCCCTTGTGAGGGACCGAATCTTCTGGGTTCTCAATGTTGGGATACACCAGAGAAGGATTCAGACCGATGCTTTGACCACCGACACGTCCGAACCAAAGAGTTTGACCCTTGACAGTTTCAGTACCATCGGAATTGCCTGGAGTGATGAAGAAGAAGTCTTTATCTTCACAAGCAGAAGAAATAGCAGCGATAATGTCCTTGCGAGTCGCGTCATTGTCAACGGAACACACAATCATAGGGCAATTGGACCTACGCAGAAGAGGAATGAAGGATGTCATAGAAATATAATCATCCTTGTAATCAACGTTAGACAGACCCTGGTAACTACAGAAGTCCATCATTGCTCGCGCTTTGTTGAGTCCAAGTTGCGCTTCGCCAACGATCTGGCGAGTCATGTTGCTTTCCTCAAACTCATCACCATCAATGAACACAACTTTGGCGTCCTTGGTGGAAGGATGATAGGCAACAAGACGGGCGAGAGGGGAGGAAATGTAACCTCCAGTACCTCCAACACCAATCACGAAAACATAATCAGGAGAAAAGGTCATAGGTGGAATTGACTACAGATCAATAATAAGGGATGAGAGGGTGGTTTGGAAAGGATGTGTGTCAGTATCTCAACTGGCACACACGAAGGACTCGTCGAGTTGACCAATCAGATACCCTTCTGTAGAAACATACCACTGACGACCGACAGAATCTTCCATGGTCACGAAACCAAGATAAAGATCATCACCTCGTTGAATGCTGGAAGTGCGGGCAGGGACGATCATAACGTGCGGAAGTTGGGGGAGAGGTTTAAATCCTGCCATAAGCATGGTGAAGAATGCCTGAACATCCGTATCTGCGGAGATCATGATTAGAGTATCATAACCGGCGCAAAGAAAGGTGTCATTCTCCAGTTTTTTAAACGATGTTTTCCTAGAACTGTGTTTACGCATATCTTCACAATTGCTTGCAAAAGATTGCAGATTGAGAAGATCGTTATTTGTTTGGGAAGAAAAATAAGAAGTTGAGATCTCACGAAGATTCCTTGGTCGCGTATAATCATACTGATTATCGCTGGTGGTTACGCTTCCCCAACAAATAGGACCACCAAGATAACTTCCCCATTCACCACCGTAGACATTAGAAACCGAAAGTTTTTTAGTTGCAACTACTTGATTGTTGTCGTCAACTTTACCGGCACAAAGATATGCTGTGTCGTTAATTTTCTCAAAGAGAAGATCTTTATTATTATGAGAAATATGACATTCAAAAACCATATTGGAGACGCTCACATAATCGGCATCATTATCACTTTCATCATATACATTGCCCTCTGGACAAGTACCAACCCAGTGACGAAAGGGCCGCTGCCAACCAGCATAAAAAACGCTACATTCATTGATGTTTGGATCCCTGGCGATTTTTTCATAGGCATTCCAGTTAATATCAATGCCGTAAGGACCGTCTTCTACAATATCTGGATAAGTATCCATAATATATTGACGACTATTTCTACGACACCCGATACAATTGGATTCATAGAAACAATTGATTCGCTGAGTCTCACTATTGGCAACTTTGAACCTAGCAAAACCATTAGGCATCCATGCTTTCAGGCGAATCATATCAGGTTGAACCTGATAACTAATAAACTCAGACTGAGTAGGCAGAGAGTGAATATGAACTTTGGCGGGTTCGGTAGGAAAAATAGCAGACATCAGTTCACCTCCATGAGATCAAGTTCAAGTTCCGCTTCAATGTCGGAACAAATTTGGGTCAGAAGAGTCATCAGATTAGATTTCTCTTCAATGTCGCCACGATTTTGCTTCAGGAAATCAGTGATAGAATCTTCAATGTTCCAGAGTTTGACTGTTTTTTTCTGGGCAGATTCAACAGCGTTCCAGTAATCATCAATTGATTCAAACTCAGTCCAATCAACAGAATCCTGATAATGGAAAGGATCCTTGTAGTTACTTTGAGTGTTCCTGGAAGTGGGAGGATTAAAACGACTGGGCGCCAGGAAATTGTTGGTGCGCTGTTTTTGACCCTGCCAGGTGTTGATAATTGTAGTAATCTTGGGTTTCTCAACAGTAACGTAACTCAGAACATCTTCATGATACGAAACATCATCAACAGGAGTAGCGTCAATCAGATGGTTGTAATTAACTTTGAACCGACGACCACCAGCAACAACAGACGAAGCAATGGCATAAGACCGTTTGGAAATGTTGATAGAACCAACAACAAGGTGAATGCCTGGATCGCCAAGTTCGTACTTGTCATCTGTTCCTGAGAAGAATGCTCCCATAGTGTTATGACTATGAGAAGAACCAACAGGAATCCAACCTACAGGAGGATATTGAGTAATAGGTTCACCCGTTTCAATATCAATTGCTTCATCAAAACTATCTACACGGACAGAAGCACCACTGACTTCTTGACGAGGAACCAGAATACGATATTTGGAAGGATCTTCTTCATTGCGAAGAATACGAACCGAAACCTCAAGAGAAGCGGCAACCTTGTCCACATAGTAGAAGCAAAGTTGAACCCATCGCTGCCAAAGATCCGCAGGAATCCTATGAATGTTTTCTTTCAGTTCAAAAGTTTTGAGATCATCATTATTGATGATCACATTTGCTTCAGGATCATCAATAGGGCGAAGGTATTTGCCCCAACCACCAGTGTAGTATTCAAAACATCCGTCCCGAGGGGTACGAAGAATAGTCGGTTGCTCTTGGATTTCGGTCGTCATGATATTGTAAAGGTCAAGTAGTGGAGTAAACCTCCCCCGAAAGGGAGGTTGGGAAAATAGGGATCAGAAACCCTTGTTTTCGGAAGTCACAGCACCACGAACAGTTTCGCCAGGACGCACGGTGGTTTCGCCAGGAACGATCTCGTTGTTGATCACATAGCGGTTGATGCGAGCAGGATCCACGCCAAGGTTCTCACCGTACTGGGAGAACAGTTGAGCAACGGTCTTGCCACGGTAGTTGTCGGGAGACACGCTGTAGGTTTCCTCGTTGACCACCAGGGTAACAGGAGCGGAAGCGTCTTGGGTACGAACGTTGTTGAGGAATTGCATAATAAAAAAGGAAATGAAATGTAAAGGACAGGTGTTTGTCGGTTTGGTGTTTCCCTCACCGACCCCTTAAGAATACCACGGAATCCGCTGGGATGTCGTGGAGTGTGCCAGTCTTGTGATTGGCACTTGGGGCGGCGGTGGGGGTGCGTCCCTTGCCGATGAGATAAATGTACCCCATGCTGCTGGGGTCATGCCTGTTCAGTAGACAGTCAGATCATTGTCCCAGTGCTCTGGGTATTCCAAACACAATAAAGAAAGATAGCAACGCCACAATGTCCCAGCAGCGATTCTTTATCATGTAGGGCATCGCCAATGAGTTTCCTATCAAGTATAATCTTGCTCCTACTACTCCATCATAATAAAGTGTGATGATGTACGCTACGCAAATTACTAGACTTGAGATCATTCGGAGTAGATTAGTGTTCATATAACATACTATTAATTACTTGTCGTTAATCGCCCACAATAATAAATGGCGCGATAACAAATTTTGATATTGCATTTTTTGTGAATTTTTGTTTCTTAATTTTATCATATAAATCTGGATCAAATAATTTTCCACCTTTTTTGGACACTAATCCATATATTGTTAAAACTATTTGTTTTTTTAATATTTCATTTAAAAGATTTGGTCCACCCTTAACAAACATATAAAATGCTTGAAGTTTTGAATACTTTTCCTCTAAGTATTTAATGGTTTTGTTTTCACTTCCTTTAATTTTACTCAAATCTTTAGCGGAAAGTATGTTAGTTACATATGGATCTAATATGAATAATTTTATTTTATCTTTTGATCCTTTTTCTATGGGTTGTGTTAATGTTATTGTTTTGTTTTTGGTATCTATTGATTCAATTTTTGTACCAGTTTTAAGTTTAGCAGCGCCAGAAATAGCAAATACATAGTGCCCTTTTTTTATCTTTTTATCTATTTGACTTCCTGAAGTGAGAACATAGGGAAGAATCTTATCTCCTTTTTTTGTTGCAATTTCTACTCTAAGAGGAACTGCAATTTGATTCCTTTTTAAATTGGTAGTTATTGCTTTCACTTTTTCCCATACAAGACCTTCGGCATCATCCCATTTCATAATATATCGGTCAAGTTCAACTTTTGTTGTCAGTTTCAATGTTTCTTGTGAAGTTATTCCATATAGTTCTTTTATTCCTCTAAAGTCCTTAGATAATATTTGTATAGATTTTACCAAAAAATGTATATATTGATTGGTTGTTAATAAAGATTCGCGGATTGCACTAAGATCTTTGGTTTTATAAATTAATTCATTTTTTGATAAAATATTGTTTACTTCATTAGGAATATCTGAAGATATATTTTTATATGCATCTATTCTCTTATCTATTACTTCTTTAAATATTGGTTTATATTGTTGATAATTTTCTAAAATTTGATGCACGCCATTCGTATTGAGACCCCCAGACCATGCAGTTCCTCCGATCTTTTGCATATTAAATGTATCACCTGGAGTGTCTAATTTCCATTTTTCAATTCCACCACCTTCAATATCCACTCCTTCATAATTTAAGTGGAATATTAGATTTGGTTGCAAAACTTCATCTTTGTAATTCAGTTTTTTAATATCAACTAGGTCTTCAATAAATTTCATTATTTTTGCTCTATTTCCTTCCTGCAAAACATTATCAAAAGCAAACACAAATTTGGTATATGGATCAATGTCCATTTTATTGGATTCATAATTCATCATTGTACCCACAATTTTATATCCTATACCGATTGGTGAAGCTTTTGATATATTTTTATATTGTTCGTCTATTTTTAGACTAGCAGTACCAGATTTTTTTAGTGAAATTTGAAATAATTTTTTTCTAATAAAAAATCTGTTTATAATAGATTTATATGTATTTTTGTTAGTAGTGTAGTTAGCAACTATATTCGCCTTTTTACTAATTATATGTGTCCCTAATTCTTTTCTGATATTGTTTTCTTGATTTTTATCTACTATCCATATATCAGATGGGTTATATACATCAGGTTTATCTGAAATATTTTTTGTTTCTAGTGCAGTTACGATTTTCTTAATACAATCGTCTTTTATAAGTTTACCAAATTTAGACTTTTGATGATGTATTTCAAAGTTTTTGTTTAATTTTAATTTTTGTATTAAAAATCTTGCAATATCTATTGAAGATCTAACCCAACTAACACCAGAAGGTTTTGATGTGTGAAATACGCCCAAATTTGTTTTAATATCATATTCCCCATGAACAGATTTCAAAATACTGTCCGGATCCTCTCCGTCAGCGAAGTTTTCTATATATGCAAAAAAATCTTTATTTTTAGCATTACTTTTATGAATAAAAAAACTAAGAGCAGCACATTGTAGTATTTCTTGATTAAAAGTATTTGTTGTGTAATTTTCTTTCAGTTTTGCCATTTCTTATGCCCGTATTTATTATCTACCACTATATAAAAGTTTTCTGTAAACTAACGTTCTGAAATATGAAATCTCATTTTGTCTTATGTGACAAACATTAGATCCTACTTCTGGATAAGTGTAGTTTCTATTCATATTTAAGTGAAAATTTAATCCATAAAACCCATTCTCAGTCGTACCAAGACATGCAATTAATGGATGTTGATCATAAAGTAAATCTGGTGTCTTAGCATTGTATATGTAAGTATAATAATTTCCTGGAGCAATTGCTGATCCATTTACACCAAAAATGCTTAAAATTGCATCCATAATTTGATCTGGATCAGTTATATTAACAATTGCTCTCCTCAATCTCTCCACTCTACTTAAGGTTCCTGTTGCCTTCTGATAATCCTTATCATTAAGAATTACATCAATTAATTGCGACTTAGATAAAGAATTATAATTGGATGTAGAACCTTCTCCAGATTTGGTAATATAATATACTGTAAATTTTTTAGCAATCTGAACCAATTCATTTTTGGTCTTAGATTCTAAATCTGCAAAATCCATAGATTTTTGATATTATTTATTGCCAATAAAAAGGAGACCATGAGATCCCCAAATCTTTTAGTCGTAATGCTTCACACCATCGCGAATATAACCTCTTCCGTGCTTATCAGAAAACCTAATCCCCTTTTCTTCAAACTCTTTCCTGAGTTCTAGGCGGCGGGTTTCGTACTCAATTTCCTTAGCAATCTTTCGGAGTTCGCTTTTGTTCATGGTTTTGTTGTGTCTTTGGTTATTATACCAAGTTTAGTGGACTGTTGGGTGTAATGTGTGACAGTTTATCAACTGTCCTCGTCTGGTGTAAACTTACCATCCTTAATCCAACCTTTTCTTCCTCCGCTAGTTGCACGAATGCCACGACCACGAGTTCTTTCGTGATAAAGTTCATCACTTCTTTGTCGCATTTTCGCTATTTTTTCCTTTTCGCGCTTTGCTATTTCTTTCTCCATTCTTGCCTGCTCTTTTGAACTGCTCAAATCTATAAAAGTTGCTCTTTCAAGAATATCCATAAAGTCCTTAAAAGTCTTTTGCATTGATCTACTTTATATTTTTTATTATTTATCTTTTTGATAGGATTTTAAAGAGAACATATACTCCAATCTTGTCTTATCCTCATTTAATTTAATCTGTTTAACATATTTTTCCACATGCTCACAGAGTTCCAATTCTTCATCATTAAATGGTATATTGTTTAATCTCTTATGCTTTATAACTTGAACAAATTTTGTTACAGAATCTACAGGTAAATTTAAAAATTCCTCGTAAGACATGTAGATAAAATAGACATCTAATCTAATTTATCTAGTCTCTTAAGTCCTTCTGAAATTGTATTAAGAAAATCCTCTTCGGTCCATGTATTTAATTTTGATTCTATGGGATCATTTTCATCCCAACTAATTTCATATTCATTATCCTTAATATGCTTTACATTGATCATTGCTATCCTCCAATGTTTTAATGAGAATAGCACTCCCAGAAAAATCTAGGAGTGCCTCTTGTGTCAGTTCCTCAAGTGTCCTCACAAGGACCTTGTGATAGCATCACTTAATCCTTCCCAAAAAGACTTACGAGGTGTCCAAAATTTACCTTCGGGTCCACAATAATCTTTAAAATTATGAGACCGTTCATTCTCACAAAAAAGATATGCAGATTTAATTTCTACTTCACCTGTAACCAAATTTGTTTTAGAAGTAACAGGTCTGCGACAGTGATGATAACCGTGTTCATAATAATGATAATTACAATCTTTACAGAGTTTTTCAGTATCAGTCATTGATGAACTCCAGTTTGGGTATACCATTTACATCAAAAGTTACTAGTGCTTCAACTCTATGAGTAGCATCTGAATTCCAAACAGCATTCTTGAACTCTACAGTTTCCTTCTCTGGATACTTTGCTACAAAGTTCCCATTCTCGTCAAGTTCATTAGCATCTACATCTCCAAGATAATGAAGATTTAGATACTTACGAAGTTGAAGTTGTTGGTCTGCTTGAAGTTCCACAGTAATAGGAACAATAAATTCATTTTTAGGAGGGTAGAGGTCTTCAGTCATTTTACTTCACGAATATAGATACTATCAAAAATCATAAGAGATAGTTCAAATTTAAGGTTTTCATCCACTTCTCCCAGTGCATTTGAAATTGCTTCTGGAATGAGTTGATTTTGCATTACATCCACATAGTTATCATTGGTCTCAAGATACCGAATGACTTCAGGAACCAGTGCATCTGCGAGTTTAGTTTTGGTTTCGTTTGATAAGGTCATAGTCATTCTCCAATTACTTTGAAACTTTCAGTATAATCACCACTATCCATAAACCATGCAGAACTTGAATAATACTTTACATATCCTGTTGCCGTTGGTTTTTCTTTATACTCTTTACAATACTCATAATACTCTTCAGGAGTAATCTTAACGGTGCGAGCAATTTCGACAGGTTTCAAATTAAGATTATTCTTTTCCTCCTCCCTTTTGAGACGGTCAATCTCTTTCTGCATTTCTGCGACCTGTTTTTCCAGTTCTTCGTATTTGTTCATTGGTTTGATTTCCTCAATTTGGATGATGTCTCCTGCGGTAGGTTCATTAAAATCTTCAAGAAAACCATCATAAGTATAATCACACTCATAATCACCTTCATCACATTTAAAACAATAAGGAAGACCTGTAGTATTCCTTGTTATTTTACCTTCAAAAATACCGATATTCCTAAAAGTCACTCGGACTTTCTTATCAACAAACTGTGAAAGGTCAATCATTGGAGTTGTGTGTTGTATGAGAGTATTATAACCCATCAAGACCCAGAGTGGGAAGGGTCTTGTGACGGTTCTTGAAGTGTCTCCAAATCATTTGAAAGAATACGAAGGTCCATAGAACTCACCACCATTCTCCCATAACCATCATCACCCATAAACTCCTCATACTCGTCTATGATTTTAAGAATTGCAGTTGCGAGTGCTTCCCTCATATCATCTGTGGGTTCTTGTGTAAGTTCTCCACAAAATGCTTCCCATACTACAGATGCTCTTGATTTAGTCATTTTTTCCTTTTTGCAAGTTCCACAAAAAAATCCAAATCTTTTTTTCCTTGTTCACTACGGAAAACTTCTGAAGGGTCAACTGAAGTTCCACCCCAACTATCAATTTTAACCTTAATTTTAGAATGCTGCTTGTTATTGACTAATGAATTCCAAAATTTTTTAATTATTTTAACCCATATTTTTTTCACTATTTTAATCATAAGTTTCCCACCTACCACCCTTGTAGTCCCAATGTCTGTTATCATAAAACCTATAATCAATATTCCAACCAAAAAGTTCAAAATCAAAACCAAATCCTGCGTGGTCTTGTCTCATTGTAAAATCAATGGAAAATCCAATGATAGCACTATTTTTAGAAATAGTCAAATCCCAGAACTTATGAGGGTTCCAGGTTTTTCCCGATTTTTCATAGACAACAGAGAACCTGTTTGAGAATGGATTTGAAAGTGAGAAAGAAAGGTAAATCATTTTTTAAAGTTTTTCAAGTTCTTCGCATAGTTCTAAAATATCGGGACACATAATTACAACACCCACAGTGGTTCCTCTTTGCAGTTGATTTATGGTTTCACGAAGAACAGAAGCAATAATTTTCCTACAATCTTTATCCATATAAGTATCAAATTGATCTACAGGGATCATTAGTGCTTCTGCATATCCTTCAACATAAGTATTCCAGATTTTTTGTGCTTGTTCTTTCATAGTTCCTCCAAATCATCGGCAAGTTTCTTGAAGTCATCAGCAGTAAACCAAGCAAGTCCATTATCATCATACACAAAACTATCCGCCATAGCACGAATAGCAGCAGCAACACCTGTAGTTGGAAATATTGTAGCATTTGCTTCATATGCTTTCATAATCTTTTGTGCTCTTTCAGTCATTTAGTTTTTTCCTCAAGTTGTTCAATTCTATTATAAAGTTCCTGTAAATGCATTACAACCTTAAATGGGTTCATCTTGAGATTATCTCCTACCTCAACTTTGGTGATATCATCATATAAGGTTCCAACACTTTCGTAGTATTCCTGTAAATTTTGTTTATTCATAGTAACTCCAACTCATCAACAATAGCAGAAATTTCTTTGATGCATTCATCCCGTCCAGCATCATAGCACATACCTTTTTCATCCTCCCAAACACTAACACCTCTTGGAAGTGTAAGTTGTTCCCGAAGTTTAACAAGAACTTCTTGAAGTGCCAAAGCAGGATTGTGGTGTTTACTGTTCATAAGAACTTCCAAAAGTTCTTGTGCTTGTTCTTTTGAGTTTTCATTCATACCGTTCTGCCTCTTGACGAAGTTGAGATGGAGTTAGGTAATACCAGTTTGAATGGTTTTCAATCCAATCGGCAATCTCACGAAGAACATCTCGGGCATAAACCCTATCATATCCCACAACTGGTGTAATTGTTTCAACCAATGTTTTTTGTTTAGTCATAACTTCTACTCAATAAACCATAAAACTCATCAAACCAGGTCAATCCAAATGTTCTTTTACTTGAAATCTTATAGTCCGTAGTCATTATAGCACTCCACACTTGAAATGCATAATGAAATCTATAAAAACCAAGGTAAAACTCATATATCTTATCTGCAACTGGTTCTGGTGTATGTTCCAAAATCCATACTAAAACTTTTTGATTTGGTGTGAGTAAGTCGTAGTCACTCATTCCTGCAACTCCATTTCTTCAACACGTATTAGGTCTATTGCTTCTAACCAATAGGGACTTTCTTCAGCAATTTCCTCACTTACTTTCTTTTGCAGTTTCTCTGCATTTTCTTTTGATTTAAATACTCCGTGAATAATACTTGGAATAAACCCAGGTCCAACATCAACACTTTCAATAACCAGATAGATTTTCATAGTTTAAAATAAAAAAGTTCTTGTGCTTGTTCTTTTGAGTTTTTAGACATCACATACCTTATTATAAAAAGTAATAAATCCACAACCTTCTTCACCACAACCACACACCACATAATCAGTTCTTATGATGTTTGTAGTATCAATCTCTCCTCGTTTTACCCGAGAATTGTAAATATTCTGTGCTCTTACAGCAGCAGACAAATCTTTAGGGGTCATCCAACGGTAACTGCTCATAAAACCTCACATAAGGGAAACACACGAATATCTACGATAAATCCAGGTTTTGTATATTTGTCTCGGTATTCTGCTGCGAATACTCTTGCATCTTTGTTAGTATCAAAAGGACCAAAATAACGATGAAGACCTTTAACTTCTTTATATTTGTTATAGACACCTACTATAAACTTATGAGAATGTTCGGGGTATTCGTCGTTCTCGGCAATCCAGGAATAGTATGCGTCCTTATTCATACTTGACCTTACTTACCGTAATCACATTAGAAGCACGAGGAGCAACTTGAAGTTGTTCAGCATAAAGAACTCCTTGGTCTTTTACCATACATCCTCCCCGAACTTCAATGGAATGACCATTCAAAATCTTAATGGTAAATGCGGTTCGTTTGTCGTCACCGGTCAAGATTGTGATTTCATCAAAATCATTATCAATCTTGAGTTCATAAAAACTTTGCACTTTAATCACAATCAAATCACCTTTTCAAGAATGGATTTAATTTTAGATGCATCGGCACAACCATAAGTACTTTCTTCATCAATTAATTTTTTAATTTCCGCAATTGCTTCTTCGTGAGTAATTGAAAGTCGTTCAAGATTTGAAATGTGTATATTTGCTCCTAAGTACAATTTGTCTCTAAGATAATGTTCGGCAAGTGAAATGTCGTTTGATGCTCTATTAAATTCAATGGTTGCTTTAAAACGAGGCATAATGTGGTTCTCCGTTAGTGTTATTATCCTATCACATCCAGGTCTTTCCTGCGATGTCCTTGTGACGGTTCTACCTTTGTCTCCAACAGGTTCAAAAGTTCTCTACAAAGATTGATTTTCCCATAGTCAATTCCATCAGTAAAAATTCTGGTTGTTGGTTGAGGAATTCCATCATAAAACTCACCATACATTTCATAACAAGTTTTTTCACTTGCAATTTCTTTGAGTTTGTTAATAATAAGTTCTTGTTGTTCTTCAGTCATTTGCATTCCCAAATCCATCATTAGTACCGAAAAGTTGATTGTAGTTATTCAAATATAACCAAAAGAAATGTCTATCACATTCAAAACTCTCATAAAATTCTGGTGAATTTTTCATAAGTTTAACCCAACTATCAAAACACCAAGACCACATTATCCGTCTATACCAAAAGTTTTTCATTGTCCTTTATGCTCCTTATCAAAAGGTGCTTTGAAGTAATGATTAGCAGAACTATGATACACCATTACACCTTCTGCATTCATAAATCCCGGAGAAGCAACAGAACCATAATTCCACAGTTTATCCATCACATCGTCAAGTGCATTTGTACTAAATTCACCTTGATAAAGAACCGGAACTACAGAACAACACTCGGGTGGTGGATTATCTTCGTTCCAGATGTTGGTATTGAAAAGAGAAAACCTTTTCTCACCTTTGGTAAGATTATAACCTCGTTGAATACCACTGCCCCACCACTCACCATGATGACGACCAGGACCAAGTTTCATAAGTTGGTCTTTGTTCTCCATTGACCAACGATGAAAACCAAAGTTATCACTCTCCACACTCAACCAACGATTACGAGAACCAACAAACATCTCACCATCATCGGTGATGTAAATTACTCCATTGGTTCCGTCAATCTTTTCAGTAATGACGCATTCTTTATAGAGACGAGGAATTTTAGGAAAGGGAACGAATTCAGGGAGATTAGTCATAAGGTTTTTTGCGTGTACGATACTACTATAACACAAAACCCCGAGTTACTCAAAGGGTCTTGTGACGGTTTCTTAAGTGTCTACTCCGGCACTCTAATAAAATCCTTCACATTAGGAACAGAACCGCAAACTTTATTTGCATTTTCCTTTGCGACAATTCTACATGCAAGTATAGTTGTTAATGCTCTTTGGTAGTTCTCATAATTTCTTCGTGAATTTATGTGGTCAGAGACCTGAAAACCACCGGTTATGATACCAATGGTAACAAAAGAAAGAAAAATAAAAAATGTTTCGGGTTGATTAAAAAAATCCTTCATAACAATTAAGAGTGTTTTAAAATAGCAGCAATAACAATAGAAATTGAGGCAATTACAAATACAATTGCAAACCTATGGTCCATTAGATATTGGATGGGAGTTCTGGGTTCCCAACCACTGAAATTAACATCACAAGGTTTTTCTGGATTAATTCTTTGAGTTTGGCAATAATTCCCAGTGAGAAAACAATAATCTAATGATGGAACATCTGTGATGTTGCAATGAGCACAGGTGCGACAGTTTTTAATTTGAGGCATTTTTGTTACACTCTTTTAGGACATCACAAGAATATTTAACCCACAACAAATAAGAATGTTCTGGGTATTTTTCTCTTACGAACTCGCAAACAAATTTAATTGCTTTCACTTCAATGAAAAATTCTTCATCTCGTTCCATTATGAAAAATTGTAACTAACTTCAGTATAAAACTCAAGAGAACAAGGTTTATTGGAAAGTTCTTTTACACTTTCTGGAATAAAGTTTGAGAACTTATCAAAAAACTCTTCCCGAGTTGTAAAATCCATAAAGTTTGTGTAGTACTCCCCAAATCTATTCTCAAATCGTTTCTTCGCAATTTCTTCATCATATGTTGCAGTCATATAGAGACAATAAGTGGTCCATTCACCAGTACCGCATTTCCATCCAACCATAAACTTCCAAGGGTCATCCTCTTGAATTTCTTTGAGATGTTCTTGTTGTAGTTTCTCGTGATGTTCCTTGAGTTCTTCTTTAGTCATTACGGGTTTGGGGAGAGAGTTCAAGAACTCATCAATGATTTCTTGTTCTCTTTGAGTTGCAATGTCTCTCATTTCATCAAGAGTAAGTTGGGGTTCAGTCACTGTTCTCTACTCCAATAATAAGTTAGTTTATTGTCTTTTGCAAAGATGTTTAAATGGTAAATCTCATTGTCTTTTGTTGAAACAGACAACCATAAGTGCTCGTCGGGAACCATATTTTCCAGATGAAAGAGTTTCACATCATCCAATACAATCTCATCGGGATTTTCAACTCTTTCTGGAAGAAAGAATGCGTCTGGAATGTGCCCGTAGGTTTCTTCAGTCATAAGTTCTCCATTGATAAAGTCATCATACCACAAAATTCACCACCCCACAAGAGGTAGTGTGACGGTTTCGTTAGTGGTCCAAGATAACCTCAAAGATTACCTTATGCTCATCATTTTTATAATAAGTATTGAAATTAAATTCTGTAGTCATATTCACAACTCTTGCCGTTCCAGTTTTTAACATTTCTGCAACCTGAAAATAACTATCGTTGCAACTACTCACATCATAAGTTGTAACAGGTTTTGGTTTATAATTTATTGTTGAGTTTGTTGCGGTATAATAATTAGATGCAGTAATTCCAGTACCAGTATTTCCAGTAATACTTAAGGTTGATAGAGTATTAACATCCTTAAGTTTTTCTACAAATTCTGGGTCAAGTTCATGTTGAATTTTATTCTCAATCGGTGCAGGTTTTTTTAATTCTTCCCATTTTGCGATTAGTGGGTTCATTTAACTTCCTCATAAGTTGTTTCACCAAGTTGAGTTGCACCTCTCCATCTTCCATTACATACTGTACATTCAACAGTAAAAGTTGTTGTATTTCTATCTGGATTGATATTTACTCCATTTTTATCATATGTTGGAATATAATATACAAGAGTAGATGTACCTCCACCACATATAAATTGACAGTTATCCCGTTCACAATCAGGATTTGGATTTTTAAACATTGTTTTCTTTCTCCTTCAACCAATCTTTTTCTACTTCCCATGCCCAGTTTACCACAACCCAGTCCATAATGCAATCGTCCTTTGTGTAGTTTTTATCTACATAATCTTTTCCAAATTTCCTATACATCTCTTCAAACCAGAAAGACGCATACTCTACTAAAATCTGTTCTTCACTTAAGGTTCTTGTGATGCTTCCTATTGGGGAAGGGTAAGTATAGGCATAGTATTTCATTTTTCTATCCTTTGATAATCATTAAAACCATCAGGATTTAGATGCCCTAATGTTAGTTTGAGAATGGTTCCAGTAAGTTCGTGCTTCAGGACAACTCTATGAGAATACTGTTCCACAACAACATAAACATCATTAGAGTTCTTATGTTTCCATTGCTTTATATTCAATGGGGGCAATTCTCAAATTATGAAGAATGCCCTTAGACCCTTCGTTTTTATACCATAAATTCCAAGCAGAATAACCATTAGGAGGTTCTCCTTCAATTCTACAGTTAAACATACTTGGTGAAATTTCTGTATCTTCTTGAATTTCAACATCTTTTGATTGTGCTGCTTCATAACCTGCTTTGAAACCTACCCACCTTGTCTCATCATAATTGCACCAAGGTTCAGTTCCAGGATATTTACCCCACCACTGTTTATATTCCTCCTCTATTGGAGTTTTATGAGTTTCAATTTCTTCCAGTAAAGATAGTTTTGCTTCCAGAACTTTGATTTGCTGCTTTACTTGTTCAATTTCTTTAGTCATTTGAGTACAGGTCATTCTTCTTCTTCGTTATAACATTTTACCAATTTTTCTTCTATCCATCTAAAAATATCATTATCCATATTTTTATCAATTTTTTCAATCGTAAAGTAAGAAGGAGAATTATCAATATGATACTGTCTCCAAAGAACTTTGTGGTCTTTAACTGCTTCTTGATTTACAGAAATCACATATTCTACTCGGGGAATCAAAATATCATCAATAAATTTTCGTTTAGAAACTTTAATATTATCTGGATTATCCAGAATATGTTTTTCTGGTGGTACTGCTTTTAGTTGATATTCCCTCTTATCAAGTAGTCTTTGAAGATTATTTACTTCTTCAAGAGTGAGTTGTGAGATAATATCTTGATTTTTTAAGATTTGTTCGTAGTTAGGTTCATTCATTTGGAATTACCATTTGTGTTTTAGAGATACTTACAATCATTTTATCATCATCTTCTTCAATCACATCACAATATTCATAAAGATAATTTACAAAGTTTTCTGCGTTAGTTTCAATTTGAATTTGAATTTCTGTATCCACCAAATCTGGATTCCATTCACCATACGCACACTGAATAAGAAATTCATAGATCGTGGGTGTTTTTTCTTTCAATACCTTCTTATATTCTACTCCCTCAATCTTCACAGTATTTTCGTCAATCACCTCCAACATTGGATAATCTGCATTCTGCATTAGAACCTTCCAGTTATTAATTTGGAGTTTATTGACTTCTTCTTTCATTTTGTTCTCCACTGCTTCATTTGTGTTTCTCTGTGCGTCTTTCATTTCTTTGAGTTGATATTCTCTCTGATTAAGATAATCTTTAAGTTTGCCTATGACTTTTGCTTTTTCTTCTATTTCAAGTTGTAGTTCCTTGATTTCACATTCAAAGTCTCTTTTAGTAATCATTCCCTTAACCTCGTCTTTAGTTCTACAACACAATCATTCCATCCCTCGATATATGAAGAATAGGATTGAAACTGTTTAGGGAACATTTCAACCTCAACTCTATCCAAAATATTTTCAAGAATTTCTAATCGCACCTCACCATTATGCGCAATCATACACTCTATGATAATTCGTTCAAGTGTGATGGGAATTTCATTGAGTTGTTGTTCTTTTCGTTCAAGAGCAGTTTTGAGTTGATTGATTTTTCTTGTATGTTCATCAATTTCATTTTGTAGGTCTTGGATTTCACATACCAAGTCGTCTTTTTGGTTAGTCATTCTGCCTTCATAGTATTATTAATTTGTGGTGTTCCGGGCATAAGAGTAATACCAGTATCAAGTCCAGGTTTACAAGGAAAAGCACCTAAATGAGTATAATGAGGAGGTGAATAAACCAAAGGACTTCTACTCAAATACTCTTCAATAATATCACACTCCCACCCATCGTAATGTTGCTTTCCATACTGAATGCAATCTTCTCTTGTGAGAAATGAACAAACATAGGTTTTTCCTTCGTAATAAAGTGAATAAACTTTCATCGTACTCCTCCATCAAAAAGATTTCTAAGTTCGTTATAGATAAGCACCAGTTCTTTATCTGGTGTTAGACATCCACTGTCTTTTTCAGTTCGTAGAAGTTGATAGAGTTCTTTTGTTTGTTGCTCTGTGAATTCAATTGTGTAGTTGATTTGTTTTTTAATCATTATGGTTCCAGTAGTGGTGGGTTGGGGTCTCTTGGGGGAAGTTCTAAATCTTTCTCTGTAAGTTCAATATATTCTACTGTTGGTTTTCTTTTTGTAATAATATCTTGTTTAATAAAATAAATTGCCCACTCTAATGATTTGAATTCTCTATGTGCGTCTATACATACCCAGAATAAACCAAGAAACTTATGTTGAGGATAGTAGATAATCTCACCATTCTCATATTGATATTTTAGAACACGATAGTTTTTTAATACATCATCTTCTGGTAAGAAATCTTCACGGATAATCCTGGGTTTTGGTGGTTCAGGTTTCTTCATCGGTCTCTTTCCATAATCTTTTCACCAATATCATAAGATAAAACAATTACAGTAGCAATTGGAACACACCACCAAACTGAAAGTCCTGTGAGTGCTGCAAGTCCATTAACAACCACATAATAAATCGGGTATTTAAGTATAAAAGAAATAAAGTAGTTCATAAAATTACTCATTGTCCAGGGATACCAAAGTCTGCAGGAGATGGAACCTTTCCACAAAGATTGTCAATAAAGATTGCATCCATATCTCCAGTCTTAGAACTTCTACATTTTGCAATAGTTTCAAGTGCCTTTTGATATGCTGCAAACCTTTGTGCGTCTGTAATATGACCTGCTACAAACATTCCTCCTCCAAGAAATAACCCTAAACTCAAAATCATAATAGGAACATCAAAGTACTTAATAAGGTCTTTCATTGGTTTCAAGAAGGTAAAAGGTCAAGAAGAATTGCAAACTCCCAGCACAGGAGAATTGTTGTAAAGGCAGTAAAGAGATTAGTACGGGTCATTTCAGTTATTAAGAAAAGACGCAAAGGTAATAGAAAACACAATAACAATCATCGTAATTAGAAATCTATGGTCAAGAAGGAACATTGTGAAAGTTCTGGGAACCCATCCACTGAAGTTCTCATCACACAGATGATTTGGATACTTTCTTACCATCCAACATTTCTCCCCAGAAAGAATGCAGTAGTCAAAACTTGCTCCATCGTGAATTTCACAGTGAGCACAAGTCCTGCAGTTTTTAATTTCAATCATTTTTAATAAGAGTTCGTAGGTCTTGTCCGTATCGGGTTCCTTTAGGGTCTGGAAGTAGTGAATTGTTTGCAAGAATATCACAAACAATAGTTCTTTCTGGGTCTCTCATATAAATTTGAACTTTCTGAAGAAGTTCCCACCTTGACTTGTTAAATCTCAAACTATTTTCAAGTCTTTTTATTTGTTTATCTTGTATTTGTTGAATTTCCTTATCAAGTTCAATTATTTTATTGAGGTGTTCAAGAAGTTCTTTACTCATTTCTCAAGTTCCCAGATAATTTGTTTAATGTCTCTCACATCAATCACGAAATCAACCCCATACTCATCATCTTCATCCTCATCAATCTCATAAACCTCTTTGAATTGAATAATCAGTTCTTTGAGAACATTCGCAACCGCATCTCTATCTACACCTCCTAATCTTACTTCATCAATGTCTATGTAGTATGCTTGCATTAAATCTTGTGCAATATCTTTCCATCCTTTCATTGTTTCAACTCCCGATACTTAAGTGCAAAGTGTTTGTAAATACCCATAGCAATATGTTCCATATAATCTGTATGAAGATACATAGGAATTTTAAGATTTGCACAGAATGTTTGTGCGTTTGACCTCAACAGACAATTTCCAATATCTCCTTCTTGTTTCCATTCTTTATAGTCATCAATCATATCCCATAAAGTTTCTTCGTTTCCATTGTCTGCGAAGTGTTTTACAAATCCGTCAATGGTGTAGTATTTCATTGAGGTTCTCCAACAAGTCCAGTAGGATAAGAACTATTCAGGTATTCAACATTAACACGACTTTCCCAACCATCTTCGTATCCTTCATTATAGATTTCATTAGCAAACCTCAAAAGTTGTTCTCTGGTTGCTGCGAAATCAGTGGGAGAATTCAGTTCATCGTCATCAGCAATCAATACTTCAAGATGTTCTCGGGCAAGTTCAAGAATTCGTTCGTTGGTAATCATCGTGAGGTTTTTGTGTCTGTTTCCTTATGATACCACAAAATCCACCACCTCTCAAGAGGCAGTGTGCCAGTTAGTCAGGTGTCTTCAGTCATTTTTCTTTCCATGTCGTTCATTAAACTCTTTTTGTTTTTTGACTAACTCTTGTTTTCTAAATTCTAATACTGCTGCTTTAAATCCGATAGAAAAGTATGCAAAATCACTTGGTTTATTGCTATATTCTGTTTTTATTTCTTTCCAACTTTTCTCAATAATTATATCCATTTCTTCGTCCCAAATATAAGGGAATACTGAATTATCACTTGTCATTTTCCTAAAACTCCTGCAATAATCGCAACTAATAACCAAGTGACACCCACACTACCTAAAAAACTTCTATCATCTTTATTACAAAGTGCAATGAACATAGAAGAAAGTAATAAGCAAAATTGAAAATAAGTCATATAATAACGTTGGTGATGTTTTCATAAAGTTTGTCTTCTTTATAATAATAATCTAATTGTTTTAGAAAATTTGGGTCAGTCATTCTTGTAAGTTCATTTCGTTTCCAGTCATACCATAGTTCAAATAGTAAAAGAATTGTATTCTCAATCTATCTGGATTTTTGAAACCATCTAAATGAGGATACATAGTTCCTCTCCAAGTGTATAAACAATACTCAAAAACACTAATAGATGTTTGAATAGTCCATTTATGTTTTATCGGTTTCATCTTTTACCTCCGGTAGTTTGATTGCCCAATGAGGCAACCAGTGTGTGTAATGGTGTGGATAATCATTCCTCTTATTAACTTCACGAATACTATGAATTCCTCCCATATCTCCACATAAACTCTCATAACATTCCTTCATTTCATCCCACCACCAACAAGAACCACATTCATCCAAATCAGTATGGTGTGGTTCTCTATCTTCTAAGGCAATTGGTTCTGGGTTTCCCCAACGATTAAGTGCTTCACGAATAGTATTTCTAACTTCAGGATAAAGATTGTAATAACCTCCAATCTCATCCCAAAGTTCATCAAGTTGTTCGTCAGTTGAGTTAGTCATTTACTCCCTCCCTTGCTTTGCGTGCAGCATCAAAAAGTTCCCGAAGTCGTTGCGACCTTTCATCTCGTTTCTTGACTTGTTCTGGGTCATTATACCACGCACTATCCTTTCCGTGCAAGGGGCAATCTGGATTGAGGTTTTGAGTGTTGGAGGTTTTGGTTCCTATTTGAATGTAGGAACAGGTACATTTAGTCATTTCATCTATACCTCAAATAAGTGTTCCAAGCATTTGCAGTAATACGATTTTGAATTTCTTTAGATAACTTATGTCCCATCTTATCTAATGTTTCTTGAGTTATGATGTCGTTTTCCAACTCATAAGCAGATGCAAACTTTAGATACGACTGATACTCTTCTTCATTAAAAACTTGAGATGGAATTAGACCACCATAATATACAGTCATTCTTCCACTTCAATCTCAATAATTTCATAACTTCTCCTACAGCATTTATCTACATATTCCTTTGCTTCTTCGTAAGTCTCACCCTGTAGCATTCTTTGTTCAATCAAATAAGCATCCTTTTGTTTGTTTTTTATATCTAATGCTTCTTGTGCTTTATCCTTATGAAGAGTAGCAAATTCAATATGATAACCTAAATCAACATTATCAACCACGGCATAGATTTTCATTCTTCCACCTTTACATAAACAACATCATTATAATCATCATTACCCTCATCATCAGGACCTTCAAAATACCAATCACAAAATTTTGGATTTTTTCTATTGATAGAGGGAAAACGACTTTCCATTTCCCAAATCTTATCTTTGATTTGCTGATAAGTTCCTTCTAAAATATAGAGTTTATTTTTAGCAAAAGTTGAACTATCTTGCGGTCCAGCACCAGAAGCACCATCGTCTTTGTAAATAATGTAGAGTTTCATTTTAGTTCCTCAAATAATAAAAACATCTCTTTTAGGTCCAAGGTTCTTATGATACTGAACAAATGCTTCTTTGAGTTCTTTACTATCATAGACACTCTCCCAACTTTCACACATCAAAACCTCCCAGTTCTCAAAGTGTTCGTCAGTCCTATACCACAGAAACTCTGGGTCATCTACATCCTCATCCAGTTCCACATAATAAGTGATTTCTTTAGATACATTTTTGATTTTCATTCGTAAGCACTCCACTCACCGTTCAAGATTTCCCAGAAGTCCCATTCTTCACCTCTCATATGTCCTTTCCAGTTTCTAAAGTTATCTATACAATCCTTGAAACCCCATTTGATATTCCATAGAACCCGTTGAAGTGCATTTTGGTTCTTGTAGTCAGTAAGTACCTTGTATGCATCCGGGTGCATTAGAATAGAAGTAAGTTGTTCATCAACTGACTGTTTAATATTTTTAATCAGTTCATCTTTTATGAGTTGTTCCAAGTCAATGTTTTTTAGTTCTTCTGGGTCAGTCATTCAATACCTCTCATAACAAACAAACTCATTGGGTTTAGTTGAATGATACCACCACTTATGTTTTGGGTGGTGATTTCTATAACACCAAGTTTTTTCAATAATTACTTCCGGAATATCCATCATTGTAGATTCGTGAATAGCATTTACATACTTTCGCATTCTCTTTGCCGACTGAAACCATTTTGTTCCTCTTTTACCATCATACCAAAAAGAAACCTCATAGGACAATCTCCTTTTGATTTTCCGTTTCATAATGCTTTGTAGTTCTTCTGGGTTCATTTACTAAGAACTCCAATAATTTGATTAAACATCCAAGAAATTAAGAGTGCTTGTCCCCAAGAAAGAGAGAAGAATGCAACCAACCCCCAGGCAATCAAACCAACAATAATCAAAAATCCAATAAACTCTCCAATGAGTTCAGGAGTAGATTTGATAAATCCTGTTTCTTGTAGTGCTCTAATGTATTTGTCTTTTAAGTTCATTTCATTTATTCTCCAAGTTTTTCACGAAGTTTCAGGAATTCATACCTCTCTTTGCATTGTTCTGGTTTTTCAACACAAAGAACTACTGTTTTGTCCCGACCATCATAACCTCCAATGTGCCTACCGAAATTATACCAGGCACCAGAAAGAAGAACAAGTATCAAAATGGAAGGAAAAATCATCCAAGTATCATCGTTCATCATTCAATCTCCAACAATTCTCGTTGCTCTAAAGTAAGAGACGCAATCAGTGCCTTTCGTTTTTCTTCTTTGAGTTCTTTTTGTTCTTTTTGTTTTAGTTTTTCATCCAGCATACTAATCCAGGAGAGAACATCCCATCCACCATATCCATCACTTACATTATCTTTACTAACGAACACTTTTTCATAAGACCATCCACCAATCTCGTCAGCATACCAAGTTACTACAAATTCAATAAAATAACAATTACACTCTGGGTCTTCATAAACTTCGTAATTAAGTCCAAGTCGTCGTGCTTTCTCAAGCATCTCAAGAATTTGTGTTGCGGTGATAGTCATAGGGGTTTCTGTGTTTCTCATAGTATTATAACACCCCACAGGAACCTGTGAGGTGCGGAGTGGACGGTTTCTTAAGTGGTTGGACTATATCTTTTAGACCAATCATAAGTTGGGTCATATTTCCAATTCTCTTGATATTGTTGAATTAATCTTGCAGTTTCAGTGATGAGTTCTTGAGTAATATGAGAATACTCACATTCTACAGGAACCCAAGCATTAAATTCTTCTCCGTGAGGCAACCACCCTCTCCAGAGATTTTTTTCAATAAACTTTACACATTTCTCTCCATTTTCATTAAATGGTTGTTGTGAAAGATAATGAATTGCATCGTGTTCATACCAGGCAGTCATTCCTTCATCAGTTGTGATTTTAGATGAGACATTTTTGAAAACATCTCGGTTTGGTTTATTTGTAATGTGATGAATTGAAAAGAAATACAAATCACCGAACAAACTGTTCTTATAAGTATTCTCTTTTATTGATTGAACTGAAATCACTTCAATCTCTTGTGCATATGTCTCACACATTTCGTCCATCCATCATAAGGTGGAGATTTGGGGTCTTCTTTAGGCATCCAGTCCCTTACAATTTTTACAATCTCACTCACAATATCATGAGAAGATTGTATCGCATTATGAGTTTGATACCAGGTCATCAATTCTTCATAAAGTGTTGGAGGTTTGTTTTCTTCAAAGTATTCATCCATTACACGGAGAATATCTTTCAATCTCTTGTCGTTTTCTTCTTCAGAAATCATTATTTACTTTCCCCTGTAACATCTCATTAACTTTGGTGCATTCTTCTGGAGACAAATTGTATTTTCCATTTTCACTCCAAAACTCATTACTTCCATCATAAGAGTACATACCGTAAATGCAATGAACAAGATAAGAAATTTGATTTTTATTTAGTGTAAGAGTAAAAGTTTCTTCTTCAGTCATTTTTGTTCCTCCAGTTTTTCAATACGAGTTAGAATTTCTTTGAGTAATCCAATAAGACAATCATAGTCAATACTTTCAATATTATTCCCATCTTCCATATCAATATAATTAGAATAACAAAGTTCCTGCTTCAGATTTCGGTCGTCACTCATTTTTCAAAATCTCCATAATAACATTTACACAATCAGGACAAGGAACCAATCGTCCTCCATTCATCACACTATAAGTTGCGTGGTCAATATCTTGGAATGGAATATCAAAATTATGTAGTTTTTCTCCACACCAAGATGTTTTAAGTTTATCTGCGTGAGTGTGTTGAATGCACTTGATGTATTCTGGTCGGTTTTTACTCATTTTTACCACCATCAAAGTAATTAGTTGCGTTTAGTGTTTCCATTCTTACAATTTCCTCAAATGCTTCTCCAAGAGTATCAGCATATCCAGAGAATAGGTCAATGTGTTCAGGACCAGTTTGTAAGTTCCACTGAAACCTACCAGTTCCAGTGCAATCTTGTTCTATTTGGATTTTCATCTATCGCACCACTCTCGTAAATCTATAATGTCCCACCAATCACAATTCCTATCACCATAAGTCCCACCCTTTACAACATAAGTTTCGTGAGTGGATTTGATTTCTCCTTTGTTTTTACCTTTGGTGTAATAGGTGTGATGTTGTTTGAATTCTATTTGTTCCTTTGCTTCTTCATAAGTTTCAAAACAGTCAATCCAATCACCAGTGCCTGATGAGGGATAGTAAGCATCTCCCGCAATAAGCAAAAATGGTTTTCTCATCGTGATTTCTCCCATTCACTATATGCAGCAATTAGTTCTTCTGCAAGTTTATCATCTTCAACAAAAGTCAATACAGTCCTTTGAATTCTATACCAAAACCTACCAATCAGTGCATAATCTTTACCATCATAAACAAATTTATCCCCCGCAATACAACTAACATAAGTCAGTTTGGGTTTATGGAATTTTTCGTATTTCTTTAAAATTGCAATTTGTCGTTCGGTTTTATTGCCGAAAGTTTGATTGAATGCATCGTAAAATTCCGCAGCAATTTCCTCATAGTTTGGTTCAGTCATTTTGGGTTCTTCTGTGGTTTGAATGGACACAACTGTAGGTTGAATGGATACAATATCATATTTGCTTAATTTATCAATTAAAATCTCACCACGTCTGGTATAAAAATTATTTTCAAAAATGTAGGGGTAATCTTTAGCATAAGGAGAACGAAATAGTGTTCCAGTTGCAGTAAAACCATTTCTAAATCTTACTGTAACTTTACGATTTACAAATTGGTCAAGGTTCATTTTAGTGTCCTCAACAATAACTAAAGTGGAATTTTTGTTGAAATGTGAAGAATGAGGTTTCTTTTTCTTTCATCATTTTCCTAATCTTATAAGGAACATAATCACCATATTTTTCAAGAAATACTTTTTCAGGGAACTCATCAATACCACCATAGTAATGTGGAGTTCCTAAAAAGGACTTAAAGTTCTCAAGAATTTCACCTTTGTCCCAATGAGAACTGACCATTATAAAAATGGTTCTACCTTCTCCAGTCCCAAAATAATCAACAACATAACAAGTGAAATGGTCTTCAGTCATTCACTCTCTCCATTGTTGCTAATTTTTCGGTCCCCCATCGCATAGGTGCATCATAATTAACACCTAACATTTTATTCCAATTTCTTGGAGAATTTTCACTCTCAACCACACCTTCTTCCACTGCTCGTTCCCATGAAAGTTTATGTTCAATCACTTTATAAAGGTCATAAAGAATTCCATTACTTTCTGGAAGGTCTGGATGACCGATACCCAGTGAAGATGCACTACCGTCAATGTTATCAATCATATGTTGAGAAAGAATTGAACCAATCAATCTCATATCGTTATGAAATTGTTCATAGTCAATTGGTTTCTTAAGGGGAAGATTATCTTCAATTTCTCTAACCTGACCTAACTGAATTCTTTGTAAGAGGTTGCAGGCATCCATCAGTGCTTTTGCTTGTTTTTCAGTGATGGTGAGTGTGTATTTTTTAGTCATCATTTAGGAAAGAAACGAATAGTGTAACCCTTCAAAGGTGCAGAACAAACGACACCTCTCACTGGAGTTCCATTAGGACTTGTTGCAGTGAAGTTGAGACGATACATATCGTCTTGACTACAAGCAAAAGGATTAAATCCAGTAATTTCTACATTGGTGTATCCTTGTTCCTCAAGAATTGTGGTTGATGTTGCATTTCCATTGCAAGATGCAAGAAGAAAACAAAGAGCAATAATAGCAATTAGTTGTTTCATTGGGAATAATAATCAAGAAGTGAAAGAAGTTGTTCTGTGCCTTTATCAGTGGTAATAAGATTTGCAGGAACCTTACCATCCAGATGTTTATTTGGTGTTTGCATCCAGTGGTGCATTAAAACTTCGTCGTGTCCCATTAGATTAGAAAGTTGAGACCAAATGAGAAGAAACTTTAAGTCATCATACCACTGAATGAGACCTAATATTTCACCTGCCTTTCCTGCAGATTTTTGTAGAAGGTGTTTGTCGGTCATTTCCTATCCCCCCATAGTTGTTCAAAATACCTACCATTTCTACCACAATACATCTCATATTCTCTAGCATCTTTACACAACTTACCTTTTTTGTCTCCAGTCACCATATCACCAGTTATGATTGGGTTGTAACATTTATCAAGTGAGTTGCTCCCAAAAAGATGTCCTAACCAACTTTTCTCATAATAGAGACAATCTTTACATAGTTTGCGTTGTTCAGTCATAAGTTTTCTTTGATTACTCATATCATAACACAAAATCCACCACCCCACAAGAGGTAGTGTGACGGTTTCTCAAGTGTCCTGTAGTTTAATGTATTTAAAATCTTGGTCATTAGTGCTCCAATGAATTTCTTTAATTGTAGGACAATTGGTAATGATGTAGTTGTAGCAAATTCTACAACAGAAACTATTTCTCAAATCATTACCACCGTGACCTCCCACCCTACAAATCACAAGTTTATTCCCAGGTTTTTGTGCTTTCAGGATACAATTGATTTCACAATGAAGATATGTCTTGAGACGCAAACTCTTGTCCTTATACTTATTTGCCGCCATTACTGCAGCATAAAACTGTTGAGTATGCGTGTTCTCATAAGAATTAATGCCCGAAGAAATCAATTTATTTCTTTTATCCAACAAAATTGCACCCATCTTTTTAGGTGCATTAGATGCTTTTGCAACTGCAATGACTTGATTGAGAATAGAATTCTTCAAATACGAAGGTTGTGCAATCAACGAGGCATCAATCATTATCAAGGAGTTATCAGTGGTATTATTGTATCACAGGTTCCTTGGATACCTCAAGGTCATTGTGACGGTTTGGAGAGTGTCCGGTAGTAATAAAACATTGCTTTAATTCTTAAAAGTATATTCTCATCACTTGCGGGGTTTTCCCTGATATGTTGAATGAAAGTTCTTGCGGTTACACTCTTTAGATTTTTAAATGAATAATCTAAAATAATATTCAGTTCTTCTGTTGTAGAAAACATAGAATAACTTTTTTGATATACATAAGACAACTCACTAAAAGATGGATTTGGATTATTAAAGATTTCGTGTAAGTTCATTCACTTTAGTAAGTGCTTTGATTTTTAAAAGTAACTCCTCATCACTTGCGGGATTTCTTTTGAGGTTTTCTAACAATCCTTCTGTACTAATTAAACCTACTCTTTCATTGGAACCGCAAAAATTTAAAATAAGGTTTAATTCCTCTAGTGAAGACCCATAACGACTTCTATCTCCAATGAATATTGCTTCTTTAATTGATATGTATTCTTTAAGTAAGATTTCTTTTAAATCCATCCTTCAATATCTCCTCTAATAAGTGATTTAATTTTCAAAAATAATTCTTCATCACATGCAGGATTTTCTTTTATGTTTTGGACAAGTAATGCTCCAAAGTAACTCCATAATTTATCCGTAAAACAATAATCCACAAGAATATTAAGTTCTTCCAACGAAGACATTACGGAACTACTTTTGTCTAAAATATAAAGAAGTTCATTTTCACTTGGATAAGGAATAGATATAATTTCTTGTAAATTCATATGCTTTAATCAATAAGGCAAGGTCTTCGGTGCAGTTAGGATGTTGGAGAATTCTATTCTTAATAAGTAGTCTATCAACATTCCAATACACATCACTAATTTTAAATATAATATTTTCCAAGACTTTTACATTAGTGTTTCTATTGTTTGCAATCAAATAATACAAATGTGGGTCTGTATTAAGTTCATAAATTTCCTCTATGATTTTAGAAGATGCATTAGGATGCCTTGCAATAGAACTACGAATGTAAGATAAGTGATTTAATCTACTGAAGATTACTTCCAATTCTTTCGTTGATGAATTGGGATTGTGCGTAATGTCTAATGGACTTTTTAAGGAATAAGTAAAACCATAATCATAATACCACAAGAACCAATAACACTGTTTAAGAAACTTGAGTATCTTATTCATAAGGTCTCCACAAAATCCATTGCTTTTGTTCTTAAATAAACAGTTTCTTCTAAATCCGGATAACAATAAGAGAAATGTATTGCACGATTTCTATCATAGAAATTTTTAGAATATGCAAGTTTCAAAATCAATTCTTTAATAGTCATCTTCTATTACTAATTGAGACCTATATGAATAACTATCTACCCACCTCTTTGCCTTTACTGTTAATATGATTTCTTCTGTTGAATGTGGGTGGTTTTCTGCAATTTTCCTATTCAAATAAGAACTGGAGGTAGCAAGTTGCATCAACCATTTTCTTGTGCGTTCAAGTTTAACATAAGGAATTAAACTCTTAAACAAATAGTAGGTCATAAACTCTCCAAGAAGTTCATTGCTTTTGCTAGTAAAATGATTTCTTCTGTTGATGCATAATGATGTAGTGCATAATGTCTAAAATATGAGTTTTTAGATAAAGCACAATTTATTAAATCACTTTTTAACTTTATCCAATACAAGATTTCATTTTCCATTATCTCACCAGACCTTCAATAAAATCCATTGCTTTTGCAGTGAGAACGATTTCTTCTGTTGATTTATAATGATGCTGTGCATAATACCTATAAAAATAGTGCTCACTTACAGCAAAACGAAGTAATAATATTAATTCTTCTGTATCTTCCATCACCCAACAACAGAAGAAATCAGTTCCTCTACCTCTTTGCGTTCTTCAACTGGAATTGAAGAGTTACCAATTCCCACGCACTGTTTCACCTGAACCTGACCTTTCTTGAGTGCATTGTAGTCCAACTCAAAGGTATAGGTTGGTTTGTTCTCCTTCTCAATCAGGAAGATTGCACTGCGTTCTCCAAGGATTTTATCCTCATAAGATGCAACACAATTCCGCACTCTCTTACCCCAGAGTGTGAGTTCCAGAGTATCGTTAGGTTCATAGATTTTATAAGAGTTCTTCTCAATCGGTAGAGGAATGAACTCTTTCTTATGTTCCTTATTGGTTGTGGTAGAGACAATATAAAGATGAGACATATGGTCGTGGAACTCTTCCAACCTCCAACGACGAGGACGAGTGATGGTTTCTTTACGAGAAACCAGTTGAACCATCTGTTTGAAAGTATCTGCAATTATATTGTCTGTCTTCTGGAGACCTTCCTTATCATAATAAGTTTGAACCATATGCAGGAAAGTCGTAGAGGTCATCTGGTCTTTCATCCAGTCCCTTACTTCTGGTTTTACACAGTTGTAGAGTTCATAAATTTCCAGGATTTTTTCGTAGGTCTGGAAATAATCTACTGGAACATCATTCCACACTTGATTTACAAATGCAATGTTATTGATATAATTGACTGAAGTATAGAACGGCACAAGTTCATTGATTTTCTTGGAACCAAAATACTTCTTGAATGAAGGAGTGTTGAAAAAGTCCTGAATTTTATCAGTAATAGGTTCTTTTACATAAGTAAGAATTGCATCCAGATTGGTGTTAAAATCAACAGAAAGTTCAACAGGGGATTTAGGTGCGGTCATAATAGTTGAATTACTTGGTAGTAGTTTAACAGAAAATCAGTGAGAAAGGGAAGGGTCTTGTGACGGTTTGGAAAGTGTCTTATCGTCTAAATCAACTGGGTTCTTCAAATGGATTCTTTAAGTAATCAAATGATGATTTTTTAGATAATTGCAAGCAATTCAAAAAATAAAAAGTATTTGGTAATAAGTTAGTAACACCATAATCATTTCTTGAAATAAAGGTCTCTGCTTTACGCAAGAGATGCAAATAATCTTTCTGTTCTTCTGTTGCGACAGTTTTTGCAATAATAAAATTAATTAGATTAGAATAACTGCAATCATAATAATAAAAATTAAACTCATCTTCATCTCTGTAAGAATTTTTTGGTGAGTAATTAAATTTACCCAAATTATCAATGACCCACTGTATGTCTTTTGGGTCTTGGGTTTTATGCACTAATTTGAAGATGTTTTCAATTTTATGATTGGGATACAACATTGCAAAAATGATAAGATTTAAGAATTAGATGCATTTTGTCTTTAGTTTTGACTGATAGTTTCTCATATTGGTGGAGAGGTATAGAGTAAATAATACCCCTAATTAAATCCTTTTGAATGTATTGAAATATAAGATATGAAAAACTAATGGAATAAAAGTCATTCTCATCTTCTTCAAATTCATCAATATGCTCCATAATTTCTTCTACTGCTTCTTTTAGACGAAATGTAGGGCATTGATTAAGAAGTTGAAACACCTCTTTGATTGTGGTGGGTTCAGTCATTGCGAGTGTCTCCTATCCAGGAGTTAAATGATTTGGTTGTTCTATTCATCCATTTCATTGCTTTAATTGTCACCAAATCATCTTCCTTTGTATTTGGGTTTTTCCACACTTTAGACCTTACCATTGAAGTGTTGTCTGTGGATAACCGTTGAAGAATTCCTGAAGGACAATTAGGATTTTCTGCAACTACAGCACGAACAAAACAATCATTATCAAATGAGATTAAATTTAATGTCGTTTGAGACACATTTAGATGTTCTGCAATGTTTGCAAGAACAATCCAATCCTTAAATGCCCAATAGATTAGGTGAAGGTCTTCTGCAGATGTAGTTGGGTCTTCAGTGAGTTCCTTAAGTTCTTTAATTGTAAGTTCTTCAGGGTTCATTGCAAGTTCTTCAGTTGCATCATTCTACCACAGAAACTTCATCAGTTGGGAAACTCAAAGTCAGTTGCGAAAGTGTCCTTTACCCAGTTGTGATTGAGGATTTCAATACAGAAACAGATTTTCCAACAAGAAATCATAATGTCTATGATACTATTAAGACCAAGATAAAGAATTAAAGAAGGTCCTGTTGGGTAATCATTCCAACTGAAAGAGAGTTGAAGTAATGACCTTTCTTTGAACTGAATAATTGCGAGGCAGTATTCAGTGCCGAAATCCTCACGAATAAAAAAATCCAAGATTTTCATGAAGTTAGTTCCTCTGCTAATTGGAGTAAGTCATTTTGGTCTAAGACAATAATACCGTTCTGAGCATTATAAAATTTAACTTTAGAAGGAAGCAACTTAAGAATTTCAGCAACTAATTGTTCTTCTGTTTCTGCTCCATTGTTTCTTGCTTCCCATATGGAGTTCATAAAATCTTTTGTTCTTTCAGTCATCATTCACTCACATATTTTTTAAATGTAATCCCGTCCAAATGATCAATTTCGTGTAATATGCATCTAGCAATTATTCCGGTATGAGTTTCAAGAATGGGATGACCAGACAAATTTCTATACTTCACCGTAACTTGCTTTGCCCTCGGAATCTCATAAAACTGCCCAGCAAATGAAAGACAACCTTCTTCTTCTGTTACTTTTTCTTCACTCTCAAAGATAATTTCTGGATTAATCATTACCTTTGGGGTTTCATTTACTAAAACAATAATAATTCGTCTCAGGATTCCAACCTGATTTCCTGCTAATCCTACACCATTATTCTGTAGCATTACTTCAATCATACTTGCAGCAATGTTACGAACTGTATCATCTATTTTGGCAATACGTTTCGATTTTTGGCGAAGAGGTTTTTCACCATCCTGCAGTATAGTTAATGTCATGTGTTAAAATTCCTTTTGAATTCTTCTAGTTTTTCTGGTTCATTGATGACAGTCATTAGTCCGTACTGAGCGATGAAGGAATCTAGTGCCGGATCTTGAATGGTTTCTTCCAAGTACAAACCACTTACCTTGTCGTAGAATTTCTCAACGTCTTCGGAAACGTAAGAACCCACATCACTGTCAAGTCCTGATCTTGCGTAAGAGTAGAGAGCGTCGCTGAGAATTTCTAATTCTTGCTCAGAGAGTTGGAAAGTTACTTTATACTGGGACATTTTGGTTAACTTTTTTCTTTATTTAGATAAAAATCCTTTAAAGTGTTTGTGTCAATCGTCAAATGGTTAGTATTTGAATCATATTCAACTCCACTACCTTTTTCAGTGGAAAGTTGAGAAAGTCCAGCGAAAAGTATATATTGATGCACTTTCCAACCAAGAGCAAATCCAATAGCAAAAGCAATAATAAGAAATAGTTGAATCATTCTTCTTTACGTTTAGGTTTGTCGCAATTGTTGCAGTAATAACTGAATCCGTGTTTGAAATTTTTCACTTTCTGGAAGTTATCCAGACTGAGTGATTTAGTTTCCTTACACTTGGAGCAAGTTCGTTCAGCGGGGGCAAATGATGACTTCTTTTGCTCCTTGCTCTTTGACGAGCGATTCCCAATAAAAAGCATCTTCAATTTTAAGAAATGTAGCAGTTTCTTTAGCATAACCTTTCTTTTTAGGTTTAAGGTAAGTGACTTCGTACTTCATTTTTCGCTTTGTTTAAAAAGTTCAATTTTACTATAATCTTTCTGGTAGACAAGTATGCACACATTTCTGCGCTTTTCTTCCGAAAATAATCTAACACAAATGGTAACATAATTACTACCAACAAATGTAATAGGTCCGATATAGTTTTCATATCGGACCATTACTCCTTCAGCAAACATCATGGAACTTCTTGAGAACTTTATTATTTACATCATAAAGCCCAAGAGCACCTCCATTAGAACCACACTCCGGATCAAGGACGATAGAATTTTCACTGATAGCAGTGACATGGTAGTGACCAGAAACCATAACATAATCATGATTTCGGTTGTTATTCCACCACTCAACTCTACCCTTGGTTTCCCTATCAATCGGACCGTAGAGCATAATAGACTTTGCTGCCTTACTTAGATCATCCTCATAAAGAAGACAATGATCTTCGTACTCCGGAACATTAACGCGACTTGAAAAATAAGCGTGAGAAACACGGTATTCTTTTTGATTCTTATCCCGGAACACAACACCATACGGCATGGCGCACAGAAAATCATAAACTTCTTGAAGACTAATTCCGGCATTTTGGAAGTCATCAAGAGTCTTTTGAAGATCTTCACCAACGAAGACCTTATTTCCTTTGATGTACCGAATCAGTTTGTTTTGATGATTGGATTGGATGCAGATTGCAGAATTGTTTTCAACCTGCTCTCGCACCTGAAGGTAAACTGATGCAGAATCCGAATGGTCTACCCGAGAGTCAAACAAATCCCCAAGAAATATCGGAGTCAAATTATGATTGATGCAGTATTCAATTGCTTGTTGTAGCAAATGTGCTTGAGAATGCACATCACTGATAAAGGCGAAATTCATGGAGAGGTTCCGTGTCATGCATTAATTATACCAGTATGGAGGGGTTCTGGGAACTCCCGATGGTCGGTTTCTAAAGTGTCCCTATATCAATTCAGTTACCACGCTCAATGGTCTCAAAGTCTTCCGAGTTGTTCGGAACCTCAAATGAATGATACATTGAGGTCAGAACACTTTCGGGAATAACTTTACCTGGACGATGCTTGTTACGTTCGAGTGCTTCTTTGAGAGGAATCACGAAGTAAACAGCACGTTTACGATACATATCGGCAGGTACTTTGGAAGTTTTATTCTTCCGGGACTTCCGAGTTAGATTAGTCTGATCAATGATGATGTCTTTTCCATCACGAATCGCCAACTTCAGTTGCAAATCCATATGACTCGTTGCCTTTGAGATAGTGCTCTTAAAGACATCATCATAGGTTTTATTCTGTTCTTCCGCAACCCTTTGGATATAATTGTCAGTGGAGATTACCACTGCATTTTCCCAATAGGGCATTGCAAGTAGAGTTTTAACATAGGTGGATTTTCCAGAAGTAGGAATACCACACAGCATAATCAATTCCATTTGAGATTCCCCCACATCCAACGGTTTTCGTTTACTTTGGTTTGAGTATTGATAGAAGTTTTAATCTTTTCCACCAGCAAATTTTTGATGGGAACTCCATTACGAAGAGAGAACATAAAACTTTGGTGAGTTTTGGGAATATGGGAGTTTACAAGGATTGCAAACTCTTTTTGGCTCTGACCCCTTTCAAACTGCTTGTACAGATCATAAATGTCAGTTCCAACATCCTCCAAAGATGCCCAGAACGCAGTCTGGAACTTCTTGAGACGATCTACATCTTCTTCCGTAAGAAGAGGAATAAGATCATCTACATCATCATTAACAATGGTAGCAATTACATTTTTTTCCTGATTAATCGCTTCCTTGGACTTATGGCGAAGAACATATTGATTCGCCTTAATTTTTACCATGTGACCATTTTCAAAGCGCAGAACGATTCCTTCAGAATCCTCCCATTCGCGGATCTGATCCACAAACAAATGGATATTCTGAATTGCCAAACCATCTACTGCCTTAACAACAGGAATGTTCCAAGCAGTCGCATAACTAACCATAGTCTTATAGTTGACATAAGACCCATTGTAATTATAACGAATAGCCGTAAGAATCAGTTGATCTTCAGGATAATCCAGAACAATTCGGTTTTTGCGAGAGCACCATTCAAAAATAGGAGTGGTTCCTTTTTGAATACACTTCATAATAAAAGTATGGTATGGTTTATGTCGTTCATTAGTAGGAATCCACTTATCAGAAATAAACTTTTCTGCCTGCTCTGAAATTTCGGTTACACCCGCTTTCGTGCCAAGAAGAAAACCATCACCATAAGGAATCGGACGAATCATAGACCCATCCAATTTCTCAAGAACCACATGAGGTTCATAGAGATTAATCTTATTAGTTTGAGTTTCCAGTTTTTCACCTACGTTGAAAAACTTGTGATACGGACGAGAAATGAGTTTTCCATTAGCATCAAAAATCAGACCACGGCACTCGCGTCGGATAGCATACTGTAGAGTACGCTCAGCACGCATTTTCGCAGAACCACCAGAACACTTTACCTCAGGAAAAGTATCCTCCAGATTTACTGCATAATTAATTACAGTGTACCAACCTTTATTAATAACAAGAAATTCTTCTCTATCTTTGATGTGAGGAAGAACATCATCAATGGTTTCAATTTGTGGGAAAGAGTAATTAAACATAATCAAATCTCGTACATAACTATCATACAACAAAAAAAGGGGGCGTGGATGCCCCCTTGTGCCAGTTCAGGGATTGGGTTTTCTTGTCATAAGTTTTTTCGCAACATTGACTGTAGATTTGCCCAATTTATATGTTCCCTTTATTGCCTTTTTAGCATTTTTTGCATTTGCAGATATTTTCTGTCTAGTAAGTTGACTTTGTTGCGCTCTTCTAGCATTCAGTTTTTCAGTTCTTTGCTTTTGTTCAGAACTTCTTTTTTGTGCTGCTTGTTTTGCCGAAAGAGTTTTTTGTTTATTTTTAGTGACAAATTGTTTAGTTATCTGTTTTCTATTAGAAGATTCCTTACGAGCATTTGCTACCCTTTCAAGTCTTTTTTGTCTTTGTTCATCACTGAGACTTGCTTCTTCACAAAATTGCTTAAAGGATTTCATAAACGGAAAAGATATTTTTCTAATATTTATGAAATATCTTCATGAAAGGGCATAAAAATGTAGTTATCAGGATCTGGTTCTTCCCCATCAACTACAAACTCTTCAAATATAGAATGAGCGTCTTCAAAATGCTCATTTTCAACTAAAAATTTCATTCTGGAACAATAAAATTCTTCTATATGATAGATGTTCCATTCCTTTGGAGAAAGATCCATTAACATCCTCATACGTCATAAATTTTGTTGTGTGTTTCTTTGAGAAGTTTAATTTCTTCTTCCAGTTCTTCAATAGTAACAAGTAACTGCTGCAAAGTTTCTTTTGCAATTTTAAGATCACTAAAATTTTCCAAATTAAGTTCCATCAGGGTACGAAAGCCTCCACTACACCAGATTCTTCATCTTCCAATAGAGCAAATCTAGGTGCTCTTTGAATATTCTCACGCAGTTTAGTGTAATATTCCGGCCATGACTCATTATCCCACTGGACAATAATATCAAAGCATTCATCTTCACTTTCAGCGATGACGTTCAAAAGACCGCCATCGGATGTTGTAACGAAATAATCCACTACAAAAAAATATTTTTGAGTCATTGTTGTTTCTGAACTACTCCTTGAGTTTAGGACGGATCTTTGGATTTGTCAATAGGAGCAGAGTTCTTGCCGCTCCCGGCGCGAATTAAATTTCCAACAAACACTGCGATAGGAATGCTAAGAATAAACCACCAGATAAAAAATGTGATCATTAATAGTCTCCGCAGTTAAATGAGTCTGCAATTTCTGCAACTCTATTGTATTCTGTTAACAATTTAGTTATATGCACATGAATAGTCTTCAATTCATCGTCAGTTTTACCGACGATTGCTTCGTGAATCCGTTCAAATGCAGCAGCAGTTTGTAAGGTAAGTTTCTTTTCCATAAATTTGAATTGATAATTATTTTTGACGGACTTGTTCTACTTGAGATTGTTTTCCGTCTAGATTATATTCTTTATTCAGTTCAGAATTCCAAATAGTTCCATGAATAAATCCGGCACCACCAAGAAGAATCGCAGATGCCATAATAATTGCACCCTTTTTCACCTCATCTTCCGTTGGATCTTCATTATCCGCAAAATCTGAAACAGTGACACCAGTAAATTTTTGTGCCAACCAAGTTCCACCAGATCCATAAATCAACATAAGAACCCAAGGAGTAAAATAAAGGAAAAGAGCTGCTACGCCAAGAAGTCCTACAAACCAAGTTCCACCCCCAGAGGGCATAGAAATACCATCTCCACTACCAGATCCACGAATTTGACGAAGATTGCGAATGTTCATTGGGGAATAAATGTGTTGAATATTCCCTTTTGCTTCACCAACTGAACCTCCTTCCACAGTAACAGTAAAATAATTACCAGGATTGTTCAGAAGAATTTCTGCTTGCCAGGTTGCCATGATCAATTTATGTTGAATTACCAATATATCATACAGCAAAATGGGCGCATGTGGTGACTTTTTGTGCCAGTTTTTGAACTGGATCAACCACCCCTTTGCTGAAGAGAACGAACCATGAGATCCGAAAACCTTTCCATTTTAGTATAATGAACGGACGCTGGATCGTCATTAATAGCATTTTTAAGTGCAACTAATTCTTCCCACTCTTCTTTTGATAGATTTCCTGTCTTTGTTTTCGTTAAGGTCATAAGTTACTTACAATTAAATTGTCTCACTAATATGTAGTTAATTGTGTGGTTTTGCTGACAATTGATTAAAATATCTTCACAAAAATCAAGTGTCACTGAAGAAAAGTTCCAAACATACCAGAATCCCCAAACTTACGAGATTCAAGTTTATCCATAAGATCTTCAGTTTTTTGAATCATATCTACAGCAAAAAGAAGTTCTGAAATTTGTTTGCAAACTGCAGTTTTTTCATTGACCGCAGCACTCTTGAGAGCATTGCGAAGATGACTTTGCGCTTCAAGAAGTTCTTCTTTTACTTTATCGGATAGCATTAGTTTTCCTCCTAACTTTGGATTAGTTCTTGGTATTTTTCTTCGGGTAGCAAACAGAGTACACAAGAAGCAATCTCATAAATGTCTTCTTCTTCAAGACCATCTAGTGTCATTAGAGGTCCATCACCGAAAGAAATTGAAAATGAATATCCATCGGTGGGATTATACCCACCGCATGTTTGAATTCTACTTGCCATTTACTTTTTTAAGTATAAAGGTGCCATCATTATTATCAATCCAATCCACAGTATCACCCTCTTTTAGGTTTGCTTCTTTCAGCAATTCATCAGGAAACTGGATGAAATACTCACCATTTGTGCTGTCAACTTCTACTGGAATGACCCAACTTTTTTTATCAGTATTAATCATATCGGTAAGATCATTTCCTGCCGGATCAATCAAATCATTATTTTCTACCCAAAAATTGTAGTGATCAGGTTCAAATTGATTATCAGGAAAATTAGTGATTCTATCTAGAGTCAAATAGTCATTTGCCAGGTATTCTAGATCACTATGTCCCCAAGGAGGCATAAAGTCATCCTTGTTTTGATTTCCTAATTCAACTACAGTTTTATTCCAAGCATCTTTAAATTTTTCATCAAATTCATCCAAATAATATTTAAGAAATTCATCAGCAGCATACATCAATTTTTCTGCCTTTTCTCTGTTTCCAGATCCTAGGGCATCAATTGCAGAATCTAGAATATCCCGAGCGGTACTCACTTTACAGACAGTGAGTTCCAGTTCGTTCATTACTTCCCAAACTTTTTCATAATTAAGAGTCATGCTTTTCTCCATAAAGAATGTCAATACGATTGTCTACTGCTTCAATAGAAGACTGAAGAGTTTTGATAGATTGGGAAATTTCTTCCAATCTTGTTTGCATCATAAAAAATTCGATCCGATTTTCAATATAAGTAGGATCTTTTATTTCCCGCGAAGAAGAAAATAAATTTTTAAAAAACTTCATCATTTGGAACAGAAATTTGTCTAAAAGGAATGTTTAGAGTGTCCGCATAAGATGCTGGACAACCCTCAGTAGATCCATGAGCAGGAACCCAAGATCTCAAAAGTTTAGCGGCGCATTTTCCGCGATAAGAAAACGCTTCCGATCGTTTATTGAAGTATTCTTGGGATTTGAACGGAAAATTTTCTGCTTCTAGGAGAAGAGAGTATTCCGTTTGATTTACATATTTGAGGTATCTTTCCCGATTTTCGTCGGTAGGATTTTCAACGAGTGTTTTGATAATTTCCTCAATCATGGTTTTTTGTTAACAGATCAATAATAGCAGAAACCCTCCGACCATTCAGCAGAGGGTGGACAGTTTTTGTATTGTCACACAATTAACTTTTTTCATCCTTCTTTTGTGTTGGAAAGAGTTTATAAGAACCTTTTTTTAAGTTATATCTTTTGATATAGGATTCGCAATGTTCTTTACACATAAAAAAACATCTCTTAAAATCTTTACCATCCATGTGTTCCAAAGTTATTGGAAAGGACTCATGAAATGTATCAGATGGAATAATTGCATTTCCTGGAGATTTAGGTGTTGGGATCTGCGATTTCTTTTTAATATTTGAAGAATTTTTTCTTTTTGTTCCTGTAGGTTTTTTCCCTGTTGGTTTCTTATTAGTCATTCTTTGAAATTTAATTTATAATATTTGTTATATCTCAAATAAGAAGACACTGAGGGTTTAAATCCTAACGAATAACAACTTTCACAATATAAATTAAAATTATACCAAGGTGTTGTGTTGTCTAGTGTCGGGAACTTGTTTTGTTTCGTGTAACTTTTTAAGTGCTTCCAAAACTTCAGCATTTTCTTCCCAAGTCCATTCGTTATCGTTCTTATCTTTGTAATTTTTTTTAGTCATAGTTTACCACCTACAGTAGATTCATAAGTTTTAATAACTTCAACAAAACCTTCTTGTTTCATTTTGAGATATGATCTAGTAGCATTAATACATTCATCTTCAGTAAGAGAAGTTATAATACATTTACCTTCTAAATCGTAAGATCTCCAAGTACCCCATCTTTGCTGAGAAACCGTAAAGCACTCATCATAGATGTTTTTCGTTTCCAATTCTTGCGTCATCAAATTCCTTTTGAAGTTCTGTTGCTATCTTAGCATACTCCCATCTTTTAATCAAATTGGTAATTGGATTTCTGGGATGAAATTTTACCATCCAAAAAAACCGCTCAATATTTAATCTGGTCATTTTAAGGACTAAGGTTAAATATTCTGAAACATTTGGATCTACTATCATCATAAACCCAACCACACCAAAAATAATTAAAAGTGTTGCTTGTATGGGAGTCATTTTATTCTTCCAGGATTTTAGTATTTAGATCATCCAGTTCAACATCTTCAACAAGATTTTTTATTCTATCCATAAAAGATTCATCTAAAGGAATGACTTTTTCTTTCCCGGTTTTTATGTCGTGAGACATTTGTAGAAGACTATCTAAGAAGTATTTTGGGCAAATATCATCTTCTAAACTATCCCAAAAATACAGAATACACTGTTCTAAAGGATCATCTGTTTTTAGTAGAGCGTAATTCTCATAGTTATTTCCCATGAGATCCCCCCAATTCTTAAAAGAGTACCAGCAATTGTGCCATCCTTGTATGATACAAGAATACCAAATATATTCTAACCAACTTAATTTTACTTTATCGGTATTTGTTCCTAAGATGGGTTTTGAGAACATTATTTTTTTACCTCAGATTGAATACGAACTGGACAAGATGGAACCACTTCTCCAAGTTCTTTCATTATAGACACTTTTTGTTCTCTTGTCAATCCCACCACAGATTGAATTCTATCTCCAATTCCAATAACATCATTACAATTTAATAGTGTTATCAGAAAAATATTCATTAGTCTCTACGCCTCCACTCTCCATTATCATTATTATCCCTACGAAACCAGTCTGCAATTTCATCTGGACTATTGAACCCAGTTTTGTGATTGCTGGGATCAGGATCTCCCAAATCAAGTGCGTTGAGAAACCCATCTGTACTATTTTGATCCATTTCTGGATTCATAGATTTTCTTCGCGCCTGACGAATCATTGTAGCAGCACTAGCATTTACTTTTGCAAGTTTTTCTGCCCAAATCATTTCGTCTAAACTTACTTCTTCATGGGATACAATTTTTTCACAAATAGACTGAAGTTTTAGACGATAATTAGTGCTCAGCATGAATTCTCTCCTTAGTAGTAGTATTTAGAATTAAATTTCAATCCCAAAATCAGCATTGAAATTAAGATTAAGTCCATGATTGTTGTATCCATTGTAATAACCCCTAGGATTGCAAATGATTCTACATTCCCCAATAGTGTAGTCAAAACTCTCATGAGTATGACCATGACTCCAATATTTAATCTGAGGATGATCTAAAATGAGATCGTCAAGATCACTGACATAGGCACCGTTTGCAATTCCACTATTTCGGTATTTTTCATGAACAGACTGATAGGAAGGTGCATGGTGAGTGAGAACCCAGATTTTATCATTTTTAAATTCTTCTAGTTTCTCTAGAAGATATTGCTTGGATTTTTTATGAAATCCTAGAGTATCATCAGGATTCATCTTACGAAACTTTGGAGTAATACGAATGATTTTATAGTCATTCATACACTGAGAAGCTTCCATCATTTCCAGAGCATTCTCATTCCGAAAATCAGTCCAAAAAGTTGAACCAATAAAAATCCAGTCTTTAATTTTCACATAATCATTCTCAAGAAGGTGAACACCAACTGGCATCTGTTCTCTAAGAACATTCCAAGATCCTTCATAATTGTATCCGTATGCTTCATGATTGCCTGCAATATACAGGACATGCTCAAAGTTGTCGGAACACTTCTTTAGAAAGTCATCGTAGACCTTATGGAGTTTTCCATTGGTTTTAAAGTGGCGAGCACAAAGAATGTCACCACCAAGAATCAGAACGTCACCTTCACCTAGGTCTGGGACTCCATGACCATATTCACACATTTCCAGGTGAAGATCACTAACAACTTTAACTTTCATTTCTCAACCTTCCAGTGTTCATTTCCTTCTTTTTGAATCCAAAAAAAGTATTTGCGATTTATGGACGCCAAGAAAAACATAGTTTCAGTTTCTTGTTCCACTTCGCAAGCATGAAAAGAATTCATTATATTTGCAAATCTATTCTTTGCTTTTGAACTTAGTGGAATCACATTAACAATCTTTCTTTTCACTTTACCAAGTTTCAGTGGTGTACTAGTGCAGTTTAGCATGATCTCATCCCCATCAGAGGAACTGAGTGACACCTTGCCCACTGTCCTCCCTGTGTGATTTGATGAACGCATTTGCTTCATGAACAGTTCTAACATCCCCGATTTGCTGACCTCTATGGATAATCACAAGTCTCTTTCCCCAAGGAACTGCCATGTATCCATCTGGAGTTTCAAACCCATCACTTTTTCTGGGCATAATATTCTAAATCTTCATTATATCTTTGTATAATCATGAGGCAAATGTTATCAAAATTTATAATATTTTTTTCCAACTGCTCCAAAGAAGAATCAAAATTATTTGTCATTGATTCTATTAAATCAAAAGAAGGAATGCATGATGACAATAACGCCAGTGCAGATATGATATAAGCAGCAGTATGATGACCAGGAGAAATATCTGGCATTTTAATAATCTGCTCAAAAGGATTTACTGGAGCGTCTTCATATAGTGGATGATTTTCCGAATACCAATAGATTGCCGCCAAACCACAAAGATACACACAGTCTTTGATTAAAAAATCTTTAGATTGAACATCCATTTTATCCAAATCTTCTTTACTAGGCATCATTCCATTTTTCAGTGCCGAAGATACTTCTTCTGGAACATCGCCAAATTCTTGATCTTCATCCATAACCCTAAAAAGATCATGCCGATTTGCCAAACATTCCAAATATCTTAAAGCAAACTCTGTAGTTTGTTCGGTCTGCTCTTTTACTTCACTGATTCGTGTCTGTAGTGCTTTGATGTTAAATTTATCTTCCATTATTCTACCAAAAATTGTTTTTCATAGTCCAAAATTTCTTGAGGAGTTTCAATATAATTACTCACATAATCTGTTGGAGTATTATACCAGTTTCTTCCGTAATTTCTTCTGAGCAATCTAATGTCAAGATGCTGATACTTTTTATCAGTGGGCACATATATCTTAAAATCGCCCGCCTTATTGGACGTTAATAAAGAAAGTCTTCGGTTTTCATCCGAAGTAATGTCTATGGTGGTACACGCTATGAGAAAAATCTCTTTGAACTTATCGTAGTCTGTCAGGTATATATCTGGATTATCCATGATCATCCTAGCAATAAACTGAGGAGAGTAGCAGTGGTCTTTACAGATCGTCCATTTTGGGTTGCTTCTCTTCTCCAGTAAAGCGTTTTCTGTGATGTACCCCGAGGGCATTGAGAGAGCGTGTACTAGGTCGTAGTACGGTCTCGTAACCCCTCGGAGCACATCCTTATCATTCGGTTTGGACTGCCATAGATCTAAACATGCTCGTAAGCAGTGAAAAGCAATTAAACAATAAATATCAATTCTGTATTGAGTTGTTAGTTTCATTCAATAAAATAAAATAATTTGCAACCTAATTTTATATTAGGATCTACCAAGTCTCCACCCATCCCCAGGACACTCTACACTCATAGTTGTTTTTTGTCCATCTGTCCACCACACTTTTCCTTTTGTTGGACTAGATTTTCCTTTTCTAGTTCTACTCATCTTTTGTCTAGCTTCAAAACTATGATTTTTTCCCGACCAATAATCACATTTTTTTCTATATTCGTCATTCATTTTTTTACCTTTATTCCAAACATCATAACTTAAAGGTTTATTTTTTCTGGATTCTGAAAGTTTTCTTTTAGTTTCCAATGATCTTTTTCTGCCCAAATGATTTGGTGGATGATCGCCACCATTAGTCATATTAATAAGAATTCCTGTGCCCAAATCTTTTCTTCCAAATAAAGAAATCATGTATATTTCATGATTAAAAGCATGTATTTCATCCTTAAAATATTTTAAAATAATTATATTTTTGGGATTATTTGGTCGTATATCCAAAGATCCTCTTTTATGTGATTGATATGCTCTATTTTTAGATCCTTTTCCAATATAATAAGGAGTTTTATCTTCTCGCAGATATGCGTAGGTATAATACATTTATGTCTGGGGATAACTGCTGATATTTATATGGGACTTACACAATTATATCTCCCCAGACATTAATTGATGCCCACATCAATAATTTAGATCATTTAATTACATCAGCAACAATATTTCCCCTAACGAACACCTCATCAACAACATTTTCAACTCTTTTAGCAGTTGCAACACCTACTTTATTATTGTAAACTGGAATAACTATTTTACCAAAAGGTTTTAGATAATTATCAAAATCACCAGGAATAAGTTCGCCAGATTTGATACGAAGAGTATCTACAGGGTGAACTCTGATACAACGACCAATACTTTGAACAGTTGAAACAAAATTTTGCTGCCGCAAAAAAATGCATGATTGAATACCAGGAACGCTGATTCCCTCAGTCAAAATCCCAATATGAAGAACAACAAATTTTCTATTAGGATCAGAACCATAATTATTCAGGGTTTCTAAAAATTCTCTACGCGAAACTTTACGATTATTAATGTGAGCTCCCCAACGGCTAGTAATATGCATAACATCATAACCATTCTCTCGCATTTCTTCCAGGAAGGAAGTCATGGCAAACATTGCCATCATAACCCTGGTACTGGGAGCGACAATCAGAACTTTATCCATTTGTTCTTCATTGAAGATAGTATCACAGAGAGTATAGAAGTCTCGCTCAGCAGCATTGTTCTTGTCACGATAAGATCCAATTTCCATAACAGAAGTCTTCGGAGGAAGAATGCTACCGTTCTTGAGAAGTTCTGGTGCGCTAACATTATGAATCTTGCTACCAAACACTTCAGCATCGTTGTTTCCGGGTTTGGAAGCAACCTGACTGAACTTAGGAGTTGCAGTCATAGAATAGAAGTGATTGGACATCGCACTGAGATCCTTGACAGAATCAAAGAACCGACGATTAACAGCATTGTGACACTCATCAAGATACACAGTATCAATCTCAATCTCTGCCTTGACGATTTTATCAAGAGAGTGGTAAGTAGTGAAGATAAGTTTGTTACCTTCTGTAGTCTCATGCCAATAGGCAAGTTCTAGAAAATCTTTGATGCGAGTGTGCTTGGTTTCACCACTATGTACATGAGCAACGTGAACACCACTAATGAGCGTCTCAAACTCATGAGACAGTTGTTGACAAAGAAGAATCTTCGGTGCAACAACTACAATGGTTTTGTTCTGACCTTGCTCAAAGCGATACTTCGCATCAGCAATCATCATGATGGTCTTACCCGCACTCGTAGGAGCGACTGTAAGCATCATGGAATGCTCACGCATCAGAGAAAAAACTTCTTCTTGTTGGGGACGGAGTTCAATCATGGCGAATGGTTTTCTATGAGGTTATTGTACAGCAAAAAAAGCCTCTACAAGAACCAGAGTGGACAGTCTTTAAAGTGTCCTGATTCTTATAGAAGCTTATAACTTGTCTTGAAGCGGCACAAACCTATCCTAGGTATGTTTTAGATTCTTGTCAAGCCCTTGTGTTTTAGGTAATCTTGGTATAGGATTGACTCAAAATAATGTGCCTCAATCTCATGAGGTTGTTCCCAATAATCCAAATCATCAACACACTCCCCATCAAAATATCTTTTGGATGATCGGTATTTCATCTCCCCTTTCACCCATTGATACATATGCCAGAGTTCATGGCAAAGAACCTTAATGTAATCTTTTTTACTTAGGTAAGTGTTTATTTCAATTAAAAAACTTCTTGGTCTATAGGTTTCTCCGGATATGTCACAATATCCGATTACTTTTTCTTTATTGAGACCACGATGGAGAACTTCAATCTCTAACTTATATCTTGGGAGGTATTCGGACACGAACCAACAAACAACATCTTTACATAGACGCTTTGAGTATCCGTATCCAGTTGTTTCAAGGATGATCATTGGAGGTCATATGGGCACTAGGATGCCTTCATAGCATAAGGCACCTCACAGGCGCTCCTGGAGGTGCCTCAGACGGTTTCTGATCCGTCCTTCAGTCGGTGTCAAAGAAAAACATTTGCCATAGTCGTCCATTGTCCATAACTGTCCCAAAGTATTGAGAAGCACTATGAATACAACTTGCATCAAAGATAACCAGACGATTATAAACATTTCCTAGAACATCAACAGGTTCAAATGGGGTTCCATCTAAATGACACCCTCCAGGAACATCAATCCACGCATCATTCCATCCTTCCTCATAATAAGTTCTTGCTTTTGTTTTCTTGTTAGCGTATAATGTGGTTCCACACTGATATGGTGCATTCGGTGTGAGGTACAACATACCACCCCACTTTTGATCGTCGCAATGATAAACTAAAGGTTCACCAGACCACGCAACTTGAAATCTCCCATTCATCCCATGTTCTTCCCACTTTGTTATTTTTCTTCCCATGATTTCTTCAAATTTTTCTTTGAGTCCAGGAAATAAAAATTGTTGATGAGTTCTTCTTCCAATGAATCCCCTACCCAAACCACCTTCAAGATAGTCTTGTTTTAATGCAAACTCTCTTACTTCATCTGGGTTCTCATAAAAGTTATCTATAATCCAAGAAGTTGATTTGGAGTTAATATTAATATTAAATAGATTTTCTTGTTTAGGAAGCAAGAAATTTCTTACATTTGGCAAATTGAAGATAATTTGTGGTAACAGATTAACTGGATAATTTTTTTGACTTAGTTTACTAGTTTGTTCTACTTCAATAATATCTTTCATAGATTCTGAACTTAAAGTATTAAGGTTGGAAAGATTATCGGATAAAACAGTAGTTTTTGCTTTATATTTTCTTAAAGTTTCATCTCCCATCCAAGTAAAATGCCACCCACAGTCTTCAATTATTTTTCCATTTTCAGTAATCCAAACCGGATCCAATGGACTACCATATTGTCCCCTGAATTTTGTCGGAGATCCTCCATTTGATAATTGTCTTTTAGTACACAAAAGAAGAGATTGACTCCAATCTGCCGGCACATCTCCCTCATAAAGTCTTTTATTCGCTTGACCTTCTAAAAGAACTAAAGGAACTTTAATGATATTGTTTGGAATATTTCTACAACATGTTGAAAAATATAGAATAAATTCTGGATTGATTATTTCATCACAATCACTTACGATAAAAACATCATCATCATCGTATTCATCTATTACAGACATTAGAGCATCTCTTTGTAATCTTTCTCTAGTCCAATTTTTAACTTGAGTTGATTTTGCTTCTAATGAATAGACATAATCAGATTCATCTGGAATTAAATCTTCACTATCCGGCACAATAGTTTCAATAACCTGAATTTTATCCTTTGGTAAATTAAGATCTTCTATTAGTTTTTTACAAATAAAATCTTTATCATCTCCATTATGTGTTTTATTTGATTCAGAGATAATAAACTTATCCACATGATCTTTTAGTAGATTAATTCTAAGTTCTAATAATTCTTTTTCAATGAAAAAAGTAAAATAATCAATAATCTTTTTCATTTAATACCACTCTGTAAATTTAATTCTATTTTCCGAAAATACTTTTTTGTAATTTTCTATTTTATTTCTATAAACAACTAAATCATCAAAAAAATGTGGATGAAATTCAATGTAAATTTCATTAATGTATTTAATTGTGCCAGATGATATTAATTTATCTATAATATCAAATTCGCTTCCTTCAACATCTAATTTTACAACAATAAAATCATTAATACTAGAAAATGTTTCTATAATATTTGAAAAATCTAATACCCTTACTATCTCTGTTTCTGAATTATATTTAATTGGATTCTCTTGTAATTTTTGTGGGGGATTTAATAATATATTAGAAGACTGCCCAGTAAATGTACCAACTTCAGTTCCATCCCAAATAGTAGATTCGGATAGGTTTAAATTTACATAATCATTTTTATTAGATACACCAGCATTAAAATGAATAATATTCAATCCATCATCTAATAATTTTAAATAATTTTCTTTTGAACTAATATATGTTTTTGGATTTGGTTCAAAACAATAACATTCCCAACTAGAATCTATACCATAGATTTTAGATATTTCGTTGAACCCCTGAAACAAGTGTGTTCCGCAGTCAAAGAATTTTTTTTTTTTAAATTTTTATTAGTACTCTGAATTTCATTATTAATATAAACCATAAATTCACAATTATAAGTGTCAATAAAAGTATCATCAAATATTTTATCAGTTATGTCTAGTGATTTTCCCCAAGAAATATTTTGTCTGGTGCAAGACATTACCTTGTAATCGTTGAACTTAGTTAAATATGTATCTCTGAATTTTTTGAATTTTTCTCTGAAATTATAACCTTTGAGGTGAATTTCTATTGATATAAATTTAACATTATTGAATATAAAATCTATATTTTCTTCGGTAAAAATATTATATTCACCACCTTCACAGTCAACTTTCATATAATCAATATGATTAATTGAATATGTTGATATAAGTTCTTTAAAAGTAATGGGAATAAAACTCTTATCATTCCCAAAAACATTAATTTCATCAGTATTATTACTTACTATTCCATTATTAATATAAGTTATTGATGTATTAAAGTTATTGAATAATTTTTCGGAACAGTTTTTAACCAATGTTTTTAGTAAATTTTTAGATGGTTCAACACAATATACTTTTTTTGGTTTTTGATCTAAAATTGATATAGTATATGCACCAACACTTGCACCAATATCCAAAACAATATCATTTTCTTTTACATCTTTCCAAAATCTATAAACATTTTCATGTATCACTTCTCTTTCTATTGTAACAATGTCTTCTTCCGTTAGGTCTGCCCAATCAAAGTTGTTTGGATAATTAAATGTTTGACCGATTGAATTTTTTCCTAATCTAATTAAGTTTTGATTTATACTATTTTTGTGTAATTCATCAAAATTATCCCAGTAATTTTTTGTAAGAAGATCAAATAGATTTCTACTTTCATCACCTTTACCCCACCACCAAGCTGCAACTGCTTTTTGGAATAACAATAAATGTTTTCCACTATACTCAGGAATGTTAATACTTTCTATTTCATTATTATGACATTGTAGACCAAGATTTGCATAGGTATAACAACTTTGCCATTCTTGGTTCTTTTCATACAATAGAGATAAGAAATAATATGCCTCTGGTCTTTGTGGCAATAAGTTTAAGGCATTTTCTAATGTTACTTTTTCAGTATTATCTCTTGAACCTTGTAATTTATAACAAAACGCTGATTTTAGTAAACATTCATAAGCAAGTAAATCATTTTTAGATCTTTCCGCAGTTCTTAGATAATAAGTGTGTGCGGGTGCATACTGACCTTGTTTTTCATACCATTTCGCGAGATTATAATTATTTTCTGGATTTTCGGTATCTAGTGAAAATTTAATAAGCTCATTCATTAATAAAGTCCTCAACTACTGATTTTGAAATTCTGAGTATATACGCTGCGTTGTCTTGCGTTCCAAATGTAATTAGAAAATCATCATTATATTCGGCCATGCCACAAGAAAATTCAATTTTAAAATTTAAAAATGAAAATAACTTTGATACTTTTTGAAGTTTAAAATTCTTATCCCATATAACAAACCGATGACGATAAGTTGCATCTTTTCTACCTTGTTCTGAATTATAAAGTTCTGTTTCATGGAGAAGAGAAAGATATCCATTTTGATATGGAATAACTTGTGAACCACCTCTTAAATCATTTTTTAATTCTGTAGTGTAAGGACTTGTTTCAATTATTGTGGAATCTTTTCCTGTAATATCAAATTTCAATAATGCAGTTGGATTAGTCCATTTTAAAAGATGAAAAGGTTTATCTTCAATTGGAGTACAATTTTTCATACAATATTCATCATCTGGTGGAGGACCTGGAATTCTATATCTAGAAACTTCTTTAACTTCAGAACCATTGAACCTCAATTCAGAAAGTTCCATTCTTCCAGTTCCAATAGTGTCTACATCTCTGCGTACACCTATAGCGTAAATCTTACCGTTCCATTGAATCAAACGAACATCTTCCAACCCAACAAATTCCCATTGTGGTTGATAAGTATCAAAATTTGATGTATCTATTTTTGAGTAATGGAGTATATTTAAATCTTCATCTAATTCTGCAATATGATTTGCAGTTCTGAGGTGCATATCATTCTCTGGGTGTATGTAGGATAATGGTCCCCACATATGTTCAAATTTATTTAATTCCGAATGATATAATGTGTAATTTACATTTCTGATATTGACTAATATTCTTCCATCAACTACTAAAACTGATGGATTTGTGAGAGAAGGTCCACAGAGATCTTCGGGATTTATGAGAAGTGGTTTAATAATGCCACCATTATCTAATGCAAGTTTTACAAAATTCATAATACTATAACGAGTTCTTGAATGTATTTATTCTGGTTTAATGGGCCAAATAATTTCTCTAGGAAATTTTGATTGTTGAGGAATATCTAAAAGTAATTGTCTATATTCAGTCCAATTGTCTTTTTCTTCTTGAGTAAAAGAATTCCAACGAATAACATTTATTGTATCAATGTAAATTGAAAGATACTTATTTCTTCGGATTCTTTGTTTTTGGCACCATTCCTCATAGGTCATCCATCCATTTTCATTCCAAAACCATCCAATTTCTCCGTCGTTTTGTGGAGTAGAAATAAGTTCTTCTGTATCAGTCCAAGATTGGTCGTATAGAATATCTACACATTCTCTTGTATTCTTATTAATGACACATATTTTATTCATTTATTTTACTCCTTATAGTTTTAAATATTCTACTATTAAAATTGTACCCGCAGCTCCGGTTCCACCAACAACACCTGTAAGTAAATTTATATTTACTGCACCAGAACCTCCTGCACCGGGTTGTGTTGCGTTTATTCCAGCATTTGAACCTGCAGTAAATCTTACTGGTCCGTTTGCTCCGCCGCCCCAATATGATGCACCACCGTTCCCCGCAGTAACCGTATTGTTACCCACACCCAAACCGGGCAAACCATCGAGTCCAGTATGAAGAATGTCACCTCCAGTAGGAATTCCACCATTTCCACCATTAAATGCCGATGTGTTGGCTGCATAAGCACTTCCAGTTCCAAATCCACCTTCTCCACCAGTTCCGACTAAAACAATGGAATCAATTCCAGTACAGGTAAAAATTGAGTTAGATCCATTTCCACCATTTCCGCCAAGAACAGTACCTGCAGCACCTCCACCTCCAACAGTATAGGTGGCGGTTGTCCCCAATTGTGCGGCAGTTAACCATTTAATTGATGTTCCTCCTCCTCCTCCGCCTCCAGAGCAACTACCAGATGAACCATCGGAGTCGGATCCTCCTCCTCCACCACCTCCACCAGTGACGAATACTTGAGCAATTATTGTTTTTGGATCTCTAGTAAAAGTTCCTGAACCTACTGAATTATATCTGGTTATTTTTACTGATGATATTCCTACGCTTCCATCTACTTCCACACTCCCATCCACTTTTACATTTCCAGCAACATGGAGTTTTGAATTTAATTGTGGATTCAATGTTCCTATACTAATAGAACCATCTAGAAATAAATTACTTGTACTCGGATTAAAACTGAATGGGGGTGATGTTGTTCTTATACTTGGCGTCTGATTTCCAGTTCCTGCAACAAACACTGGATAAAATGTCGAATTGGTAGTAGTATCAAATGCTGAAATGACATTAGATGGTCCATTTAATCCTTGAATTCCTTGAGATCCTGTAGTTCCTTGAATTGATATTCCCTGAGTTCCTTGAATACCAAAATTACCTTGAATACCTTGAATTCCTTGAGATCCTGTAGTTCCTTGAATTGATATTCCCTGAGTTCCTTGAATACCAAAATTACCTTGAATACCTTGAATTCCTTGAGATCCTGTAGTTCCTTGAATTGATATTCCCTGAGTTCCTTGAATACCAAAATTACCTTGAATACCTTGAATTCCTTGAGATCCTGTAGTTCCTTGACGACCTTGAATACCTTGAGTTCCTTGAGATCCTGTAGATCCTTGAGTACCTTGAATACCTTGAGTTCCTTGAGATCCTGTAGATCCTTGAGTACCTTGAATACCTTGAGTTCCTTGAGATCCTGTAGTTCCTTGACGACCTTGAATACCCTGAGTTCCTTGAGATCCTGTAGATCCTTGAATTCCCTGAGTGCCCCTAAAACTTGAATCTAAAAATGCGGAAAGATTTACTGGCATATTAAAATATTTTTAACTGTTTATTTTTTATATTATATCCCTGAACCACAAGATTTTTATGTATTATATGCGTTAAAATATTTATGTGTATATTTTTATTTCTTTATAAAGAGAATTATGTGTCTCGTTAATTTCTCTTTTTATTCTTGCTCTTTCATCATTAGTAATATAAACACCTCTCGCAAGTTCTATAAATTTCTCATCAAACACTTGAGATTTTTCCATCACTCTTAATTCATCTTCAATTTTCCAGAGTTTACGATTGATTGTAAGTAATTTTGAAACATAAGATGCATCATAAACCTTATGTTCTTGTGCAATTTGAATAAGTTCTTGAAGTTCCTTCTTTACATATTCATTAGAAGTGTGTTGTGACTTAATGGAAAGTATAGAAATTTTATCTAAAAGTTCACCGACTGATACTGGAATTTCAATTCTCATTTGTAGTATTATAAAGATTTAAAATTGCATCAGTTCTTTCTTTGAGATTTATTGTTTCTTGTGAAAATCCAGATGCAAATATAATGATATTTGGATTTTGTGTGAGTTTTCCAATGTTTAATAGATGAGTAAATGCCTTACCCATTAAATGACCACCAAGGTTCATTGCTTCACTTAATGCGTGAAATGCATAATTAGATGCTCTTGAAATATCTTGAAGTTGTATGAGACAAATACTCGTCATAATAAACACATCAACTCTTGTCGGGTCAAAATAAGGTTTAGACATATTCAAATATTCTTGACCCAATTCAACTGCTTTTTGAATGTTTTGAACTTGATAATAATGTTTAAATATAAACCAGAGATAATAAATGTTTTGATACTGTTCATACTCTCTTTCACAAATTGAAAGATAGAATAATTCCTTATCTATTGTATTATGAATATTTTTTGTAATCTTAATTGTGGTATCTACTGCAACTTCATTTAGATAATCTTTTGTTGGAATAAACATTGGAGTTTCATGAACTGAATTCACCCAGGTATAATTCTTGGTTCGGTGAAAGCGAATATGTGAAGTTTGACCCAAGGTTGGTTCATTGTCTCCTTCTTTATCATATCGTTCGTGTCTAAATGCAGTGAATTCATTTGAGATTACTTCAAGACCTTCTGGAAAGAAATCATCTAAATCTTCATTAAAATCCAATGAAAATGCCCAGTCAGTTTTTACATAAGATAATGCTTGATTTCTTGCGATTGAGAAATCAAACTCTTCTCTGGTTTGTGAGTGTTGATGAACTTCAATTCCCGCTTCTTGCAGTAGTTCTACTGTTTTATCAGTACTTCCGGTATCAACTACAACAGTGTGAGTGAATTTCTTTGAGTTCTCAATGAACTTTTGAATATTCTTTTCTTCGTTTTTGCAAATTGCATATAATGTAATTTCCATTTTATCTCCTTGTTTTTGATGTAACCAAACTTTACTTAATGTACAATCTCCACGATTAAGAAGAACTACAGATTTACCTGTAAAATATTCATTAACTGCTTGAATAACTCCATTCCAACTAATTACATAATCATCGCCGGTAATAAAACCTCCCGGTTTGACCTTTGGATACCATGCAATAATGTCTGCAAGAACATTTTCATAATCGTGAGATGCATCAATATGAACAAAATCAAGACTATTATCTTCAAACTGTTTTGCTGCCTCAATACTTGTGGTTTGTAATGGTATTACATAATTACTTACACCACATTGTTCAAGATTATATTTAAATGCATCAAATAAAGTAAAATTCTGTGTCTTTAATCTATTTAATGCTTCTTTATGAGCATCTTCATCACTACCTTCCCAAGTATCTACTGCATAAAACTTGATGTTTTTATTTGAGTTCTTAATCTGTTCTCCCATATAACAAGTTGATTGCCCCATCCAAGAACCCACTTCTACGAAAGTTGAGTTATCTGGGCAGTATTTGATTGCTAAATCATAAAGATTAGTATAAGAAAAATAACCCTCAATGTCTTTCCAATTCATAAGTATTTTTTCCAATCAATACAAGGTGATAAGAGGTCTGCTTCGCAATGTGTAGAATAACCAGGAATGGAAGATATTAATACTCTTCCATTTTGTGATAGTTCTATAAATTTTGAATGGTCTGTTGATGGTTCTACATCTGTTGAATGTTTGATATGAGTATCAAAATCATTCATTAAAGTTGAATATTCAACCGCAAAAGTATTTGTAGTTGAAGGGGTCGCCATCCAATGAGATGAGTTGGTATGAAGAACCTTGGTTCTAAAATCTCTGTAGAACTCCATGTATTTATCTCTATGGTCATATAGGGTTACATAATCTGCATAAAGTTCAAAACCCTCTAAAAGAATTTTATCCCAACCTGGACGATGAATATAGTCATCTTCTAAAAAGTAAATGATTTCTCCTTTACGATGAACAGTATTTTTAACAAGATTTAGAGTTTCAATAAAACTCTTTGCTTCTCCACCAGAGTTAATAATATGAACTTTTTCTTCTTGGGATAAAAAGGTGTCTTCAATCTTACCGTAATATTCATCATACACAATAGTGTAATTGGTGGTTTCTGGATTTAAAGTGTTCTTAAAATTTTGAAAAACCTTTTCTTTACTCCACCACTTTGGTCTTTGTTTTCCGGGAGTTTCTTGTATTTTAGACTGATAACAGTGTCTTAAATAAACATTAATTTTTTTCATTGAGTTTCTCCAAATCATATTCATTCCACCAGGATTTCCAATCAATAAAGAAATCTTTATCCCAATCTGTTTGCATATGTAATGCTAACGATGGAATTGGATTAAAACAGTAGTATCCTCTTTCATAATAAATTCGGTCAATACTTTCCATTTCCATTACTGGTGAGACTTCACTGGTTCCCATCTTGTAGAATAAATCCCAGTTCTTTTCTATTATACTCACATGGGTCATTAAAGTAAATGCAGGATGAATATTTGTTCTCCAGTATCTGTCTTTGCCGACAACGATGTTACAAGGTACTGCAGTGTTTTGTGGGTCGTGATATTCTGCAGGTTTGTTAAAAGGAAAGATACTTGCAGGAGCACCTAAATTACAACTGAATTGATTGATTGCGTGTATCATCAGTTCAATTGAATTCTTTTGATGAAGAAAATCATCTTGAACAAAATAAACCCAATCTCTTCCAAATGATTTTCCATACTCATAACATCTCAAAATAGAAGGCATAATACCATAAGTTTCAAGATGTGTTAGGTTAATCTTGAATTTTGCAATATTGATTAATTTTTGAAGAATATCTAAGAATTCTTGAGATGAATGGTCATCAAAAATTTGCAGTTGTATTTCATAATCAGGATATTTTTCTTGAGCAAAATTCAAACTATCAATTAAAGAAAATACACAATGAGATGATACTTCTATCTTTGGTGCATTGCAGTATCTTGTTTGACTATCATCCCGATTTCCTTTTGAGTGAGTTTGCAAAACAACTAACAAATGAGTTTTCATATATCAAATTTGGAATATAGTTTCATATTTTCTTCTCCTATAATTTCTATAGGGTCTTGTGAGATTTTAGAAAGATTTGGACGAATAGTGTGAAGGTCTTTCAGTCCCCATGCCTCATCTTTTTCTTCTCCACAAGCATTTTCAATATTGTGAAAAGTATTTGTGTGAGATGTAACTTCTAAAAACTCATAGATTTTATTGAGTTCTTGTTGTGGATTGTTTAGTAGTTGATTGTATTCTACCAGATGAACCCACTCCGGATATTTATTCAGTCCATAAATCATACTCTCATAAGAAGGAGAAACATAATATCTCCAAATGTATTCTGCACGATTGTTATTTGTAATGGAAAGATTATCTTTTTTTAAGTGATTATCAATAAAGTTATCTTGATGTCCTGTTCTTTCTATGAGGGAGATATAGGAAGTAAGAACTTCTGGAATGGGACGATAAGTTGCGACAATCTTGGGTTTGTTTGATAAGAACATTTGTACTGTATCAAGGTTCTTGCCCCAAAATCTATGTTTGTCTAATATGATTGATTTTGGAATATGATTATAGAAATTTGCAAGAACTGACTTATAGACATTATAAGAGATTGATTTGCGGTCAAAGGTGAATTGTTGGTCTATACGATTAAAAGATTTCTCAATATCAGTCACTACATCTCCTAATGGTGATGTAGGAGATACATAAATTTCTGGATGTTGATTGAGAATTGAACCTAATAATGTTGAACCACTTCTTGGAAGTCCTCCAAGAAAATATAAAGTTTTCATAGTTGTTTTTATAATGTTGGGTCGTTGTATGTGAGTGCTACCGTATGAGTAGCTCCACCATTCACTTGTTTCCAATTAGTTCCACCGGCAAATGTAGTGATTGGAGTACTTCTGTTTCCTGTAGTTGCTCCATTTCCAAGTCGTCCACTATCTCCACTACCCCAAATCCAAAGGGTTCCATCGGTCTTGATTGCTACTATGTGATCACTTCCAGCATTCACCTGTTTCCAGGTGGTTCCTCCAGCAAATGTGGTGACTGGAGTACTTATATTTCCAGTAGTTACTCCATTTCCAAGTTCTCCAGTACTTCCAAAACCCCAAGTCCATAGAGTTCCATCAGTCTTGATTGCTGCTGTGTTTGCTCTACTAACACTCACTTGTTTCCAATTGGTTCCGCCAGCAAATGTGGTGACTGGAGTACTTCTGTCTGTGGTTGAGGCATTCCCAAGATTTCCATATTGATTTCTACCCCAAGTCCATAGAGTTCCATCGGTTTTGATTGCTGCTGTGTGAGGGGCGGCGGTGCCGCTGACAGCACTTACTTGTTTCCAATTCTTGCCACCGGCAAATGTGGTGACTGGAGTGCTTCTATTTGTAGTTTGTGCATTTCCAAGTGATCCATTACCATTAAACCCCCAAGTCCAAAGGGTTCCATCGGTTTTGATTGCTGATATGTAATCACCACCAGCACTCACTTGTTTCCAGTTAGTTCCACCAGCAAATGTGGTGACTGGAGTGCTTCTATCTGTAGTATTTGCATTTCCAAGTTGTCCATTAGTTCCATATCCCCAAGTCCAAAGAGTTCCATCAGTTTTGATTGCTGCCGTATTCCTACCACCAACACTCACTTGTTTCCAATTGGTTCCTCCAGCAAATGTGGTGATTGGAGTACTAAAGGTTCCAGTAGTTGCTCCATTTCCAAGTTGTCCGTATCTCCCATAACCCCAAGTCCAAAGAGTTCCATCGGTTTTGATTGCTGCTACGATAGAATTTCCGCAACTTACTTGTTTCCAATTAGTTCCACCAGCAAATGTAGTAACTGGAGTGCTTCTATTTGTAGTTTGTGCATTTCCAAGTCTTCCATTACTTCCAAAACCCCACACCCATAAGTTTCCATCACGAAATAAATCCGCAGGAATAAAGACATCATCAAAAGAATAATCAACTCCGTCTTGTCTAAAGTTGTAAAATGTGGGCATTTTGGAAATCCTTAAGTTACTCTACAAATATTACTGAAGTATTCATCTTATCACCCCAATTTTGAAGATACTTTTTAACATCAGGGTTCATCTTCATATTATTTATTGCAAGTGCCTTTAAGTATTGTCCGTTCTCATTATTTTCCACAGAAACCAGTACATCACACTTATCAGGTCTCATTTCTTCAGGAAGTAGATGTTGAGACCATGCACACTGATAATTTCTACAAACCTCTGGTCGTGCCTTATGAACTCCACAACCTCCCTCTTCAAGAAACTTACATGACTTTCCGCATCCAAAGTTCCAACCAAATGCATCACCAACCAACCAAGAACAACACGCAGTGCATTCTCCACATTCACGAAACATAATTCACCTCTCTATAAAAGTATGTATAAGGTTCGTGGTCTTCTGGTTGATATAATGACTTGAATTTACCTTCACCACTACCAATCCAAAATTCACGGTCTAATCTAAAATCACTTTTCAAAAACTCATCATTTAATCTATTTACATAAGATGCATTTGCCCACCAAAAGTTTCCAACAAAGTGTTGAGTTCCTGCTTTCTCCCAAGATTGTCTCCCATCACTCCAAGTAGTCGGTCCTAAAATCTTAAGATTACTTCCCACTGCATCATAATTCTCCAAATACTTCACACACTCCTTCCATCTATCAATGACGAAATACTCCATCATCAATCTCCAACTCTCTGCATTCATACTTTCTTTTGATACTCCTTTTGTATGAAAGTAAAGAACTCTATAATCTGGATTTTCTTTACAAAAATCTCTTAAGGAAATTAGAGTATCTGTTTCTTCCTTATGATTTTGATTATAGGTCACAATGGTTTTTTCTGGAATATTAAAGAGTTCCTTATTTCCATTTACTCCAAAGTGTATATGAAATGCCTCTTGTATTAATCCTGAAGTATATAATCTATGAACCTGTTGTTGGTAAATAAATGCACCCAAATTACATTGAAAAATATGGTAAAAGATTGCAAGTTTCATATTTTGTAACTGTCTCCCTCCATTCCTTTAATTGTAGTCAATCCAAGATTAGGAATACTAATCACATTTTTTTGATTTAAGAACCGATATAAAGAGTGTTCTACATCAGTACCTGCAGTGTATTGCATCATCTTTTCAAGATAAGTAAAAGTTTTTTCAAGAGAACTTACAATCTCATTAAAGAGTATTCGGTCAAAAGACCAAAGACCAGTCACCATCATTCCTTTTGCACCATAAAGATATGCATAGACATTCTCAAGTTCTTTTTCATCATAATTTTCTGCCTCTTGAGAAAGGTAATCATATTTTTTAATTACATATCGTTCTTCAAGAAACTTTGATTTATAATCATTAATATCAAAGTATTCATTTAATAAGTATCTTCCAGTAAGTTTAAAAACTCTTTGACTATCTGGAAAAAGATTATGAGTTTTTATGTAATATAAAGTATTCAATAGTCCTCTGGTTTCTAATAAAGATTTACCATAAGTAATCAGTTCTGGTCTTTTTTCAAGATTGGAATAGATTTGTTGAAGAACTGGTTCATTTGAAAAATCTAAAAACAAGTCACATTTATTTCTTAAAATATTCTTATATTCTTCCGCAAGTGTTTGATGAGAACATTCAAATAAAATAATATAAGAAGTTGGTACTTTTTCTCTTACACATTCAATTGTTTTAAGTGTCTGTTCAAATCGTTGTTCTTCTGTAAATGCACTAAAGTTATTTTCCTGAAAATGTTTGAGTGCAGAACCAATTAGGAATAAAAATTTCATAGGTAATCTGTATTAAAACTAATAATTATTCTTTCTTCTGTTTCTTCTTCAGTATAATGAATTAAATCACTTGAGAAAATAACCAAAAGACCTGGATAGGGTGCAATAGATTTATTTGGAAATATCAATGGTGTCTTTCCTGAAATATAAAATGCACCACTGATGATACTTTCTTCGTGTTTATGTGCCTTGAGTTTATTTCCTGGTTGTGATATATTGAACCAACTGTTGATAATCTTAAGTGATGGAATGTGATATTTATTGCAATATGTATGAATATATTTTTCTATGATGACTTTTAATCCATTTAACTCTGGATACATTAAAATCGGCATTCCATAATTATAAGTAGAAACTCCATTTGTTACAAGACCGTGAGTACTGGTTTTGATTTGTAGAAGTTTATTTTTAATAGAATTTAGATTGAGAAAAGAAAGATTATATTCCTCTATCATTCAAAAACTCCTTTAGTTGTTTGAGGGGTTCATTCCAGTTTCTGGGTTTCTTTTGTTTAAAAAGATGAACATTATTTCCATACCACCAAGATTTATTTGTAGAACTTGTCCAAACATAGTATTCCATAATGGGAACAAAGACACAAACTTCTTTACCTTGTGATGCTGCGATGTGTGCAATGGAAGTACAGGAAGTAATCACCAAGTCCATTTGAGATACCAGTGAGAATGTATCTGTAAAATCACGATTTTGAATATCAAAGGTTTTGATATCATAACCTTCTGGTGGTGTTTGGTCTGGTAGTTGAAGTGAATATAGGGATGCTGAGGTTTTTGAAAGAACATCAAATAATGGTTCGGGTTCAATGGAACGAAAATGTGCCTGTTCAAATCCAGAACCAGAATTCCAGAACACTCCAATCTTATATTTTTGGTCTTCTTTTAGGTATGAATATTGTTGTTCTTTTTCTGGAAGTGGTTGAAGATAGGGTTCTTGACCTAAATCTTGAACTGTGAGATTGAGATAATAAGGTAATGCAAGAGCATAAACCCAAACTGAATTTTCTGGAAAAGTGATTTTATCATAGACACAAACTGAAGTAAACCCGTTATAATTGAAGAGTTTCACCATTTCTTTTCTGGTAGAAGTCCAGATTGGTTTCATTCCAAGTTCTTTTAGGTGTTTCATAAACCGAATGTGAATAATCTCGTCTCCTGCACCACATTGACTGTCTATGATGATTGTTTGACCTGGTGTTACGGTTCCGTCCCACTTTTTGAAAGGTGGGAGTTTCTTATTCTTATATGCTTCTACTTCTCCTGCTTTGAGAAAGTGTTGAAGACCTATATGTAAGTCATCTTTACGAAAATAATGTCCTGAAAGATTATGATATGCTTTTCGTTCTATTTCAGGTGAAAGTGATTTTTGAAGTAATTGAAACAAAAGTTTCTCTGACTTTTCTTTTTGATTAAGTGCAGAATAAGAAAATGTTTCTTCTAAAAGAAGTTCAATATCTTGTGAGTTTTTTGATTTAATCTTTGAGATTTGAGTGAGTGCCTTATCTGGGTAATTGTTTTGATTGTATGCGTTGATGAGGTTTTTTGTGGTGATATAATTTTCTTCTTTGGTTTTTGTGAGTTTTAATGCTTTTTCGCCATAGGTAATTGCATTGGAGAAGTCTTTGATTTCAAAGAATATCTTTGCAACATCATTGTATTGTTCAAATGTTTCTGCTCTTTTTCCAAATGCAAGGAGAACTTGTGTTGTAAGTTCCTTTTCTTCAAAGGAATGCAGGGTTTTTGTGACCAACTCAAGGGGGTTCATTGTGTGATTATAGTGTATCTTGAGTATTTAGAATGATACAAAATCTACTGATTGGATTGCTGTTGTGTGAGCATTTCCAGCACTCACTTGTTTCCAATTATTCCCTCCAGCAAATGTAGTGACTGGAGTGATTCTACTTATATTATTTGCATTTCCAAGTCTACCATTAGTTCCCTCACCCCAAGTCCAAAGGGTTCCATCGGTTTTGATTGCTGCTGTGTGAAAACCTCCAGCACTCACTTGTTTCCAATTCGTTCCTCCAGAAAATGTGGTGACTGGAGTACTTATGTTTGTAGTTTGTGCATTTCCAAGATTTCCATTATTTCCAAAACCCCAAGTCCAAAGAGTTCCATCGGTTTTGACTACTGATGTATGTTGATTTCCTGCACTCACTTGTTTCCAATTCGTTCCTCCAGCGAATGTTGTGACTGGAGTGCTTCTATTTGTAATATCATTAGTTCCAAGTCTTCCGTTATTTCCATAACCCCAAGTCCAAAGGGTTCCATCGGTTTTGATTGCTGCTGTATGTTCATTTCCAGCACTCACTTGTTTCCAATTAGTTCCTCCCGCAAATGTTTCATTTGGAACCCAATCAATACTATCAAGTCCTGATCCAAGTTGACCGTTAAGATTTATACCGAACAAATAAAGCTCTTTATTTACACCATCATCATATAAAGAAATTGTATGATCTCTACCACAACTTACTTGTTTCCAATTCGTTCCTCCAGCGAATGTTGTGACTGGAGTGCTTCTATTTGTAATATCATTAGTTCCAAGTCTTCCGTTATTTCCATAACCCCAAGTCCAAAGGGTTCCATCGGTTTTGATTG